GCGGATGTTCCTGATGTTCCTGATGTCCCATCTGTAGCGGATGTTCCCGATGTTCCTGATGTTCCGTCTGTGGCGGATGTTCCCGATGTTCCCGATGTTCCTGATGTTCCTGAAGTTCCGGAAGTTCCATCTGTTCCGGAAGTTCCATCTGTTCCGGATGTGCCATTTGTTCCTGATGTTCCGTCTGTTGCGGATGTTCCGTCTGTGGCGGATGTTCCGGATGTTCCCGATGTTCCCGATGTTCCAGAAGTGCCAGATGATCCGTCTGTGCCGTCTCCACCACCAATACCGGATGAACCATCAGTTCCTGATGTTCCACTACCAACACCTAATATGTCCTCGGGGTCCCATCATAAATCACCTTCATTTGGTAAATTAGGTGGATCTTCTCCTACAAATATTGAAGCCACAGGTATCCATTGGACGTCTGTGGCATTATAAACTTTTAATTTTTCTTCAGCACTATCCCACCATTCTCAACCATCTTGTGGGTCTACGGGCGCAGTAGGGCCAGCAAAATTATCTTTTGGGCTGTATGCCGCATCACCTTCAGTGTGCGTCAGCACTTCAATATTTAACTGTGCAGCTCTGGGAAGTGTCATAAAATCTCCTAATTATATTTTTGGTAACTTTTTTCTTCTACAAGTTCTGATTTGGTTATTAGGTTTATCTTCTTTTTAACATCAGAACGACGATCATTAGTAAAATAAACTGAGCGCGCTAACTCAGTAAACTCTTGATCAAATTCTTGTTCTTTTTCTTTAACACGGAGTTTATCTTCAATCACCCATAAATCTTCATTAACTTTCTCTAGATCTATAAGTTCTTTTTGAAAAGCATTCATAGGTAAAAAGGAAATCATTTTACTCGATAGCATATCGAACTCTTTTTGAATATTAATTAATTTATCAGGATCTTTAATATTTTTTAGCTTAATTTTTAAAATACAAACTTTATCAACTAGCTCTCCGTTTGAAATTTCTATCTTCATTTAAATATACACCTTTTTAAGTTCATTTACAACATTTTTTACAGTCGGATGGCATTCAAATGTTGGTTTATTTTCTAAACATTCAGAAATTAGTGGAACCCCTGTTATATCTTGATGTTCTGCCAATCCATAAGACATATTTGAACCACAAAATATATCACATTTACCGGGTATATAAGAGTATTTATACCTTTGTGTACCTCCCCTGTATGGAGCTCTTAATAATGGATTAATAGAGCTTCCTAATTGTATAATATGGGTATTAGTTGTGCCTGCTAAATGTAATATCCCTGAATCCATCGTAACAACTGCAACAGCTTTGTTTAAGATGTGCCACGTTTCAGAAAGGGAGGTTTTATTTATATACTCCTTGCCCTTTTTTAAATCTAAGCTCATTAAAGGTTTATTTAGAGTTCCTTTATTATCGGCCAATATTTCAGAAGTTTCCTTTCCAATTAAAACGCTGGCTATGTCTTGGGTAGCTAAAGTGTCAGCTAATTCTTGCCATTGTTGCCTACCTCAAGTTCTTGAGTCCCAAGTAACTGCCGGATGAAGTACTACATATTTTTCAGGTAAATCTAAATTACTATCTTTTTCAGGATAAAAATTGCAAGTCATTTCATTTGGTAGCAAAGAAAACCCTAAAAAAGAGGCATGGTATTGTCGAATATCCGTTAGGTTATGTACCATATTTTTAGAATCAAATATATCAACAAAAGTTTCATGCACATATTTTCTTGGGTATTTACTTAACTTATCATTCAATTTTTGCCCCTCATATTCATGTAAATTAAAAACCTCTTTTACCCTTGGATTATTTGTAAAAATCTCAGGGACATAACTAAATACTGTTATAACCTCTTGATAAGCTTTAAATAGTTTATTTAAAACTGGTGTAGCACAAAGAGAATCGCCCATAGCTGGCGATCCTACTACTAAAACTGGACCATTTTCAGACACCATACTTTTAATTTTTATCTTTTCTTTTCTATCCCAAGCAGATACTAAAGACTCATAATGTCCTCGATTAAAATGAACTTTATTAAAATATTTTTCTAAATTAGAAATAAAGGAATTAAAAACTTCATCGGAATGTAGTGGGTGATGGAATTCCAGCGCCAATTTATTTATGGTTGTATCTAGATCATTTAAGTCAGCAAGAATATCCACTTCTGCTCCTTCCGTATCCACTTTTAAAAAGTCTACATGTTTTAAATTATTTGTAGCAAAGTAATCTTTTAAACTTTTTGTTTTTACTTTATAAGTGTCCCCCGTTTGTGTGGGATGGCCTTCTGGTGGTGTAAGAATAGAATGACCGCCTATTGTTCCATCAACATATAAGTCTACTATACCCGTTTTATTTGATATAGCAATATTAGATTTATAACCTATTGGTATGTTTTCCAGCAATGATTTATAATTAAGCATATCAGGCTCTACCGAATAGACCTGCTTAGCACCTTGATCTAAGGCCCACGCACTAAATACACCTATGTTTGCTCCTATATCAACAACAACATCGTTTTTTTCTATGTGACATTCTTCATGATAATATTCTTTTCTATTCCATATTTCGTTCCAAAGATACTCAAAATCTTTTTCTTTTCCTTTGGGGAACTCAAAGGTAAGCTTCTGGCGATCCTTAAAAGCTTGTAAAACTTTAACAAAATCAATTTGTTTAGAGCATTCAAACTGCCTATCTGTGCCTTTATGTCTAGGACACCAATTCCAGTCACCTTTATCAAAATCAATCTCTTTGTCATTAAAACACCCGGTACAGACATTAGGAGCAGTTACTCTAAGACAATTTTTAGAAAACTCATACCAGGCTTCTGTAAAGCCAGAGATCATAATTGTTTTTTGCTTTAAAGCCCAAGAGAGCCATGATAACCCGGAACTCACGCCGATTACAGCCTCAGCATGATAAATATAAGGCATTAGTGCTTTTAATGAAAGGTTTCCAACATACTCAGTTCCTGTTATCTTAGGGTTATCCATATAACCGCTTCCTTGGCTGGATATGTGAAGTACTTTATAGCCGTTCTTATTTAAATAATTAACAACTGCTTGCCACCCTATAACATTATTCCAATGTTTAGCTTGGGCAGTTGCATATGGAGCTATACAAACATACTTTTCTTCAATGGGTCTGGGGCTCACAACAGGGTTTACTCGTGCCTGCACTTCTCCGTCTGGGAGACCAAGAATAATTGTTGCAAGTCTTTGTAAAGAAACTGTGCGGGGATCTACTTTAGATTTATTTAAATCACTAAAAACACCTATATTATAAATAGCATAAATATCCCCAACAGGTGTACCTGGCTCTACGAGTGTAAAGTCAACATAACGTTTATTAAATAAATTATTTTTAAATGTAGATACAAATAAATTACAGTCATGTTTTTCTTTAAATTTGTCCATATAAGGAATCCACGCGAGAGTATCTCCAAGAGCACTACTATTAAATTGAATATAAACATTCTTATTTTTTAAATTTAAAGTATGCGAATCAATTAACGTACTACCGTCGTATACATCAATCTTCCAATTTACAAAATATTTTGTATTAGCGGATGCCCATTCTCCTGCTGCGATTTCAGTAGCAAACACTATTTTATTTTTATCTAAATCTATAAAGGTTACTCTATACTTTTTAATACCAGTTCCCACTAAGGTTACTCTAGGTCCTCCTATAAAAGAAAAATTACAGAATATGTCTGCTGATTTTAGAGTTATTTTTCGTTCAGTTTTGTTCGTACTTTTATAAGCAGTTTTTAGTTCATGTTTCATATTAATTTTGTAAGATTTGTTTTATTTGATTTATATCTTTTGCGATATCCGCTTCAAAATAATAAACATTTTTTAATGATGTATATGCATCATTATATATAAGTAAGTTACGCATAAGCACTGGAAGGTCCCAAGATAGGGCTTCACGTACAACAAGGGGATTAGTTTCCAGAATAGAGGGGAACAACAGTATATCTGCGGCCTGATAAAATATATCTACATCAGTTCTTTCACCCCATACTGTACAATTATTTGGTAAATCATTTAGTAAGGGTTTCCAGTATTTTTCAAAATTGACAGCTAAGTTACCAACAAAATGAAAATGAAGTTTTTCATTAATCATGTCTTTGGCAATAGGCCAAATAGCCCCCTGATTTTTTCCTGAAGTAAACAGCCCAACAGTAATTGCATTTTTCTTTTGAGGGTCAATTCCTAACTTGATGCAAGCCTCTTTTTTAGAATAAATTCTAGTTTGTTTTTCAATTGGGTACTCTACTACATTAAATGGGACATCAAGCTCTTTATATCGATCTGCTTGTCCTTGGCTCACAAAAATAAACCGATCTGGTAAAAACTTTTTTTGTGAGACATTGAAAGTAGAGTTGTGACAGGTTTCTAAAATTGTATATTTTCGTTCATTTCTATATAACCAGATGAATGGCGCATCTTCATAGAAATACCAGAAACATTCGGGATGTTCTTCTAAATGAACAATGTCGGGATCGACTTGTTTAACAGCTTCAATAAAGGATGCAGACCTATTTTCGTTAGGCAGTGATATAAACCTATCGCCTAGTAAGGCTTCTATCTGATCTCTCTGAACGCGATAACTTGTTGTTACATTTGCGTATTCTAGAACATAAACAACAAAATCGTTTTTTAAAGTTTCAATCTTCTTAAGCAGATACTGTGGTAAACCGCCCGTTGAAAGGTGCGGGGTAATAAATAAAAGTGTTTGCATATAGCTAACTGGTTATGTTGTTACTAAAGGGCCCCATAGTTCAATCTCATCTCCCGCTATCAAATCATATCCTAAATTACTATTAAAAGTAATTATCACATTTGTTCCATCATTGGCAATGGAATCAATACAATTTTTAAAAGTGGTGAGTCTATTAACTGTTATGTGCCATAAATTTAAATCTGAAGCAATTTCATTAACATGAAAATCTGAATGAATATTATAAGTTTCTATAGTCGCCGAATCGGCGCTAGTATAACCGCCTGTTGCCTTTGTCATATAATCAACAAACTCAATTAAAACTGCAGTATCCTGTTCTGTTGGATTACCTCAATATACGTCTAATAAATGCTTAATTTTATCAGGCATTATAAGGAATCAATTGGCCCCCAAAGCTCAATTTCATCTCCAGATACTAAATCATATTCTAAATTACTGTTAAAAGTTATTACAATATTTGAACCTGAATCTGTAATAGAAGTAATTGTTTGCTTCGTAGCTACCATCCTATTAATAAAAACAGACCACATACTTAAATTGGTTGCAGTACCATAGCTGTGAAAAATATCAGTAATATTGACATTTTCAAAAGTTGCTGTATTTGCTGTCGTGTAGCTCCCGATTACTCTTTTTAAACTATTTACCCATTGAACCGCTACGGCCGTTTCTCCTTGATCTGATTCATACCAATAGCTATCTAGTAATTGTTTCACAACCGCATATACACTTTGTTGGTCTGCGGCCTGAACCACGTCAGTTTGTAAAACTGCTAAAGCAATTTCTAAAGTATCTTTTTCCAAATCATAAATTTGATCGTCAAATGAAATTAGTGCACATTGTGCGTTGTGTTCAATTGTATAACCAAGTTTTTCGGTTTTTCTAATTTGTTTTACAATCCACCTCTGGTTCCGATCATCTATAATAATATCTCTAGTTCTTATAGGCGGAAAATTTAACATCGTAAATAAAGCATCGTGTGGCATCCATTCACCAAACATCGTAATTTGGTTATATTTCGGAGCTGGGTTTAGCATTCCTTTTAAGTAAATGGATCCAAAGTATCCGTCTACCCATCCAGTACCCTTACAAATAGGGCAAGAATCATTTACAATTCTTTGTAAAGTAGCATCCCAGCACTCACTACAATGTGTTCCATATGTACGTTTTTTAATAACAAAAAAGTCACGGCCTGAATATCTTTCTAAGGCAATACCTTTACGTCTAACTATTTCAATTGCTGCTCTATCTGTGGTAGTTGCTTTACGAAAAGCGGGTGTAGTTGGTTGTACAGATTCTTCTAAAGTAGCAAGTTCTGTAAATTTTATCTTATAATACCAAGTTCTTAGTGGGTCCCATATTCCTGAAACAGAAAAATCATCATAATGATAAGTAGTTGCAGCAATTCCCGATTCTACTAAATCAAAACCAACAATTCCAGAAATACCTGGATTTTCAGATCTGTAAAGACTCAGAGAATATCCCGACAAAGCTTCTGGGGTGGTATCAAGATCCCAACTTACAGTTAATTTATTTACATCATAAGATGTGATATCAAGGCTGTTTAAAATAAGCATTAAATATCGTATTCGTCCACGTCTATTAAAGTAGAATATTCAGAAGCAACTCCGCCATATACAGCGTCTATATTAGCGCCGATTTTCATATTTTGCACAGCTCTTCTATACTCATTAACTAAAACATTGAAGAAATTAATATATCGACCATAAGTGTCAAAATCATGGATTGTTACGCCGCCCGTATCATTGTAGGTTAAGGTATTGCGTGCTGATAAAATTCCTTTTCCAACTAAAACTTGTAAAGTAGCTCCTAATTTTAAAGTTGACCAAGAGGGAAAATCAGAAATTGTATAGGTAGTCCCGTCGCTAGGTGGGGTATAATTAATTTTATCTAGAGCATCATCAATGCACTCATATAAAAATACATCTGAGCTTTCTTGAGCACCTAATAATTGATTTAAAGTTGTATTATCTCCAAGCCATCGTCTTAAACGATCTACTTTTGCTTGATATGTCGTTGGTACTATTGGGTCGGCCATTTTAATCTTCCTATAAATTTAAATTATATTATACTTAAATATAAGCTTTTACCGAAAAGTAGTCAAGCATTTAAACAAAAAAGGGACTTCGTTAAAAGTCCCTTTTTTATAGTCTGTAACTATTATCTAACTTAAGGTTAGTCTAGCACAGGACTTGGTATTACCAATTCCCATACCTACACTTTCATAGGCTGCAAATGAGATAATATTCTTTTTCTTTTCGATCCAGAATTTTACATCATTCAATACTAAGAATTGACCCATAAATTCTTGGGCTGTGAAGCCGTAGATTTTATTGTCAAGTAAACTAACTTTATTAGATACAATTAGTCTACGACCGAACAATGTTGAATAAGAATAACCATTTACATGGGTTTCTGATCCAACGCCGTCGCCGACTGTTGTAGCGTCATATAAAAACAGACGATTAAACATTTTTGTATCCATTAAGATAATTTCGGTACGTAACTCATTACCATCTAACACATCAAATAGAGCTTTGAAATCCTCTTTGTTGATAATTCCACCTGTGCCATAAGCTTCCGCTAGTTGGCTGGCTTCTGTTTCAACAGCTGCATCTACTTGGGCTAAAAACGAGGTGTCTTCGATTTTTTGAATATCTAATACTGAGTTCTTTTCAATAACCTCGGTTAGAGGCATTTCGTAAGCTAATAGTTCTTCTTCGGTTTTTTGGAAATCCTCTGAACTGATCATAAAGAAAGGAATCTCATAACGAGGTCCTTCAATATAGTTCCAGTCGGGTTCACCACGGAAGTTAACGGTCATAGCTTTTGAATCAGGTTCAATATCAACAATCTTTACAAGACCATCGTGATTAACTGAACGCGTTAAATCGGCTTTTGTTACATACTGAGGTTGAATAACCTTTCTTGCAAAAGATACTTCACGTAACTTTTGTCTAATAAAGGCAGATCCTTCCATTGCTACTTTTTCTAATCCATCCGGAGAATCTAATTTCTGGATGAATAGCTCATTAACAGTACTTGCTGATAAGTTTTCCATTATTATTTTTCTCCTATTAAACTGTAACGTATTCGATCACAGTATGGGCGGTTAGTAAGTGAGTAATTGAATGACTTGCTTTTGTACAATAAGCAACGATTATACCGCTGCCTGATGTGGTACTTAATGTACCGTCAGTGCCTGCATATAATGCGGCTCCAACTGCGGGGGTCCCTGTAAACTGATCTGTTAGTGCACGGAATTTTCCGTATACAGCGGTTAATTTACCTGTTCCACCTGATGCTACTGCTCTTGTATCTGGTGTGAATCCCGCAGTACCGTCACGATTAGATTCGTTCCATACAACACCCATTGCCCAATCGCCTGCTGAGGCAATATAGTCCAATGTCGTGGTATTTCCACCAACCCATGTTCCGGTATAACCTGACGCCAACAAGCCGGCTGCGGCTGTTACGTCAAAACGGTGTACCAAATTCAAGTTTGTTAACATTCTAAGCATTATTACTTTCCTCCAGTAATGTTATTACTATTAATCGTCATCCAGCAACGCTCTTTGTATAAAGCGATCCTCTGGAGACAGTGATATAGATGCGACATCTTCGGCAACTTTGCCTAAAAAAGATCCATTTCCATTTTCCGTCATAGCCGCTGCTTTTTCAATCACATCTAATTGTTCTGAGGGTTGCTCGCAAAAGTCCGCAACTGTGTCCTCAAATTTTTCTAATGTTATGTGGCCAATTTTTAAAAAATACGTAGCCAGCTTTTGAGCACGTTTTTGGTGCTCTAGCTGAGCGGTCTGCTCTTGCTGTCTTAGTTCACTTTCTTGCAAATCTGTTTGTAAAGCTCTAATAGCAAGAGCAGCTCGTTTTTCTAAACTTTGTTCACTCATTATAATTAAAGAAGAGTTATTTTTCTTCCTCTGTTACTACTTCGGCTTCTGCTTCTAATTCTTTCTTAAAAGCTTTAGCCATGATTGTTCCTAACTGAACATATTCAGCAACTTTTTCTTGTTGTTCTTCAATAGCCGAGTCATTTTCAATTAAATAGCTAGCTAACTCTTGAACATCTTCTTCTTTATAATCATCGCCGTATTCTTCACCTAACATATTATCTGCAAGTGTAGCATATTTTGCTAATACTTCTACGCGATCCGTTGTTAGTTGTGCCTCGGCGTTTTTTTCGATAACGTCTGCTTCTTGTTCTTGCTCAACTTGAACCATGTCATCATATATTTCTAATAGATTAGCCATTATTTATTCTTCCTCCGTTGGAAAAAATTGGTCATATAAACCCAGAACAATGCGTTGGTCTGGTCTTAATGCTGCCCATTTTTCTTCTTCTTCGGTTACTTCAGCTTCTTTTTCAACTTCAGCTTCTACTTCAGCTTCTACTTCAGCTTCTACTTCTTTTTCAGCTTCTTTTTCTACTTCTTTTTCAGCTTCTTCAGCAACCTTTTCTACAGTATCACTAGCGGCTTCATTTAATTCTGCTAAGAATCCCTTTGCCATATAACGACCTTGTTTTTCAAGATTAGCTTTTACTTCAGCTTCTTCTTCAGTTAATTCAGCTTCTTTTTCAACTTCAGCTTCTACTTTAACTTCAGCTTCTACTTCTTTTTCAACTTCAGCTTCTACTTCTTTTTCAACTTCAGCTTCTACTTTAACTTCAGCTTCTACTTCTTTTTCAGCTTCTTTTTCTACTTCTTTTTCAACTTCTACTTTAACTTCTTCTGGCTTTTTCTCTTCTAGAAGGGAATCATTAAAGATATCTTCAGCTTTCTTCTCTTGCTCTAGCTCAAGTAAAATTTGATCGATGTTTACACCTTTTTGCATTGTGTAATACCTCCGTTAGTTTATGATTAAATCCTTATAAATAACATTTAAAGCTTCCTCGTCTAAACGATTTAGAACGCTGGCAAACTTAAGTCAGTTAGAATTCAAAGTTTTTAATTTATTCATTTGTTTAGTCACTGTTCCAATTCCGGTTACGCCAAGAATGGACGCGCCTAAAGCAACAAGTGCGGGATGTTTTCTCAAAAAATTCTGACTAGATGAGATTGGAATCCCCTGCTGTGCTTTTTGTTCTGGGAACGAAGCAGCATAATAAGAACCTGGAACTGTAATAAGTAAACCACCTATCACGTGTCCCGCATTCTCTACTAATCCTGCCTGCTTATCTAAAGCATGTATTCCGTGAGCGCGCTTCTGAGCTAATATAGACGCACCGGCTGCGGTACCTAACATAGCTGTAAATACTCATGGATGTCGCGCTAAAAACTTCTTAAACTCTCCTGTATTAACATTGTTAAATGTTTTTATATACCCGTAATATAGACTACCCAATACTCCTAAAGGAATTATTGGGCTTTTAACAGAATTAAGTTTTGGATCTTCTTGTTGGCCAAAGAAAACTTTGCTAATCATGCTCCGTTCACGTTTGGATTTTTCAGGAAAAGCCTGATTTAATTCCTCCGATGTAGCGATTGGCTCTGTAAATCCCACTTGTGCTGCTTTATAAAAGCTGCGTGAGATTATATTAGGCTTTGTTAAAGCCATTCCAGGCAAATCCTCTATTAACAACCCGGCAATTTTTTCATTAAAATAATCAAGAGAAACGTCTGCAGGTATTATAGGACGTAATTTAGGATTAACTTCAAAACATACTTTTGCTTCAGCTAACTCTTCCGCACCCTCTGCTTTCCCCATACTATATAAAGCTAATTTTTGAAAATCTTCTTTAACGGGTACTATTCGTAAACCAATTAAAGTGGACAATACTTCGCCCAATGGATGTTCAGATAGCTTTTCAATAGTTTCTTTAGATAACCTTTTTTGTGACAGTAAGATTAACTTCTTTGGGTCTTCAGAAACCGCATCTAATTTTACGTCTATTTTCTTTTTAATATCTGCTTGTGTTTCCAGCGATGCTGTTTTTGCAATGCTTTGCGCCCACGTTAATGGGACATCTATTTCATTTGCTGATTTGGCAAAAGATGCTTTAATTTTACTAGATATTCTTTTAATAAAACTAGCTGTCTTTTCGGCTGGGATTGTTACTACACTAATGTCAAAAAACTTCGGTTGGTTATTTATAGCATAAACCTTTTTACCATTTGGCATTACTTTGTTCATGTTGTTTTTTAAATGTTCGCAATAATTTGCGATTTTTGTTGCTTCGTTTCCACATATACTACATGTATCTTTTGGAACTCTACAGTTATGTACTGCATATTGTTCTACCACATAAGAATTATCTACATCTACTTCAAAATTATATACAGGACCTGTATATTCATTTCCTTTTATTTCTTCAATGGCTAAAAGATAAAAATTTTCATATTCAAAAGGTCCACCTTTGCCACCAACTGCTTGCTTATTTACAGTTGAAATTTTTTCAGCATACTTAGATAGTATACTATTATGTGTTCCTCTAAACCTTAAAATATACTCTGTTGTATCTTCAAAAGAAAAACCATTTCCTGCTTTGTGTTCATTTTTTCCAAGTGTTGAGTTTATTCCTAAAGAAAAACCAAGCCACTGAATTTGTTCTAAAAGTTCACGATTACAAGAACTAATATATGCTTGATTTTCGTGAAAAAAACCATCTCCAGAAATATACGCACCTAGAAATGCTAATTTAGCTTCATCACTCCAATAAAAAACTTTTCTATGTAATCTTTTTTTATGACTATACTTTCCACAATAATATAAAACATCTTTTTTTAAATCTGCAGAGAAAACTATTAGCCGTAAAGCTTCTTTAGAAACATTATGTGCCATAACTACTGTTTCTGGTAAGCCTAAGGTTTTTAAAACAGAGTCTATATCTTTAACTATTTGGTCTGCCCTGTTTACCGTAAATTCAACTCCATTATCTTTAATATGTGTGTGGCCTTCTGCTAAATACCACCCTAAAAGCTTAGCCTTTGCTACAGGCATGTCAATCACGTCCGCGTTCTTAGGTTTTGGAATTAAAAGGTGGTCTTGTGTAGATAAATCTTCAGATACTTTTCATACAGCGTCAGCTAACGAAAGTTTTTTTCTTCGTCTTAATCGAGCTTTTTCGTCTTTTTCAAAAAACTTGTCTGGCTCAATTACAAGCCACGGATGCTCTTTGGTCGCCGTAATTGAAGGCCTATATTTACCCACAGGATTAATAGTATACATTATTCCCGCATAATCTCTTGGATGCAATTCAGTTACTTTATGTATTTCCCCTGTATGTGTTAGTACTTCGTCGCCAACTTGAATATCCTCAATGGGTTTTTTTGAAAAATCGCTAAGTATAATATTTACACCAGCTTGAAAGCAACCCATACTGACTGCTGGCAGTTCCCCTTTATCAAGGCGCTCAATAACTGGCTTAGCTTTAGCATTATCTAATTCTAGAACCAGTTCAACCCTTTTCATAGTTGGATTATAATGAGCAAATTTTACTGAACCTAAGGATTTCTTTGGATCTTTATTTACATGGTGGGTATATACATGCCCTAAAGCTTCAAATGTTTTGTGATAATCTTTTAGTGCCTTTTCGGGGAAGTAGTCACCATTACGATTAGACCCATAATATTCACCTGCTGACAATGCGTTTACGAGCGCATACGTCTTATCGGGAGACTCAGCTAACTTATCAAGATAGTCTTGAACCTCTGATGAGTACGACGCGCGCTTCTCCATGTTATTATCCATAACAGAGAAGACTTCCGTGTCATTATCACCGTAAATATAATTTAGGGTTTTTTCAATCATTTAATTATTATTAGCACCCATGTAATCTTTAATTACTTGGTTAGCAAATGTGTCACGTGCAGAACCAGCACTCATCGCCATTCCTGCTGGACTTTGTCCTTTAGCTTTTAAGATACTTTCATTTATACCAGTTAAAGTACTGTAAGTATCTGGAGCTGGACCACCAAACTCTTCTGGAAGACCTCTAGCTAAAGACTGTCTTATAAAAGCGCCAGCTGCTAACGGATCTTGTGCCATGTAAGGAGCAAAATGATAAAGAGAAGCCCAGTATCGTGCTACTACAATAGGTTTCTCTTTTTTTAATTCTGGATGAGCGTTTAACATTTCTGCATAATATTTTGTACTTTTTGCTTTTATATTTCGCTCTTTTACATAAGCAATTATTTCATCAATAGCTTTAGCACTTATTGTTAGGCCGGCCGCCATCATAGCACCAACTGCTAATGGACTTTTAGAATAACCTTTTAAATCTTTCAAATTTATCATACTGATTATCTACCTAAATATTTTTTGTTGATTTTTTGTAGGACCTAATTTTGCATAGCCCTGTGCTAAGAAAGCGCCCTGTTCTTTTTTACCTTTTGATTTTCCATAGAAGTAAGTTCCAACCATTCCCGGTAATGCTACAGCACCTATAGGATGATTGGCTGGAAAATTGAGAAAACCTTTTAAGGCTTTACCGGTCCTGGTAATAGGGTCTCTTTTTATAATCTGAGGTATTTTGAAACCAGCTTCTTTCGTGAGAGTTTCATATTTATTGATGTAATGCTCTATGGCATTCGCTATATCTTCGTGTCGTTTAATACTTTCGGCTGTTTTTAAAGCACTCTTAAAAATTTTGGACTCTGGGTTTGGAGATGTGTGGTGTTCAGCTTCTTTTTCGAAATCATGAAATTTTAAATCATCTTTCAAATCAGTGTGAATTTGGTCACTTAGAGGCTCGCCTATTGGATTGGATGCAACACAAACAATGTTTTTTATATCTGCAAACGATGTATTTTGGAGCATAGCTTGTTTTGTGTGATACTTTAAATCTAAATAATTTGTTTCAAAGGAGGCACTAGCTTCATATAAGGCATCTTTTAAAAACTGGACAGTGCCCTTATAATCAGAAGCTTCTTTACGTCATTCACTTTCACTTTTAGGAATTGCCTGATCTTCTGATCGTTCTATCCCCTCTAAGCTTGCAAATTTGTTGAATACTTCTGGTATAGTAACCTCAACAAGAGGTCTTTGATAATCGTTGGAAACGACAGATGAGGCTTCTTTTTCAAGACCCTGACTGAGTTCGAAAGCTTTTTTAGCATTTGCTAAGGGGAAGTCGATATATTTATCTTCTGCCGTCTTCATTAATACTAAATAAGATTCAACATTGGCTGCTTCTGCGACACGGCTCGTCTGATATTGATTTAATCCTTGTGCCGTAGCCGTCTTTGCCAAATTGTCTGTTAATTCGATCTTATGTTCGGTATAATCTTGAGAAAGTTTTTTGCCCAGACTGTCCAAATCGTGTGCAGTAAACATAACTTAATATAGTCTCCTTATCTTATTTTGTCAAGTAGTTTTTTATTTTTTTTACACTTAGGTTAAACATACGCCATTTGGGCGGACAAAATTGCAAACAAAGTTGCGTGCAAAAAGTCATCTGGTCCAACATTAATATATTTACTTTTGCCTAATTCTTCATTATATTCTGTTTGAATATTTAAAATATCTTCTAGAAAAGTCTGAGACTCTTCCCATCTTGGGAATACAATCTTTTGTTGTTTTATTAAACTAAAAATATCATTCATTGCTTGATTTCTATTTAACGTATATGCCGGCATAGCCTTATTTCAGCGCATTTTATCTTTTTGTGCTGCATTGTGCTGGAAAGCAATAACAGCTTTATTACCTATACGTTTTTGAATCTCGCTATTTGGTGCTTCTCCCATTCCATAGTCAGCTGCTAAAATATCACAATCCCATTTATTCATTAGCTTTGGTATCTCATCGTGTATAAAAGCGTAATCAGCATCTTTACCCACAAATCTTTTACTAAAAACATTGTAAAATTTTCCATCACCGCGAAGCTGTACTACGCTGACTACTGTATAAGAGTTAGTTGAATTTACAGGTCCATAGTCAATGCCCATTACAGACTTATAAGATTTATCTAAAGCTGTGGGCTCCTCTTGCATGGGCCAATCTGTATCTGCACATGCCATAACCTCACTTCTTGTAATTGGGGCAACTCCATGATCATATTCTAAAGCAAGAACTTCATTATAAAAGGCAGCTTTTGAGTAAGTCTTCATTTTGCCCATTACATCTTTTTCTCAGCTTACCCAAGGGGCTGTTGCAAAATGTAATAAACAAACCCTGTATCCTTCTAAATTAGGTTTGTCACTTAAATTTGAATAGGTGGAAACCCATTCTCCTTGTGCTGATTCTGGGCGAAGCTCCTTTTCACATTGAGGATTATTACAAACTAAAAAGTATGGGCCAATATTTTTTTCATCTAAAAGATTTCAATGATTGCAGTGCGGACACTTTAACATATATTCATTTTGAGAAGACATGTACCACAAATCAGCTAAGGTGCCTTTAGTACGTTTTGGTGTTCCTGAATATAGTGACCGCTTATATAAGGATCTTGACATAGTTTCCTGTACAACAGGAATAATATCTTGTTTTAAATCTTGTGCCTCGTCAAACAAATTAAAATCAGCTGAGTTGCCAGTAACTAAAGGTAATTTTGTAACGGCATGTCTTGTAACAAAATTCCCGTTTGGCACTGTTACACAATAAATTTTACCCTTATATTTAATTTCTTCGAATTGTGTCTCTTTATTTTTTTTATATTTATTAAAAAGAAAATTAACATATGTTAAGGTTTTCACTTCAACAGTATATATCCTTCCGAACTCACGATCTCTGTGGTTTATAGTTGCAAGTTTACCTAGACGCAGTCATGCTTCTTGTGTCGTGTCTGCTAATTTTTTAGATTTAGTATTTAAACGTAAATACTCTTTTTGGTTTAATTTTTGAACAGAAGGATTATCGCCATCTCCTTTGTAGAGTGCATTTAAAAGGCCAGGAAGATACTTTATATATGTTAATAATTCTCTGGGAATATACTTATCGCCAGATTTACCTAAAGGCTTTAGATATTCATAAAGAGTGCGTCATTCACTATTTAAATTAAAACACATATTGTCCTTTCCAAGTGTATATTTATTTTTAAATAACTTGTCAAAAATAGATTTTATTTCATTTCAATATTCTAAATTGTGTTTTTTATCTTGTGCTACACCTAAGTTACACTTATCTAAACTCGTTCATCCCTCAGAAAGCCATCAGCCCATAAAAATCATAAACTCTTTTATAGGCAACTTAATACTAGGAAACTCTCTAATTTTTCCATTAGCGTAGGGAAGCCCATTTGCTTTTATATTAGTTTTTAAACCAGGCAACTCAAAATATTTAGGGGAAGCATCTTTAAAAAAGATTTCATCTTGCTCCCCTATACCCATTCTGAAATTCTTATCTTGCATTTGATAAGATCTATTATCAGTAGTCCATTTTGATCCGTAAGGAGCTCCAACATGTTTTTGCTTTAAAATTGATGCGTGAATTCGATGTTTTGGTGTAACTTCTAAAATAGGTTTACCACGAGTTTTGTAAATCTGTATAGGTCCATCATAATCGTCTATAATAATATCTGTAGGTTTTTGATATTGTAATTCGCCTGTTTCTTCATTTTTTGTTAAAACATAATCATCTGTTGTAAGTCTATTCACAGGTAACCAACCACGCAAGGTATTATATTCAGCTGACTCCGTTTGGCAATATCCTCTGAGGTGATCTGCTGAGAGAAGCGCATATCGAAGGTACATCTTGCTATAATTTAGAAGCTGCTTCATAAAAACGTTTTGAGGCATTGCACTATTAATATAGTGTTGCTTCATTAAAGGAGAAGTTTCCAATACTGGGGACACACGATCTCGTGAGAAAACTTTTGTTTGATCAACGGTCGGCGCTACATAAAGTGTTCGGAAATGGGGAATAAGCGCACTGTTCGCAACCATTATGTTTGCCAACGTGGTTGATTTTGCAGTCTGTCTACTGAACTTTAAAACAATGTTTTTTGCAGACTCATTGTAGATTGCACGCATATGTGGATAGTCATCTAAAGAAAATGAACTACCATCTAAGTATAAAAAGTTCTCCGCAAAATCGCTTCTACGCAGCTCTAAAGTTTTTTTATCCGACATTAATTATTTTTTATATCCAGCTAAATGTTTGCTTCTTTTTCTACTTTCACGTATTTTTGTACTTTTTTTTGTAAAATAAGTGTGCTCATAAAATTCTTCCATAACCAGTTCTGTATCCATACGTTTACGAAGCCTTCGTAAGGCCCCATCAACTGCACCAATATCGTTATAATGTACATGGACTTTTAGTCCAAAATCTTGTGGTCTGTCGTCGTCTTTTTTAGTGGTCGTGTATTTTTTATAGGATGAATTTTTCATCAACATTGAGTGGTTGTAGTTTTTTGAAGAAATCTCCGTTAGGTCCATGTTCAATATATTTAAATACTATATTATAGTAATTGCGTCGGGGCACTCCCCAACCAACACTATATACCATTTTCCGGTTTTTTTCTACACGATCTACAAATCGCACTAGATCACGAAAATCTCTTATTAGGTTACGCTTGAGCTGTCTACGGTAATATACCATTTCCCAGCTACGTGCTGGACAAACACAAACGTTTTTTAGCTTTTTATAATCGTTTTTAACTTTTATAATTTTTCTTTCAAATCTTCTGGCTTCAGCTTTAGCCATAATTATTTCGTCATCAAACTGTTTTTTTGGGTCTCGAACCGTTGAGCGTTGTGGTGGCTCATTAATCCATTTGTCTGTTAGGGCTTCATAAACACCGAACATAGCATCCTGCCAGTCTGTATCTTCTCTGTATGGCTGCACAAAGAAATTGACAGGATGGCGTCCACCCAGTCCCAAGAAACCATTTACTGCTCCGGTTAATTTTTGTTTATCCATTGTTTCGTCGAATGGGTCGATGTGTACATTTATGTCGATATCGGAGGTATCGGTGTATTTCCATCCAGTTATAGATCCAATAATATAAACAGCCTTAACTATCTTTTTTGGTAAAATTTTGAATAGTTCTGTAAGTATATGCTCTTTTAGTTGTGGTATAAGTTTTTTCTTAGAATCCCAAACATCCACTGCCAGTTGGTTTTGTGGTTTATCTAATAAACCTGCTATTTTAGAAAAATTGAACATTTTATGCTATTGAAGATCCTGTTAAGGCTTTTCATGCTTTGCCCTGATAAGACATATGGTACTGACCTGGCTTTACATTATGGGTCTTCTCAAAAGCTTTATATTGCTTTTGTCTAACAACATCTTCAAACCTTCAAGCTTGATCTAAATATTTTTTCTTCTTCACTAAAGTTTTAACCGCTTTACTTTTTCTTACAGCTGCTACACCAGCACGATCTACCAATTCAATTGAAACTGCTGTTTTAAAAAACTTACTCATTTTCTATCTCCGATAAATGTCGTTTTTTGTCCTCTTCTCCCGTCATTTCTTGTATTTTAAAGCGGACATCATCAAAAAGATTTTTCTTTTCTTCTGTCTCTTTCTCTAATTTTTCTAAACGATCTGTTAAACGAATTGCAAGAGTACCCCATTTTTGAGCTAACTCTGGCTCAATTCGTGACCGTTCTTTGAAATTAAAATATGAATCTGTCATCATGTCTCGTAACATACTAGTGAAACTTTTTTCCGGCGCTGCTCCTAGCTTTCAAACTAAATAATCTTTATCACCCTTGAGGGCAAGTTTGTACGAGCTTTTTAATTGTTTGTCCTGTATAGTTTCCACATACTCTTTTTTCTCAGAAAGATCTCAGTCTTTTACATTAAAAAAGTAATGTAAAAATTCTTGTATATCTTCGGCCGCATATGATATATTATACTTACCGTTTACTATTAATTCTATATCTTCGTTGGTAATTCGTGCCATCGCTAAGGATGTAATAAGGCGATACATAAGTGGGTCGTCCACCACATTAAAAGCCCCACTAACGCCAAGTATTCCAGTAGGAACATTGACCTTAAACATATAGCCATACATCTTATCAATTTCTAAATCAATAAGCCAGTCCATATCTGGGGGCATAGTTTTATCAGTAAAATATTCTGGTTTTTGGGCTGATAGGGTGGTATATACTACCTGAACTGCGGGCAAAGGAAGATTTAAATTTACCTGCAGAAGTTTATCGTGTATGGCGCTAGGAGATAGTCTACCAGCTACCAATGTCTCTAAATATTTAATATAGGGAAGCTGCATTATTATCCATATGTTTTCATTAACAGTGCTCCTAAAACACCAAATAAAGTTCCTGTCATAGAACCCCATACTGCTGCTTTAGTTTTTAACATTAATAAGTCGTCGTGAATTTTATCTAACTTAGTCCCTAACTTTTCGTGAGTTTTTTCATTACGCTCAAGCTCAAGTAAAACGTGCATACCTCATTTTTTTCAATCACCCTCTCCATTTATTTTCACAGGGAACTGCAATCTATTATCGTCCATCGGGATATCCTTTATCTGCTGGTACCGTTATTGCATATAATACCGTATTTTTCAGTGCCTCAACTCTGTGGGGCTGCCCACTTTCAAAACAAATTGATTCACCACATTTTATAATTTTACCTTCAATTTGGCCATTAAAACACTTAATAGCCCCGCTAAGAACTATAAGCCATTCACGAACAGGTGCAGCATGAGAATGACGTTTTATTCGTGTACCTTTTGGTATCTCAGACAAAACTGCAGCACCACACCCATTGTTGTGCAACATTTTAGCATAAAGTTTTTCACCTTTTTCAGAATTATACCAGGTTTCCGTAGGAGTCTCATAGGCAATTAGACTTGATAACTCTTTTATATCAGGTAACTTCTCAGTTATTTGTCGTAGATTATCTAAATTTTTGTGCATTTTTATCCTATTTTATAAGACCCGCCATTGGCACAAACATATACTGTTTTCCCTTTATATGTTTAATTTTAAATTTACGTAGAGTGGTTTTAAAAGTAAAACCGTCTTTTTCTAAATTTATAAGTTCTGCCATGTCACGCTCAATTATTTTAATCCTATTTTTATGACCTGCATTTGAAATATATTCTCCTTCAAAAGTTAGCCACGACCTATCGTGGTCCTTTGTACGTCGAAGTGGGATTGGCCTGTTTTTGTCCAAAAGATGCGTTCGTGCACTCCAGGAATAGACAACTGAGCTTCCTGAGGGACAATAGAGCCGTAAATCAAAATGTGTGCCATTATTATTTTTATGTATATTGTATGAGTAATCCCAAAATATTAAGTCAGGATTCTGTGTTAGATATGAGTATCCATGCTCATGGTACTTTTCATTAGCCAATGTTCATTAAATACTTCATACGTATTTTGGTTATTTGTTCTGAGTAAGTTGAGTTAGTTTATTTCTATCTAAAGATAAACGATTAGTTCATCGATCAAAAGAAGTGTCTAATTTTTTATCAAAAGTTTCTGCAACTTTCTCTTGCATGTGTTTAAAAGATTCTGGCTTCCATTCTTCATATAAGTCACAAAAAAGGCTATCACAGCCCATATCTGTTTTTAGGTCATATGTTTTAGAAGCTTCTTTAAATACACTATCTGAGTTCAAAAAGGTCTCAACCTTTTCGTCTTTTTTAATATCCAAGTCTTTTACTGTTACTGATTTCATATTAATCTTCCAAGTCGTTTAGATAATAGCTTAATTCAGTCTCGTCCGGGTATTTAGGAAACTCAGCTATTTTTTCTAGATTTTCTTTATATATAGTTATGGGACTCGACTCATCGCCTACAATTGGTTGAACTGTAAGGCCATATTCATCCTCAGCATATCGTTGGATATACTCAGCGACTTTACAATGATCTGGAGTTCCGGAATGTTCTATAATTAGAAACATTATTTTTTTATAGCTCCTATTGCTGCTCCACCAGCCCCACCTACGCCAATACCAGCTAATCCGGCTTTAGCTGTAAGTGCTAACGCTTGTGCTTTAGTTTCGCTCTTTAAGGCTTTTGCAGTTGACCTTTCAGCCATTTGTGTTGCCCGTAGTTTACCACCATGAGCTGTATGTTTACGTATGTTTTGTAAGCCTTTCATACTTTTTTGTAAAATGCCCTTTCTAGTTTTAAAAGCTATTCCTGCCATAATTGCTGCTGCAGGAATTCCTATAGCTGCTGCGCCCGTTGCTGCACTTGATGCAACACCCTTACTTTTTTTCTGGGCTTCTTTTTCTAAAATATTCACTGTATCTACTGCCTCTTTTATAAGTGCAGCGGTAAATCCTTGTTGTACATGTTTATTCATTATTTTAAATCCTTTTTTTCATTTACTGGAACAAAAACACGTTGGTTCTTCGATGTTACTGCTGCGGTAAAAGCAGTCGCTACTGCACCTACCCCAAGACCCCATTTTATTGAATGTCTGCCAAGTGTGGCTGTATTTAGAACAGCTGTTCCTACTGCTGATGGTATCCCAACTGTTTTCGCTGCTCTACTAATACGTTTAGAAACTGGAACCTCCCGTACTTGTGATTTAAACTTTTGATCTCCATAACGTGCGGCAGTTTTAGCCATTAGCTCTATTATTTGGTCTTCTGTAATTTGACCAACTTTATCAAATCCAAAAATCTTTTTTGATCTTCCCTGAATGTGTGTCAACATATTAGAATTGTCTATGTCTTCTATTCGTTGATGTTTTAGTGCTGCTTTGAATGACCTTTTTCTGTCTCCCTTACTAAATAAGGCAGTATTCTTTTGGATACGTCTGAGAGTTTGGTCAGTAAAATCATTCATCATTTCTCTTTCCATTTTTTTTGCGCTAACGCCAGTAGTCGAAGTAAAATCTTTTATAATCCTTTCTGGAGTCATTTTAATACTCTTACTCATTTTATAATCCTTTACTTCTGGAAAAACACCACTAAATTGCTTCGTAGCTGTATTAAAAATTTCTTTTTCAATCTTACGCTGTTTGAATTTTAATCCTTTAAACATATCTTCTGTATCTGCCAAAGCTTTTAAAGAAACTTTTTTTGCCACTACCTTTGTTACTTTAGAAGCAGCCCCGGCACCTACACCGGCCCCAACCATTCCACCGGCCAACATACCTTGCATTATTTTAATCGTATGCTTTTCCGGAGGAACCATAATTCCTTTTCGTCTTAAATCTCTATATCTTTTATCTTGGATTGCACCACCAGCTATCCCACCACTTAAAGATCCTACAGCGGTTGACGCGATTTGTGCTACTCCTGCTTCTTTTTTCATACTTTAACCTCGTTTTAATTTAATATAAATGTTTTTAATCATAATTACAAGTTATTTTGAATTGAGAAGATAATTGTCAATATAAGCAATGACTTCAGGACCAATCTTTAAACTCGCTCGTCTTCCACCATACCAATCTCTAAATCCCGGAAAAGGTTTATCTGAGGCTTGCTCGTGTATGCCCCTACTTGTACTATATCAATCCGCTATCATCTCAAGTTTGGTGTTAAAATCTTGTTCTCGTTCTCTACCAATTTTATGATAATGGTGCGGATTACGCCTATAATGTTTGTCTACTGCAGATCGAAAACGATCGTAAACTGCTGGAGCTGCTAGACCATATCTAGTTTTTAATGTTCTAGATTTTGATGTACCTTTAACTCCCTCAGGGCCTTCTCAAAAATTAGTATAGGGAACTCATTCACTTGGTAAAAATTTTGACATGTCGTGCTTTAATAAAGGAATACGAGGCGTTCCATACTCTCGACCCGTTTTATAAACATAAAATTTATGTTTACTCAAATGCTTACCATACCTACCATGAGCTTTTAAAGTCTCTCAACCATGATTCATACTTTGTTTTAATTCAGCGTCGCTTTCTTTAAAACCTTCTGACAAGGCATTAGTAAATTTTCCCCATACCCCGGCTGTTTTTAAATGGGATCCCTGATTTACAGGAATTTTACTTTCTTTAAAAACTCCTTTTGGGGGTTTTCTATAAATTCACTCTGCCCCTAATTGTCTAATAGCATGTGATGTAGGCGTGTTTCTATTATGTTTATATTGAGCTCCGGCATCATAGCCAGGGGCCTGACGTACTTTAGTTGGATCATACTCAGCTTTTTTAAAAAATTTAGCCATTACCTTTAAACCTGTCTACCCTATTTGCATGGGCATTTGTCATATTCCAAAGTGATTGCATCTTAGGATGCTTTAAAGTAAAAGTGGTGCCCATTGTAGCATTATATTCTTTTACAAATTTTTGTTTTTCTCTTTTGCTTGCGTTGCTTCATCTTTTTATTGATATTGCTGCTAACAAACCACCAGTTAAATAAGGCCACATTGACTCTGGATTATCTGAACGTTTTTTATGATTCATAAATAAACTTATACCACCTAAAGCCCAAGTCAGTGGATTATTTAAAGTTTTTCTTGTTTTGCCACTAATCCCCGCACGCGAAAAAGAATTTAGAAAGGCCTGATCTTTTTCATGAGATGGTTGCGTAAAAGACTCAGGATGGAAACCAAGCTTAGTTAGTTCTGCTTTTTTATAATAATTTTTTGTTGCTGCAGCATATGATAGCCCAGTTCCTATTGTTCCTAAGGCAATGTTGGCTGCATACATTTTCTTAGTTGCCCCTTTACTTCGACGCATCATATACTTTAACGTTTTTCACTTACCTGCTTTCCCGGTCTTTACATCTTTATATAATTCTTGTCCGCGATCTATTAAGCGCATATAATCAGCTTTATTAGTATTACTGACATCTTTAGCTAACCTATGCACACCATACATTGCTGCGGGTGCTGAGGCAAGTATACCTCCAGCTGTTGTTTTAGCCGCCACTTCTGTTTTATGGCCCTTAGGAGCTATCCCAGCTACTATACCGGTTCCTATAGGGACTCCGGGTACAAGTGACGTTAAGGCCCCAGCAAAGGCCGCTGTGCCTACATCCGTGACACGTCTAAGACGCGTACGTGGTTTAGCAGCCTCAAAACCTAATTTAACTAAAGTTTTCATTAATCGTTACGTCTTCTCCACGCTTTGATTCCGCCGCCAACTGCTAAGGCTGCAGTACCTCCTATAGCTAATGCCTTTGGATGTGAAATACGTCCCGTTATATATTCGGCCATGCGTCCGGTTGATCCATAGGGTTTAGATACCATATGTTTCATTGCCTTAGCATGGAAGGGGAAACCTGAATTCCATTGTAACTCTACTCCTTTTACCCTTCCTTTCTTAGGAATAATTATATCTGCGCCAACAAAAGGAACTTCATCTAGATGCTTGTATGCCCCTTTGTTGGTTAAATATTTTTTATAGTCACCAATAAATGTGTTTAACCCGGCTCTTCCAGACTCACTTAATTCTTTGTCTATCTTAACCTTCATTCCTTTTTTACGACCAAAACGGTGTAGAAGTGTGGGCTTATCTCCCAAAATTTCTAAACGGTATTCTTTGTGTCCTGTTCCCCAATCATTGCTGATTAGTACATTAGGGGCTTCTTTTCTAATTGTTTTTAATATGTCAGGAGCTTTTTTATATCTTACATCTTTATTTCGTACGCGGTCTCAAAGAGTAATATCTGTACGTTTTACACCCTTAGGTATATCCTCACTATGGCCGTATGCTCCACGCATTGAGTGCCCTAGATTTCTATCAAAGTCTGGTTTTTGTTTATAAAAGAACTTACCGTGTTTCTTTTCAATATCAGCTACGCCTTTTAAAAGCTGTTTATCGGTGGTTTTAGATACATTTGAAATACCAACTTCTGCAAAGGCATCCGTCATTTCCATTGTTTTCGGAAAATATTTTCCAATATGCGGAAGGTTTTGGTAATTCTTTTTATTACTTAAAGTTTTGCGATAAGATTTAAATAACTTAGGGCCATTAATAGTAATACCGCCCTCAGTTTTAGTAAGTAATTTACTAAACATTACCCCTGGTGGGTTTTTCCGTACCTGTGACTTTAAAGTATAATACTTAAATTTAGGCTCATATATAACTTTAGCTAGCAGGGCTCTAGGCTTATTTCTAAAACCAATGCCTGTACCACGTTTTTTATGAGCAGAAATTAAACGCTGCTGTGTCGCATCTGAGTGATTTGAGATGTCAATAGACCTGCTACCTAAGTATGCAGCTGTCCCCACACCCGTGCCGCCTGCTGCAGAAATTAAATTATCTGTTCTTTTTTCTTTTTTTGAGGCCATGAATTGCCGCTCCTGTTAATCCAATTGTTGCTAAACCAGCTACGCCAGCTTTGGCTACCGCTACATTTCTAAATTCTTTTCTTCCAGTCAAAGAAGTATAAAAAGCTTTTGCTTCACTATGCTGTGCTTTCATTTTACCTAAACGAGATTTCGTTAAAAGTAAGAAGTTTTTTGGCTTTCGCACAATTTTTTTATAAGCTTTGCTTTTAGTATCAGGTAAAGGCCCTTTAATTCTTTTATTTTGTTGTAATATATCTTCTACCTGATCCTTCCTTAAATTAGTCATAGGCATACCAGCAGTCATAGGACTAGAATTAATTTCTACTATTTTTGGAGCATGCTTTCCAGATGGGTCTATAAAAACGTCCATCCCTAAATATTTGTGACGAATTCGAGCAGGCGAGGTTTTAAATCTTTTATGCTGTCTATGCTTTTTTAGTTCTTTGGGGAGCTCTTCATATTGGAGCTTTGTTACACCAGCTTCAAGCTGTCGAATGGATTTTTCATTAATTTTAGCTGGATTGGTTTCTCATTTTGTTAGAGCTTTGTCACCCCAACGAGGAGAAGCATTTAAAAACTTTCCATTAAGAGTGTGAACACGATATTCTTTCATTTCCTTTGGAATCTTTGCGCCAAAAAAGAAAGTGCCTCTATTAACAGCCCCTTTTACTGCCTTAGGTGGGTTAGTTAATTGCTTTCTAAGAATATCATAATTGTCAGTTTTGATTGGGGTATATACTTTCTTTCCCCCAATGTCTTTCATTTGGTGTCGTCTAATTTTATCTAAATCACCATATACTCCCTTCATATTGGAACTGTCTTGTTTAACAAATACTGGCTTTTCTTTATGCCACTTTTTAAATAGCGGTTCCCACTCATCGTTTGTTTTTGACAAAAATTCTTTTCGAGTAGTACCTCTCGATTCAAGAAACCTATCAGCATCTCAATTCTCAACTGCCAGACCTTTCAATGCAGGGGTATCAGATAATGTTTCTTTTTTTATTAAACGACCTCAGGCTGATCCTTTGCCGCCCTTTTTTGCGTGCTGTCCCGGATCTAAATTAATTCCCACATCTGGTACTCATTTTGTTGCAGTCCCCTTCTGTGATCTAAGATATAATGTACCTTCAATTTGTTTTTTCTTTCCTTTTTTTCAAGGTCCTTTTCTTTGGGACCACAGCTTATGAGAATCAAGATGTTTCATAGATCCACCAAATACAGCCTTATTAGCTAATTGATGGAATTTACTTGAAGTATTATAATGTAAAGAAGTAACTTTACCTTTTGATTCTCTTTGAAGTGCGGCTATGTTTCTTGATGTGTGATAATCAGGCTTACGAAGATGAATATATGTTCCAGCAGTGGTTGCTCCGCCTGCCATTAATGCCGTGGCTTTTGTTTCTCCGGAAACTTTCCGTTTCTTTGCAGCCTCTTTCTTTAATGCAGAGTATGCTGTTACGCCTACAGCTGCTAAAGCTCCTACACCTATAGCTTTACCTGTAAGACCTTTTCCTGTTACAGCATGTCTAAATTTTAAATTTTTTGCTCTTCAGTGTCCGCCTGCTTTAAAGTCTGACATAATATTACCTTCGACCACCTTCCATCCTTTTTTGGTCTGCGCGACGTCATAACCAATAACCATGTTCTTTGACTCACCCTTAGTTTTCAGAAATTCTTTATGAGCAGCCCCAAGATTTCCTAAAAATTCTTGATCCACATGTTTAAAGGCATTTACAGGGTTTCTTCTTCCAAAACGTTTAAAACCGGTCTGCTCTACACCTTCTGGTCCCACATGGATACGATATTCTTTTTTGCCAGCAAAATCTAATTTGTCTTGTACAATAAAATTCTTTTTATTATTTCAAACCTTTAAGAAAGCTGGTTTACCTGATTTTTTGTTAGTACCCTTTCCGATGGTCTCATCAAATTCAGTTAAAAGTTTCTCACCAGAAGTATAAGTTCCTTGGCTCATGGTTCCGACTCGTGGTTTTACAAATTTGTGAGAGGCACTTTCAAAGACTTTTTGAGCCTCTAGCTGGCTAATATCTTTTATGGGTTTCCCTACTTTGCGTGATACATAGTCATCAAACATTTCTGTTTTTGTTGAAATACCCCGTGAATAAAAAGCCTTACTAGATTGTAAATTATACTTATCAGTAAAGGTAGAAGAATCTTTTATATTATTAATTACAGATACACTTTTATGCACAGGAGCCCTATTTGGGCCCCCGCCCTTAAGGTCTAATTCAGAGTAATTATAAGCGACCGAGCCTTTTGGTATTTTTTGGGAATCTGTGTAAACGGGAATTGCGGGGTGTCTAATCTGAGCCTTTTTTCTGGAAATAAATGTAGCTGCTCGATTAATTTTTCGCTTTGTCTCTTTGAACTTACCTTGTATTTTAAAAGGATACTTTGCTACAAAAGGATTATAGTAGACTAATTTTTTACCTTGATGGACTCCACCGGCAAACAAACGTTTAGGTTTGTCTATTTTCTGGGCTATTGTCCCAGCGCCAAGTCCTACACCAGTACCAATAGCTATATCTTTTTTCTCAATCTGTTCGACTTTCTGTCCAACTTGTTTTTTAGTCTTAGATCAAATATCTTTGGCTTTACTCATTAGTTAACTCTTCTACTATATTTCCTATCATATATGGTACAGTATACTTCCACCGTTTCTTACGACGTGCTGTATGGTCAAAGTTTAGTTTATGGCACCATTCATGCGCTAAATGAGCAGCATAATATTTTTTTGCATATTTATCAAACCACCACTTATATGTATAAATTGTAACCCCTTTGGGATATGTATATCCGATAACCCTGCGACTGGGTAGGTCGGTATCAATTTCTACGTGGAGTGTGGCTCCGCTCATCAACTTGTCATACAACTGTTCATTTGAATGTCCTAAATTTTCAAGAAATTCTTCCTTTCCTGTTAAAGGACATTTAAAGTTTACTACTTGTTCTTTAAATTTTTGACTATTAAATACCGTTTCGAGCTTAACAATCGTTTGATCTAAAACTTCTTTTTGTATTTCTGAAAAATTTTTATGTGAAACAGCATTGACTTTAAACATCCACAGTCCTGCTCAACTTTCTGTTATGTTTAACATATGCTGTATAAGCAGGTGATTCTGTGTTTTTTAATTCTTGTCTTAAGCCTTTTAAATGCATTAAATCTGCGTCGTGTTGTCTAATTTGAATTGGACGTTTTCCCTGTCTAAGGCGATTTCCGCCAAGCGCAACTGCACCGATTGCAGTTGAGGCAGCCACTGTAGCCATGCCAATGGGCTTATGTCTTAAACCTCTAAAACCTTTTGATATTAAAGATAGGGGAACAGAGGCAACCCCACCAGCGGCAGCGCCTACTACAGCACCTGTGGCGGTATGTTTGCTAACACTCTTAGCAAAAGATTTGTTACTTTCTTTTCCATCAACCATTGCTCGAACATTATGAGAAATGTTTTGGAGCTCTTTATTGCGTATAGCAATATCAAGTTTATTTTTTAGTTTGAGGGCCTTCGTATATTCGGAAGGTTGTGTCTTATCAGTCGCAGGATTTAACATACTTTAAGATAGTTAATTTTTAGCAGTTTGTCAAGATAATTCTTTGGGTATAGGGTCTAAAAGTTTAATTAAGTTGGTAAACACTTTTATTTTGTGTTTAATAAACCAACTATGAGGGGTTTCTAAGATAAATTGATAGCGCCCAACTGAATATACTGGACTTTCTTGATAAGCTCTTAAATGCTCTATATTAATAAGAGAGTGTGATTCAGAAAAAAATCCGACATCTATTGGAAAGGATACGTTCTTATTCCAAACATAATTTACAACGGGCTTTTGCCAGATAAATAAAGCACCTTCGTTCTGTGCAAGAGGGGCCTTCTGCATAAGCCCCTCTTGACGATCTGTCTCGGTAGTGAAAATATATTTTAATTTAAGCTCCATGATACTGTTTGTATAATTTTGAATATCTTTTTTTATTTATTATTGACTGGACTTTAGAAATATCTTGATCAACTTTTGTGATTCGTTGGCTTGGAACTTTTATTGCTTTCATAAATTTTCCCAATGGCTCTGGTCCAGGTGCTACTCGTTTAGTTGCTATTTCAGCTACCTGTTTTGTGAGCTGTGCTGCAATACGACTACGCCTGTTTCAAAGCTTAACGAAATCTCTTGAGGGCACAAATCTATTAGCTATTTTTTTCATCATGTCTCCTTAAATTTTACTCAATATCATCAAATAAGTCTTCAATGGCAGTTAATGCATTTGTAGCAGTTAAAAGATGTGCTCGCATCTCTAAAACAACTTTATCATTATTGGTGGGGTTAGAGTATATGCATGTGCCGTCATCTTCTGTGGCGTTTGGATTATAATTTGTTGCTTCCGAATCTGTGCATCCGCATATTGGGGCCGGGGCGCCTGATTTATATATCACCCTCTTAGAATCAGGTGTTCTACCATCAGTGGTATTATCTCTTGCGTAACAAAAGAAATAATGTCCATCTATTTGGAATCTCGGCTTAATGTCCATTTCTGTTCCAAAACCAAGCCATTCATCATAACCATGCAATGTTTTACTATACTGCCAGCTATAATTTGTAACAGTTGGATCAAAATTAGTTACGGATAGTTTATTATTTTCAATTTTAATTATTGGTGTTTCCATAGGTTCTCCGATTATTGGTGGTATTATTGGTGAGTCATTTTTTAATTCTTTACTTGCTGCATTAGCAAAGTGCATATTGCCTAATGCTCCGAAATGTAGCCCATCAACAGGCGACATACTAGCTGTTGTACCTGTATAAAAGTCTATTGTGGGGCATCCTGTTTCTTTGGAAAGCTCATTTATTAATGCGTGCACTTCTAAAATTGACGAGTTATAAACATGGTCTTCACCTGTACCAAAAGTTGGCTGTGGTAAACAAAGGTATGTTTTACCTTTTAGTAGCCAAGTTAATGCTTTGTAATCCCTTTTAAAGTTCGCTTTAGTTGTAGGCCATCTATTATTCATCGCATCATTAGTACCATAATTGACGATGTTAATTATCTCAGTTTCATTAAAAGGCATTCCAGGAAAAGCTTTATCCCAGAAACTCTCTATTTGCTGAACATTTTTTAAATGCTGAAAAGACAAAGCCGGGTTACCTTCAAAACCATCCCAGATACTCCAATGGACTCCCTTAGTTACAGAAGTGCCACCTTGTCCCCACTGTCTAACATCATACCCATTCCCCATTTCTTGCTGTAAGAAAAAAGGATAACTATCGGGAGCTGGTGTGTACCAAGGACTGTGTCCTGCAGCAGTTCTACTGTCTCCAATACAAAATATTACTTTTTTCATTTTATCTCCATTATCTATTGTCATAAAATTAATCATTCTATCTGCCATGAACTCAAAAGTATCTTCAGCGCCACTTACATTAGGTAAATAATCAGGCATATTCTTACGAGTTCTTGCTATATTATAATTAGTATAAATCTTTCTACCAAAAACCTGTTCAAGATGTTTGAATCCTTTTACATATCCAACCAATGACCCTGCTGTAACTGCATTACAATCTGAATCCCATCCTGCAAGAGTACCAATCATCACAGTCTTTTTGTAATCCATTTCACCCCATAACAGAGCAATTAGAACAGCACCAAAATTAATCTCAGCATCTAACGCCCAATCGTAGTCAGAGTTGTTCTTTTGATATTCTTCATAAAAGAAATCTCTCGCTTCTTCCCAAGTATAACTATTTTTGAAACTTACTCTTATTGAATTATAAATCTCACTTGTTTTATCATTCCCATATTGGATTGCTTTATCTAACAACTCTAATGGCGATTGACTGTTTAAAGCTAAAGAATACATCGCCACATAAACTCTTGAGGCGTGATAAGCAATACCTTCGCCAACTGTTCTAATTGGCAAATCTGCTATATTTAATGCCTTGTGTGGCTCATCGGGATAAAATACACCAAAGATTTCACACTCTATTTGGGCATCAATCTTGTCAGAAAACTCATTATTACACGCCATTCCTGTGCTTGGGGGAACCATGCCTGTTTTCATTAAATCATAAGCACGCTGATTGGCAACCCACAAATAATCATCGTTTATATGTTCTAATCATCCATCTCGAATTTGATTTGCTGACAGCTGCAATGTTTTATGTTTATTCATTAAGTGTAAATACATATACTCAATATCATTGTCGTCGTCAGCTTTCCAGTTCACTTGCCAGTTATAGGGAAACAGTATATCATCCTTTGTGGTAAAAAATGGTGGCTCAAATTTCTTGAACTCGCTCGGCAACGCTTTCCAATTAGCTATTAAATTGCCCGCTCAAAACCCTTTTAAATGGTCTTTATACTCAACTTTATTTAAATTAAAACTCATATATTTTTTATTTCATCCTCTAGTGTATTAATACAAAAATAGTGCTATTTGTGTATGCTCTATATATGGGCTCTAGTTGGTGAATCATGCTTTCCACATCTGGGTATGCCTGTAACATCATGGTGGCCCAGTTATCTAGAAACACTACTTCAAATTTATGTCTATGAGTTCCCGGCTGTAGCACATGGTCAAGCCAAGTAATTGACGTACCTTTTTTTGCCTCAGGAAAAAGCTTGGTATGTGCGGCGATTGCGCAAACAATTTCACATTTAAAAACATGGGACAAGGCTTCCATAGCTGTGTTATGGCCAGATCCGCGCATCCCTCCAAAGTGAATAGTTTGATACTCCCACGCCGCCGAAGATGGGGAATATAAATAGTTCTGTTTTTTTAAGCTTTTAACAGTATATCGTGCTTGTGATATCATATTTGCAAGCATTTCAGAATAAAAGTAGTTTGCTATGTTTTCCATTATGTTTTTTGGTTAAAAAATTTGCCAAGATATTTTTCAAAACGAAGTCCTTTATATACGGGCATTCTAATCTTGCCCGATTTCGTTTTTTTTAGTCCCTGGACTTTAGCCCATTGGCCTATATATTTTTCAGGATGCTTATAAACTTCCATTCGTTCTACATCTTTTAAGCCAGTACCCACTCTAATCTCAACATTGCTGTCATACTCTGGGGTAGCCGTGAAACCTCCAACAGCTTTTCCATCATATTTTGATCCAGGAAGTGCTGGATAAGTTCCGGTTATTTTTACATCGTAGTCACTTACAGCTTTTGCTTTGATAGGAATAGATTTGTTAAGTTTATAAATAACAATACCTTCGCCTGTTTCTGAATGGGTATTATCACGAACCGATCTTAACATAGCTTTTTTTTGCTCTGGAGTTTTAGCCAGTTCGGGTAAATGTAGCGCAGGAATAAGTTTATTAATTTTTTGCAATATTCGCCATTTTTCACTGTATGGCGCGTCAGTCATGTCTTGTCCTTTATAACGATCCACATCAAAAATAACATTTTGTAATTTACCAAGAGTTCTTTGCTTTAGTCTTGATTTCCAAACAGTAGGAGTCAACAAACTTCCTACTATAGAACTATCTTGTTTTGGTAAATATAATTCAGAACGAACTACCGTTACTCCTAATTCCTTAGGACTTTTCGTTTTATATAAATCTGTTCTATATGAATGATCAATTCTTTCTGAGCCTTTTTTACTTAGCCTATGAGAATATACGTCAATGCGTTTTTCAGGTCTAAGAAGAACTGTATTGTGGGCACCGTCCATCTTGGGCGCCATCCACTCATTATCTCTATTAGTTTCAACTTTATCATATGATATTTCTTTATAAGAACGTTTATGTTTTGGTATTAATGGTGTGTCTGTTGTAGCAGTATAGTTATAAAGTAGCCAATCTTTGTTATCCATCCGCATAAGCATATAACGATGTACTTTTTGTCCCGGTCCATACATATTAAAGGTGACTCTATCTGTGCCAGATTCTAGCACTTCTATTTTATCATGAAAAGTACTTTCTACTGTCCCTGCCCCGTAGCCGGATTCTATTATACCAGACCACCCCATATAAGATTTTGTATGAGTGGGCTGTTCAACGGCTAATACCTTTTGTCCAGGTTCTGGTAAACTACGAAGTGCTCAAGAATATGCATGCGAAGTTTTTGGATCATTTATACGTAAATCAAAATGTTGCCCTGCCTTGTTTGCCTTGTGGGACTGAATATTGCCAAGCCACTCATTATTCTTAGTAACCGGCATTTGTAGATACTTAGATCTATCGGGAATGCCTTTGGCTTTAGACGACATACTTAGGGGCGTGGAGCGCCTTTTCCAATTTTATCTGCCCCTTCAAAAGCATTTTTATTGGGCAAGTGTTTTCCTTTAAAACCAACACTCTTAATTCCTTTTGGGGGAACAGTCCCTACACCTTTTTGTACAACTTTTGTAGTTGCCTTAATTATGGTTTTTAAAGGTGCTGTTTGGGCATACTTAAAAAATATTTTCTGTGCTTTAGTCATATCTAAATATAACGTTTTTACTTGCAGAAAGTCAAGTGGTTTCGGGCATAAAAAAACAGGGAACCAACATTCCCTGTTTTTAAATTAAAAAAAACTGACGGCTATTTAACAGTTAATGTAATAGACTTGGATTCTTCCTTCTTTGGTAATGTGATTATAAGAATTCCCGCATCAAGTTTTAAATCAATTTTACTCGTATCAATACTATCGCCAAGGCGCCATGTTTTTTTGTAAGCTGTATTAATTTTATATTTTTCATTTTGCTCTGTTTCAATGGTCAAAAGATTATTATCTACTGTTGCCTTGATATCTTTTTTCTTTATCCCTGGTAATGCTATATATGCTTCGAAATGATCATCAAGGGTCTCTACCGACATACTAGTTCGGCTTTCCCAATCATAATCAAAACCGCGGTTTTCGAATAGTTCTGAAAAGTAGTACATTTTTTGTATCTCCATATTATTGTTTATGTAATTAGTTGCTTATTATAGTACAAAAACTGTGCCAGAATCCAGGAATTGTCATTTTGGCACAGTTTTTTATTACTCAAAAGTTTGGTCTGTCTATATGACAGGTTGTTCTCGTGATGGTCCGCCGTGATGTTCTAAGCAAGCAACCCCAAGACCTAAAACTTTTCTAATATTTTCTAATGCTTCTGTTTTGTCAACTGAAAGCGCAGCTTCTTCTGATTTTCTGAGATATACTCTCATAGAGGATAGCCAAGATTCAACCTCTTTATCGGCATCTTTTACCCTGCCGGGATAATTGGTCAAATCCCATTTTGTTTGATATGCCCTTTCTTGGTCTATTAATGCATATACTTCTTCTCTAGTACGTTTCATCTATATTAGTTGGTTATTTTTTATCTTTAATTCTTTTTATTTGCACAGCAGTTCCCAATAAACCATTACCAGTAGCTACTATCCAAGTAATCCATTTTTGCCAGGAAAATTCTTCTGTTTCAAAATGAACCACTTGTGGTTCTTCTCCATCTGGAGATAAGGAGCGCATCTCCATAACTTCTATTTCAGGTCCCACGGCCATATGTGCTTGGGTAGGAACAAACCAAAGTGCTACGATAAAAGCTATTGAAGGAAGAAAGAAATATCTTAATTTAATATTTTTTAATTTCATTACTTTTTAAAAATGTTTAGGATCCATTCAAGAATTAACAAAACAAAGTTTTTTGTATTCTCTGATTGGCTGGCTTTATATTTATAATTATCTATAATAAAGGAGCTGTCATCAATTGTTGTCCATGCTTCCCATTGTACACCCCAATCTTTATAAGGAAAGAATCCGTAACCATAATCGCCCCAAGAAGTTCCCCAACTGTTGCGTAAAGTAAATCCTTTTTTATCATACCCAACTATAGCAACCGCATGCCCTCCAAGAGAATCGTCACCAAAATTAGCCTTCCAGAAAGTATTTCCAAAATTAAATACTGGGAGCCCTACAAAGACAGGGCCATCTGCTATTAAAGCTCTTTTTACTGCATCGATTGTTGATATGCTTGCATAACTTTTAATAGTATAATTTTTGGCGTCTTCGTAAATAGCGGTGGTGATATTTTGTTTATTTCTATTAGCCGCTTTGTAGGGGTAATCTTGTTCAGCAACGCCCCCCAAGTTTTGCATAATCTTCATTACATCTCTAGGGTACATCCCGGCTATGCTGGTTGGAGTTCTGTGTGCATAAACAAACATAGGACTAAAGTCCTCAAGTAAGCCATCTTCTATATATTCCTGACTTTCTTTTATGCAGGCAGCTGTCTGTGCTGCGCAGGTCCCAAAACTACCTTGGTCTTTTATTCTTGATAAGGTCTTTTCTAAACTAAACTTAGTAGGAAGCGGTCCGGCACTATATATTGTTTCAGCACGCCAATCTCTGTAATCTAATAAAGATTTTCTTAATGTAAGCTTATATTTTGATGAATTCATTCTAACCCTTTTTTTGTGATTCAGCTACACTTATTAAACGAAAAGGGGTCACCAATTTTCTCAGCCTGATTAAAGAGAGTCGTGCACGTCGTGCTGCTGCTTGGTTACCAAATTCTAAGTATTTTTCGTAATCTAATTCAAAGGCATTCCACTCTCGAATCAAATCGTTATAAATTTTTTCTGATGGTTTCATACCTAAATATAGCATACAATACCTTTAAAAGCAACTTTTCTTTATTTTTTCTTAAAATATAAATGGTATAAGAATTATAACTAGTCATTTAAATTAACCTAAAAGGAGCATGCCTATGTCCAAGAAAAAATCCCCAAGTGCTGTCATTACAAGAAAAGAAGAACTGATTTGTGCTGACAAAATAAAGATTAATACCAGCCGAGAAGTTTGCAAAGTAACAGGATCGGCCATTGTTTTATCAGTTCTTACCGCTGATCGAGAGATAGATATCCATCTCACAGATGTAGAATTTATTAAGTTACAAGAAAAGCTTTCCCAATTAAAACTAAGTCCGGGACAGCAAATTGCCCATAAATAACAAACAGGAGATAACATGGCTTTACAAGCAAAACACTTTCCACAAAATGTAGACACAAATAATACAATTTGTCAATTTCTTATAAGTATGAAAAACACATCAAAGGCTATTTTACAAAATAAATCGAGTACAAGAAAAACTAACAGGGGAGCAAACGCTTTCTTTTGCACGCTATGTACGACCGCATGGCAGCCCATTACGGTAAAACATGAAAAAACACATAAGTTTTTGAATGGGCTATCTGGACTGGGCTTGACAAAGAAACACTGCCCAGATTGTAATGCACCAGTACTTTAGAAGATGTATCTTAAAGGAAGAGGTTAAACTCTTCTTTTAGTTTAAGAACGTTTAAACTTGCTTTTATTTTATTTAAAGTGTATATTAAATTATGAAGAACTATTTATGTAAGTTCATTGACTTACACTTCGGCCGCCGAACTGGGGACCGACGTAAATTTATATACACCCATCTTCTACCATGTTTGGTATGCGCCCTCCTGAGTTTTATTATTGTATATTTCTTTTATTTTCATTAGACACTTTTAACCGCAATTAGGTATAAGAATTATGTAAAGCTATATAGTTATATATAGTCTTTGTTTGTTATTATGGGGAACTCTGTAAATATTGGTGAGATATTTACAAATTAAAGAGAGCAGTGATGCTCTCTTTTACGTTAAGATTGGGTATAAGAAGAATACTTAATAGAAAGGAAATTAAAATGATAATACACATATTGTTATCAATAGTAATACTTTACGTCCTCTTAGGTTGGATATTGTTGCTTCAATCCGAAAAATCCATGAGATCCATAGTGCGCAGAGAAATGGTAAAATGTGGAATTGAACAAACAAGATGGAACTGTATCGACAAATTTGTAAGAACTTTTTGTAGATATACTTTAACCTGGGCACCAATCATGTGGGAAAACAGGGAAGAAATAATAGCTGCAGCCAAAGAAGAACAATAAATTAAAGGGGGCCTCGCTCCCTTTTTTTTAACTTAAAAATTGGGATAAGAATGGTATAACAAAAAAGGAATAAAAATGACTATAAAGCAATATAAAAAATATGAATATATCTTTATTGGAACGATGGTGGCCATAGCAACTGGAATAATCTTATATGTTTGGACACATGTAGAAAATTCTTTTACTCCGCTTCCTGCAGTACTTTGGTGGGGCATGGGTGTTGCCATTCTATGTGGCCTATTTGGGCTATATTTTCAAGGAAAATGGACGAGCCTGGACGAAATTGAAATTGCTAAAACTGCCAAACTTGGTGAAGTAATTTGTAAGACAAATCTCTTTAATACTAATGGAGATTATTCCAAAGCACTGAGCTGGGAAGATGTTGGAGCTTTAGCTAACATAAAAAATAAAGGCCATGTTGTTACAAAAATTGAAATATTTCAACATGAAATAAAAGTATATTTTGCAATGATTAGAAAATAGGAGGATATGTGGGACAACCAAAATCAACAAAGTGGCGTGGTTTTATAGATATTATGATTCTAGTAACAATTGTGGGATTGATAATATTAGCCGCTAAGCTTTTTCTTGGACCTTTTGTAGCATAGGAGGTTGCATGAAGTTATCACTCATCAGGGGATTATCTGGTAGTGGAAAAACTACAATGGCTAAATCTTTTGAATGTTTACACTTAGAGATGGACATGTTTTTTATCAGAGACGGTGTTTATGAATTCGACCCTTCACAGATTAAAGACGTTGCAGAAGCTTGCATCGTGGCCTGTGAAACCGCCCTGAGATTTAATATGGACGTAGTAGTGTCAAACACCTTTACAAGAATTTGGGAAATGCAGACATATATTGATCTCGCTAAAAAGTATGATGCAAATCTTAAAGTTTTGAAATGTACCGGACAATTTCAAGGAGTTCACGATATTCCTGAAGAGCATCTTACCTTAATGGCCGATCGTTGGGAAGACTATCCCGGGGAAGTGCCCTTGAGCGTAGATTTTCTTGATCTAGTACGTGGCGGTAAAATCATAACTAATTAATTAACAGGCGCTTACGTCAATGATGTGGGCGCCGCATTTCATAGGAAATAAAATGAGTTTAAAAAGTATTACTGAAACCAGAATGAATATAAGTGGTTTTGGTGTTAAAGTCTTTTGGTCATGTCATGGTCGACCTTTTCCAGAAATTTACTATGATATAAATAAGCCCCTTTTTATACAACGGTGGCTACATGAAAAAGATTTTAGAACCAATGCTAATTCCAAAAAAAGCACTATAGACGTCCTTCTGTCAAAACTTGAATACCCGATGGGTTGGCATATATTTACTAATGTACAGGATGCCGAGGATTGGATAAATTTAAGACGCATAGATCTAGAATATTATATCCTGGCCGTCGACTATCGTGGGGGCCATACAAAAGGATATATGATTCCTGGTAATTATATAGAGGTGGTAGTGGCTTCCGAGATAAAGATAGGGCCTAATCAGCTTAATAGTAGTTATCTCAGAAGATATGACAAATGGAAGATGGATGATCGAGTAAAGATGTATCAGAAAGAATTATTAGAAAAAGATATAATAACTATAAAGTAGGAGAACTATGGGAAACCACAGGAATTTAAACAGTAGGGCCGGTGGTCGTCGGCCTAAAGTTTTAAATTTAGAGAGCTGTCCACACTATCTACGAGATGGTGCAGGAAGTTATTGTAAATTAATAGACATGAAGGATGATGAAGACTATCCGCACAGTTTCTGGCGGGTAATGTGTCACGGCAATCAAGACCATCCTTTCTGTGAAGGTGCAAAAAGAAACTTAATTAAAAAGGAAAATAGATGAGCCCGTTTAAAATCACGGTAATTGTCCTACTTTGTATTGTAGGCCTATTTCTTATACTATTCATTTCAGGAGCCATGGACCTAAGTTTTACTAAATGGTATGCTCCAAAGAAAGAAAACATCCGTAGAGAAGTTTTCGAAAATACAAAATCATATGTTCATGGTCAGCAACAATTGCTAGGAAAGCTATATGGCGAATGGCAAGATACTGATTATGATGGCAAGAAAGCCATTGAAGCGACAATCAAAATGCAAATTGCAGATGTAAACGCTGAAGACATTTCCAATGAAACACTAAGAGATTTCTTAGTAAAAACAAGAGGCTATTAATGAGGGTACGTCCATTATATGCAGTACTGCTTGTAACACTGTGTTACTTTGTATTCACTGCAGAAACATGCGAAATGAGTTCAGATACAGATTCAATCCAAGAAGAGGCAACAGAATTATTACTTGCCGAATCTCAACGTCAGATTGGGATGCCAAATATTGTAAATTTCCAGCAACGTAAACTAATGAAAATGATCTATGAATTACAAGATCAAGAAGATATAGTTTGCTATGCTTATATCAAAAGCGATTACCAGGGAAAACTTATGTATATTGGTAAATGCCTAGGATATGGCGTTCCTTTCTCCGCGCAGTTCACAAACCCTATGAGAACCAAAAGATCTTACCAGGGTGGTTTTGAAATACTACCACAGGCCGATCCTAATGGGCTCTTCATGCCAACGAGCTCTAGTGCAACTTGGTTGATGATGCTTGATGCCGAGAGTAACCCACGGTTAGTTTATTTAGAACCAGAAATTGTTGTATCGCCATTCCCCTTACATTAGGGATATCATTATTAAACGGGTCGAAGTTGGCCCGTTTTTTAGCTTAGACGGGATCTTAAAATGTCTAAGGTATCCTATACTAAATTTTAAATTTTAGGGTATAAGGAAAGTATCTATTTAATATCTAAATTAAGGATAAAACCATATGGATAAATTTGATATTGGAGATGTTTGTGAGGTCATTGAGGAACATGATGATCAGATATATTATGAGGGCGATTTCGTTATTATTAATGAAGAAAAAGACGGAGACGACGAATACCTTTGTTATGCATGCGATTCAAACGGAGTACGGGAAGATGATGATGATGATAGTTTCTACGTATCCGAAGAGCACATACGTTCTATAGGCCGTAACAATGAGCCCGATTTGGATTATGAGTTTGAAGTAGGAGATATTGTAAGGGGTATGCATGGTGGCTCAGGCATTGCTAGCAGGGACTTTAATGTTCAAGTTAGGATTGTATGTCGCGGTGAGTACAATGGAGGATTCGGGGGACATTCACAGCCCGGATACAAAGTAACCCCTAAAATAGGAAACTCTAAATCAGGCGAATACGGCGGCTTTATTGGCGAAAATTCTTTCGAACTTTTACAAAAGCATGCTGGTGGATTTGAAATGGATCCGGACGGAATGCCCTATCCACCAAGCCCAAGTAGAGCTGCCATGGAATCTATGGAAGCTTATTGCAAAAAAGACATTGATCATCTACTTGACATGAAAATTGCGCCACGCGATACTATACGCTTCGCAGGAGACATCAAACAAAGACCAACTAGGCCCGGTAGCAAAAGACCGCCTAGAAAACAAACATTCTAAAACAATAAAATAAAAGGATATATAAGATGGCCAAAAAAAATCTTATTATAGTCGAAGTAAGTGGTAAGACTTACCTCGGACACCTAGACGAAGGTGAAAACACCGTATTATCAGACGCACTGAGAATTTCCAGTGGTGAGCTGTCAACCCGTGATATCGAAAGCTGGTATGCTGCAAAAGAAATTGAAGAGCTACCTACCCTCAATATTAAGGGTGCATTGAATTATACAACGATACCTCTTTCAAGAGATATGCTTTCCCATATTCCAATCGTTGAAGGTTACCTAGAAGAAGCACGCGAATTCGCCGGCAAGAAAATTGTTATTGCCGAGTTCAACAGGCTTTGTGGTGTAGATAGCCGCTACTAATTAATTTTAGTTTAAAAAAGGATCGCTAGTCGGTCCTTTTTTTTAGCTTAAAAATTGTGTTGATTTAAAGAGTTTTTAGGTATAAGAAACATGTGAAACTTTAATTAAAAGCAAAAGGAGCAAATATGCAATTGATAATGCTAATTATACTTTGTATAATACTCGTTGCAGTTTTAACAGACTAGTCATGAAAAGAAATGATAAGGCTATTCTCTTAGTACTGGAAGAAAAAGATGTTTCCAACAATACAGAACGCACCGGATTAATTGGGAAAGAAGCTTTGGTCCGAAATGTTTATCGGGACAAAGGCGATGGATACTTTAGCGTTTGTGTGTTAGTTGATGGGGAAGATACAAACAGAGTTTTAAGTAATGTAAAGTTGGAAATGGTGGACAGACATGACTAGGGAAAAAATTGCACGGTTAATGAAGCAAATGCGTGACAATAAAAAACGCATGACTAATTGGAAGCTTACACCAAAAGAGCGGGGGATCGCACGTTTACGTCATGAACGCGCTATTTCAGAACTGACAAAATAACAAGGAGGCCTTATGACTAAGATAGTATTAATAGGCACCGCAAAACACAATTTAGGTCTAGATGCCGTTAAGTTTTCAATCGATGGAAGGGTCTATGAATATGATTTGAATCGAAATTTGTTAGGCAGAGTTAGTCGGTTGGCCCGGTTTCGTCCAGGCGAAGCTTTAAACCTAGCTAAAAAACATGGCATACTACAGAAAGGAAAAACTATATGAAAACAAGCACAGTGATTATTGTAATGCTTGCAATAATGGGACTAACAATGTTGTTTTATGGACCACCTACTGGTTTCGAGGGCAACAGCGGACGATTTAATAAACCCAATAATATTGTAAAGGATACTGTAAATGATCCTGTAAATGATCCTGTACACAGGATTTTAAAAGGCCCGGTTAACGAAGGTAGTAAAAAGCGACCATCATACTGTAGCGTCAACGGGTATAGCATACATGAATTCGGCAACGGTACTTTTAAGGTATTAGTTAAATATACTAATAACGCTGTTGATGAAGTGCGTTATAATACCCGTGAAGAAGCTCAGGAAGCTATAGTTCGGCATGCTGCTGTGAGCAATCAACGCTGGATCGAAAGCGACGGGAAGGAATTTTAAATGGCAATAATATCAGTAATTGCCCTAGTTGCTGTTTTGCTTGCGCTGGGGTTTGTAATGTGGGATCAATGGGACGGTGAATATTGGAAGGTAGTTATGATGCTTTTGGCAATAGCTTTAATTTGTCAAATGGCTGTAGCCATTGCACTCATTGTTGAATTAAAGATGTCAGAAGGTATTAGTTTAATGTAAACAACAAAAACGTTTTTTAAAAGAAAGGAAGTAAAATGTGCTATAAGATACCATACAACTCAGCTGGAAAGGCTAAGCAGGCTACCATTCTTTTTCAACACAACAACGCTCATAGGAGTGAAAGACGAATAAAAATGTTTTTTTATCATTGCAAACACTGCGGATTGTGGCATTTAACATCAGTCCCATGGGGAAGCCCAGAAAGGGAAAAAAATAACTATCACCATACCAAGCAGCCTACAATGAAAAGAAAAAGAAAAAGAGGACTGTAATCAATCAATAAAAAAAGGACGCTATAAACATGGCAGACAAAAAAGAAACGCCTAAAAAAGGCGACTGTGGAGATAATCCACGCACTGGTAAAAAAGGCGACGACAAGCCAAATCGTAAAGACGGGCATGGCAACGGACGTGGCGGAAGACGCAGATAAAATTTAACGACGAAAAAACAGTTTTGTTTACACGGGGGCTAGCTAGAACTGTCATACAGTTAATTCACTACTAGGACAACTAACGAAGCTAAGAAAAACAAAAATGTTTTTTACTAGTTACCGAGCAGGGTAGACCACAATATCCGCCCTGCTCATTTTAAAAATAAAATTTTCATGTTTATTCAAACCGAGAGCAGGGTAGGAAGTATAAGCTACCCTGCTAGTTTTTTAATAAGAGCTTTTTAGCTTAAAAATTAATAGGTTTTGAGAAGCTTTTGGGGAGGTTTTTAGGTATAAGAAGAATAACTAAATAAGGAGTTAACATGCAACAACATATTCAATCGTTACCTCAAGATAATCCAGAAAGAGTTTTTAAGCTACATGGCGATAAGTTGGTAGGATCTCGAGATACATCTAAGCACTTAAGAGTTGTGCTATCCGGCGATACAAATATAGAACAATTTGCAGTTATCTTTCTTGATGCTAAAAATCGTATCATTACTAGTCAAGTAATGTTCAAAGGAAGTTTAACCTCTATTGTTATTTCATCAAGAGAAATAGCCAAGAGAGCTCTAGAACTAGATGCAGCCGCTATAATAGTTGGACACAACCATCCAAGCAATTCAACCGAACCTTCTCAGGATGATATTAATGCTACAACAAGAATTGCAATTACTTGCAGAGCAATTGATGTTATGCTACATGATCATATCATAATAGCCGGTAAGAATGGTTACTACAGCTTCAGTGATACTGGCATTCTGTAAGCAGGTTTACTAAAAAAAGAAAGGCCTTGGTCTTTCTTTTAGCTTAAATTTATTTAAGCGCTCTTTTAGGTTAAGAATTGGTATAAGTAATATGTAAGTAATTTTTAATTAACTAAAAGAGGAATACTATGATTACAAAAAATTATATTCCTAAAAAAATAACTGACACTTGCACAAAAGTAAAGTATAGAAATAGAAAAGATGCAAAGGACGCCATTTTTTATCAAACAAGAAACGGTGAACTACATACACATTTCTTATTTTACTACTGGTGCAAGTATTGTCAGCATTGGCACTTAACCAGTCATCCCTGGGTCGGCACTGCTCCCGTTAAGCGCGCAGAGCTTAAAAAAATGTATCAAAAGATTCATATCAGGGATTTGCCTGAGCTAAATAGGAATATAGCTCCGTAAACACAAAGAAGACTTCGGTCTTCTTTTAGCTTAAGTTTACTTAAGCACTTTTTTAGCTTAAGTTTTGAAGGTGTTTTTGAGGTATAAGAATTGTATGATAATCTAATTAAAAAAAAAGGAAACACATGAAAAACAAAAAAATGTTTTTTACTGTACTACTGACAATAATGTTAGTACCACTGTTTGGCCAAGACATAGAGAACTATTTAATAGGTTCATGGTATGCTAATCCCGATCGTGTGGGATATCCAACCATGACTTTTTACGCCATGTCAGAACCAATTAGTTGGGAAACCAAAATCATTATAGATGATAGAGGTTTCTGGCAAAACGTATATTGTGATGTACCTGTATGTAAAAAAGGAACATGGAAGTCCCATAGCGCTGGTGATTATATATTCACCCTTACTACAAACGACAATACTATGCGGGAAGCAGTGGCCGTTCGAAGGATAGACAGAGACACGGTAGACCTATCCTCAGCAAATTGGTCCACAAGGTCAATACGACTTTATCGATATTAACAAACTAGAAAAAGGAAATTAACATGATATTAACTACACTATTTGTCATTATGAGCTTTGCAACACTATTGTGGATATATAGATTTGTAACCGATAACTCGGCAGGTGCTGCAATGTTTGACAAACCTAGATCGTGGAGCAAGGGGTTCTTTGGTTTTGAGTTTGTGTTACTAATAGCGTTAATCGTAAGTAGTTTTACTGTACTAGGTGTTTCGGGACTATCAAACGTTAGCGATAATAACCTAGCTATGGAGTTCATGAGTATAGAAAGCAGTTACGACGATTCGATGCTATTCGAACCAGATTCAGCACATTGGGTGTTGTTTACACCCGCAGTGGATTCGACTGATCAGTTTATGACCACTACCCTTCGCAGCTTACATGAAAGGGTAGACAGTTACAATTATAAAGTGAGTAAAAAACAGGAACAACAAAAAAGTTTCTTATGGGGCAACTTGATAAAGAAAAGCACTATAATTATTGTTGTTAAACCGGATCCTACTGAGATTACTTGGGTAGATAGTTGAAACTTTGGTCGATTCCAAAACGTAGGCCCTACATAATTGGTGTATTAATTTTAATCTTTGCAGCAGTTATAACTTGGGTGGACAATGCATGTCTTCATTGAAAAGACAAAAAAAAGAGGCCGATTAAAGCCTCTTTTTATATTAAGAATTTTTCTTGTTACGGTGTCGAGCTTGTAAGTCGGTCTTAATTTCTGCGAACTTACTTTTCTTTCGAGATAGAGAACGTGTTTCTCCTTTATATAAATAGTCATATAAATCTATAACATCTTTCTGTTTAGTAACAACAAGTCTGCGTGTATTTACATGAGCATGGGTAAAAGCATAAATGTGTGAGGGTACCGGTAATTCATTTTGAATCCATTTTAGCATTTTCTCCGTACCGACAAAAGTTACCTGGGGCTGTTTATTCTTGCCCATATATCCTATTGACCCATCTCCGTCAAAATAACCTCTAATATTGTGCCGCCTAAGTCGGGGATCCATATCTATGGGTGCTTGAAGCGTAAGACTTTTCTTTGGAGTACACCCCAATTTAATTAAATCTCCACGCATAATTTTACTACTAAAATGAAAACTTACCATATCATATTTGTCATCTTTACGATGAAAAGTTGGATTATTTGAAATAGCCATATCAGCCTTAAATTTTTCAACTTGTTCTATATCTTTAGGGTTTATAGTAAAACCTATTTGATTACTCGTTGCTGCTACATTTCCATCTGCATACATCCAGCCAAGATGATAGCCCTTGTTCTGAGTGTTTATATTCTGAAAGTAATTTTCTCGAAATTTTTTATTTATCATACTTAAATATAGCGTTTAAAGGTATTAAAAGCAAGTTTTAATACCGAAAAAGGTATAAGAAATATAATTAAAGGAGATTAAAACTTATGGACAAATCGATAAAGGGAAAACATTTTGGGGTTGCTTTTATAGGCAGCCTTTTCCTTACCTTGCTACTCATAAATTATGGGCCTCAATTGTTTAGCGATACACATGCTATCCACATATTGAATGCTAATATTGATTATAGCTATCCCAAAGTTTATGAAGACCTACACATACTTAGCCATAGTATGTCAACCCGAGATGCGCTTGAAGTTATTTTAGAGGAGCAAGAGCTTAAAAGATTAAAAGAGCAACGCTTTTCACAAATGGACAAATGGCCTGATGAAGAACTAATGCGTTACGCAGAAGAGCACGCTCACGAACAATGGTAGGTAAAATATAAAGAAGGGTTAACCCTTCTTTTAACTTAAATTTTCAAAGGTGTACTTAAAAGTATCTAGATCTTCTTCGTACATTTCCGTAACCATTTGTTTTAGTTCTGTAGTGTAATAGGTACTGTAATGGGGATACTTTTTTAAAGACCAGGCTTTATTGCGGTGTTCTAAAGTTCCTACAGGAAGTTTCAAGCGGGTACAGACCTTATTAAAGTGTTTCTGTAAATTTTCATAATATCCCACAAAATCCATACTTAGGCGAGAATCTTTTTTATTAATCACAAAATGATGTTGTGGGCACATAGTTGCTTCTACTGGATCCCAATCTTGTAGTGGCATATGTGGGTAATAGTATTTTATAAATTCCTCAAAAGTTGCGCAGTTGTGCCGACGTTTAATATCCGTTCGTCCTCGAAATTCCCAGACTGATACGGCCCGCGCAAATGGGTTTCTGACAAAGGCAAATTTAAAAGATTCGAAAAACCATTTTGGATGGATACGCCCATCTTCTATACATTTGCTCGGGGGTCTGTGACGATATACATCTTTGCCATGGGTATAATTTTCTAGGTATGCACGAATACTAGTTCCACCTGTCTTTGGTATGTGGTGAAAGATTGCTTTTTGTTTTGGCATTATAAAAGGCATAGAAGAAAAAAGGGAAGTATTAGTTCCCTTTTTTTATTTTAAATTTCGAAAGTATACTTTCCGTATTCTATATCTTCAGCATACATCTCTGCAATCATGTCTCTGGTTTCAGGGGTGTAATATGTACTAAAGTGTTTATCCGGATCGGCGGAAACATTATATTTCGGTAATACTGGAAATGGTATGTCTAAGTGATCGGTTACCTTTTTCAAACCTTTTGTAAAATTCTCATGATTGATAAGAAAGTCCATATCTAGGCTTGAATCCTCTAAAGAACGTATATAGTCAATTTGTGGTTTTAGGATTATGTCGAACCGAATTAGTTCGTCCATAGGAGTTTCATAACAACTAAGAAGATGTTCTTCAAAAGTGTCTCCTCTTTTATATCTCTCCAAATTTGGGGTGCTACTTCGAGAGGTCCAGGCTGAAACAAATCGTGCCCAAGGGTCTCTTATTACTCCCCACGTCCAATATTCTGCAACGAGATCTCTACTTACTTTTTGATACCGTACCAGTGATTCTGGTGTATCATGGTTTTGCACTTGGATACCCGGAAGTTCCGATGCAAGCCATCTTTTGATTGCTCCTCCACCTGTTTTCGGAATATGAATAAAGATGGATTCGTGTTTTGGTAGTATATAACTCATGTTTAAATATAACTAAAAAAACCCAGAATAGCAACTATTAAAAAGTCCTCAAATATTGCAGAAATTTCTTTAATTTCTTTATATCTTTTTCGCCATGGTAGAATAGTAAATTTTCCTCATGCGTTGGAATCTTTACCCAGTCCTCTAAAAGCTGTTCTTGTCCATTAAAAGTAAGATCCTTATGGAGTCCGTTTACATAAACTAAGGGGAGCCCGCACGTGAGGTCATATTTCCATAATAAGACATTTACGATGGTCTCTTCATGAAAAGGACAATACTTAAAAGTATTTCCCAAAATTGTCGGGTGTAGGCACATCCAATACCACTCCTTAAGAAAGCCTGTAGTATTTTGTCCACACACAAAATAACCTGTTTGTCTATAATCTTTTCGTGTGCTTTGATCTATAGAAAACAAATCACACGCATTATGTTCTAAGGATTTGTGAAGTTCATCTCTATTCTCAACCCCGCCTTTTCCATCAACCATCAGAAACTCATAAATCCCTTTAGTAAAATGGGGGTAAGCCTCTGTTGGATCATAAAAAGCAAACATTCTATCCGCATGCTTACTAGCAATAGAGTCCGTATCAACATATGCTGCAACCTCAGTTCGCTTTAAAGCATCTAACATTATTGAAGGTCTTTCTTTCAGAAGTAAATATATATTTTTATCTCGACGATGTATAAAATCATCTCGATTAACTAAAATTTTAGCATCACAATCCCACCGAATAGTTTCGGTAGCTGACGCCAGTTGTTTATCAGAATTTGCCATATATACAAGTATAGGGTGTTTGCTAACAGCCCGAATTGATTGGCAACATATATCAGCCAGATCAGAGTAGGACTCAGTTGTAAAGAGTACGTATGCCTTTTCATATTTCCAAGATTTGTTAGTGTAGTATGCGTAGTACTGATTACCATATATAAGCGTCAAGCTCGGATATCTATAGTTCATAACATCTTCTGTTAAATCTGGTTGATGGTGTGTCTCATAAATATTGCCATCGTATTCTCCCTGTTCCATACTATATGGTACCGCTACAAGACATCCTATACCTTTCTGAATTATACTATTTATAAGTTGCTGTGCCTGCATCGTAGGTATGTGTTCAAGGACGTCCCCTAGAATTATGAAATCATATAAAGCTAGGCCCTCAAAATCCATTATATCTTGATTATATACATGATCGTATTGGCTGGATAGCTCATACTTGTCTATGTAAGGTTGCCATATTTCTACACAATCTAGGCGATAGCCATATGGTTTAAGGAGCTGACTATAGGTTCCTTTACCAGGACCTACATCAAGGATTCGAGCATTTTGTGGAACGTTGTCTAGAAGCCATTCTGTGACTTCTTTTTTAAAAAGATCAAATGATTCAGGCATATAATTTTATGGTTATGTTTAAATATAAGGTAAAAAAATCAAAAGGGCAACTTCAAAATCTTAAAAAAATTAGGTATAAGAACAGTAACTTAATTTACTAACTAAATAAAAGGAGACAAAAAATGAATCCTCAAGAATTACATGGATTTGTACAAGCTTTAGATCTAAATGTGCCATTACTAGCTTCCTTTGAGGGAGAAACTTCACTTACGCCAGAAAAGGCTGTGCGTCATTTTTTACACAGACGTTTTACTGAGCCGGATTTCGCCGAAGATACTGTAGCCACTCTTGTTGCTCGAAAAATGGGAAAGGGAGTTGAATGTGGTACCCTGGGTAACTTCCATCTGGACAGCTGTTGCGTGCCCGAGATACGCCGCATTGTAGAAGATATGCACCAACCCGGTGATCGTGTACTACTAATTGGACAATATGTTACAGGGGCAGCCATCCCTACAGATGATATTTTTGAAGTTGCTGGTATGTTTGTAGAGGCTGCGCAACGTCTTGGAAATATAGATGTGGATTATATTGTTTATAATGAATACCAATTCTTCAGTAATAGAATATGGCTAGCACAAGTACTGGGGAACCGTTTCAAATCAGTACAAACAAAAATGGAATTTCTATAGCATTTATAGAAAGGGCTTATTTTAAGAAGCCTTTTCTTTAGCTTAAAAATTTCTATAGAGACCTTTGTGAAATTTAAATTAAAAAAATTTGAGATCACAGATTGCGATACCAAGTACCCTGGTAATTTTGTCGGCCACATCTAGGTACTCTATGGGGGGCCGATAGGGGACCCTACATCCTTGTCGAAAAGTTTGGATTGTTAATAGGTAATTTATTGGTTGTTAAGGCCTATATCATGACGTAACCGGCCATATATTGGTTATTAGCATGTTGGCTATAAGCACTGTTATGCGTCATATTGGCAATTAATGTTGCCCATAAGCACCATAAAACCCAAGCTTCGCTGTAAAACACAGCTCGCACATACAGCTCGCAACAGCTCGAAAAACTCTCGCGGGTAAAACACCCGCTCAACAGCACACACCCGCTCAACAGCGCACATTGCGCACATTGCACACACGCGACGGTCCCCCGGTGCCGTAGGCAGTCCGAGGACGGTGCTTTACCGTCCGAGGCGGAGGCCGAAGGCCGAAGCCGGAGGCTTGGGTTGTTGTTCCGTGAAAAACTTGGGTATTTGCCTAATATAGTAAGGTCTAGATACAGAAAGGCCTAAACTTATTAGGTCTAGGCCTTATGAAGGAATATGTTGTCTGTGTCTAGTTCATAATGGGTGTATCTGTCATGTCAAAGCATGCTGTGGTGTCTAAATGTACGAATTTTAACTCTCCTGAGTCTAGTTGGACTAGCTTTGACCCTACAAGTAAGTATGCAGTGTCATTATCCAACAAAAGTTTTGTTCCCTCTGTCTTATATGCCATATCTCCCTTCATAAGTACATCATCGAAGAACATATCGAAGGATACTGTGGGTGTGTCAGGTCTAACAGTAGCCTTAACACGCAAAAAATCACTTTTCTTCTTGTGAGCGTTCAATCGGGTGGATTCTATAACCTGATGTGCCTCTTTTGATATTGTTAGAGGAGGGTTAGCATTAAGTTTTGCCATATTTTGTGTGTGCTTAAATATTTTAGGTATATTGGTTAATTTGCTTAATTAATTTAAGTAAAATGAAGAAGATTCTGAAATTCTGTCTCTCTGCGCAGATCCTGGTTCATATTGGCTAGACTTTCTTGGCACTAACGTTATCCCAGACTTTTTTAAAGAATTTACCCATTGTCTATAGTTCCTTCGGCTAATGTCTTTAGTCGTGTTATAATAGCAACTATCCCTGCTTTCTCTGCCGATGTAAGAAATGGCATTAAATCTTTTCGGATAGTTAAATTCTCTCTTTCTAGATTAGTATCGAAGGTAGCTACTACATTACCAGAGTATTCAGTAACATAAGTGTCAGGTTCAAGTAACCCACTAGTAGTATATCCCGGGCTACTCATATAAGTTATGTTTAAGTCTAAAGAATTTAAACGCGTAGCTGATTTACTGTATACTGTATATTCACTCATAATATTTCCGTTATTTATTTACGGCTCCAATTTGTTTTAATACCGCCACTACATCAGCTAGAGATAACATAGCCGTCTTTACTGCTTCCTCTGGAACTTGCTGCATTCCCAGACGTGTGGCTAATAGTAATTTTGCCATATCTGACATTACACTCTCATATTGAGGTACAAGGTTAGAATATTCTAATGCATTACTTTTCTTTAGTAATCCTAAAGATAATACAGCATCTACACTACCTTTATTATTTAACACAGAAGCTTCCTTCACTAAATTGATCTTTAGCTTACCAATAGTTTCTGCATGCTTTTCATAATTGCGTTCTACTGCGCCAACCACATCTTTTACAGATAATGGAGCTTTTGGGTTAGATATCAACGCAATAGTCTCTCCATTGTGCATTGATGCTATTTTACGAAGATCTTCTTTGGCTACTCCACAGTGAACCATTGCCCAAAAAGCACTATCATGGTTCAGATCACGAGTTTCGTGTTTATCTGCATATTTATCAAACTCTCTACCACTTAATCTGTATAGCCCTGCAGAATCTTTATGGATATTGTGTACATTTTCTTTTATTCTATTGGGCAATTTATATGTGGCTTTTTCGCCTAATTTAATGAACCTTGCCTTTTCAGGTACGACTTTTGCATCCAGATACATTTGATGATTCACAAAGGATTTATTCTCACAATCTTTTTCAAGATAATAAGAAACTTTGCGAAAATCAGCTGTTCCTTCAATACACACAGCGCTAGTTTCAGCTGCTAGTTCCGCTGCTTGTTTATATACATCTGCAGTATCAGCCTCAGTTACCTGAGCACCTAGTTTGACAAATTTAGCATTTCCTGGTACGTAGTATGCATTTTTTTCTTTCTCTACTAATTCTTCCGACTTGGTACGAATGGGATAGTAACGTGTCATCTTTAGACCTGAATGTCCGGTGATTTCCCACTGACCAATTTCAGCAATCTTTTCCATTGAAACTATTTCAAAAGGCTCAGTAACATTATCGTTAGTGATCCATACACCAAAGTCATGAACTTTGGGGTCGACACCTTCAGCTTCAAAATTAGATGTTAGTGGCTGTTCGCGCTCTTCCTGTGTTCTGAACCATTCACCCTCTTTTGTTAAATATAGAGAGTCATCTGAATCTGTAATATGATATTTATTTACAGCATCAACTTCAGCTGTTTTGTAAATACGAGAAACCTCAAAAGGAGCAGTTACCTTATTATGTAGTGCCCAAACTCCGAAGTCACCGGTGTGTGGCTGATCACTTTCAAGTGTACTCTCCAGCTCTTCATTTAATTCTGCTTCTTTTATTTCCCATGATCTGTCTTCATATATATGCAAGACTGTGTCTGTATCCGTTCCAAAGATAGCGACAGGTTTTTTAACCTTAACATCTTCAATCTCTGGTAGTGTAGCTGTTTTCAATTCATAAGTTTCACCCTCGGCTGGAGTAATGGATGTATCCCATGTCACATCCACTGCTGAATTAGCTTGCTTTAAAATTTTATTGCCATAAGCATCTGAGGCTACAAATTGGCGATCCATCTCTAATCCACGAGTAAATGTGTCCACCGTTGATTGTAAGTCAGTTACCTTCTTTGTAGCTATTTTCTCAATTATGTCATATGTGTCATTATCAACAAAGCCTTGCTTAATTGTAGGATTATCTTGTACAGTTCTAAGAATATTTATAACGGCCTGCTTATCTACATTTTCTATCGCATCAATAAAAGAATTGGCTGACGCATATTTAATAGGTGTTTGTCCTACATCTTGTGGTGAAATCTGTAGCTGTTCTCCAAAGATAGCCATAGATTGTTTCTTTCCAGACCCAGCAACACCTTTAAAAGGTGAAGCCTCAGTCATTAAAGTTTGTAAGATGTCTGTGTTTAATGGATATGTTTGTCCAGAAACAAGAATGATATCAAAAGGTGATACCTGCCATTGGTTTGCAATAACGGGAACCTGTGCTCCTGCTATGTTTAGTGTACCAACGCCGTAACCCTTATTAGTATCTTTCTTTTTCCAAGAAAGGGTAATAGGCAAGTCTTGCATCATTGGGTATTGTTCCAAGAATGCACCTACTATTGTTTTAATCCACTTAGTTGAATCTTTGTCTAAGTATATCAGCTCCCCGATCTTTTCAAACTCAACATTGTCTAGAAATAAGTTATTCATTTGCGTCTCCCAGCCTTATGAACGTGTGCTCGTGTTATATGATGTTAATTGTTTCATTATACCTAAATATATCCTTGTTTGACCTTTTAGTCAAGTTATTTCTCAGTAAATACAAATTGTGATGGAACGGATGTAAATGACCCATTATATATAGGTGTTGGATCAACCACGCCCGAAGGATTGATAGCCGGCGTTACAACACTAAGTTTATACTTTCCTTTACCTCCATGTGTCAGTACCCCCTTCTTTTTCTTAGTCGTCTTGCTAGATACTTTGGGCCAATTAATTAAAGTAACTAATCCCGTACCCCCAACAAAGGCAGAACTAATATATGTAGCACTTACCTTTACATTTTTTAAATCATCTTCTATTGCTAAATTCTTTTTACTACCCATAGCTACCCCAATGTTGCTGGTAACAATAAATGCTGCAGGAGGGGCTGTAACTATTGCTGCCCCAGCCATAGGCTCAAATATAATCTTATCTCCATGGACTATATAGCTCTTCATTAACCGACCTCAATTTTCGTAGCAGTTGAATCACCCATAGCTATACCATTCTTTCTAATTTCACTTAGCATTGCTTTTATAATAGAGCGTACTAATGCTTCAAGATCTGCATTTACATCAAATGCCTGAACTTCTGTCTCATCTGTTATTTGTCCCGTCTCATCATTGAAGGTGTGCGATATCGTTACCTCTTCCTCATGGTTTTGGGACTCATATAAAGACTTAAAGGTCTCAAATATTTTATCTTCTGTTACTGTCTGCATTATTCAGCCTTGGTTTGTTTAGTATAGGGTGAGTTAGATGAGTCTGGAATAGTTATTGCTGGCAAAGGGATAGGTGTAGAGGGTGGTCCGGTTGCTGCTGTTGGATGCATGTGTTTCATAAATATATTGGTTACCCAAGACTTCGTTACTAATTGCTGCTCTCCACCTGATCCGCCTAACTTAATAATATTTGCAGGGCTAGTTCCAGCGTCTATGGTGATTCCGCCCGATGTTAGCTCTATTGACCCACTATCTGTGTCATCCTCAATAGAAATGGTCAATGCCTCCTCATTCAGCTTAACTAAATATGTAGTGCTCTTAGTTAATACTTTTATTAAAGCTTTATCCTTCTCTAAGGTAATTTTTTCGCTATTGTCATCGTCCGATCGAGTAAGGGTGTAAGTAATATCATCTGTGCCGGACACCTGTTCCTTTAGCTTAGATGTTCCCCCGGCTACTCGTGTCCATATACGTTGATATAAATCTTTTTTTATATAATGTTCATAATCTACTGTAGTAGTCCCCAGTGAATGTGAAATTACATCAGAATACAAGTATTCTTCAGAGGCTCTTCCTAAGATTTCCGTTCGCGACAAACCTTTTGGTGCTGCAGTGAGTGGGGTATCATATCTATGAATATGCTTACGCCAAATACTGCCTTTTAAATCTGCGGACGCAAAATTACTAGTTAATGTGCCGAAACTGGTAGTCAGTTGCTCTGTAGCCTTATTTTTGGGGAATTCAAAATCATAATGCTTAGAGTCTGCCATTGGGTTTAAGACGGACCCCCCTCCCGGAGTTATACCTTCATATACTTGATGACGAAATACTTCACCACTCACATAATCTGTGTCAGTGCCTGGTGCTCCTGCTGCTAAATCAGGGTTTCGTGTTTGTATATCTTTTGTAAACTTTCCATACCTCCAGAGCATCGAACTAGAGGAAGACGCTGTCACCCGCTTACTTTCTAGCTCGACCATGGTCCCCGGTGGGTTGAATAAATCTGTACCGTACTTATAAACTCCTAAATTACGGCCTGCCTGGTGTCCTAAACGTAAGATGGTTATAGTATCTTTCTTTTGAGGGTTCTCGCCAGTTGATTGACGAGTTTCAATCTGGTAAGTATGTTGTGGGTAAAACTTTGTGGCGTGATTACGGTTTGGTATACCGCCGGCACGCACTAATGCTTTGTCTACATACTTGGTAGTAATAATTTTAGGTTGAATCTCAGTTTCATAATCAAGATCGCTACTTCCCGGATGTTCAAATGTCCGTGCAAAACTAGCCTCGTGAGTAGTAAACTCATCTTCTCCGGTATAATCATCTGACTCTTGGTATGTATTAAGATGCCTGCCTACAGCACTAAAGTGTTTAAACCGCTTATTTCCTATTGTAACCAGTTTATCCGTGCCATTCACAGATAAGCGTGCAAAATGCCCAGCGAATAAACTCGCAAGACCCCCTCGTGAAAGCTGCAATACCCCTTTAATATGTCCCCCTGACTTTAAATAGAAATCCCCTGGCTCTGTGTTCTCAGCATGGCGAACGCCTTGGGGGGTTGAAGCACTTGTCTTCGTATGTGGTGTATATGTCAAAATTTGGACTATCCCGTCTTCATGGGTGTCTGTGACTACACATTCTGTTCCTACATCAGGTACAGAGTAAAAACCACTCCCTGTATCAGAGTGCGGTATGGGGTTTGGGGGGTATGCTGTAAATGTTTCAGACAGCTGTCCAATAGTCGAAGACAGATCACGTACCTTGATAGTGCGACGATTTGTGCCCTCTTCTTTTGGTATGGCAACTACAACAGCTCTAAATACTCGAGATATGTTGGCGCCCAAACTATCCTTTAAATAAGGAGAATATACATTACGTTTTTTCATAACACTTAAATATAAGCATTTCCTTGGCAAATAGCAAAGGTAATTCTTGGTATAAGAAATCTAGTATACTTAATATTAAGTATTAATTAAAGGAGATATTATGCATAATAATTCTAAGCGTAATGGTAGAGGGCTGATTCCCTTACGTAAACGCTTAAGTCAACGTAAGTATAACTTACACTTACTACATATAAGGAAGAAGAAGAAAGATGGATAAATCAGAAACAGGTGCAATTCTAAAGCATGCTTTAAGTAACTTCTGGGATAGTATAGTATATGAATGGGGCTCTTCAGATCTTGAAGACCAAGGAGGAGCAGTTGGTGGTGTTGTTGGTCTATTGATATCACTTCCCTTCTTTGGGGCTATTGTCTTTGGCATAGTTCCTAATGATATCCCTAACTGGGCAGGATTTATAATGGGAATATTTACCCTCTGTCTATGGATATGCTTAGCTATGCTGCTTATGTTTTGTGTGGGAGTTATAGGCTTTCTTACCGGACGTTTTATATGGTGGTGCGAACGTAAATGGGACGAGGCCAAAGAGTCTTGGGAAAAGTTAAAGGAGAGCTTCCATGACAGCAACTCCGACTAATACAGATGTAGCAAAGAACTTAGCTCTTACCCTTGTGGTAGAGTGGTTTCACACTATTCATGCTTGGCTTTGGAAGCCTGACGGAAACTACCAGAGAGGTTCCAAAGACCAACGCAATATGCGAACAGGAACAGCCTTTGGTGGAATTTTTGCGGGTCTAGTTTTTATTTGGGGCGTAGCTAAGATGATCGAAATAAACACAGATCCAAGCCTACATTCACACAGGGTAGAGGACCTAACATTAGCGTTAATAATGTTATTAGTTATAGGATCATGTGTCTGGCCTTTCTTAGGGTGGGGTATTATGAATCTGGGTACATATTGTCATGAACAGTTTAACCATTATAAGATTGTGTTGAAGCATAAATGGGACGTTGAAAAGGAAAAGCTCTCAAGTTAATTATTATGTGGCTTACATATAAGTTATTGGTATAAGAACAATAACGTAGAACGTAAGTCACATAATTCCCTCTGGGAACTTGACTCTTTTAGCTTAAAATTTGGGATAAGAACAGTAACCTAAACTAGTAAAGGAGTTTTCCCCATGGCTAATAACACAAAAGTAAATATCTGCACATCTTGCGGAGAACCGTTTTATAAAGAACCGGACCCAGTGTGTAGCGGAGATTCACCCTTTTTTACTCGTGAGTCTGATGCTAAAGTATGTTGTGACTGTAAAGGGGCTGTAAAGCACACTACGCCAGATGTATGGCAGTATATGCAAAAGCCTTCTCGACGTCTAGACCTCACCTAGCGACTAAAAAAGAATAGGTAATACTATTCTTTTAACTTATATTTAGGTATGGTAATTATAGGACTCGATGAAGCAAACTATAGCCCATCTATGGCAGGCCCCTGTGTATGTGCGGCATATATCCTTCGTCCAACTCGCACCACACTTCCATCAAACATCAGAGACTCAAAGGCTATCAACTCAGCAGCTAGAGTAGAATTATTTAATAGCCTTACTCAAATAGGTCATTATGTAATTTCTTTAGCAATGCCCTCAGATATTGAGCGATTCGGGGTATATCGCGCTCGTAATCAGGCTGCAGCTGAAGCAGTACGTAGAATTATTCAATCCCTGCCTAGGCGGCTTCGTACGGGCAAAATAGAGCTTCATGCTGATGAATCCTTAGCTAAACCCTTTTCTAGCGAATTTCACCCCAATTTCAGCGTAAAAAGCATAACCGGTGGAGATGCTTGGGTATGGGCAGCATCAATTCATGCTAAAGTAACCGCTGATGCCCTGTTTCATGGCTTTGCCGCACTTTACCCTGATTTTGCGCCCAACTTTAGTAAAGGGTTAATCAGGGCTCATGACAAGAAGCTCCTCAACACAGTGGGACCCACGCCCTTCCACAGAAGACGGGGATACGCCAATAATTGGTGGAAAAAAGTCTTCAACACCTCTAAGCCCTCAAAAAAGCGTAAAAAGTAGGTATTCTGGTATAAGAATTGTGCAAGAAGGTTAACGACCTTCAAAATTATCAGGTGGCGTCTTGGATGATAAACACGAAGAACAACTAGACTTGTTTTCCACGAAGGAGAACAATCTTTCCAGTCATATAATTCCCTTAATACAGGAGCTATATTACTTTAATTAATAAGAAGGGGTTCTTATTATTATGAGGTAACGACTAGAGTAAGAGGGCTGATACAAGATAAGCCATTAGTAATACTTGTTATTACACGCCAATTTTTTTACACTTTCCGGTATAAGAAGTACGCACTAATCTCGTTAAAATTCGTCACTGTTTACTTAGTATACAATTTAATGTATACTATTTAGACACTAATCTTGGAATTTTAATCTGAATATACTGATATTATTATATTTAAGTATTTGGCACAGTTTTTGTACTATATATAGTATATTATGATATAAATCAGGACACATATATATGAAATACAGACTAATTACACTTATGATGGCAATACTGTTTTTAACGGGTTGCTACACTAATATGAACACACGACATAGACTATACGTAGAGAAACCTCACTATGACTATGTCGATTACGATTTGGGGTCCTATTCTTTTACGTTATCTTTTAATCCGGGATATTCATACAATTATTACCAGTTTAACCCTCACTATGGCTATTATTATGTGAACTATTATGGTTGGGACTGGAATTATCCTTGGTATTCCTCAAGTTACTACAATTGGAACACCTACAATAGGTATGATAACCATTACTTTAAGTATAAAAAGAAGAAACCTTATAAAAATAGATATGATCGCAGCTGGACTAAGCGTAGTCCTTACAAACGATCGACAACAAATAAACCAGAAAACAATAATGGCACTATTCGGATCAAAGAAGGGCGCAAAAGCATACCTTCGAGAGCAACGCCGACAAAGACAGGCGAAAAAAGGAAGCCCATTGTGCGAAGCAAGAGGGTGCCCTCGTCAAAAGAAGGGACCATACGCAAAGTATTGCCCAGAGTGCGGAAACGCTCGGAAGAGGATAGGATTAATAAGACACCAAATAAACGAGTGTCGAAAAGCGCAAGGACGAAAGGGAATTCCGTGGCAAGCGATTCCAATAAAAGAAGGAGTAATAATAGCAGCAACGCTAAAACAACTACCAGGACTAACGACGTGGGGAAAGATAGACCCACGACCAAGCGTAAGTCTAAGTAGCCTTTTAACACATCCAGATTTAGTATTGGGAAACAAATAATTATAAAACAGGAAACAGGAAAATGAGCGATAAGCCAAAACGCATATTAATTAACGTGGAGACACAGACAGAGTTCAAGAATCGCGATATATGTATTGCACCGGGGTGTACATCACCCCTACCCATGGGTCTTTCTGATACGCTGTGTTTCAACTGTCAAGACACGCAAAATCTACACACGCAAGCTGCTATTGATAAATGGCGTGCCAAAACTTTAGGCACTCCAAAGAAAGAAGGAGTTAACATAAATGATTTTCTTGACAATCTAATTACAAAGCGTGACGCTAAGAAGACTAAAACAGCTTCGAAGGCAAAATTAAAAGAATCCGGCCCTAAAGTCAAGGTCGGCGTAGTTGATGATAAACCTATTACAGAAACTCTATTACAACCAGAGTCAAGTAACCAAGTTCTCAGCAACATATAAACAGACAAATCAACACTAGTGAATGACTAATATATTTACAAACGAACCGAAAGAAAAAGTAATAGTATACATAATGACACAGGCAGAATTTAAACGTCGTTTGAGATGTACTACAAAGGATTGCAAAGTTCCATTGCCCCCTAGCTGCAAACAAGCAGGAACCTGTGAACACCACACCGAGTTCACTATGGATCAACTTATACAACATTAGATTTATTGGGCCCATAAAATGACCTCCTTTCACCCATTTCTTAGAAGTGGGTTTTTCAATTTTATGGGCTCTTTTTGGTATAAGAAAACTGTTCCATAATGTCTACTGAACAACAGACCGGAACAAAACCTTTATTAAACGTAAGTGAGAAGCAGAAGCTGGCTGGCAACAAACTAGTGCAGCACATGCATTCAGGTGGCGACTTGAATCCAAAGTCTTACCATAAGTACAGTTCACGCGACTGTATGGTGAGGTGGAGGTTGGCGGTGACCCCTTCGGGAATCAATCCGCCCTCGCGAACAATTTCAAACTTGGAAGCAATTAAGTATACCGGGCTACCAACTACTACGTTAGAAAGAATAGATGAGCGTATCTCATCAAGAATAGTTTTATTAACATGGCGCTTTGCGTAAAAGGTATCGCACTAATAGGAGCAACATCAAATCACTGTATATTTTGTAAAACTTATACGTGCCCAGGAACAAACCTACGGATGTTAATATGGAAACAAAATTCACGTAGTCAAAATGTTGGGAATTGCTTCCGACAGCATTATCCTAGTGACTAGAGCAGGATGAGACACCCATGAAAATGGGATCAGGAATGTAATAACTCACAAAAGGTCATTCCGATCAAAAGAGAGACACTGGTTCGATCCCAGTTGCGGGTCCGCTATTCAATTAATGGACCTTCATAGGCCAACGGCAGGCCGCTCTTCCTAGCGATCGTACGAGCTGCAGGGGTTGTGCCCTAGCAATATTATAATGTCAATCTATTTTCCGCCAAGAACCGCAACGAGTTAACTCTGCAGCGGACAAAAGCCGGTTTCATTAAGGGAGTCGGTCATAGTATAGGATAAGACCCTGTTGGTATATTATTCACCCTGAACATTATATGCCTGTGTCCGTGACAGCGGAGCAGCTCAGATTGCCCACTACAATAATTTACAAATAAATTTTCACTTCGGTGAGAATGGTGGAGGCGGTAAGAGTGGACTCGTCCATTCAATGCCTGCCCCGAACTCGGTATATGTAAGGATGTGTCCCTGTGCTTGGATACACATGTATGCATGCATGAGGTTGCAACGCGGCCCATATACCAAAATGAATAGTAGCATAAAATGGCACTATGCAGGTGCATTCGGAAATGTCGCCGCTTTGAACGGTACTATGCAGGTTCGAACCCTGTCTATTCATCAAATTTGAGACTGTAGGCATTGTAGCCTAACAGAATCTGGCCGTAAGATACTAACCTAGTGCAGATCCCCTTTGTTCAGTTAACAGGACGGGGATGGAAATATATAGAGTAATCGAGTACAGAGTCCGGAAGATAGCTGTACACTGAGCCTATATAGAGAACCCGAAGAGAGCAGATACCCCTGATGGGGTATTGCCGATACTGTATTACGAGTTAGCCACTAACTAGGCCGGTCCAACTGTACCCAAGACCGACAGGCGGGGACAGTCTCAATTAATTTCGTAGGAACTTATGGCTTAACCCAGATAGCTCGTGCAGGTTGATCATTGCAAGGAGGCCCCTCTAAGTCGGGCGGGACATTTCATACTCGAATCCTGAAAGTCGCCGGTGAAAAGTTAAGCCTTATTCCTAATACTTTAAATTAAAGGATATTCATATGGAGAAAAAGTTAGGAAGTTTTAAAATTATCAAAGAAGTAGAGATCGATGGAGACTTCGTTGAGTGGGAATGTACTATTGAGCCTGCTCTAAAGAATTCTTTAAAGAGACTATTCGGATGGAAACGTCTTACCACAAAAAGATTCTCCTGGGTAGTAACGGAGGCCCTTGAACATTATCTTGAGCGTCAAGATAGTCTTGGACTTCCTCCGAAGAAATAATACATTGCAATGACCAGTTTTATGTTTTAGAGGGCGAGACTCTTTAAAACATTCGCACGGTAATATTCGATAGTAGTGAGCCGGGTATTCAAGTGTAGCGCTGCGTAGTAAGCAGCAGGCTAATAGAGCGAAACTCACTAGTCTCTATAATCGGGGGTTCAAATCCTCCACTGGTCACAAATTTTGGAATATAGCCTTATTACGGGCGCAAGTGCCGTGGATACAATGTATCCAAGGTGCATCGGATAGAATACGTCGAGACCTAGGATGTCGGCTAAATGTGCCCTGATCCAACACATACTTGCATGCTCGTAAAATTTTGACTGACGTCAAAGAAGACTCTGGTTCGCGACCAGATGAACCTAAGTATTGGTAGAGGGGTAATATACTCACAAACGAGTGACGCCGGTTCGATTCCGGCATACTTAGCAATTTTAAAGGAGACGCAAATGGCAGAAGAAAAGATCTGCAGAGAATGCAGCAGTACAATATCTAATGCAGTGTGGTGGTCTGAAGATCTTTGCTTAAAATGTATGAGTGATAAAAGACTAAAAGACGCCAAAGATAAAGCTTTATCCAGCCTAAACGTAGCATTAATTGGTGCTAGTCATCAATTAGCCTATCACCAAGAAGTATGGTTAGTCTATATTGATATGGGCTGGGACGGAATAGATACAGATTTTCAGGTATTTGCTACTGAGCAGTTAGCAGCTACATATATGACAGAAAATCCTGCTGAACATGGCTTTACTCTTGAAAAGCAACGCTTAGGAGTAATAGCCGGTAAATATAAGGAATTACGAGATGAGGTTGTGTAGAATAGAACATTTAGATGAATCAAATGGAATGTGGACTACAAAAATTGATGGTAAACTGGTACTTGAGCAGTTGTCAGATGACAGATTGCTTAATTTGCCAATGCCTTATGATCCAATCCACCAAACTGATGGCAAGAACTGGAAAACCGCAGTAGCTGATAAAGCTGGCCTATTATCCTGGTTCTCGGTCAAAGATATTGAAGAAATGGTAGACAAAGGATTTGGTATACTACAATTCACTTGTCCGAGCATTATTGAGATGGAACATCAAATTATATATGTAGACGCAGAGAGACGAGATGTTATTAACATTACAGATATGCTGCTGAAGGAGTTAAGAGATGATAGTTAACTTAGCCGGCACATTTGTTAATATCGATCACATAGACATATATAACTTAATGCTCTCCACAAATAACCAGAGTGTCCTTCATATAGTTATGGAGAGCGGTTTCGAAGATGACATTAAAGGCGAATCAGGATTGATGCAAGATATTGAATCATTCCTTAATACTTACCTGGAGGCTAAAACTACTAAAGAAGCCTTAGGATGGAAAGAGAGCTATGATGAATATCAAAAGAATAGATTGCCATTATGAAGCAACCTCTTGACAGACTCTGGATACCTTTCGGATTAAGAAAAGTACATAAATCTACGCCCGCTACAATGCTAAGTAGAGATGAAGATCACTTAGGCACGACCTGTTGTGGCCGGAGACTTCATGATCAAGATCATGAGGTTACCGAGCGAGGTTACGACGAAGTACGTAGGATCTACACAGGCTATAGTTTTTGTCAAAGGTGTTTCCCTGAAGTATGGGCTACATTCTTTGAGTGTCCATGTGGATGTGGACAAGATATGAGAAAAGTTGATGCCGCACATAGACTAGCTGCTAATGAAGAAGCACTTGATCTAATAAGTAAAATAGGTCAGTAAAGCAGTATAGCTATTCGGAATAACCGGCTCCCGCAGGGGTAGGATCGGTTACCGATGGCACATATAAATTATGAGGTTGGGCTACCTCCTTCTAGCAATTGTCCATCTATGCTCTACTGGTCGAGTGGGGTCTCTGGAAAAATCTTTGAGAATAAGATAGAAAAAACGTTTTTTTGTTTGCTATGGCACTTTCATTGCCTACGGCTAAGCGTTTTTTCTTACTTAAATTTTCTGAACAGTGTTAATCATATTGATAACACAGTACTTAAGCCATCTCGACTACAAAAAGAGCCGTTTCGACTACAAAAAATTGTAGTCGAGCAACTACCTTATTTATCAATAACTTACAAGAGATTTTCAAAAACACGACTACCAACAATTGTAGTCGAACAAATCAAGCAATATCAAGACTTACAGCCAAAAACGACCCCTAACTACCAAAAAGCCGTATAAGACCCCTATGTAACTGAATATTTCACATTTTTAATTTAAAAACGAAATGCGTATCTGTACAGGGGGTTTATGTGCGCTTTTGGTAGTTACGACTGATTTACCCTATCTAACATACTATTATATAAGAAGTTAACACGACTACAATTGATTGTAGTCGAAAACGGAATGAACTTCTCTATCTCTCTATCTATCAGACATTTACATGCTGTTCAAAAAAGTAGTCGAAAAAGTAGTTACGGTAGTCGAGAAAACAACCTAACTTCTAACAATACCAACAACTTAACCTAAAAAGACTTCAAGTGATACTTTCAATATTAACAGTGTTCAGAGAACATTTTAAGCAACAAAAAACGTTTTTTTTGTGGGTAAAACTACCCGCACTTTAACTAAACTGTCTAAGTTCCTAATTGATAGCTACATACCCCAGCGACCAGCTTAGAGAATTTATCTAGAAACTTACAGGTCACGTCAGAGTTTAACTACAGTTTAACTTCAGTTTAACTGCCCAACAATGTCAGTTACCCACAAATGCCCCCAAAAGAGGGCATATTAGGGCTGGCCAACCCACCACAACTGCCAGACAAAACCAGCATTCATGCACAAAAAAACGTTTTTTTTGGGCATTGCCCCCTATTCATGCACAACCAACGAGCATGAATCGACATGTCCAACCAACATGTCTAACCAATCGACACGACTGAATGGCTTTTCATGCAAAACAGCCAAAAAACGTTGTTTTTGTCTGACTTTTCATTCAACGCCACCTAGCTTAGTCACTGACTAAGCCTCCCCACTGCCCAACTGCCCAACGTTAAGTAACAAAACGGACCCCCGGTACCCACCGGCAATAATACCGTCAACCTCACCCACGCGATGCTGATCCGTATAATTTTTAAGGTGTATTTCCCCTAGACGACTGCAAGCAGCCGTCTGAAGTAGCCCAACATATTTCCACTAAATGACAAATTTGTCACATTACAGAAACAGACCAATTAATACTATGCAAAAACCAAAACAACAAGGTAATCCAAATTTCCAGGAACTGATAGACGAGTGTCAGGAATATTTAGATTATTTAACAAGCGAAGAGTACCATGAAGACAATGATCGTGAACATTTCATATTTGAGTCGGCGATGGAGGCCGTCTTTGGTAGAGATGTTTGGGAATATATAAATGCAAACTGCTAACCAAAAACCTAGATGGATAAACTAGTTATTATCATAGACAAAGAAAAAGATTTACAATATGTAACCTATCAAGGAAAAAACCTTGGACCCCTATCAGCTGTAGATATTAAATATAGACCAGAACAAGAAGTTACTGCAACTATTACTTTTGCATATGTGGATATTCAGACTATAGAAAAGAAATAACATGGCATTTATAAAGATAGGAACAACCTACATAAATACAAATCAAATCATAACGATAGGCGTCACCGCCAAGGGCTTGGGAATTACATTTGATATCCTGAGTGCGCCCCCATTAGTTATAATGTTTTCCAGTAAAGGAAAACTTGATGAAGGCTTAGCAGAAGTAAAGGCTGAGTTAAGAAAGCACAACTTATTAGCAGAACTAAAATAGATGAACCATAAAAAGAATATGACTTGTGAAAAAACAGATGTTAAAACACAGTTGCATCACCACATAGTGGACGAGATAAGAAGTTTAGGGGATATATCGCTGTCACTCTCTAACTTAATACAAAAAATACAGCCACAGCCAACTGAAGAACGCGGCGACAAAATAGATCCAGGATATCCCGGCTTAAGAGAGTTCCTTGAGAGCACTCCAGATGATCTGGCAAGGCGCAGAGAACATGCGCTAAAAGCGATAGCTGAGATCGAAGAATTATTATTTAATTAAAACAATAAGGGTATAATATGACTGCTTACTGTAGCTGAGCCAATAGCACCGGGGCATTTAACCCCGGCACACGTAGAGATGCGAAGCTCTACTGGTAATGAACATATTAGATGGGCCAGCAAAGTACACGCTGGCCTCCCTTATTTATTATAAAGGGCAACAACTATGAAGCAAGAAAATAAGATTTTGCCAGGACTACGTTCTTGGCTTAAAGAAACTGATCTACTAGATAAATTTACAAACAATGTAAAAGCACAGCCCGGCTATTTTAAACAAGATACAGGCAAAGACGTAATTGATACTATCCTTTCAGCTTTTTTCTGGGATAATACCCCCGAAGGATATTCTTTTTGGTCTGGTCAGGCAGTGCAATACGCATTTAAACTGGAGGAAAACATTATGGACATAATTAAAGTTTTAGAACGAGAGACAGGAATACAGGGATGGGAGTCTAGCAGCATTATGCCTACTTTGGGTATAGGAGATCTTACTGATGACCTGGAAACTTACATTGCAAATTCAAAAAAAGGTGTAAAAAAAGATGAGGGTATTTTTTATGTGTTTCCGGGAGTAGATCTTGATGAACATATTAAAAAGAATAATGAAGGGTATGACGAGTATTCAATAGAAGTTTTTGAAACTTCAGACGCAAGTTATACTGCCGCTGTGTTAGACTGCCGCGATACGGATACTCCGTTATTAATTAGTGGAGCAAAAAATACTAAATAACCAAAATAAGAAGCATGAGAACTTTAACAATTATAGATGTAGATTCATATGAAGGCCACGAACTTGATTTTATGAGAGATTCCATTCCTGATATGGACGGAGAGAACTATCTCCTCGACATGTCTGACTTTATGGATCTGCTCAAGGCAACTTTACCAACAGACAAATTAGAAGGATTTATATGCAAACTCAAACAGATGAATATGGAATAAAAACATTTAGCGGTTCGGAATTTTACCCTATAAGCTATGCCGAAAGAAAAATGACGGGTAAACAACATGGAAAAATATCTCCAGTCTATTCCAAATGGGGTCGAGACGTACATGCAGCCAAAGGCATAGTAGTCAAGAGCCAATGGAAGGATCTGGAGCAACACTGCGACACGTCGCAGCTAAAAGAAATGGCTTTAATAGGCCCTGATTTAATTACACACATGTCTGAAACTCCTTCCGCCATTGTATATCCGGTGGATTGTGATGGGCCGGTTCTAGACACCCTAAAGCACCTTACGAGAAATTTGCCGCCTACAATGGGGCAAAGAATTATGGGTATTTGCGAAGGGGAGTTTTTTAGAGTAGTTAGGTTTTCGCCCTTTGTAAAACAAGGGGTAAATTATTTAGATTTTGATGCAATGTCGGTAGGCACGAAAGATGTTATTGACGCAGTATATGATGGTCTAAACGCAGCTATTAAAGATAGTGAGCAGCCGTTTTTTATTATACGAATTACTTTGATAAAAGACTTTAGAGGAAAAACCACTGTTATGTCTTATTTAGAAGAGGCGTTAAGCTCTCTTGGTTTTAGAAATATACCTCCTTTATCAGAAGTTAGGCATAGGGTTCCCGTAAAACGACTTGGCTGGATAGAGCCTACGGAAAAAGATTATGTTTATAAGAACGGAGGGCGTCGCTGTACTATGATGACAACACAGTATATAAGGAGTAGACAATGAAAAAAGAACTTATTACGTTTTTAAAAGAAAAGATGGCTGAGACTGCGCCACAAGACCATAACCAAGATGCTATCGGAATTTTTAGTCGAGGCGAAAGATCGGGCATTAGAGGCTTTTTACGAGACTTAAATGATGATCTTAAATTGGGAATAAAAGACAAATCCTTTAATATGCTTCAAAAAGATAGGCTCTAGCATGACTAATGAAGAATTGCTGGAACTATCTGACTTTGTTGACAGATGGGAGGAAATGCTCCTCAATGTTCGAAAAGCATCAATGGGGCACCGTGACATAGTTAGGATAACAATCAGGAAAGAATTATATGATCTGATCCAACTAAAGAAAGAAGCTGCCAAAGAAATTAACACTAGCTATGATGAAATTGCAGATGTTCTATATATTAACATAAAGAAAAGCGACGATACCATAGCACACCCAATAACTGATAGCGAATTGGTAATACTAGACAAGGAAACTAATCAAGTTGTCGGGCTAACCCTTATTGGTTTTAAGGAAAGATATGGAAATTAATATAAACGGTTTAGGTATAAGAGAGGCTTACGCTGGAGTAGAGGTTACCAATAAGGGCGGCCTTTCAATAAGAATTACTAATACACAAAAGAAAGACGAATTTGAGCTATTTTGTGATGTTAGAATGCCTGATGGTGCTATAATGCAAGAAAGCAAAACATTTTATATAACTAATGGGAAAGTAAGGAAGGAATGAAAGTAGTTATTTTTGCCATAATACTGTGCATACCCATGTTGTTAGTAGTAATATCATTAATTATAAGATTAAGGAGTAAACATGAAATTAAAAGATTTTATTAAAGATGCACAAAAACTCAAGAAGAGTTGGCAAAACTTAGAGATTAAAGTTGTTGCCCAAAACGGAATGGAGTTTGAACCAAAGATTAGAGCAGTTGTGGACGAGAATTATGATGTAACGCACCTAAGGGTAACCACGGACTAGGATGTTATATTTATATGAAGTAATACTTGATAGGGTTATAGACGGAGACACTGTAGATGTTATTATAGATCTAGGGTTCTACATAAGTATAAAGAAACGAATACGTTTTGCGAGGATCAATGCTCCCGAAACTAGGACACGTGACCTCCTCGAAAAGAAAGCCGGGCTTATTACAAAACAGGCAGTGATAGATATATTGCCTACGGATACTCCGTTTTTCTTACAGTCTCTTGGTGTAGGTGTATATGGTAGAGTGCTTGGTGAATTATATGTGACCGATCCTATCACACCAGAACTTGCCCCGACCATTATAGATGGCATCAAATATTATTCCTTAAATCAGTACCTACTAGATAACAACCTGGCGGAATTATATGACGGATAACATGAAGTTGCCTACTGACTATACAAAATTAACCTGGCAGCAAAGAAAAGAAGTTCGAGAGCAGTACATACTCGAGCAAGATAATAAATGTTATTACTGCAAGGAGCCACTTACAGAAAAGCCCCCAAAGGAAATAACAGAGAAGAGTATTAACTGGTATTTATTCCCTAAAAACTTTTTAAGCTGGCCGGTGCATTTACAGCACGACCATGATACAGGGATGACTGAAGGTGCAGTGCATGCTTATTGCAACGCAGTTATGTGGCAATATGATGAGAGATAAATTATGAACAAACAAGATAATATACCTAAGGCAATATTTAAATTTAACAACGGCTATGGAGCATTGCTATGTTCTGGTTGCCGTATAATAATCAAAACGGGCCATGAGTTTACCGATGAAGAATGGAAAGCTCTTCGTGGCGAGATTGACCTCGAGCCCCAATATTGTAGTACGTGTAAGCATGCTTGATCAGGCCCATGAAGAATACCAGGATACTATGGATTGGGCCAAGACTAAGATAAATAGTGATGACTGTACAGCTTTAGAATTATTTAATATAAAGATGTATTTTGGCTTCCTCGGTATGTCCACGAAGGATAAAGGGGCATACTTTGAAAGACAAATGAAGGAACAAGAGCTCCATGAATTTATGATTGCCAGGCCCAGAATTACGCAGTGGCCTTTAGGCAAGCATTGGTATGCCAATATAGACGGACAGGAAGTCACGGATGAGGATGGAAACAATAAGTGGAACACGTACGAAAGAGCATATGAAGTGGCAAATAATTTTAAATACAAAACATTAAGGAAAAGAAACAATGAATAAAGAATCTGGCAAGGCCTACGACACACTGTTAGATTATGTCTTCCAGTATATAAAAGATTTAGGGGATACCCGCTTGATTTGCGAAGGACACCTAATTAGTTTACTTAATTCTGTTGAGAAAGGGGTTATAGATAGATGTGATAGTGCAATACTAGCCATACCTGCTAGGACAATAGAAGAAAACGAGTATCAACGAAAATGTTTTGACGCTCTCAAGAAATTAATGGAGGACATATAATGGGCAGTCTATCAGGCGATACTTATATGAAGGCAGCACTAAAAACTACAAACCAACGGATAAAAGATTTATAATGAAACTAGATGACACAGACAAAATGATTCACCTAAGACTAAGCGATATAAAAATAGAAAAAGATAATCTTGAATACATTATAGCCGTTGGAGAATTATGTGGCACATTAAGGTGGGACTTAGCTGCCCTAATTAAAGAGCTTATAATAGAGGAGATTAACCAAGCATGAAAATAGTGGGAATTCATTTAGAGATGGATGACGACATGGTATATAGTTTCCACATCGCTGAAGATGAGGATGTCTCATTCTGTCAACACAGCGGTCTTGAAACAAAATTTAACGGACCTTTTGTTGAAAAGGAATTAAATGGGATGCACGTGAAGTATGTATTAGCTGCACCAGATTTTATACATAAAGGATTAATAGATGCCGTCAATAAGACCATTAGAGGTTTTATAGACGCATAAATAAAAGGAATTATTATGACTGAAAGAACAATAGAAGTAGCCGGATGTGAGGTTAATGTTCATAACTTTGGATATGGCACATATCTTTACCCATCTTTTAATGGCAACGCCGAATTTAGAGCTAGTCATAAAGGGTTTAGAGATTTAAGCCACTACTTAAGAATGATTAAATACTGGACAGCGAGGTATAAGGAGATAGGAATATTATGAAGTATGAATTTAGAGGGGTATTAGTTTTTGAATATGATCCCAAAACCAAAGCTACAAAAGCACCGCACGATGAATGGAAATATGGAAATTTTAATTTTTGTCAATTCATACCCGAAGACTATGAGATTATGGCCGAGTTTTTTTCTATGGCCCATCTGCATGCAACGGGAAAAATTAAAACGGAAGATCTAAAAGATTTTGAGGTAGGCTAATGACAAAAAACCTTCGTATGATGGGAACCGGCAAACTCCGGATCCTAAATCACATACTAAATACTGAGGGTGAGTTTGATTTGTATGAGCACTCCATTATCTTAGCATACCGTGGCAGCACTGTTCATGGGACCTATGTATCTGACAAGAACATAGCTGATGATATAGATGTTATGGGAGTTTGTATACCACCATTAGATTATTATCTTGGCACGAACCCATATAAAAAGAAAGCAGGTAAGTTTGAGCAATTTGAAAGATTACCTGATCCGGAGGATACAGTAGATCCATGGGATATTGTTATTTATGAGTTTCACAAATTTATGAATCTTTTAACTAATAGTAATCCTAATGTGATTCAAATGCTTTGGCTTCCGGACAAGTACTATTTAAAGAGATCGGACATCGGCCAGGAGCTCATAGATAATAGACACTTGTTTGCGACCAAAGCCGTATACCATTCTTTCAATGGGTATGCTTACCAGCAATTTAAAAAGATGGAAGCTGGAAAGACTACACCCGTTATGGGTGCTAAACGAAAGGCATTAGTAGAAAAACATGGCTATGATACAAAAAACGCAGCTCATATGATTAGGTTGCTGAGAACTGGTGTGGAGTTTCTTACAGAGGGTACCCTTTATCCGGATCGCGGCGGTAGGGACGCCTCCCAGCTGATACAAATTAAAAGGGGAGAGTTTACACTTAAAAGAATAAAGGGCATAGCTGATGGTCTATTTGAGAAGTGTGAAGAAGCATATATAAACTCAAAGCTTCCCGCCACCCCAGATATTCAGGCTATAAGAGATTTAACCTTTAAATTAACTAAAGAGCATTTAGGGGTAACTAACTAGTGGACCGCGCAACACCCCCAGAATTAAGTGACTACTTTCAGCACTATATTGATAGAGACAGAGAAGCTGGGTATCGTGAATGTAGATGTAAAATGTGTGGTAAAGTAATTGATGGTCTCGCCCTGTTTGAAGAACATCAGCGGGACCATCTTATGGAACATCTTTTAGAGTTATTAGGTGACCCACGAAATGAAGACCCCAGAAGAATGGGAATCTTGGGCCATTTAAATAACCTTCGTCGTGAAGTACACGACATGTACGCAAGAATAAGTGGCGGTGTAAGGGGCTCTTTTGAATAAAATAATAAATATGAGGACAATATAATGAAAGAAGTAAATGTAAACGTAGCTGAATTACTAGAAAAGCTAAAAGAAAATAGAACAAAACATCGTGGAATTTTTAAGGATGCCCAAAAAGGTTATCGCGCTGAAGCTATAAAGCAGCTAGATATAGCTTTAGCAGATGCAAAAGCCGGTAAAAGTATCAATACGGAAATTTATTTGGAAAAACCTGTTGATCAAACAAAAGACTATGACAAAGCAATACTTATGCTTGAAATGCATAGCGAAGATTATATAGATGTCTCCGCCAGTGACTTTAGCAATTATGTAATGGATGATTGGTCTTGGAAAAGAAACTTTATAGCGACTAATTCTATGTACACCGCAATAACGGAGTAAATATGGATCAGGGCAGTTTTTTGATTTTTTTGGTTCTATGTCTTATTGCCGGTATTTTATCGTCAAAATTATAGAACCAGATGACTAAACTAAAAGAAGAACGACTAGATGCAGTAATAAAGATGATAAAAAGTTATGGTATATACTATGACGATTGCATCCTTATGTCGTTACACGAGATAGCTTCAGATTTAAACAATACCTGGAAAGCCTACTTATTTGTTGATCGTGCCAAAATAAAAGTCGCGCAGACTTATGGTACGTCATTAATAGGTCAAAGTTATTTTTCTATAGGTAGCTGGCAATTACAAAAACTGTTTCGGGGTATCCGGCACGCAGTAAAAGATACGGACCTTACCCTAGTAAATCCAGGAAGTTATAGAACTGAGTATATAATATTTAAGGAATTAAATGAGAACACCTAAACAATATCTAGAGGCAGAAGCACCGAATTTACTGATGATTCCGCAACAAAGAGATATCGAAGAGGCCGTAAAAGACTACATGGTGGAATGTGTTCAGGCCAGTGTTGATACGTTGCAAAAAATGCTTACCCCAACTAGCATAGAACGAATTAAGGCACGCATATTTCAAGAAATGATTACGACAAAGGACGAACTCCGTCGTACACTTATTCACGAACACATGCGACATAACTGGGCACACATGTTTATAGACGGTATTCAAATGGAGAGTGAGCCTACCTTTTTTAGGAATGAAGCTAATGCTAGATTAGCTGGGGCCTTATGGGCTATTGAGAATATTTATAAAATTGATTTGGAGGATTTGGAATGAATTTTTTTACTATTAGCATTCTCGTTATTGGGCTTTTCTTAATTATAATTAACAATATTTTAGTTTTAGCTTTTAAAGTAAGCTATTATGAAACTAAATTAAAGAATCGCGGAATTGATGATAGTGTTAAAGACATTAAAACTATAATAGGGGTAATTAAACTAAGATGAAAAAACGATTTTTTTTGTGGATCACAGAAGCTTGGAATGGTTTCTGGTACACGTGGCCTGATGAGGGCGGCGGCATGAATATGAAGGTTGGCGGCCCAATGAGGAATATAACACCCAGGTTGAATATGCAGCGGATATATAATATATCCATGGCAGCTATTCTTATAATTTTAGCTACATTAATAATAATGTCCTGTGCACCAACAGTGCCAACAATTGCCAGACACAATTATCTGGGAACTGTTGTAAAAATTACTGATGGCCCTGCGTATCAGACTGTACACTTAAGTAATGGTACAGACTATGCTGCTGTAGATAGTGTTGCAATAGGTGACTATGTGTATAGAAACCCATATGGTCAATTAAAAATAATTCATAAGGACGACTTATGATATGGTTTATGGGAATACTGGTGTTGCTAGTATTATACTATTTAGAAGTTTTAGGTTGGGCAGGTTTTTTTATAATAGGCCTTATATGGTCTTTTATTATGAGTCTGCTTGACGCTTAAGGAGCAATTATGAAAAAAACATTTTTTGTTGTTACACCCCATTCATTTGTGGATGTAATAACTAATTCATCAACAGAGCTGTTCGTCACTTCTGACGAAAAGTCTGCTGACTTAGTGCTATCCATTCTTGAAGAAAAATGGCCACACTATAAAAGATTATACCATTCAGATGGCGAAGATTATCTGAGATCAGAAGATCTAAGCGAATGCTTAAGGGTGGATCTAGCGACCAAGGAAGATGTAAAAGAGTACCATGATCATTGGTCTGATTGGTATCCCGGGATGCTGAAGATCAAAGTTGGAGATATTCTCATTACCGGTACCGAAGACAATAGCATTCCTTGGAAGTTTATGGATGTTATTACTGATACCTTCAATTGCCAACGATTTCACCTGGGCTAAGAAGTGATAAAGAAAATACTAGATGAGCTAAACTCTGACAACGGCACAAACTATAAAATAGATGTGCTACGAAAGTATTCTAAAAATGAGCTGTTAAAGAGATTACTTAAAATGACGTATGACAAAGTGTCATACACTTACGGCATCACAATGAGAAATGTCGGAAATTTTGATCCGATCAAATTGGATGTCCCCTTAACATTGAACTTAGCATTAGACATACTGGAAGCTAAATTTAGTACAAGAGAGCTTACTGGGCATAAGGCCTTACAAATGTTATCAACTGTATTAGGTAACTTATCAGAGGTCAACGCTGATATTATTAAGAAAGTAATTACCAGGGACCTGAGAATTAATATGGGCCGTTCAAATATAAATAAAGTCTTCAAAGGCTTAATAGTAAAACCTGCCTACATGCGGTGTGGAATATATACAGTAGACAAAACTGTTAATGGCAAACTGAAGAAGGGCACAGCTAATAGAATCAATCCAGTACAAGCATTCATACAAAAGAAAGCCGACGGTACTTACAGAGAGTTTACAGTTATAGATGGCACTGTGACAGCAAACTCACGGGCTGGGGAAGAATATGAGTACCCTGTTTTAAACAGAGCCTTCTCATTTTTCCCAGAGGGTAAGTATATTGGTGAACTTACTGTGCGTGGTATCACGGATAGGGCGGAAGCAAATGGCATGATCAATTCAAGTAGCCCGCCGCACAAAGACATTATTTGTGAGTTGTGGGATTATGTATCTCTTAAAGAGTATGCAAATTCTGTGGTTAAAATTAAAAATACTACTAGGTATGAAACACGATGGCATTTGTTATCACGAATCATGACAAAAGTTAGTACAACAAATATTAAGTTGATCGAAACAAAACGAATTGATACAATCAAAGAAGCATTGCAACAAACTTCTATCTGGATGAATAAAGGATATGAAGGGGCAATCTTAAAAGATAAAGACGGAATATTTAAAGACGGAACTTCACTACTTCAGTTAAAACTTAAGGTAGCTTTTTCTGTTGATGTTCGAATTACAGGGTTTATTGAAGGAACTCCAGGAACAAAAAGAGAAGAAACATTTGGGTCTATATCATTTGAAACAGACGACGGGCTAATCAAAGGCCAGACTTCGGGTTTTAATGACAAACTATTAGAAGATTTTAATTCTCGTAGAGAAGAGTTAATAGGCACGATCATGGAAGTTGAGGCAAATGATTTAACAAAAAGTAGAAGCAAAGATTCTTATGCCCTTTCACACCCACGTTTTGTTGAGATGCGGGGAGACAAGAATACAACAGATGATTTACAGAGAGCAAAAGATTCTCTCGAAATGGCGATGACCTTAACTTAAGGAGAAGTATGAAACAGTATCATAAAATACAGACAATATTTTTTAGAGACCCCGATGACAACCACAAAACCCTTCTAGAGGGTTACTGGTCTAAGCCGGAGTTTGAGTATCTTTCAGATAACAAATGGATTTGGACCGAAAAGGTAGATGGTACAAATATCCGTGTTATGTTCGATGATGACGAAGTGGTAAAGTTTAACGGAAAAACAGACAACGCTGAAATGCACAAAGATTTAAGACAATACCTAGTTGATACATTTAGTAGTCAACAAGACAAGTTCCTTGAGATATTTGAGAACCCCACCGACAACCCAACAGCTGTATGTTTATATGGTGAGGGTTACGGCGCAGGAATTCAAAAAGGTGGAGGAAAATACCAAGAAGAAAAACAATTTGTTTTGTTTGATGTAAATATCGGAGGCTGGTGGCTTCAACGTAAGAATGTAGAAGACATTGCCAAACAATTGGGCATAGATATTGTTCCTATAATTGGGACAGGCACACTCCATGAGATGGTTGAAAAAACTAGGAATGGTTTTGCATCTCAATGGGGTGACTTTATAGCCGAAGGTATTGTTGCGAGACCGGAAACTGAATTGATTGGCCGAGACGGCAAACGTATTATAACTAAAATAAAGTATAAAGACTTTATACATTTAACTTAAATCAAAAACAGTAATGGAAGCATTAAGAATATCAATTCATTCTTTTATTGATGTAATTACAAACTCTTCAACAGAAATTTTTGTTGAGTGTCACGGAAAAACAGCACAGTTTCTTTTTGAACTCCTAAACTCGTTATTAAGAGCAGCTGACTCAGATAAAAGAGCTGAAGACTTATTTACAATTAGAATGTCACGAGATTATGTATATGATCCAGAGACAGACAAAGAAATAGAGGATGCAGAAATTGGTTTTGATTCAGAAGGCAATCGGACAGATAAGTACCATGATGAGGATGAGGACTGGGAAGATCATGATCTTTTGCTGATTCCTAAAGATAAATCAAGAGAAAGCATTAAAATGATAAAGCAAATAAAACGTATATTTAATATTGATGGAGGTTTTTGTGGTTAAAACTCGTAAGTTCGAGGAAGAGAATTACTCTGCTGTTTTTCATAATGGCAAAACAATTCGAATTGCGCTAGATCCTACAAAGCCTATCAAAGAACTTAGGTATCCTGAGTTCTATGACGTAAAGCTTACCAATCATTGCAGAGGTGGCTGTCCTTGGTGTTACCAGGACAGTTCCGCCCTGGAAAGGTATAGCCCACCCGTCGGAAGGTTTGTAGATTATTTCAGTAAAATGACAGAAAATCAAAGACCGTTTCAGGTAGCATTTGGTGGTGGAGAGCCTACAGATCATCCAGAGTTCGATTCTTTTGTTGCACTCTCAGATAGTTTAGGAATCTTGCCCAACTATACCACGAACGGGCTTAATTTAAATAAAAAGTTGCTGGATTTAACAGTAGAATACTGTGGAGGAGTTGCAGTTTCAACTCACGCGCACCTACCGTGGAAAATAGCAGCCCACAGCTATATAGCTGCGGATGTAAAGACAAATTTACACATAATTATCTCTGACGCGAAGTCGGTGGATGATTTTTTTGACCTTTTAGAAGAATTTGAGGGTATTTATTACTTTGTGTTGTTGCCATATATGCAAATGGGCAGAGCAAAGCACAAATATAGTGATTTTACCTACTTATTTGATCGATTAAAGGACATGGATTGTAGTAAAATAGCTTTTGGAGCCAATTTTTACCCATATTTAAAAGATAAATCTTGGCTTAAGATTTCACTGTATGAACCAGAGTTATTGAGTAAATATTTGGATTTAACTAACATGAAGCTATATAACTCAAGCTTCAACCTAACGGAGGTCAAATGCACGAAGGAATAAAAATATTGCTATCAGGTCTGGCCGCATTTACATTTATAATAACCTGCGCTACATTTGTTGCTCATATGCTTACTAAATTAGTTGGGGAAAAAATGTCCTGGCAGACGTATCCGGCGATGGTTCTTTTCACAATTATTATATATGAGTTACAAATTATAGTCTTTGCGTGCGCACAATGAATGAATATAAGTGTAGATGTGATCTATGTAAAAAATCTGGAGGACCTACCTTTGCTACAGTATACTACGAGCCAATAGATGGTAAGTGGGTATTTATGTGCAAAAAGTGTTGGGAAGCAGTTGAAAAATTTAAAAAGAAACATTAACCAAGTTAATAAGGCATGACAAGAAAAAAACATGTAATGGGAGTACACGCTCTTCCCAGCCAAGAACAGAGTGATAAAGAATTAGATTTTATGATAGGCCAGATTTTACCACCAGAGTTATTTGAGATAGAGCCAGAAGATTACACCTTGGATTGCTTTATAAATAATGCTGGTGGGGAATCTTGGAACATAGATGAGTTTAATGAAAAATCATATATGATGCTCAAACATTTATTGTTCCGTATTGCTATGCCTAAAAAACTTTGGGATAACAGCGGAAATCCCGCACCAACGCAATGTGACGAGTATTGTAAAGTCTTAAAAGATATATATTTAAAAAGATTGGAGGAGCCGGATGATTAAAATACCAAAAAGAAAAATGGATTGGGAAGGGCTGAGAGTTATAGCTAACAGAGATTTGCAAAACGGTCGCATGAGTATGCCCGCCGGAACTCCTTACTATGTTAAGGGAAATAAAAATGGACTTTGGCTACAATCTGAGCGCTGTGAGCATTGTCACGCGCAACAATCTATTTCCCATGTTATGGAATCTGACGTTGACATAGAAGATTGTGAATTGAATCAGGCAATCATAGGATTTAACCAAAAACGTGTTGTAAAGCTTGGAGAAAACATGGGCTATGGGCGCAGGCGAAGAGTTATTGACCCCGCAGGGTTAGCTAAACCTAGTTGGAATATAATTTAAATTTAAGATAGTGGCGGAATAGGTATACGCCGTTGAACGGGGGTTACTCATTGTGCATGGTTACAGACATTGTACTTTGATACTGCTTTAGTCAGGACGTTAATGTGAATACTGTAGGGTGACTATACGAGTAAACTGGTTCTGAAAATTGGTATACCACTTTTCCCGTTTCTCGGCAAATCCTTACCTATCTTAATTAAAAAGGAAAGTAAATGACAAAAAAAGAAGAACGTGATCTAGAAAGATTTAATAAAGTACTCGCCACATATGATCTAGATGAACTTGCAGATCTTGTAGCCACTTTTGGGGATGACATTGACGGGACTATTTATGGATATGAAGAGGTGAAGCTAAATGCTAAACGCATGTCTCTTAGAATCCGCAATTTTAATCGAAAAGGGCTGTCTTTTAAAGGCGTTACCCGTAGATGGGGAATTCGCGGACAAGTTTGCTTATTAGATTTTTATAAAGAATATAATATTAAATGACTACAAAATTAAAACCCTGTTGCTTCTGTGGTGGGTACCCGGAATTATACAGGGTTAAAAACATATTTTGGCCTTCGGGCAAGCATGATCATTGGGAGGTTAGTTGTAAAGGCAGTACGCACACTACCATGGTTAGGGCTCGTACTCGAAAGGACGCAAAGAGACGGTGGAATGATCGCCTCACAGAAAAATGAAGGAGAAACGATGGAATTACCTCAATTTTTAGAAAGCTTTAAAAGCTCCCATTCAGAAACTTGGGATCTATTTTTAAAAGTTTTATTTTGGGTAGGATTTATAACCATAGGCCTTTCTATATTAATATGGACTGGGATCCAAACATTGTGGTTTATTTTTATACCGGTATTAGTAGTATTTTTGGCGGTTATAATTACAGGGCTTGCGGTTGCAGACATAGATTGGTAAAATGGACGGAACATCAAGCACAGCTGCCCCGAGTTCTTTTTATTATCAAACAGAAACATGTGCTTTTTGTAAACATTTTCAGTATTACACGGAAAAATTGTCCGGATGTAAAGCAAATGGAAAGTGTTTGAGGTATGGCGTGGACAGTAGAAAACTTTCTGATTCTTGTGAACGGTGGGAAATAGGTAACCCAGATATGCCCGTCATTACTGCAGGGGATATGTGGATATCAGATAGCACGGTAACCTGGACAACATCCACAGCAACAACATAAAGAAGGAACAAATAAGATGCAAATTTTAATAGATGGAATAAAAGGACTAGGGGTAATGGTTGCTATAGTGGGGGGTTGTTTTGCGTTTGCGGCATTAGTCTGCGGATTCCTCTCATTGGTAGTACTAGCGCCGTTTGTACTAATACCTTTAATAATTTTAGCCCTAGCAATTGGTATAGGAAGAGAGATGCGATGAAAGTTTATTGTATAAATTGTAAGTATTATAAAGTCTCTGAATATGGGACCTGGTGTAACAAAGTTATAGGTTATGTAGACACCCCAACTTCAAGACAAAGTAAAACTCCCAAATATTCACAACAAAATAAAAACAATAATTGTGAGTATTATGAGGACAACTGGTTTAGGAGAATATTTAGATGCAAACAGTAACATTTTTTGTATTAATAATTATGGCTATGTTCGGAATTGATGCGCTACAAGGTGGAACCTGTGCGCACGATTTATGGGATTGGCTACAAGAGAAATTCAAATAGAAAACCAACAGAGTGTGGGGTTGTACCCTAGCACCAAAACACCAGTATAAGGCCAACAACGTTTAGGGATCTTAACTGTTAGTGGGTATCTACAAAGTAAGCCGATAAGGCTCATGGTGAGAGATACTTTTTTGCTGCAGTATACTAGCTGCCCTCTGTTGCTTTGACAAAAGGAAAAAATGAAAAAAGAAGATTTAGATTATATAAACAAATTAAAAAAACAGCTAGGAATTGCGAGAGATGATCTCGATGCGGCAAATCAAATAGATACTATTAAATTTCAAAGTGATAATGGCGCGGAAGGACAACTGACGAGAATGCCTATGCTAAAAGTGCCTTTTGATCAAATTAAAAAGATTTTAATAGATACAGCCGCGAAAGCTGTACTAACTCTACAAAATGAATTTGATTCTATCCAAATAATGAGGGATAAGGATCTTGAGCCGACCACCGTAGTTTTATTACGGACAGAGGGAATAGTAGAAGAGAATGAGAGTCTCGATGACGAGTTACCTTTTTAAGGAGTAATCATGAAATACATTGTAGTAAAGGGCGGCAAATATTTACACAAAGTAACGAAGGCCTCTCACTTAGATGAAGAGACCTGTTGCGGATTACCTGTAAAGAAATCAGACACTGTATACTTAAATAGACGCCCCCCTCAAAAAATTGTTTTAAATTGTCCGGAATGCTTTACACCGTTAAAAGATAAAAAGCGGGAAGCGCACATTCAAGGTATATATAATCAAGCAGCATACTGGGGATGGAGCAAAACAAGAAAGAGCCCAGTAGCAGTTATTATAGAAAAACCAAAAACAATAAAAACAAAAGATTTACCTATGTTAGATGTTCCGGCAGCAAGGTTATTAATTACGCCGGAAGATGACGAGGAAACATTAATGAAAACAAAAAAGGTTTAAAACAATGAGCGTAGAAATTAAACGTATGAATATAACCGAGTTTCGACAATTTGGGTATCTTCAAGAATTAAACAGACAGTTTTTGCACCCACTAGGGCTAGCTTTAGAAACTATAACGCACCCAGACAACACCGAGACATTGGGCGGTATATGGGACTATCGTGAAGACCCGGAAGGGGTGTATTTTGAAATAGATAAAATGGATAAGGAAATTTTTGCGGCCTATGAGGCACGAAAACTCGAAGTACAGGCAGAGCAGCTACGAAAAGCTGGAGCCAGAAAAAAAGCATTGGGTTTTCTTATAGAGCCCGTCAAGCGTGGTACACCGAAAGTCACTGTTAAAAAATGAAAGAGACAATTATAACAAAGGAAGATATTGAGTATATTTATCAAAAAATGTTCCGCAATGGTGTGCACGAAATTGGTATGGATCTACAAGAATTACAGGGTATTTTTGAGCTCTTAGCAAAAGAGCGCAGCATGTTATTGGATCCTTTTATTTTAGTTGGCACCCAATTACGTCTTGTTCGTTCCGAAACAAAAAGATTAATAGAAGTAATAAATAAACTTGACCCATATTTTCGAGTTAAGGATAATAAAAAACCATAAAATAATATGGCAATGTTAAAAGCCGATGAAAATCTGAGAATTAATTTAGATGCTATCGCAACATATATGCGGCATAGAGCTACAGAAGCAAAACCAGAATCAACCATACTTTTGGGCTTGCAAGGTGGATCTACACATATAATTAAATTTGAATCAGATAAAGAACTAGATGAAAAATATGCCTGGTTAGACAGCTATTTTGATTTGATTTCTTTTGATGACGACAGCAAACTGCCAAAGTAAATGCAGTTTAGAAAGAAACCCGTGGTTATTGAAGCTGTTCAATTTTTTAATACGGACGAAGCAATGCCAAAGGTGGCAGAATTTCTTTCTCCCTCTCAAACAGTATTAGTAGACGCCTCATCTAATAAAGCTACCATGATGATTAAAACTTTAGAAGGTAAACATATTGCGACAGAGGGCGATTGGATCATTAAAGGTGTCCGGGGCGAATTTTATCCCTGTAAATCAGATATCTTTGAAGAAACCTATGAACGCGTGGAGGAATAATGGCAGACATTACTATGTGCAAAGGCACAGAATGTCCACTAAAGGAGAAGTGCTATAGGCACATAGCTCCAATAAACCCTCATAGACAGTCTTATTTTGTAGAAGTACCAGGAAAACAAAAGAAAAATAAGTTTGTTTGTGAATACTATTGGGAAGAAAAGAATTAAATATGACAAAAACAAAAGAAAAGAAACCAGCTGTTAAAAAAACAGTTGCAAAAAAAGCAGCTCCTAAAAAGACAGTTGCGAAAATGACACCAGTCCCTAAAAAGACAGTTGTAAAAAAGACAGTAGCTAAAAAAGCTCCAGCTAAAAAGTCTGTCTCTAAACCAATTCCTGTACAGCCTGATCTCGGTTTGGCAATGTACAACACAGCGAACCAATCTACGTTTAAAGTTAGGGCTAAAGAAACAAATCAGAAGTTGGATGCTTGGGTATCGAAGACATATATGTCAAGAATCCAAAGAACTTTTGAAGGAATTACCTCTAATCAAAAGACTGTGAACATCAAGAAACTTTGTTGGTGGACTCAACTATTTGGTAAGCAAATAAAAATATGGAAAGACGGAAAGCTTAGAACGTTTTAATTTACAGGGGCAGGAAACTGCCCCTTATTTAAAGGAAAGTTATGGAAAAGAAATATAAAACAAGAACAATGGTAGGATTTTCAGACCAAGCATATAAGCGTTTCACTATCGAAGCTGATACTGAATTTATTGTAATTGGAGCAGAAACATTAGTAAAGGATACATTTGTTCTTGATGTGGTTGCGGTACGAACATTGGAAGATCCCCCATCAGAAGGAATTATATCTGCCTATTTACTAGGGACATTTTGTGATGAAGTCTAAAAATACACAACTATGTTCAGCCTTTCCAGGCACAGGTAAATCTTATTTTTACACGGTATTCGGGGGTATAGATGGAAAAATAATTCTAGATAGTGACAGCTCTACATTTGATAAAAAAGATTTTCCTACCAATTATATAAAGCATATAAAAGCTAATATTGGTAAGGCAGACATTATTTTTATCAGCAGTCACAAAGAAGTTAGAGATGCACTAGTTAAAGAAGGCTTACATTTTAATTTAGTATATCCACAGCCTTATTTAAAAGAGAATTATATAGAGCGCTATATAGCACGCAATAATGCGCCAGCATTTGTAAAGTTACTAGAAGAAAACTGGAGCAGCTGGATTGAAGAATTAACAAACCAACTTGGATGCAGTCATATACTTCTTGAAGTAGACCAGTATATATCGGAAAAAGAGGAGATACTTAGATGGCTAAAATAGGCAGTGAGGATGATAAAAAGATTCTAAAAATTATGAAGCATCTGCACACATTTAATAAATTACACGCTAGAGAAGTTTTTATGCTTAGCGAAGTTTACAATACAAATGCCCTTGCCATCGCCACAGATAATGGTATTATTTTTGATATGGATGAGAATTGGCATATAACTAGAGATGGTTTTTTGGAGCCAGGATATGGATAAAGTAACTGAACACACGCTATATGCGTATGTAAAACAAGAATTAAAGAAAGAATTAACAAAAGAACAAATGAGAGCAATTTGGGATATTACAGCCGGTAACGGCATGGCCAAAGGAGATCTGCCGCCCACACAAGGTGGGTGCTGGTTTTGTTGGCACGGTGAAGAAGCAGGACCATTACATTTTTCTGGCGAATGGGACACTTTTGTACACAAACATTGTGTTAAAAGAGTGCTACAGAAACATCCTGGCCATTTTGAAGCTGAAATGATGAGGGAGTTACTATAATGCTTTTTACAGCAGATCAAATCATAGCACATTTTATTGGTGACTATGTTTTACAGACTAATTGGATGTCATCTAATAAAACAAAAAGATGGTTTCCAGCAATTGTACATGCTATAGTATATACGTTACCGTTTTTACTTATTACTCAGAATATATTTGCTCTATTGATTATATGTTCAACGCACGCAGTAGAGGATCATTATTATTTAGTAAAACATTTTATTAGGTGGAAAAATGGTCACAAGAAAGAAGATGTAAACCCAAACACTGGGTATCTAAAGGCATTGCCAGACTGGCTAACCTATTGGTTATTATATGCTCAGGATAATATCTTACATATTGTTATTAACGCTTTTGCAATTAAATTATTAGGATAATTATGAAAAATAAGAAAATAGTAACACTTGATTATGAGATGACTAGGTTTTTGGATGGCTCAGTATTAAGAAACAGCTACTTTTTTAATACCAAAGAACTTGCAATAAAATATTTAGAACAAGAAGCTGTAAAATTTAAATTGAATCTAATAAAAAATTCTGATCAGCCTGCAAGTAGTTTTGAAATTTATATAGCTAGCAATGATTTTATGAGCATAAAATATTTTTTAGATTATGCTGGAATTTATATTATGGAAAAAGAAGAAGATTTTCCTACGGGAATTACACCCGTGTGGTTTACTAAAAACCCTAAATGGGTGGAGGAAGAAAAATGACAAAAGAAAAACCCTGGAGTGTTGTTGTTCTTACAACACAGGAAGGGGATTGGGAAGGCTTTTTTATAAATGGTAGACTTGTTGATGAGGGTCACGAATTGGGCGAAGGTAATTCCAGAACATTTTTATTACGAATGGCGGAAAAATATAATTTCACTTCGAAAGATTTAGTTATTGATGAGGTTACAGATGAAGACGACGCTCTTATTGAAAAGATTGGAGCCTTTCCCCCTGATTTAAAAGAATTTGAAGGAGTATATAAAGCATGAGAGTATTTACAGAAGGAAGAGTCCCAATAAAATCTTGGGCACCGGAGATAGAGCCGGGAGCAATGTCACAGGCTCAAAACCTATCGCAATTGCCATTCGCATATAAGCACATAGCTTTAATGCCGGATGTGCATTGCGGCTTCGGTATGCCTATTGGTGGCGTAATGGCTACCCAAAAGGTTGTAGTACCAAATGCCGTGGGGGTCGATATAGGCTGCGGAATGCTAGCCTACAAAACAAATTTAAATTTAGCTAGTCAAGTGTCAACAGGCATGTTAAAGTCTCTTACAAAGAAAATAAAAGAGCTGGTACCTGTAGGATTTAATTGGCATGAGAAACCACAAGACGAGAAAATGATGCCAGAGAGTGTTTCATTGGCTGACTCAGATAGTGTTGTGGCGCGAAATTATGGTAAAGCATTATTACAATTAGGAACCCTGGGGGGCGGTAATCACTTCATAGAAGTACAATCAGATGAACAGAACCATATTTGGATTATGATACATTCTGGGAGTCGCAATCTTGGAAAGCAAGTTGCCGATCATTACAATAAAATAGCAAAAGCTGAAAACGTAAAGTGGTACACTAGTGTGCCAAAACCTTTTGACTTGGCTTTTTTACCTGTAGACACAAAAGAAGGAAAAGCCTACCTAGAAGAAATGCAATATTGTGTAGATTTTGCTTTGGCAAATAGAGAACTAATGATGACACGTGTGCTAGAAGCTTTTCAGGGAGTAATGAAAGGTACATGCACCGTTAACTGTGGAAGCCATACAATAAATATAGCACACAACTACGCAGCGTGGGAGAATCACTTTGGTGCAAACGTACTTGTACATCGTAAAGGTGCTACGAGGGCGCGTGACGGGGAACTAGGAATTATCCCCGGATCGATGGGTACAAACTCATATATAGTAGAAGGCCTTGGAAACAGAGACTCCTTTCAAAGCTGCTCACATGGTGCAGGAAGAAAAATGGGAAGACGTGTAGCTAATCAAACGCTTAATCTTGCACAAGAGCGAAAAACTCTTGACGATCAATATATTGTCCATGATTTAGACGCAAGTAGGCTAGATGAGGCACCAAGTGCATATAAAGATATTAATGAGGTTATGAAAAATCAAAAAGATCTTGTTAGAATACACACAAAATTAAGGCCCTTAGCAGTAATAAAGGGTTAAGTAAAAATGACGAAAGAAGAAAAAGATGCCTACATACTTGGCTGGTATGAAGGGGTTAGGTATTTAGGCATCGATTTAGAAAATTATGAATTGCGAACCTATTTCCAAAAGTGTAAAACTTTAGAGGAAAAAAACTTGGCAATTCAAAAACGCGTTAAATTAGCGCAAAAAGAATGTAAGGTGATAGTAGATGAAGAAGGATAAGACCGCCCCGTTATCAATTTCTGTCGACAAGGCAGGAGACATAAAATATGAATGGGTAGGGTCTGACGGTGCCATAATGGTTTGGAGTAATAATACTCTCCAGCTAGTAGGAAACCGGTTTGTATCGCTGGATTTTGTAGTTGATCTACAGCCCCCTTTGTCAACAATTAAAGAAATTGGAGACATCGCTGATGAAGCTATAAAGTACACCACCTTAATAGTCAATAGGAATTAAATATGACAAAAATAACATGGCAGCAACAGATAACTGCGTTGAACCGGAAAATTTTTAAACTAAAAGAATCTTTACAAACGGCCGAAAATGATACAGTAAAAAACGTTTTGTTGGTTATTGAAGACCATAAGCAGGTTGCGGGATATGCAGCATGGCTTTTTCAAGATTGTATAGATGACATAACAAAGAAGGCACAAAACGGTTTTGTTGAGATCGAAGATAGCACGCCGCTACCGGAAAACGTAATGTTTGTGACTGCAGATGAAAAACAGAACACAGAATAACTTACTAGAGGAAATAGAGGATACTTTTGACATATGGGTAGCTTTTATGGAAGGCATGGGCTATACCGAGAAACAAGGCATTAGATTTGCTAAAGGATATGCCACTAAAGTTAAAAAATTATCATTTGACAAACAATTACAAGCTCTATATGAGCAAAACGAAGAGTGTATGTTAGCGGGTTTTAAAAAGGCTCACATAAACATAGATAAAGCTTTTCGAAGATTTCAATCATTACAAAAATAATGAGCAACGAAGAAGATAATACCAAAGAATTAATAAACAAATATAAAAATTATTTGGGTAATAACACTATAGATTGGGGCGCGGCCATAGCTGGGAATATCGCGGGAGCAATGGGGGGCGTAAATCCTTTATTGTCTCAAGCAGGAGTACCTATAACTGCAAAACCTTCAGAGCCTAGGGCAACGGAATCTTGGAATTCTTACCCTATCGAGATGCGTCTAGATAGAATAGAAGAACAAATAGCCGACGTATTGGCATTACTAAAATTAATAGGTGCGGGAGCATTTAATATGTACACACGTATTGAACCAAAAGAAAAAGATGAGCAATGAAGACGAAGCATTAAAAGAACTGCGCCGCCACGTAGCAGAATCTGAAGATAGAAAGGGCCATACTAGTGAGGTAATATACAGAATCCAGGCTGAAGATAATTTAAGAAGACATCAGACACAGCTTGATGAGCTGACAAATCTTCAGGACAGTATAGTTAAGGGATTTGCAGCCGAAGAAGAAAAAGGCCCTGACCTATCGATAGAAATGTTACACCAAAAAGTAGATGACTTAACAAATTTAATAAAATTAATAGGCTCCGCTGTAATAAAAAAGGGAAAAGATAAAGATGGACATTAAGGGATTTTTAGAAGGTTTAGATCCAAAAGAAGTTGAGCACCTTATGTTATATATTGTAGGGGCTATGAAGACTCAGGGTTTTGAATTTATAAATACTAAAGATGCGGACTCAGGGCCTGAAAAGTTTCCTGGCGAGCATAGGCTGATCCGAGTAGAACAAAAATTAGATAATGTAATTAATTTATTTACGTTAAAGGAAATAATTGCCCCAAAATGAAAAAATCAAAAAATAGCCTTACGGATATGTTAAAAGAAATGGAGTGTGCACTGCCCAATCCTCCAACTCAGGCAGTCTATGAGCATAAAGGAAGAAAAATTGAGTTTGATTCGCTAAGTGCTTTTAAAGACCTAACCCGGGAACAACAAGAAGCTTTTATAGCAAGAAACAGCTCAGATGATACTTTTACAGAAAAAGTAAAAACTGATCCTGCTATAATAAGTTTAATGGCTCATGTGGGAGCCCTCGATGATAAGGTGACTGAAGTTTTAAATTTATTAAGACTTATTGGTTCTGCAGTGATAAAAGAGGGATTAAATGAGGGATTAAATGAGGGAATAGAAAATGAAGAATGAAGACAAGAGGGAAACTCAACAAGAATATCTGGGTGAGTATGTGTCCCTAGACTCGAGCTTCGCAAAAGATGTAGAAAAACCAATTTTAACTCCCGAACAACAGGCTATGTTTGATGATCTGGATAAAAGACATACATCTCAAATGAAGGCCGTAACCGAAGAATTGCAAGGCGTACGGGACCAAATGACTGAGCTTTTTAATTTAATAAAGCTTGTCGGGGGTAAACCGCCCCATGCAGGATAATAAATTTTATATGGGGCAGATAAGTGAGCGGAGTGTTTTTGCCATATATATAAAGACAATAAACAAATTTGCTTACCTCTACCGGACTGCCCCATATGAATATTTAAAACTGGTAGAACCAAAAGATTTTGAACCATATGAACTAGCAAATGATTTTGTAGTTCATAATTTATTTAGTAAAAGATTAAAACTATATGGAGATTCATTTCATATAGCTGGTCAAAATAATTTAATAACATAAAAAAAAGAATATGACAAATATGAAAAATTGGATAGTCGTGGATGTAGAGGCAGACAATGCTTCCCCAGCAACAGGTAGCATGGTGTGTTTTGGGGCAGTATCTGTAACAGATTTATCTAAAACATTTTATGGAACTACCAAACCTATTACTCAAGAATATAGTCTCGAAGCTTTAGCAATTTCTGGATTTACAAGAGAGGAACACGAACAATTTGATGAGCCTGTAGTTACTATGTACGGCTTTGACAGCTGGATTAGAGAAACTGTTGGGGATCGTGCAACACTTGTGAGCGATAACCCGGCATTTGACTGGCAATGGATGAACTACTATTTTGATGAATTTATTAAAGATAAAAAAAACCCATTTGGCTTTTCAGCCAGACGCATTGGAGATTTATACTGCGGACTAGTTAAAAATTTAAGATCCAATAGTGAGTGGAAGCGAAAATTTAGAAAAACAAAGCATGACCATAATCCTGTAAATGATGCTAAAGGAAATGCCGAGGCATTACAGGCAATGGCTAGACTATATAACTTATAAATGAGTAGATTTTTACAAAAAACGATTTTGTTGGATATTGATGACACCTTTTTAATACACCAAGGAACAGGGTATCTGCCCCATCATAGATATGGCGAGTTATTCCAGCATGATATAACTTTTTGGTCATCTAGCGAATATGGTCCGGCAATAGCAAGACTACTGGGCTGCCCATTTGTTTCAAAGGACGCAGAAATAACACCCAATGCTGATATATTAATTGATGATGACCCAGCTTTTCTATATGCATGTAATGTCTTGTCTTACTATAAATCTATAGATGCCTTTTTAGAAAATGAAGCAAGTGTGGTTGACGAAATGTATGATTTATATAATAGGCTCGAAGCCAAATATAATATCAACATCCCTCTCTTTTTTCAAACTTTAAAACAAAAGTATGGAGGAGGCTTTATAACCACTAACAAAAAAGAACCTGTAGAAATTATAGTAGGAAAGGACACCACTGAATCGTGGGAAGATATAATTATACATGAATATGCACACGGCATTCTTATTAAACAAGAAAATTATTATAAGCATGGCAGTAAGCATGAAAATATGATGAACAAATTAACAACGGAGTTTCTTGGAAACTCCCCAGACATAGGAGACACACATGAGTAACAATGGACCAGGAATACTAGGATTTTTATTAATACTTTTTGTAGCTTTAAAATTAACCGGCTTTATACATTGGTCATGGTTTTGGGTACTGGCCCCGGTTGGCATACCTTTAACTATTATACTTGGATTTTTTGCTGTGATGTATCTAGTACTAAAATAAAAAACATTTTTGTTTTTGATTCTTATAGTCACACTACTATTGAATAAAAACACAGGAGAACAAATTATATGTTCATACACCAAATAGGTGGGAAAAAAACATTGTTAGTGATGGACGGCTGTAAGCATGACAACGTCGTGCGGGGTCGCAACGATATTGAGCGGGTAATAGCCTCCAGAACAACATATGCTATTTTTGAAGAAAGTATAAAACTAGCGTTGGTTCCCGACGCAAAAATAATATTATTACCAAGAGAAGAAGCATGAGGTGGAAAGCAACTTATTTAAAGCATGAAACAACAAAAACTATGGAAGATTTCCAAGATTATTGTTGGGACGAAAGCAATGGAAAGTTAAATTTACTAGCTTCGGGCAGAGTAATAAGTAAACACTTAGTACAAGCAGTAAACATACGCACCATTTGGGGCTATCTGGTCCCATTTGCCTGTGATCGCGGTATAGGCTTGACTCTCGACATCCAATCCGATGTAACTTCTCCCAGTCCTAAAATATTGGCAATGATTTCCAAATTTGATGATGAAGGGATGATGGACACAGGTGGTTTTTATGAGCCTGAGGAAGGCATGCGTTGGTGTGCCCAGCGAGTCTTTGAAATTTTAGAAGCTATAGAAAAAAACAGGGGTAAATTATGAGCGCATCACTTAGATCAGAAAATCTTACAATCGCTATGCCCTATGAGGGCTGCGACAAAGATTGTAAGTACTGCATAAGTAAGATGACTGGTTATGAAGAAAATCCCAGTCCATCCCTTATGGGAAGAAATAAATTAAAGGTTAAAAAAGTTGCAGAAAGTGCTGGAATTACTAGTGTACTTATTACCGGAAAGGGCGAGCCGTTGGTTAATGAAAGAAGCAGAAGCAGGGTTGATAACATGGCTAAAAGCTTTAGAGAGTGGCCATTGGAGCTGCAGACTAATGGGTTATTCTTGATGAAGAATCCAGAGTATGTGGGACATTTATGGTCCAGAGGGTATGATACGATAGCTATTTCGATTGACAGCAAAACACAGCTCGATAAGATGAGGCCGGTATTTAAGGAAATGCGAACAATTTCAAGTGCTGAAGGTTTAAATATTTGGATGACACCGCGCATTACAGTAAATGTCTCGGACCAACTAGGAGATTTAACAGCACGTAAATTACTGACTTTTTGTAAAGTACATAAAATTAAACAACTACTTTTACGAAAATTGACAGTGCCTACATATAATATACAAGATTTTATACCACATGCCTGGATAGCAAAACATGCAGATAATGGTCAGTATGAAAAAATGCAGGAAGATCTTGAAAAAATGATAAAGAAAAATGGACAGCACATTCGAACATTAAATACTGGAGAAATGGTATATGATGTGGAAGGAGTGTCCGTTGTTTCTATAGATTATTGTATTCAAGAGCAATCATCTGGAACTGACTTAAGGTCCTTAATTTTTCAAGAAGATGGACATTTATATACGTCCTGGAACTCGAAAGCGTCAATACTATTTTAGGAGAAACACAATGGGATTTATAGAACATTTTACAGATAATGATTTGTATAAATATGCTATGCAAAACGCAGTCATACAAAAATATCCACGGGCTATCGTTAAATATAAATTTATTGATCGTGGCAATACAGTTTATCCAGAAGGGTTCGTTAAAGAGTTATGGCCTAAAATACATTATATGGGCCATTTGACATTACATTATGAAGAAAAAGATTTCTTATTAGAACATTGTTCATATCTTAGTCCTCCTTATGTAGACTTTTTAAAGGCATATAGATATCAACCCTCTGAAATCCAAATGGAACAAAAAGATGGAAAATTTAGTCTAACTATTCAAGGGCCGTGGTACCGCGCTATTTTATGGGAAGTGCCCCTCTTAGCTTTAATTTCTGAGACTTATTTTAAAATGACAGGACAGAAATACGATCCGGAAGTTTTAACTAAAACAAATACAGCTAAAGCAGAGATCATAAAGGGAAACGAAATGTCTGTGGCAGAATTTGGTACTCGCCGTAGATTTTCTTTTTCGACCCAAAAACAAGTTGTTGAAGAATTAAAAGCTTTGGGCGCTTTAATAGGTACTAGCAATGTTTACTTAGCGAAGGAATATAAATTAAAAGCTATAGGGACTCAGGCACACGAGTGGTATATGTTCCATGCTACTAAATATGGATATCCATCAGCAAATTATATGGGAATGAAAAAATGGGTATCGGTTTATCAAGGCAATTTAGGTATTGCATTAACAGACACTTATACAACAGAACAATTTTTATTATCTTTTGGAAATAGGTTTGCACGGTTGTTTGATGGTGTTAGACAAGACAGCGGAGATCCTTTTGATTTTTATCAAAAAATGATAAAGCATTATATGGATAAAGGAATTGATCCAGGCAGCAAGTCGATTGTATTTTCCGATGGCTTAACTGTAGATTCAGCAGCAAAATTAAAACAACGTGTGGGCAATTTATTTCACACATCTTATGGTATAGGCACAGCACTATCTAATGACATTCCCGGCGTTAAGCCGTTGAACATCGTTATTAAAATGACGGATGTTTTAGGACGTAACGGAAAGTGGCAGCCAACTGTTAAATTATCTGATGTAGAAGGTAAAAACACAGGAACGCCAGAGGCAATAAAAATATCTAAACAAATACTAGGACTTGAAGAATGAAAAGAGAAGTAAAATACGAGGGAAAATATCTCACTTTTGTTGAGGTCGAGGGTAACAATAAGGTAAAATGGGAAAGGGTAGAGCGTAATAATGACACCCAAGCAGTTATACCTGTTGTATATTATAATAAAAACTCCGTGATAATAATCAAAGAGTTTAGACATGCTCTAAACAAATATATGTTTTCTTTTCCCGCTGGTTTAGTGCAGGAAGGGGAAGCATTTGATATTGCAGCCATGAGAGAGTTTTCAGAAGAGACTGGTTTTCTAGTTCAATCTGAAGACCTAACTCTGATACATCCAAAATCATATTCGAGCGCTGGCGTGTCAGATGAAAAGATTGTCGTTATAGAGTATGATGTAGATTGCCTACTAAAGAGTGAGGAGTTACCCGACGAGCATGAGATAATTCAAAGCTTAATTATTCCATTAGAAGATTTATATAGCTACATTACTTATGAGAAGGCAGTTAATGGGGTTGTACTTAGCTCCCGGTTACTAACTTTTGCCATAGGTTTTGAAAAAGCAAGGAGCTTACGAAAATGAAAGCATTAATAATTGTAGATACACAAATCGATTTTTGCGAAGGTGGCCCTTTAGAATCTAAAGGAACAGATGCCATGATTCAACACATTAATTCACTGATTATTTCTGATAGATATAGTTGTGTGATCCTTACTAGGGACTGGCACCCGAAACATCATCTAAATTTTGCGAGTAATCATAAAGACATTGAGCCATTTACAGAAGTAAAGGGCCAATGGTTCTGGCCAGATCATTGTGTTCAATACACAGCCGGAGCACAATTTCATCCTGATCTTAGATGGGAATGGGCAGAAGACGCACATGTTTTTACTAAAGGTGAGAACCCAACAAAGCATCCTTTTAGCGGTTTTGAGGGCAGAAAGCTGGGACAAAAACTATGGACCTTCTTATTTCAGCGCGGAATAAAAGAAATAGATGTTGTAGGATTGGCCTTGGAGTATTGCGTCAAAGAAACAGCATTGGATGGAATTAAAGAAAACTTAACAACAAATTTATTAATGTCAGGCACTAGGGCCGTAGACCCAAGTACTGTAGATGGGGTTATTACTGAACTACGAGAAGCTGGCGTTATTATACACACAGGAGATGCCCAATGAGTACAACATATATAAAACATACACCACGAGGCCAGTTGATAGCAATTTTTCAACAGGCAGAGCATAATCGTCATGAGCTGACAATTACAAATCCTAAAAAAACTTTCTCACATTCAAAAAGATTGGCAAACAGAGCAACATCTGTCAATTTTCAAAAGGTTTTTAAAGACATGGGCTGGAAGGCCCAAGAGTAGAAAAAGCTTGACTAATGAGGTATTTATAGCTTAAATTTAAAGCATGAACACATAACTGAGGCTAAAATTATGATTCTACTCCTTGACCATCAGGTCACTAGTTTTGAACTTTCCCATGACCTAGTAGAAGCGGACGTTGCTATGAATACTATATTTTTTTGGGTAAGCTACTTGGATGGACGAATAAAAGTTGAATCGGCGGCTGTTGCTAAAAGACAGCATCGATTTTGTTCTGCTTATACAAGCGGTGAACTTGGAATCTTATTACCAACACAGGTGCAAACTTTGTGGCGATATGTAGATGACCAAGGACCGCGCTGGATATGCACCTATGAAAACGAAGAAGAGGGGGTTGCATTAATCACAACGCAAGAACAAACGGAAGCAGATGCCCGTGGTAAGATGTTATTAGAGATTTTAAAAATCAAATTACCCAAAACCAAGTTTTGGAAAGAAAACGAAGAAGAAGATGAAGATTAAAGAATTAAAAGAAACAGTACGCTTTAAAAATTTACGCGTACGCACTTTGACGGGCGAGGAAGGTTGGTATGTTTCAAAGAAAACCTCACCGAAAGGAAAAATGACAGTAACCTTGATACCGGAAATAGGATCCAATAAAACAGTAGAACTAGAATTTGCTTCTGGCGAAGCTTTATTAGGAGAAATTTTTGATTGGGAGGTATTAGATAGTATGAAAAAAACAAATATATGCGACGTTTGTGGGGACCACATTAGTTTAGGAGTTGTTGCTTCAAAACTAGCTCCCACATCTTATCAAATTTGTAATGAGTGCATTACGGCCGGGGCCGAACCACAGAGTATTGTAATTAATATGGTAGAGACTCTTGGGTGGGATTTAGATAACCTGGCAGAATGGGCACACAATTCGTTGGTTTTTTATGACAAAAAATCAAAAACATATATAGATGCGAAGAGGGCGGATATAGATTTTTTAAAAACATTCTCCCAACATTCGCAAACTGAATAAAAAGATAAATCCAGAAACTCGACTAACTATTAATATAGCCCCATAGCTTAAACTATGGGGTTGTTAGTAGTAAACAATAATAAAAAAGGAAAATGAATGACTGAGAACATAGCCCCAGTTTGGGGTGCTCCCATTAGGGGAACGAAAGACGACGCAGAAAAAAACGTAGAGGAAACAGCTAATAGAATCTATTTTTATTCAGGAGTAGACTCTGAATCTGCTTTAAGGGTAAACAAAATACTTTTAGAGATGAGTCATATACACTTAAGAGATAAAATTATTCGGGAACTTGAAGGTATTGATCCTATATATTTACACATTAATAGCAATGGTGGTTTTGTATTGGATGGTTTTGCCATCATGGACGCGATCGGAAGAATTCAATCTAACGGTTTAAAAGTTACTACCATTATAGATGGGCTTGTTGCCAGTTCCGCTACTTTATTTAGCGTAATAGGAAACCATAGACAAATTGGATCTAATTCAATGATGCTAATTCACCAACTTTCCTCTAAGATTCTTGGTAAGTATGCGGATTTAAAAGATGGTTTAAAAAATGCGGACGTTTTAATGAATAAAATTATGGGGATTTATAAAAAGTACACCAAGATCCCAGAAGGCGAGATAAAAGGTATACTAGAACATGACTTATATTTTGATGCAGAACAGTGCTTAGAATATGGGTTAGTAGACGAAATCATATAAAATAAATGAATCAGCTCTTTAGTAAAGACATCACGTTAGATGATGCAACACATATTTATACACTTACGTCTAACCCCAAGGCTGAATTTACTAGCACTACTACGATTATACACAGCTTATTTAGGCCTTTCGAGGCAGAAAAGATTGCATCTAAATTGGTCGCAAATTCCCCTAAATATGCATCCTATACGAAAGAGAGTTTATTAGGAGAGTGGGAACAAGCCGGATTAGATGGAACAAGGGTCCATAATCAGCTAGAAGATTATATAAACACAAAAGTTCCTGTAACTGATATAAAGGGAATACAGGGGGTAAAATGGCTAGAACAATTCACCCGCGATAAATACAACTGGTACCCAGAAGTAATTATATACAGCGAAGAAATAGGAATTTCTGGCACGATAGATCTATTAGTCCATAACCCTGTTACAGATATTTATACAATTATAGACTGGAAAACTAATAAAGCAATTAGAAAAACAGCCTTTGGTAATAAGAGAGGGACGGATCCAACTACGGACCATTTACATGATAGTAACTATTGGCATTACGCGCTTCAATTAAGTATGTATAGGTTTCTCTTGGAAAGGTATTATGGTAAACAAGTCAAAACACAAGCACTGGTACATTTACAAGACTGGGGAGCTACAGAATACGAGCTTCCGTATCTAGTAGATGTTATCCAGAATATCACAAACAAGCTCCCATAAAAACAATACTTATGGGTATAAGAAAAATACAGATCTAGTTTTTGTTCAGATCCAATTAATCAATCCTAAAAAAGGAGATAGTATGCCTCCAAAGCGAAGAACGTTTGACATGGGACTGGGGATTATATTGGAAAGTCCAGATGCATTGAACCTTATAGAAACAAATTTATGTGACCATCTTGATGATGCAGAAGCAATGTTCGAATTTAATAGTTGTATTGCTCTTCCAGATGACGTTATAATTTGTGAACAACAAGAGTTGTTATGTCTTACCCCCCAAAGACATTCGGAAGGTTTGGACACTATTGGTGTTCCAATACAAGATAGATTAACTGTCTTTGAGTTTAGAGAAACTGATGACGGTTGTCAGCTATGCCCTATAGAGGGCGAAGTTGTGGATAAACAGTTTAAGGATAAATATGAGCGAGTACGCTTATCTCAACCAGCTTTTACTGGGCCTTTTGCTAATCCAGAAGATCTACTTTTTGAGGACCTAGTAATAGTACCGTAATAGAATAAAATTGCAAGCCGATCGCAACTTGGTCGGCTTGCGTAAAATAGGGACATCTATGAAAATAATGAAAATAATGTTATGGCTTTTTACGTTAGCCTTACCGCTTTTGTTGCTTGCCCAGCCACAAAACAATTATGATAAGTTAACTTTGCAACAAAAAGCTTTGATGAAGAAAGCCTTTGACTATGGAAAAGAGTTTGATCTTGGGTATAGCATGGCAGCTATCATGTGGCATGAGTCATTTGTGGGTGAAGACATAGTACCTTTTAATATTGGAGATCCAAGTGGTGGGTATTGGCACAAACATATTGACTACTTATTAATTCAGGAAGGAAGACATCTAAACAACTTAAATAGAAATCTTGCTATGCTTGAGTTAATTCAAAATATGGATTATGCAGCAGCTCTTGCTGTTACAGATTTAAAAATGTGGCAATCGCAGTTTGGGCCAAATAGCTGGACTAAGATATATGCTGGTTATAATGGAGGATACTCAAATTCATCCGCTTCTTTGGAATATGCAGAAGCTGTACGCACTAAGGTAACCGATCTAATAAGAAAAAAAATATTTAAACCGACTGAAAAGGAAGGCGAAGAAAAATTAGCAACACAGTAAATGTAGATTTATCAAAGATGACAGATGTTGCATGTACATGTGGTAGTCTAGAGTTTGCACCAATCTACACAGTAAAAAAGCTTTCAAAAATTTTGTCACCAACAGGCAAAGATAAATTTGTGCAACAAGCAGAAATACGTTGTACTAAATGTGGCAAACCGTTGGCAAAATCAATGGAAGAAAAAGATTCAGAAGCAAGCACTTAAACTGCTTGCTTTTTTAGTTTAAATTTATTATATTTAAGTATATTACTCGCGCTGTTGCGCCAAGTGTCACTAAGGCATTAGAGCAAGAAGCATTATGCTTGCAAATTGGTTTGACAGTATAACACAAAACAGGAGAATACCTATGTATAAACCAATCGCAGAGATTGCTGTTAATGGCAATCGTCTCAGGAAGTATTCCGGACAAATGATCTATTTAAAAGATCAAACGGAATTTCAAATCGAATTACAAAACTCAACTCAAGATGTATACAAAGCTAAGATTAAGCTAAATGGCAAATTTATTAGCAATGCCGGAATAGTTCTTAATCCGGGACAACATTTTTATTTAGACCGTTTTATTGATACAGATGAAAAGTTGCTCTTTAATACATATGATGTACCTAACACGAAAGCAGCCAAAAAAGCCATTGAAAAAAACGGTTTGGTTGAGATTCTTTTTTACAAAGAATCAACACCAGTCCAGCCTTATTATCCAATTCAAACTACATTAAATGATCCTTGGGTGACGCATGTAAACGGTATTGGTACTGGGGGAGCGCCACAATATGGCACTGTAACGTGTAATAATACAATGAGCTTTGACACAAGCAATGTTAAATCATCAGCAGAAAACATTTTTAGAAGCACAAAGAAGGGTATTGAAACAGGACGTGTAGAGCATGGAGATAAATCAGATCAAGATTTCACAGAAGTATATCTGAAGTTTGAGTCTATATGTACAGCTTCATATACATACCACTTATTGCCAACCAGCGCACAAGTACATACACCAAAGAGCATCCGCTCTTATTGTGGTGGGTGTGGTGGAAGGTTAAGAAAGGGTGACCAGTTCTGCAGACATTGCGGACAAAGAGCCTGATAACTCTTAAACATTGAACTAAAAAGGCCAGCAATATGTTGGCCTTTTCTGGTATAAGAATTTTAGCAACACCTAGATCTTATGTATTTTTTTTGTAACAAGCTATATACTAATTAATAATATAAGGAATTAGCAATAAAATGGCACAACTACTTATCGCTATTATTTTCTTTACCATTCTATATTTTATATGGAAGTGGTATAGGAGAGCAACACTTACGGAAGATGTAAAAGCAGCTGTCGAGGATATTCAAGACCGCGCAAAAGCTGCAGATAGAATCCCCTCGGACTTGAAAAAGAGATCAACTGCTTCTAAAAAGAAGTTGGATGGTTTAAAAGATCTATCACAAAAATAAAAAAAAGGAGGCTACATGCCTTATAGTAAGAAGCAAATCAGCAAATCTATATTTTCTATTATCGTAGTTTTAGCTGTAGTTTTTATCGGTTTTTCTTTGAACAATCTCGTTGAAAGAAATGATTTCGGATATTATCAAATAAAACAATCATGGCCTAAGGGTAATATGTCAGTTAGAAACGCTCCCGGTTGGTATGGTCAATATTTTGGCACTATTTCAAAGTATAAATTATCTGATGTTGTATTTTTATCAAAAGAAGTTGAAGATGGTGGCCGAGGAAATGTTACCGGAGCAGTTCGAGTTCAATTTCCAGATGGGTATGCTGATGTAAGCTGTGTAATGCAATATGAATTATCAAGATTACCGGAGAATTTATATGCACTTCATGAGCTATATAGTTCTAATGAAGCAACTAAAGGAATGATCAGACAACAAGTAGTTGAAGCCCTGAAAAATACAGGCTCACTGATGAACTCCGAAGAGGCTTATGCTGATAAACGATCTGAATTTATTAGACTTGCTAAAGCACAACTAGAGCAGGGGCTATATGTACCAGAAGTAAAGGTACAAGAATCTACTAATAAAGATGGTACGAAGAGAACAACAAAGAAATTTGATTTCTTACGTGATAAAGAGACTACCATGCCTGTAATTAATAAAGCACCGGTATTCTCTCAATATGGAATTAAAATTATTCAGTTCAACATCAAGGACATGGACTTTGATCCTAAATTAACCGCTTTAATTGAATCAAGAAAAGACGCACAAAAAGCAAGTCAAGACGCCATAACTGCAAAAGCAGAGGGTGATACTAAGATTGCTAAAGAACGCGCGATTCAAGAAGTTGATAAGATTAAGATGGTAACCATTGGAAAGAAAGAAAAAGAAGTTGCAGAATTACAAGCATCTAAATTATATGAAGTTGCTAAATATGCAGCACTTGAAGCGGAACAGGATAAGATCAAAAAGATTAAAACTGCACAAGGTATTTCGGAAGAGTTACGTATTGCAGATGGACTATCTGAAAGAGAGAAATATCAAATAGATGCAAATGTAAAACGCGATATTGGGGTTGCAACCGCATTGAAAGATTGGGTAGGTCCGGTAAATGTTATCACAGGTGGTGGTGGAGAAGATGGTGGTTCCAACATTGAAAATGCTTTGATGTTAAAAATGATGATTGATTTATCAACAAATTCGGCTACTGCTAATAAGTAGACCACTTTAAATATTTAATAAAAAGGGCAACATTAATTGCTGCCCTTTTTTACCCTAAAATTTAGGAGCAATATGGCAAAACCATTATCAAACAAAGAATTAGCACAACAACTGGGCACTACTGCCAGACAGATTTCAAAGAGTAGAAAAAGAGGGTGGATTTGGGTTGGCGAAGAAAAAAAGAAATATAAGGCTCCGGCAGCTTTGCACCTTGTTTTAAAGGCACAGCCTAAACAACGTAAACCACGAAAACGGAAAGAAGTATGAAAGCACACATTCGAGCGGATTTAAAGTTGCGATTAGTGAACATGTATACCCGAGGAGGGATATCGGAGATTAAAAAGTATCTAGCAAAAACTGAGCGAGAGCAACTTTTAAAAAACCATCGACAGTACAAGGCAACGCTTGAAGGTGCTGAAATTTTGTGTCAAAATGTTCTACTCGGACAAGATATAACTTAACCAAACATATATATGCAGTTATTATCACCAAGCTACGAGATTTTAACAAAAATTGATGGGCCTGAAATACTAAAATCCTTGGAATTAGCGGGACGTTCCGCGTATAAATCAGAGGGGCTTATAAAAGAAGGATCAGCAGAAAAATTTATAAAAAAGATTGTTCATGAATTTAAACATGAATCAGTAATTGAACACGAGTCAATCTCCGTAAAATTTATCTGTGATAGGGGAGTGTCGCACGAAATAGTTCGCCACCGGTTAGCCTCCTACACACAAGAAAGTACAAGGTACTGTAATTATTCAAAAGCAAAATTTGGAGAACACATTACTTTTATAATACCACCTTGGTTGGATTTAAAAGATTTAAAAGATGTAAAAAACATTTTAGATCATTTATTGGGAGAAGGTAAACTTGGGGTTCATATTTTTTCAGACAAATCTTCATTTAAAACTGAAACGAGGGAATGGCTTACAGCTATGTGGCAGACAGAGGCGTCTTATTTTCATTTATTAAAAAGTGGATGGTCGCCACAACAAGCTAGAAGCGTACTCCCAAACAGTTTAAAAACTGAGCTTACCATGACAGCAAATTTAAGAGAATGGAGACACTTTTTTAAATTAAGAACACACAAAGCTGCCCACCCCCAAATGAGAGAGATAGCAATACCCCTCTTAAAAGATATACAGGCACAAGTGCCTATTATATTTGAAGATATACAACCATAATAATTTATGAAAATATTTATCATATGTTCCGTGCGTGATGCAACACAAGAATACCGAGATCGCTTAGAATCTTATACTCAAATTTTGGAAGATAAGGGTGACAAAGTACACTTACCGCATCGTGACACAGACCAAGAAGCTACTGGATTGGCAATATGCGAACAAAATGCAGAAGCTATCCGAGAAGCAGATGAAATACATATATTTTTCAACTCAAGCAGCAAAGGGTCCCATTTTGATATGGGAGTTGCTTTTGCGTTGAATAAAACAATTCGTGTGATCCAGAGTGAACCGTACGTACCAGGTAAAAGTTTTGCGCGTATGCTTACAGAGTGGGAATCACGTCTATAAATGGTTAGAGCATAAGCTCTAATTTATTAGCTAATAAAACAGAAACCATACAACAAAATGAGAATAATCAAAGATACACCAACATATGCTGAGGCAACCTACGTTGCTTACCAAGCAGATGACACCCAATTACTAATTGAATTAAAAGCTCCAGGTTACTTAGTAGAGGACATTGAAGTTAAAAAGCATAAAAATGGTGTTGTTGTTTCCGGTAAACCCCGTAAAGCTGCTGGTAAAGGCACCTTTGCACCAGGATTTACTAATTTCTTCGCAATTACTGATGACAAGAAGTACGACTTCACAAAAGCAGAAGATCTAGTGAAACTAGAAAATGGTATTCTTCGTGTAATCATGCCGATTGCAAAAGAATTCCAAGCAGTATCGTTAAAGGTAAAATAGTTCTGATCTAATTTAGGTATAAGAACTATACGATCAAGTTGCTTGAATTGTCCCAAGCGAGGAGATGGAACGATTTTCGGAATTGAAAATTAGGGACACGTAATTATGCAAACGTTTGAAAAAGAGCGTTACGAAGATCTTGGACGTCTATTCGGATATTTAAATAGCCGCAAGCCTGTAACCTCAGGCAAAGGAGACAATTATATAATCGTTTGTTACTTAGGCGATTATGTTAATCGAGCTGCAGATTCAGAAATAAGAATGGTGTCTGTCGTTGACACCGAACAAGCAGCGCATTTTATTGCTAGGTGGGTGAAGAGGCGGGATAAACTCCCCTATCTTCCAAAAATATACCGCACTAGTGCGGGCTTATACCCATCTGATAAAGGAAGCGTTAGCGCTTACCTTGAAGCGCTCGATAAACAGCGATTAGCTCTAAAGGCTAGAGTAGATAAAGATGAAAACGAACAAGCATCTTAAATTACAAATTAAAAGCAGGTCTTTATTGGCCTGCTTTTTTTTACCATGGAAAAATTAAAAGTAGGTGAAAAGAAGTCGCAAGTAGTAATTCCGACGATAAATTCATTAATAGATCAAGTAGATAAATTAGAAAAAACTATTGATTTATTAAAAGGCATCCTTTTAGATAATTTTGAAGATACAGGTTATCTAGAAGATTTAGGGCTTAAAAGAAAAAAAGTTGAAAAAGTACTTGACATTTAAATTTTTATTATCTATATTTCCAATGACTGGGTATTCATCCAGTTTTTTCGTTATTTGACAAGTGGACATACATTCTAGACGTAGCTCAAGTAGGCAGAGTCCGTGGTTTGGAACCACGTGGGTAGGAGATCATGGCTCCTCGTCTAGACAAGAACAACAATGGCCGATTCATCTAATGGTAGGATACCGGGCTTTCATCCCGACAACAGGGGATCAATACCCCTATCGGCTACAAAATAATATTCGACCTATGGCTCTACCCCGAAAGGGATGAGAGGAAGCTCAGGACTCCACTGCTAACGGAAGGAGATTGTTAAAAGGAACTCGAATAACAATCGTCAGCACTTCCCAGGGAGCAATTCAAAATAGCTAGAGGGAAAGCAGCTCTATAATGCAAAGGTAGATGCCAACAGAGAAATCATAGGATAGAACAGAATCCTGGCTATGGAATATTATTTAATTACGGGGCATGGGACTGCATGGGGTGGTCACCTGTTTTGCAATCAGGAATATCAGATGGGATCGTTACCCATATGCTCCACTCGTAAACACTCGCATAGCTTAATCGGTAAAGCCGGCTCCTTATAAGGGTCAGTAGGCGGATCGTAACCGTCTGCGAGTACAACCAGAGGGTACAGTAAGGTTCGATTCCACCTGTCTTAGCGGATAGGCCTGGCGGAAGTACTCTCTAGATATGCCCTCTTAGTTCAATTGAATAGAACACGTGGCTACGGACCATGAGATGTGGGGTTTGAGTCCTCCAGAGGGTACCAGGAATCATAGCAAAATTGGTAATGCAGCGGCCTCTTAAGCCGAAGATTGTAGGATCGTGACCTACTGATTCCACAATGCTCTCGTCGTACAATTGAAGAGTACACGGGTCTTCTACACCTGTAATAGGGGTTTGAATCCTCTCGAGAGTACCAGATTTAATAATTAGACTATGAAGTGTAACGGATGCACGCCAGCCTGTCAAGTTGGAAGACGGAGTTCAACTCTCCCATGGTCTGCAATTGCCGGAGTGGCGTAATTGGTAGGCGCGCTGCGTTTAGGCCGCAGTGTTGAAATATACATGCAGGTTCGATGCCTGTCTCCGGTACAAACCATAATAAGAAATGAAAACAGGAAAAGTATTAACTACAGATAATTATCGTGTAAATGTTCCTTGGATAGCCACTTTAAATTTTAGAGAAGAATTATATCGTTTTAAAGAGGCATTGTTTAATTATCCTTGGCTTAGACATAAACCGAAAAAGAAATGGCTGTACGGATCTTACTGGATCCAAGATAGTTATAAATTAGCAGAATATATTTATCACTATGTACTTCCCAAGGATATACAAAGCCAAGTAAAGCCTTTCGTTATTCCTATTAGAAGTTTAGATTTAGTTGATAATCATAATCAGAAAAGAGAATTTACAAATTTAACAAAACACTGGCTACTCCTCCAAAAATTAGATGAACCTTTTGAAGGCGTTTCTTGGGGTGTTATTGATCTACTCGCAACTTCCTATGTGATGGTACCAAAAGTTTCTTCTGAAGGACAGGAACGAGGGCACTATGAATATATTGATTTAAAATGGCCTTATGAAAAAGGATATATCACTAAATTTTATACAGATGGTCCTTCACAGAAAACGCAAGCAGTGGCGGAATCTTCTCTTGAATTAATGGCAATGGACAGTCTTCATAGTCATTTTTCGAAAGTATGCACTCTAAACATACAAGTTGAAACTAGAAATAACATATTTAAATTTTAAATGGCGTCGTAAACTGTTAAGGCAGGCAGCCTAGTCTGTAAAACTAGTATCTTCGGGTTCGAGTGGGTTCAATTCCCTCAGGCGTCACAATGGAAGCTTAGCTGATGTAGTACATAGCGCTGGACTGAAAATCCAGAGAATCCGGAGCGTAACCGGGAGCTTCCACAAGTAGTGAAATTATTTAGAGCAGCCGGCAGATGTCCAACATCATGTGGCTCTAAGGGTCTCAGACTGTAATTTCACTATCGCTCACATGGCGTAATTGGTAGGCGCGCTATCTTCAAACGGTAGTGTATGAAATAAGACGTGCAGGTTCGATGCCTGTTGTGAGCACATTGCCATCGTAGCTAACTCGATAAAGCGACCGCCTGTTAAGCGGAGGAATGAAGGTTTGAGTCCTTCCGTTGGCGCAATGCCCCGTTAACTTAATGGAAGAGTTCTGGTGTTACATACCAGGAGCGGTGGATCGATACCATCACGGGGTACAAAGATTTACAATAAGAAACTTGGTATAAGAACAAGTGATGAAAACCTTTCATCTTTTAGGAAAAAAATGGATATTACTTACAACGAAGAAACAGATAGTGGGTATATTAGTATTAAATACCCAAAAGGCATTAGATCAATTGAAAGCAAAGATGGAATGTTCAATTTTGATTTTAATTCCGACGGCGAATTAATTGGAATTGAGTTTTTATCTTTAGCAGAATTGATTCGTTTGCTAGAAGCAAGTATAGAATTAGAAATGTAGTAAATTGCCGGAGTGGCGTAATTGGTAGGCGCGCAAGGTTTAAGCCCTTGTGTATGAAATAAGACGTGCAGGTTCGATGCCTGTCTCCGGTACGTTGGCCGTAGCTTAATTGGTAAAGCACCTGGATGTGGCCCAGGTAGATGCGGATTCAAGTTCCGTCGGTCACCCCAATTTAAAAAGGAATAACATGGAAAAACCGAAACTAGTTATAGGGCTAGGAATAGCTCAGTATAAAGTTTTACACAAGCGTGGAATATATGATGAAGACTCTATAAGTGACAAAGATTTAAAAATTTTGCATGGTCTGGTTATAGGCAGCCAATCAAAAACAATTTTGGATTATGGTAGTGGGGTTGGTAAACAATACACAGAAAGACATAAAAATAGGTTATTTGCTATAAAGGATCAAAATGTCTTTTGTTATGATCCAGCTGTAGTAAAATATAATCAGATACAGCACGAGGCTTATGATGGTGTAATATGCACGGATGTACTAGAGCATGTTCCTGAAGGAAAGGAGCTAGATACTGCCCTTTATAATATTTTTTTATTAGCTACAAAATTTGTTTATATTTCAGTTTTTTGTGCTCTTGCAAATACAACTTTACCAAACGGTAAAAATGCACACTGCACAATAAAATCTCCACCCGAATGGAAACGTATTATAACAAAAGCAAATTTAAAACAAGTGCCATTAATAGTTGCTTATAGGCACAGAATAGACGGAAGGGTACTAACATAAATACAAAAACAATTAATGTAGACATTGATGGGGTATTAAGATATTTTTTAAAATCTGCACATATTACTTTGAGAGAATTTTATCCCGATAAAACTCCCGAAGAAATGAACCCAACATCAGAGTGGGGAATGGAAGAACATTACCCAGAAATACCGAAGAAAGAACTATTAAATTTTTTATTCGATATAAAAGCAAAAGAAGTATTTTTAATTAATGCTGAGCCCTTTAGAGGAGCAAAAGCATTTATGAAAAAATTAAGAAAACAAGGCTATACAGTAGTTGTAAACACACACCAAAATGCAAAGACATTTATGTATACTGTACAATGGCTAAATAAACACGGTATTAAATATGACTATTTAATTTATTCCCATGGTTTAGATAAACACATAGTACCGGGAATACTGATAGATGATAAATTTGAGAACTGCGATCCGAGTCAAGATCTTTTATTTACTAGACCCTCTAATATGGATAAAAATTACTCAGGAACCCGCGTTAAGAATTATGATGAAGTATTTGAATACCTAGACAAAAAACAAACAGGAAAATAAATATGTTTGGACTCATAGCAGGCTTAGTAGCCGCAGGAATATATCTTTCTATACAATTAAAAGAAAACGATGGGGTATCGGGTTTAGATACTATTATAGCACTTCTAATATTATTACTAGGGTGGGTTGGCCTAATTGTAGCAGCCATTTTATTTTTAATGGATAATGAAGAAGAGGATTGGCTAGAAGATGTGAAAAGTTTTATGATTTACGAAAAAGACGATTTTAAGTAAACAATTGGAAGATTGGCAGAGTGATAATGCAGCGGGTTGCTAACCCGTGAGGGTAACACCTCCATAGGTTTGATCCCTATATCTTCCGCAACCCTGGAAACTACGAAAGTTTACCAGGTAGTTAACAATAAACAAGTAGGAAAAACAAAGATGGCAAAAAAAGAAGTTGGAACAGTAAAATGGTTCAACGACAGTAAAGGTTTTGGCTTTATCACTCGTGATGAAGGCAATGACCTCTTTGTACACCACAATTCAATTATCGCAGATGGTTTTAAATCATTGAAAGAAAACGAAAAAGTTGAATTTGACGTCGTACAAACTGAAAAAGGTGAAGCTGCTAATAACGTAATAGTTATTTAGCACTGTTTCAAGTTCGGAGCGCGGCATATTCATTTATGCCTCGCTTTGCACACTGGAGAGTACCGTGCATGGGCACAAGCAGTCTTGAAAACTGTTGGGGTGGCAACATTGGAGTTCGATTCTTCTACTCTCCGCATTGGGGACATAGTTCAATTGGTAGAACACGGGTCTGATAAACCCGAAACGTCGGATCATAACCTGCTGTCCCTACCATGCCCTATTGATGTAGCTGAAAACATACCAGCCTTCCAAGCTGGTCTCATCGGTTTGAATCCGATATAGGGCTCTGTAAACGGAGATAAAGATGACAAATCAACTAGAGAACAATTATGTAGCTAAAATGACGCAGGATTCCCCAGGGTGGGTATGGAAGCGTATGGATCTACACAATACAGTTGTTGAGAACTTGCCTGAAGAAATGTTTAAGGATATTTCGGCAACTGCAGAAGGTCGCGAAATACGAATTATTGTTGGTTCTGATAGTCAAGTACATAAATATAGTACACGGTTTGTAACCGCTGTAGCTTTATGGCGAGTAGGGGCTGGCGGACGTGTTTATTATAAAATATATAAAAAACAACACATAGGCGGCAAAAGATTAGATAATCGCACACGCTTAATTGAAGAAGCATATGATAGTATTAAAGTAGCGATGTGGTTAAACCCTGAATTAGCTAAGGTAGGTTTAGGTGTGCATGAAATAGATACTCTACATGCAGATCTAAACAGAGATAAAAAATACTTATCAAATTCAGTTGTAGCGGGAGTATTAGGAACTATAAAAGCACACGGCTTTGAAGGGCTTATTAAGCCAGAAGGTTGGGTTGCTAGTAGAGTTGCTAATCGTCGCACAAAATAAAAAACGCAGTAGTGGTTCAATGGTAGAATATGACGTTGCCAACGTTGAGACGAGGGATCGATACCCTTCTACTGCACAATGTGCTCGTGGCTGAATGATTATAGCGCCGGATTGCAACCCCGGTTTTTGCAGGTTTAATTCCTGTCGGGCACTCCAATTAGGCGCGTGGTGTAATGGTAGCATCGAAGATTCCAAATCTTTTGATCGGGGTTCAAGTCCTCGCGTGCCTGCATTATGATTACTTATTAAAATCTAACCACAGGAATAATATATGAGTAAGCGTGAAAATCGCAAACAGTATTACACAGAAAAAGAAAAAGAGTATATCAGAGATTACAATCGATATCAAGAACTTTGGGACCAACGTAAGGAAAAGGAAGTTTGGGTTGAATTAGATAAACCTGTTCCAAACGGTTATATAAGATATTTTGTTTTAAGGAATGATATTAGCCGCTCTAAAAAAGCAAAAGATATACAATATCTATTGGATACTTTTCTGCAAAACCAATGGTGGTGCAGAACAAAGAAGTTTCCCAAAAAATCAGACTTAAGACGTAGACATGGCGTCGGTGGATGGGAATGGCTTCAAGAAGAAATAAAACAAGAGCCGGAACTTTTATCAAAGGAAAAGTGGAATAAAGTCCCAGAACGCTTCCAGAGATACTTTAAAAAAGTTGAATTAGAAAAACGCCCATGGGATAATGTTACTGTGTATGCTTATAAATTTAAGTACAGGTGGATGTTCAGTTTTAAAATTGAACATGACTATTATACACACCAACGGTTACCACAGGGTGATGTAGATTCAGAAATGGAGAGATTGGATGATAAGTTATGGCACCAGGGACGCGGTCTCCGAATAGTGGATAATTACTGCTATACTGATCCATGGAAAGATGTAGAACAGTCTAATGAAAAAGCGGCTGAAAAACGACAAGTTAAAAAAGAAATATTAGAGGGCCTAAACGAAAACTATTTCGGACATTGGGCTCGATATTAATATTATGCCAGAGTGGCTCGATCGACAAGGCAGCTCCCCTGTAAGGAGAACTATGCAGGTTTAAATCCTGTCTCTGGCTCAGAGTCTTCGGACTTATTGTACAATAAAACACGAAACAAAAAAAGGAACGATTCATGACGTTATTCGGAATCAATATCACTCGGGTTAGTAAACCAACCGAGAAAATTTCTGGAAGTATTCAGTCCAGAACAAACAAAGCATTAGCAGCTTTTAATAAGCTTCTAGATCAACTTAACACAATTGGCGCAGATATTATGTCATCATTAAGCAAAAGCAATCTTCGTATTAAAGAATTGCAAGATGCTATTGGTCACGAAAAAGATGCGCAAAAGATATTAAATGCGCAAGCAGACCATATATCAAAAGTTGAATCAAACGTAAAAGAATTATTGGCGATGGATTCTGCTACAAAGTTAAAGAAAACAGTAGCGAAAACAACAGTCAAGAAATAAGTTAAAATTGCACCTGTAGCTCAATTGGTAGAGCTTCCGGCTTTTAACCGGAGAGTAGGGGGATCGTAGCCCTCCAGGTGCACTCGCGGGAAAGACAGAGCTGATGCAGCAGGAGCCTCATAAGCTCCGATAGGTAGGTTTAATTCCTGCTCCCGCAACCATTTAACACGCAGACAGCAACAAAAAGGCGCCGTTGGCTAAATATCTCATGTAGATGTTTGGAGGAGGTAATACCTCCCGCTGCGACCATATTAATATAAACATAAAAACAAAAGGAAACACATGGCAAATCAACTACATCAGATTTTGGCAGTTACAGGTCCACTAAGTACCCAAAGCCAAAATATAATTAATGAAACAATCCATACTTTTCAGAAAAAAGACTCGCATTTTGATGGTCTGAAAAAAGATTATACAGCTATTGATGTTGAAGCTGGAGATTTACAGGACGAACGAAAAGAAGTAGTAACTACAGTAGCAGAAAAATTAAAGTATACTGTAAAATCTTTTGTACCTGCTGTCGACGCTTTAATTTCCAAAGAGCAAACTAACTCTTCAGGAAACGCAACAGCTCCAATTACTATAGACGGAATTGAAATGACACTTTCAGCAACAAGCTTTTTGTCGCTAGAAAATCAATTAACTCAGTTTCGCAGTGTTTTAAAAACGATTCCAACACTAGATCCAACACGTGTATGGCAACCGTTAGATAAAGATGATCGAGCAATCTTGGGTACTCCGGTAGAAAAGAAAATTCGATTTAACAAAGTGCATACACCATTAAGTTTGGCTGCAGCTACTAAAGAACACAAAGAACAAGTTCAAGTAGTAACTGTAGATAAAGCCGTTGGTACCTGGGACACAATGTATCTTTCCGGCAGAATTACGCCTGCTGACAAATCAGATTTATTAGCCCGTGCAGACGATCTACTTTTTAAGGTTAAGAAAGCACGCGCTAAAGCAAACCAAGCTAATGTCGTAGACACCAAGGTTGGGCAAAATATAGTAAACCATATATTTGGTAATACTATAAAATAATTTTGAGCTAGCATCAGTATAAAAAGCGGGAGTGTTATAAAAATAATGCTTAAACATAAGTAACACGAAAGCTATTATCATTATTATTACATTTTAGTGTATCGCTCTATAGTGTACACGCGGACATAACTTTTGACAAGTATCGACTCTTTATAGCAACATTTAGTTGTTTCAAATCCTACGCCTGGGTTCGAATCCCGGTTGGCGCGCAGTGTACTTTACGAAGTATTCTGCGCGCCAATAGTTCAGTGGCAGAACAAGGAGATTAGAATAAAAAAAGAGTGTGAAGAAAGTCGGGTTAAACATGCACCAAATTTATGAAAAAGACAAAAACCGTAAATTCAAACCTTACAGGTTGGTTCTTATTTAAAAATAAGGTAAACGAAAAAGAGGGGCGGACTAGGCAAGCGCCGTCCCTCTACTAAAATTTATGCCAGAGTGGCTGAAGAGAAAATGGCACCAGTTTCGTAAACTGGGGCATACAGGTTTGAACCCTGTCTCTGGCTCAAGGAAGGAAACACAGGTTCAACTCCTGTCCTGGGGCAACCCAGGTCGTCTAGTGGTTAGGACACCTTCAAGCGAGGAAATACGGGTTCGAATCCCGGCTTGTCCCTTCGGGGGCATGTCGTCTAATTGGTTAGGACACCTCCAAATTTAAAAAGGAAAACGCAAGCTCGAAACTTGCATAGCGCTAACGCGGAATCGCTAATGGTCTAAGGTAAGACGTCCATACGGGGAGAGGCCCAGGTTCGAATCCTGGTATGACTATTCCGGTCATGTAGCTTAGTGGCAGAGCGCTCGTCAGATTTGCCAATGTAACTCAGTCGGCAGAGTACCGGTTCGGTAAACCGGAAGTCAAGGGATCGTAGCCCTTCATTGGCTCATGAAAATATTCATATTGGAAGACAACATATACAGGATTAGAGGTTTTGTAGCAAAACTCTCTGCACAATATCCGGATGCAAAACTTTTTTTTGCTGAAGAAATAGAAGAAGCGAAAAAACTGCACGATGAGAATGCTCCATTTGATAAATACTATCTCGACCATGATCTTGGCGGAAAAGTAATGGTCAGTACTTTAAATTTAAATACTGGATCAACTTTTGCCAAACATTTAAAAGAGAAGGGTGTAGATGGGTATTCGGCGGAAATAGTTATACATTCTTTAAATCCTGTAGGCGCAGAAAATATTAAAAATCTGTTGCCAGGGTCTATTAGAAAACCTTATTTTAATTTCTAAAGTTCGGCGGTAAGCTGGGAAGTAAACAGGGCTTCATACGCCCTCGTTCGAGAGATCAAGACTCTCTACCGCCACAGCTGGGGTAGCTCAGTATAAAGAGTGCTAACACGGTAATTGCTATAAAGTTTCGCGCGAACTTGCAATCACCTAGGATTAGAGGTCGCAAGGCTGAAATGTTTTGCCCCCAGAATTTGTAGGATAGTTAACAAAAGCAGTATATAAACAGGCCAATTTAATATACTGGGAATAAGAGACAATGCTTCTGGTAAGCTTTTCTGAGCTAGAGTTTAGTCCGCTACGGCAAGAGACCGATGAGGGTAAGAACGGAATGGTACACAGTCTTCCGGTAAGGCCCCTAAAATGCGCTTTATGTACGAGGTGAGAGCTTCTTTCAAGTACATACTGAAATATCTGAAAATGAAAAGCAGTTAACTATTCTACTACATTGGCCCCGTGGTCTAACGGCATGACACCAGGTTTTGATCCTGGCAACAGTGGTTCGACACCACTCGGGGCTTCCAAATTTGAAGCAATGACACACGAGTCGCCAGCTACGATGCTTTCTGGACGTGCGAAGAAAGGCCCCTAAATAAATATCTGGTAGTCCAGAGGCGTTCATGCGGTTAAATACTTGATCAGTATTACCACCACTAGCGAACGTACGTGGGGAAAGATAGTTCTAATGCTGGCTGCTTCAAAAGAATTAAATTGGTTGTGAAACGAATAATCGTGAAATGCTGGTAAGGCATACCCGTATGGGCATTATACATCCCTATCCTATAGTGTAATGTTCCAGTAGGGCCAATTCTAAAATGTGATCCCGCACGATGTGGGTTCGGATTAGGACATGACAGAAAACTTGTCGCAGGCTCAAATCCTGCCACAATCAATAACATTAGGGACAGAAGCACTGGAGGGTGTAGCGAATGCTTGGTGTAGCGTTAAAACCATAATCAAAATGATATCAAATGTACGGTTATGGGCGGTTCGATTCCGCTCGTGGCTCGCAAGGCTTACGCACATTTGCTGCTTGACGAAGCTTGACTAGTAACGTAGTCAGCTGTCCCTACATTTAAAAAACGTTTTTGTTGTGCTTCGATACCGGGAGCTATCGCATTAGCTGTGAATGGTGAAGTGGTTGGGTGAAATCAATCGTAGTCGTGCACGACAGAGTCCCATAAAATTGTCCACGAGTACAACAAAACATTTGAGACAGTGGCATGGTAGCCTGAGCACAGTGACTATATATCCCGCAAGGATTGATAGATGTCAGAAAGTAGCAATGCTTGAGGTGCAAAACCTCGCTTGTAGACCAACTACCTGTCTCAAAAACATTTTTAACAAAATTAAAACAATGGCCGAATATGGTAAAGCACTTCTGCATAGTGAAGGGACGGTATTTCTGTGACGAGGAAATATTGTTACTCTTTTAAACAAGGTGAATGGCTATGGAAGGTACGTAAGCTCATTAGAGTCTTGGGCGTGTCAAGTAAGTCCCAAGGGTTGTAGGTTCGAATCCTACTTGTTTTAACATTTTTAAATTTTTCATTGTGTAGAGGTTAATACTCTATCGTCCGACGCCCTTAAAGCTACGGTTTGTTGGCTGACTATTGTGAGCTAAGGACGAACCAACCGATGAAAAAAATCTGCTATGAAGAGTCCCATATGGTCGAGCGAATCAGTATCTATCGTAACGGGTAGAGGTCACCGAAAGGCAACTGGTCAAAAATCTAAGTGGGCCAAACTTTGTAGCAGTAAATTGGGGTAGTTGTTCTAAAAGATTATGAAGCAGCGTTGCATGAACAGCGTGAGGTCATTTCTTGGACATTCTGCCCTTAAAATTTTTAAACTAACGATGGAATAAAGGGTTATAGTACCGCACCCAAACGAGAACCCTTGAAAGACCCAGGTTACGGTCCAGCTCTTAGGGGTGTTTAGTTTAAAATTAGATCACGCAGCGGACAAGGCTCCGGCGCAAGACCGAGATAAAATTACACAGCAATGTGGTGAGGTTACCCCGCGGGCAGCGAAACCTCTTTGAAGGAAGGACGTCGTTAAATAGCGATGGGAAGCGAACTATTAAGATACTTTGAAATGTTTATTTTGAAGGTGGCTGACCAGTGATCTAAAAATTTAATCTGAGGTTATGGCAGAGTAGAATGCAAAACACGACATTAAATGAAGAGAACTTGGCTTCACTTGAAACTGTAGGAGTAATAGCGTAAGTCGTGCAGGTAAACGGAAGCGGCGTAAGGTGACTATACGGGTATACCCGTCAATTCCTTACTAATCTCAGAAACTTTGGCAAAGGGAAACGTGTGAGCGATTCGTCCATCACCTTAAGGTATCCGTATTCAGCGGTGCGACTGATAGGGTCTGAACTGGTGGGTAGCGATAGACAGTACCCTTTGCTAATCTATTATGGTATAAGAATCTTGTAAACGGAGACCTAGTTATGAAAATTTTCACAGTAATCCTAAGCATTCTTATATTTGTAGGATGTTCACAGATAAAACAAAATTTGTATTTAACTGATGATGAAATTAAATTAGGACAGCAGATGGCAAAACAAGCTGGTCATAAAATTCACTACACAGGAAAATATCGTGGAAACTATGTAACCACAAAACGTATAACACATGAACCTGTTCCATTTGCGGATCAGGCCAGGAACACTATATTATATAACTATAATTGGTGGACCTTTGATAAATAAAAATATGGGGCTGAATTGGATTCGACGGGATAAGAGAAGATAAAACTACAAGTCGAGAAATGAATTTCTCTCGTTAAACATATTCAAAAACAAACAATAACTGGCAAAAACATACCAGTGAACTTACTTGCTCAAGGGCAAGTCGGTCATTCTAACTTCGCTTACGCGGGTTAGCTAATGTGACGTAAAGCTTACCGAGAAACATGAAAGCTTGGCGGGGTCTATAACGTCTAACCATGTAGACATAATTGGTGTTTAGCTACAATTTCCCAATTCAAAAATGAAACTAGTATTAGCTCACAAACGTTTTGATCTCGAACGCCGAGCTCCTTATATCGAGATATAATACTTGTAATTAAGGTTCTATGGGACTTTATTTCGGACCGGGTTTCGATACCCGCAGCTCCACACATATAAAAAGAGTTATATGTATTAAACAATATAAAACAAGGAAACAAATAGATGGCTGTTACACAAGAACGCACCCATGGGGTCGTAGAATGGTTTAATCCAGCACTTGGATATGGCTTCGTAACCACAGAAGACGAAGCAAAAGGACAAATTTTTGTCCATTATACTGAGCTTAAACAAGAAGGCTATAGAAAATTAAGAAAAGATCAAATAGTTACTTTTATTGAAAAGCCAACAGAAAAAGGCATACAAGCACTTGAAGTCGAAGTTTTAGAGGACGCTCAACAACCAGTTAAATCGACCATTGAACCTGAGATTATAGTCGCAGATTAAAATTATATGTAAAGACACGGTGGACCTTTCTGCCGTGTCTTTTTTTATTTAAGGAATTTATATGACTAATACAAAAAAAGAATATGATCCTTTTGCCAACGATCCATATAAACGCTTTGAAAAAGATGTTATAAATGGAGTAGCGCCCTTTATGAAAGAAAACCCTTTAGCAGTCAATTATGATAAACTAATTGCGCAAAGACAAATGATTATTAATAAAGCCTTAGAATTGAGCGCAAGAGCATATATGGATGAACTCACACAGGACGCGACTGATGAAGCAACACAACGTTTGAAAGATATGGCGCAGAAGAAATGATTGAATATAGGTATTGAAGCACTTTAACCACCACAACAGATGAGCAAAATACGTAGAACCCAGGCAGAGATAGAGGCCGGATTTCCTGTTGCAGCTAAGAAGAATGGGATGACCCTTAAAGCTTGGCAAAAACAACAGAATGATATAAAAAAAGAAACAGAAAAACGAAAAAATATTATAGAAAAATCTCCCGATAAACACACACGCTTACGTAGAACTCAAGAAGAAATTGAAGTAGGGCTTTCGGTTGAGGAAAAACGCAGAGGTGTTACAGTAGAAGATAAAAAACGTTTAAATAAAGATTCTGGTCAAGTAATAAAAACTACCTTAAAATCTAAAACTCCATATGAAGAAGAAGTTTTAGATAAAGTTGACATGTCTGATGATGGAACAGTTCGAACAGTTTTTAAAAGTAGACAAACGGTAGTAGAAAAAATAATAGAAAAACCTGTTATCAAAGAAGTTAGAATTTTAACTGAGTCAACCGGAAGAGAACGCACTGTAAAAGAAATTTTAGAAGAAGAAATTGGCAAGTGTAAATGGGAATGGAAGCATGTTCCAATGGATAGTAAATTTAAAGTAAATATGCTTGATGCCTTCGGGAAGCAGGGATGGAGATTTGCATTTATGACTAATTGGCAAGCAGTAACTCCAGGATCTAAAAAACCAGATGAACTTTGTTTTCAGCGTATAAAGGGCTAATGGAAAAAGACCCACAAAGAGAAACTGCTAATGCTCTTTTAGAGCAGGCTGAAAGTTTTTTTACAACGACAGATTTTTTCAAACATGGAAAATTGTCTTTTATAAAACAGCTTTCAGCTTTTCTTGTTCCTATTCTTGATAACTACCCAGAACTTCCACAAAATGATCGAGATGAAATAATATATTTATTTGAAGAAGATTTAAAAAATACATTAATAAAGAGGTAAAATATCTATAATTCCAATACACACATCTATACACATCAAAGTATGGATTTAGACAACGCATCCGCAGTTTCATTGGCGATGCTAATTTTTGACATTCCAGTAGAGAATGTTCATTTTATGAGTGCAGACTGGGAGAACCCAGACAAGCTAGATAACATATTAATTATAGATATGTTTAGTGGAATAAAAGGTGAGCAAAAACTTGATAAACATGGTAATACCCTAGTTTTAAGTGCCTTTTCAAGTATTTTAGAAATGTATGGTGGTAAAGATAAACAAAAATGTTTCGACGATTTAGCTAATTTTATAGACGCACAAGACTCGACTGGAGACTGGCGTACGGCATATCCTGAAATAGTCTTTTCGCATACTGCTTCTAGAATGCCTACAATTCTAACAGCTTTTTTTGCATTTAAAAATTATTTTGGTATTAATTTATTTGGAAGTGAATCCGATAAGGAATTCTTAAAAGAATGGATTAAAATTATCAAAGGAATACAACAATCGTATGATGCGTATCAAATAGCTAAAGTGGAAGCTCAAAGTGCCGAATGGTACGAGGACTTTCCAATAGTCATAATGCGCAATCAAAAACACCCTCAAACTACAAAGGCCTTGTGGGGACTGGGAGTAAAGGTAATCATATATACCAGAGATTATAATATAGGTGCCGTACGGAGCAATACGTGTGATGTAAATTTGGGCAATGGACTCAGAGAGTTCTTACCGGATTGGTTTCACCACCCCGCAGGATTTTTATCTTGTTGGGGCTCTTGGAAAGCGCCGAAAGCCAAGGACTCTGGAATAGATCCTGAAATGCTCGCTGAATGGGTGAGCGAATTGTTGTAATTAAAAATGCGTCTATAACAGGCGCATTTTTTTTAACTTAAAAATTATCTTTTGCTGGGAGGCCTGTAAGTATATGTGGCTCGTTCGTTAGGGTATTGTAGCTTAGGATCCCCCGAATTTGAGCTTCTTTCCACCCTTGGTTGAGCTACAACTGGTTTTTTGCCAGTCATATCAATTATATTAGGCTTAGGATCATTTACAAGTTTCTTTGGTTTTTTCGGATCCTTATCAATTTGCAAGTCTTGAAATTTGAATAATTCTTGATAGGCTTTATAAAATCTTTTCGGAATAGCCTCATAATATAAATGTGGCTTATCGATTTTTTGCATATGTCCCAAAGCATTTACTTGTTCTCACATTTTAGATAATGGCCCTTCATCGATTCAGCCAATGTTATAAGACCATTGTTTGTTAGGATGGTGTGCTACAATATAGACGTGCTCGTTGTTTGGCAATAGCTCTAAACGGCCATCAAGTACCTCAGCGTTTAATTCATGCTGGCGTTCTTTTATAACATAGGTTGCAGTATTAAAAAATAAAGGCATTAATATGTTTTTCTGTTTTTTGAACCTATTGGCAACACTTTAGAATTTCTTCCTACAAAAGCTCGACTAAATGCATGATCAACATCAAACCACAAATCAGGAACTTTTTTATCAATATACTTTTCAACAGGCTTAAAAGACTTCCCGTGTGTTGCCGGAAAAAATTCCACAGCTTTTTTGCCGGGTTTTTTAAATAAGAAAGATGCGTTTTCATTTCCCTTTGGTCGTTTGGTTGCTCCCAAGCCACGAACTTGAACCCCTTTCGGTAGTTTTTTACGCAGCAGGGCTATCTGTCGCGCGGCGTCTGTGCCTTCAATTTGGTTCCATATTTTTGTAGAGTCAGAACGACTAAATCCCATATCTCTTCAAGGGTACTTTGCTTTACTTCCTTCCTCAAATAATCCCCAATCATTAAGTTTTCTCGGTATTGTTTTCATAGTAATACCAGACCTTTTTGCATATTCACGCATCAACTTTGCAGTTGCTGCTGTTTTAAAAAATTTACCCATCTGATGCCCTCTGTAATGTTTTTAGAAAATCTTGGTTAAGTTGTGTTTTTTGTTTTGACAGCATCTCTAAATATTCATCTGTTCCTTTATGCTGACGTCTAAAAAACTTTGTTTTTTGTGGTTTATTAATAAATGTTTGTATGCGGACATTGCGTTCGCCTTTTGGAAGATGCGCATGGGACTTATAGCGATTAACGCGCCCCTTTACCTGTTGAATAGTTGGATCATTCCAATGCGGCTCTAAAACTTGTAATAGTTTTGTGCCTTTTAGATCTAAACCTTCCCCGCCTGCTCCTGATAGTAATAGATGTTTAGTTTTTCCGGTATTAAAGCTTTTAATAATTCTTTTGCGATCTTTATCTGAGGTCTCTCCCGTAAATCGGGCATATGGAATTTTAGATTTCTTAAGCCTATCTTCCATTGGGTCTATACCATGAGCAAGAAAAGCTGAATAAGTAACTCCCTTATAATTCTTGTCTTTCGTGTATCGTTCTTGTATTTCTTTCATTGCTCTGTTTAACTTGGGGGCATCTGCAGAAGTTGCACTTAAATTAAATTTACCAGGTTTATTAGATATTTGTCTTGTAGCTGTCAGGAAGGCATTCATATTGCGTGCTTCAGTTTTACTTGGTGATATGCCATGTTTAACTTTATATCTTAAATTAGCGGATCCTTTTAAAGCTACTCTATAAGCTGCCCGCTGCTTATCGGTCATAACGGTCGTTATTCGCTCGCTAGTGACCCTAGGATGGCCTTTCTCCGTTGAACCCTGGTAATCTACCTTACCCTTAAAAGCGTTCTCTAAAATGTCTAAATTTTTACCTCGTTTAATAACACCTGGTTTTACCCCTCTAAATACTCTAGCAAAAAGACCTGGGTATTGTTTAGTTTCTTTTATGAACCCAGCATCAAATTTCTTTTTATCGCGTGGAACTTTAATGTCTAGCCCACGCATAATTGGAATTAATTCAGAAGGTTCATTACGGATAGGTGTTCCGGTAAGCATAAGAGTTTTAGCGCCTTTGTATTTGTCTGGATAATGGGATCTTTGAGATTCCATTCTACCCATGCGATGTGCTTCATCAAAAACAACAATGTTTTTTTCTGGGATATTTTTAGGAGGTTTACTATAAGTAAAATATTTAGGACGAGCGCCCTTTACCCCATGCTTTCTTTTTTCTTTACCAAAATTTTCTTTCAAAGCTGCCGGACCTATAGCGGTAATAGGCATTTTAAACTTTTCACTAGCTTTTAAAGCTGTTAAAGTTTTACCAGAACCTAAACCATGATATACCAAAAGTCTATCGGTAGTCTCAAGTTTTTTGAGCACACGTTTTTGTTGTGGCTGTAGTTCCGAAGCAATTTTAAAAAATTTAGACATTTATTTTACTTTGAAAGGAAATTCGTTCTTTTCCTGCGTCTTTAATTTATTTTGTATCTTACGTTTTTTACCAAAAGCTCATCCTGCAACTGCCGGTATGCCAGCTATTGTTGCATAGGTTAGAAAAGCAGGACCAGTAGCACCAAGACCTTTTCTTAGTGCGGCCAATTGTTGTGGCTTGGGGGTTTGTCGTAAAATTTCAGCCATACCTCTTCCCGTAGCACTACCTTCTTCTATTAGCTTAGGAATCATAGCACCACCCATCAAACTTCCGGGATGGTCTTCTACCCATTTACCTACCCTATAACGCATACTTTTTCGTCTTTTTCCTTTTATAGCTTTTTGCAGCTTATCCGAAATAGCTAATGGGGCGGCGACTGCCAAGGGTAACATAGGAACCATACCAAGTGTGCCTAATGAGCGCCCCACCATAGGTACATAATCAGCTAACCCGTGATATAGGCCAGCAGAAATTGCGGCCCCTGGTTTTTTACCAAAGATTTGCCCGAACCGTTTAGAATTAATTGCGTGCCCAAATTCATGTGCAGCTATTCCTTTAATTCTACCTGTTTGTATATAATTCGTTTTAGGGTTAAAATGGCTTTCTAAAGGATTGTCAATCATTTTTAATTCAAGATTAGGCATGTTGTTTCTTTTTTTAGCCGTACTAATAAAACTCTGAATTCCTTGACTTGTACTATCTTCTTTTAAACCAGATAAAGACAAACCAATACCAATATTAGCCAAAATAAGTCCCATAGTTGTCATACCCGCTGTACCATCGATAGGCTCTAATTTATTCTCTGTCTTACGAATAGCTTGAGCAAGTCCTTTCACGTTTGCTTTTGGAATACCTTTTATACTTTCTAATTTACCTCGTCTTGATGTATATTCAAACAAGTACCCAACTAAGAGATATTTTTGTTTTGTACCAATTTGCTTGGCATGTCCTTTACTAATTAAAGACTCAATTTTTTCTTTTAGTTGCAGGGTATCAAGTTTTTTACCCTGCATAAATGATTGTGCCATATTATTGGCTGGAGAAGCTCCAAAAATAACATCAGTAAAATCCTTATCCTTCATAGCATAATCATTGGGCCATTTAACTCGACTAGCTTGTAGTGAATTTACAAAACCCATATTTTGCATAGCTTTTCTAAACTTTGTATTTTTCTTTTTCTTCTTTGCTTCCTTAAAAAATTTACTCATTAGTAAAATTCTCCTTTATCTGGCATGATTTGTTTACCAAAGTTTTCTCCGTAGATATATGCGGGTATAGGGTCTTTTCCCTTTAAGTTTGCATATTGACCTTTAGCTGCTCCTGTCATTAGAGCGGCTTTGATTCTGTTAGAAGTTATTTTTGTAAGCCAATCATCTGAGTCTGTATTTAATGTGTCAATTGATTTAAAATATGAGTTATACTTAATGGGCTCTAATTTCTCTTTTTTTCGATCTCTATTTAATTTATCTATATAGCTTTTTGTTGTTTTATCTCCACGTAAAAAACCACTTCTATCCGGAGCCTCAGTCACAACAGCATTATCTGAGATACCACGAATAACTGTTTCAAATGTCTTACGGAAGAAACCTCCTCCCATTACTTGAGAAGCTTCATCTACAAGATAATTTTGTGCCTCTAAGTGTGTTGTCAAAGCTCCCAATTCTTGTGGCTTAATTACGCCATCGCTTAATGGATCTCCAGGCTCTACTTTGTCCCCAATACTTACAATAGGGGAACGTCCTGGGGGAATAACAAAATCTTTATCATTTATAGTACCATATCCCTCAATACGAAGGTTATATCCACCTGTTAAATTCTTTGAAATAGTTTTTACTATTCCTTTAACAGTGCTTAAAGTAGCTTTATGGCTAAGTTTTTCTGGAACTTTTAATAACTGTTCCATTCGAGGGAAGCCCTCAGTAACCCCGCCCCCACCTAGAGCAGTACCGCCGGTGTGGAAGGTACGCATAACATTCTGGGTAAATGACTCAGTCAATGCTTGTCCATCCAACACACCAACGTTTGTCCCTACAGAAGGTAACTGACCGTTTGGTAATAAACCATAGCAATGTTGGCAAATGCCTTCGACAGCTTCACATGTAAGTGGGCTACGAACTTTTACGGTAACTATTCCCTTTGCTTTTAATTTCAGTAATGTCTGTGAATCTACTAATTGGTTACGTTTTACAACTCCCGGAATTGTTTCCAGTATAAATCGATCTAAGACGTTTTTACCATTCACAGGAAGATCTAAACCTTTTCGAGTTGCACAATCTTCTGTTGTAATTAATAACCTTCGGGTCACATTTAATAATGTTTTATTTAAAGCCCCCGTATCTTGTGTATTTACTGATCTATCAACAGTTCCGCTTCGAACCGCATATAAAGATGTAAAATAGCCTGCTGAATCAAGACCCTCTCCATAACTTTTAGTTACAGGAATTGAAATCGGTTTGCCGTATAAGTCATTTAAAACACCCGGCATAGATAAAATTTGTCGCACTGAATCAGGCTTTGAAAATGATCCAGCTATCAACATTTTATACATATTATTTTTGCCCTTAAAAGTTTTGTCTTGTGCTTTTTGTACATCTTTTGTTAAGCGATTAAGAGCATCTATGCGTGCCTTACCTTTTAATTTATTAATAGCTGGCATTTCTTTCTTAATAATGTCGTCACGATAAGACTTACTGTTTGCAAAATCAGTTAATGATATGGTATTCCCTACTTTATAAGCATAGAAACCGCCCAAATCTTTCCAAGAATTAATTAGCCCAACAAAGTAACCCTTATGATCTTTTCCGACCTTCGTTAATATATCACGCACAGACTTTTTATTGAGAATTCTGGAAAAGTCCTTTAAAGATGGAGGCAATTTATCATTTAAATAGTATTGACCTATAGTCATATTTTTATTTTTTAATTTAAATTGTGTCGTTCAAGAAATTCCCGATTTTTTCGCTTCTGCTATAGTTGAAAATTTCTTGGCAGATACTTTTTCAACTTGGCTTAGCGCATGCAAACCATATAAATAATCCTGGTCTATTGTAGGAACAAGAGAATTATCTCCGTGTTTAAAAAGAATTTTACTCGGGAGCATTCCCTTAGCTTCTTCTACAGCTAAAGCACTAACGGGTGTCATAATTGACATAGTATCTCCATCAAAGTCCGCATTAAATCCTTTCATAATTAAAGGGTTCATTTGGATAGCTTTGCCGGTAATTAATTGGGGCCAAAAAGCTTGAACAGAGTGCTTATGGAGCGATGGTGCTCGATTTAGAATTATAGGTCTATTTTTTACTACGTTCCTTAATGAGTTAAAAGCCAAGTTTGTTTTATCTTGGTACTCTTTTAAAGCAGTGGAGGCCTTTAAACCCTGGGTTTTTAAATCTTGTATAACAAAAGGTTTAAACATTTTATAGGCCATATCTGTAGGTAATCCTAGTTGGTTAAGACCTAAACTTGGTTCCACAGTAATAGTTGACCGTGCACTAATGTCTTGACGTTTTGCCCAAGCTGCCCCTTGAATTAGAGCTTGCTTACCGGACAATTCTTTTATAATACCTTTGTATTTTTTACTTGAATAATTTATTGGATCAATAAAACCTTGTAAAGCTTTTACTGAATTATAAAGAGAGGTTGTAGCCTCCGCCATTTCCGAAGCACTTAAATCTTCCTTCGCTCCTTTCAACGCAATATTAATTGTACCAATATCACGATAATGTTTATTTAAATCACTGATCATTAGATCGCCCGTCTGTAAAGGATATATGGGCCTAAATGCAGGCGGTAATACCGGCACAACTTTCATCGTATATGCGTCTACAGCTCCTAATTTCAACTCATCTAAAGTCTGCAAATATCTAATTCTTTTGTTTAGTTTATTCACATTTGTAGGAGGAGCCGTTTTTAATTCTTTCTTTAAGCTAGTAATCTCTGTTTTTACATTTACTTCTTTTAAAGCAGCAACAATGGCGGGAGCACCTGTTTTACCATTAACCTTAAATTTCCCAGCAATGGTATCATTTAATTGTGCTTCGGTTAAATCTAATATCTTCATTATAGCGTCTGAATACATTGGGTTTGGTATGGCTGTTGTTAATTTAATATGTGACCAATGTGTTCCTGCTAAGCCTCCAGTAATTTCTGGATCAAATAGTCCATTCTTTCTAGTAGCTAAATTCTTACCTACCAGAAAGGCTCCGGGATCCTTAATTTCGCCATTAGACATTTTGATTGCTTCTTTATCTGACAAAGGAAAAATTCTTAATTTATTTCCTTTCTTTGAAATATTAATACCAGCCCCCTTTAAATGGGCTAACATTTTATCAAAAATAAAATTTTTGTTTGACGGGACGGGCGGCAACCCTAGTTGAAGATTACGCCAGTACTCTTCATTAGAGCGTCCTTTAACGGTTGACATTTCAGCTAAGTTTGCTTTAGCTCCATGTGCTAAATAAGCATAGGTTTCCATAGTACCTGTCTTTTGCGCCCCTCTACCAACAGGAAGCTCATTTACATCATAGCTACCATAACTATGGACCCCTTGTTTCTTTTTAACAATGTGGCGCAGCTTAAGGAAGTATTGATTTCCTACAAAAATTTTATTATCAAAAGCCTCTCCGGTTGTCCCATCTGTTAATTTTTCATCTGCTTCAAGGCCGTGTTTTTTTAGCTCATCATATACTCTATTTGATGTATCGTCATTAGGGTCGGAAAAATTATCAACGATATAAGGCTTACCTGTTTTTACAGCGATTTTGCCAGCAGCTGTCTCTAGAAGCTGCCCAATATTCATACGTGATGGGACCCCATGTGGGTTCAGCATAATTTCCACAGGAGTGCCATCTTTCCTATGTGGGGCAACATCGTCAGGAATAATTTTGGTTACAATATTTTTATTCCCGAACCTTCCTGAAAGTTTGTCACCTTCTTTAAAAGGATGAACTGCTTTTATATATATGTCTATATTTCGTCCAACTTTTTTTACATCAATAACTGTCCCAGGCTCATCTTCATCCCATTCAACAAGTTTTTTAGCATATTGACTGAACGTATGTTTGTCTAATTTTTTTAAAGCTCTATCTATATCATCCATATCTTTTTCAACGAGATAGGCAGCCAAATACTCCCCAGGTTGAAAAATTTGGCCCACTTTAGGAAGCCCTTCCTCCGTCAGTTTAGCTAAATTATCTTGCTTGACAGTGTCTGGATACCAGGCCAAGAATTTCTTAATATTAAAGTTTGTAAGTTTAGGGCTAAAGAAGATGTTGGCCTTATGTATCATCTGGTGCGATAATTTCTGGGCAGCAGATTCTGTAATAACGGCCCCATCCTCATAATTATATCCTTTGTATGGCATATATGCTACAACTAAATTTTTACCTAATGCAAGTGTTTTACCACGAGAATAATTATTCTCAGCTAAAGGTTGATAAGTAGTGACAGAGTCTCCTACTTTTACTAAAGAAGTTGAATTTAAAAAACCGTCTTGGTTCAGTGGAAAATTTTTATATAAACCACGCTTTAATTTAATACCACCCGGGGTTTCTAAATGTACGTAGTCATTGGCTATTTTAGTTACCTTAGCTGTTTTATAAGGCTTACCTTTTTCATTTACACCAAGAACAGGGTTTAAATAATTACCTAAAAGATCTTCGTAGGTTTCACCATCAGAACGTTTAGTTTGTACTAAAGGAACCTCTCTATCGACCAGGGACATAGCTTGAACCATCATTCTAGATCCCATGGAAGTTCTATTACCCTGTGTGTTAGCTATGAAGGGAACTAAATTGGTAGCAAACGAGAACATCGTTTTAGCTGATCGAAGATAATAATCAATTTCGGTAGAATCAAGCTCCACAAGATCCCCCTTATACATTGATTTAATTTTTCCTTTCTTAGGCATAAGAGCCTTTCCCTCAAATTTATATTGATCAGGAAACCCTACTTTGGCATTATAAAATTCTAGAGGTTTTAATCTTTTTTCTTTACCAGCCGGCGTGTACACCGGGGTAGTCATATCGTTGCCCTCTTTTTCCACTTCGGATGCTAGACCCACCGTGACACCAACACGTCCAGATTCAGGGGTTGCCAATGAGTCTAGATACCCTAAATGTGTAGGTTGTAAATTACGAGATTCCATTGTAATGGAGTGTCGACTTTGTATACCACCCGTACCCATAGGTGTGGTTTTGCGCCAAGCATCTACAATAGTTACTGGGTTTGTTTGTGGTGGTGTGGCTGATAGATCGCCCGTTGTAAAGAATTCTTTAACGGTTTTACCAAAAGTGCTGGAACTAATTATCTCTCCCACGCTATCTTTTAGTGATAAGGACCGAGCCAGTTTACGTGAAATAACAGGAATTTGTTTTTCAAAATGGGCACCTAGCAGATCTTCAACTGAATAGAGTTTTTTAAAGATTAGGTTGTCACGCTCATCTGGCTCTGCGGTTCCTTTGTTTATAGCTAATAGTTTTTTTGAAGCAGATAAAAGAGTCTTGGCAGTAACATGCTCAAAACTTTCTCCTAATGTAAATTTTGTGGTTTCTGGATCTACTTTTGTATATATATTAAAATATTCATTAAGCTTTGCTAATACTTCTTTATAGTCTTTCGGCTCTCTGTTGTAGACCTTCTTAAAAATAGAAGTCATTTCTGATACTTCAGTGTTTAAAGCACCTTTTTTATTTATATCTAGTAAAGATCTACCTCAAAATTTTTCAATAGATTTATCATCCATGCCCAAAACATTTAATAGGGTCCATAAACGATACTTACGATTACCCAAAATAAGCACAAATAGTTGTGTAGTTGGAATTAATTGCATCTTGAAATTAAAACCCTGGGCAAGATTAAATTCGCTCTCAAGCTCACCATTTTGTTTTACATGAGAGTAAATTCCAGATTTACGACGAAGCTGGTTTGTTGTCTGATACTCGTTACCATCAATAATTGTAGTAAACCTATTTGTTAAGATGGGGATATTTCCTATTTTAGCCTTTTTCTTTTGACTAATAATACGGGTACCATTCACGTCAGTAATTTTTATATCCGCATATATAGGGACTTGCCAGCTTTTGCGATTTAGCTTAAATTCTTTTTGTTTGGGAAAGTCTCAACTCTCAAGGGTATTTGGGATTTGAATGTTGGTAAGCGTTAGCTTTTTGTCCCCGGATTCAATAGGGAAAGATTCTTGTATAGATTTTTTTAGTGCGCGTTGAATTGCTGCATTCTGCGCATCATGTCGAAGTAAATTATTGGCCATTTAGCTCTACTATTTTTTATTAAATTTAGGTATAAGAATTTTGTCCCAATAGAGACGTTTTCAATTCCGGATACTATTACCTTATAAGAACTCTATTCATTTAAATATAAGGCATTCAACGCTGAAAATCAAGGACAGAAATGAACGATAGTATATATATTACACCGGGGAAAAAATAACGTCTATTTATGAACCATAGTATTATGAGAAAAAACGTTTTTGTTGTTTTTTCTCTACATTAAAAATCAAGATAATAAAATGGCAGAATCTAATGCAGATAAAATAAGAGAGCAAGTGCGGAATGCAGTTGATAGTATTATGGAACTTATTTTAACAATGACTTTAGGAACTGATGAACAGAAAAATGACAACGAAAAAGAAACTGATAAAGGAGATAAAACAGACACCGTGGATACGAAAACATAAGATAGTGTCTGAAGAAGATAGCATACTTACATATTCTTCCACGTCTGATCATATCTCAGCTTGTACTTTATCAATACATGAGAATACTTTGGGTTTAGTTACACACATTAATTTAGGTTTTGCTGATATTCACGCAACTGTACCCAGCTATGTGTGTAACATCTACCCACATGAGTTTGATACAATTGAGGGCTTGATGACACATACCAAAGATAGAGAGCATACAGCAAGCAGAGATTTAAAACACAGATATTGGATTTTCTGTCAAAAACGAAGACAAGTCAATATACACTTTCCAATCCTACAAACGAGGTATTAATGTATAAAAAATTCCAACAAGTGGAAAACACCCTAAATAAGTATTTAATAGAGCGAGACCAAGAAGTACATGGTATAACTTTAGGGATACTCGCAGGAACAAACGTTTTATTGCTAGGTCGTCCCGGTATTGCCAAATCAATGTTAGTAGATTATTATAGTCAATTAATTACTGGTGCAAAATATTTTAGTTGGATGCTAAATTCTTTCTCTACCCCAGAGGAGTTAGCAGGGCCTTTTTCATTAAAAGGTTTAGAAAACGACCAGTATATAAGAAACACAGATAATATGATGCCGCAAGCAGACTTTGCCTTTGTAGATGAAGTATATAAAGGAAACACAGGGGTTGCTAATTTCTTATTAACAATGATGAACGAACGTATATTTTACAATAATGGGCTGCCAATTAAGGTTCCATTATTAGCAATGATAGGGGCTTCTAATGAGCTTCCCGAAGAAGGTGACGATCTCGAAGCAATGCTTGATAGGTTTGTAATAAAATTTTATACACAACCTATTGCAGAATCTGCTAACTTTATAAAAATGTTAGAAATTCCAGAATTTCAAGAAGATGCGGTGTTAACCTTAGCGGAAATGCGTAAAGCACAGAAGGCAGTAAAAAAAATAAAAATTGCTGAGGCTGATAAAAATTTATTAGCTGAGCTGCGAACAATGATTAATGACGACGGCACTTATGTGTCGGACAGAACATACATGACCGTTCGAAATATTTTAAAAGCTGAAGCTTTTTTCAATGGCAGAGATGCGGTAGGAGAAAGTGATTTTGACATCTTACAGCACTGTCTGTGGTCGGACCCTGATCATAGGAAAACTATTTATAGCCATATCCTCACAAAAATTAATCCTGATAAAAACAAGATGGATGAATTATTTGATGACGCAACTGATATCTATAAAGATTTTATGGATCTAGATCCAAAGACTGTTGCTTTAACAACAGAAGCAGTTGAAAAGGCTAATAAGCTAAAAGAAGCTAGCGAAGAACTTCATACATATGAAACTAGTTTAAAGAGTCGTGGCAAAGATGTAAAATATGTTATTAAACTTCAAAACGATATTGAAGATTACTTAGTTGACATTTATAAACGAGTAGGATTAACTTTTAAATAGGAGGCTAGAGTGCGAAAATTATCGGTTAAGATAACAGATGTTACAAAAGAAGTTCGTATTAAAAAGAATGTAATTAAGTTAGATGCTTTTGATAAAAGAGCTTTTAGTGAAGTAAGGTTTCATAATCCCGATATCGCAAATACCTATGAAGAAGGTCAAGTTGACTATCCTCAATTTAAAGAATTACATCAAGATGTGTTTGATTCATTATATAAATACACCCCTCAGAAATATCCAGAAATGGATATTGATTATGATTATTTATTAAATAGTCAAATTATGGATGAGTTGATGCGTTCTGTTAAATATAAGGAGTTACGAAACTTAACAAGACTTCATAAAATTCAGTCAACTATAGGAACACAAGTTTTGGGCGAAGAAGTAAAAAAATTAGTTGATGAGCTAAGAGAAGAATTTGAGAAGCAATTAGCATCAGCAGCCGAAGGGATGCAACAAGCTCAGCAACAAGCTGATGATGAATTAAAGAAAAAGCAGGAAGCAATTGCAGCCGGAGAAGGGACTGATGAAGAAAAAAAACAAGCCGAAGATAAAGCAAATGCTGACAAAGCATGGACTTTAAAAGAAGCAAAAAAACGTTTAGAAGAGCATTTAAAAACACATAAGGATAAACGAGAGAGACGCGTACGTCGTGCAACAACAAAGATGTTAGAACATACAGTTTCTCAAACTAAAGAGACTTCCGACCTAATTACCAATTGGGGACTGGAGCAAGATCCTACTTATTCATCAACCGGATATCAAGAGAAAATTAAACTTATTAATGAATTAAAAAGTTCAGATAAGTTAAAAAAAATTGCAGCTTTAGCAGGCAGATATAGACGTTTAGCCCTCTCTACAATGAGAGAAAAAGTTAAAAAGGGTATTGAGAGTGTGTATAAGTTACGCTTAGGTAATAACTTACGTAGACTTATTCCTACTGAGCTGATGAAAATTAAGCACCCGATTTTACGAATGCTTTTTTATAAAGGATTTGCAGAACGAAGCTTAACTGAATATGAATATAGAGGTAAAGAACGAAAAGCCAAAGGCCCAATTATTTGCTGTATTGATAATAGTGGAAGTATGACGGGTGAACCAGAGGTAAAAAAAACTTGACAAATATATAAATCATGTGTATATTAAAGTATGAAAGAAAAAATATGTACAAAGTGTAAAATTTCTAAACCTGTGTCTAAATTTTATAAAAGACAGGGTGGAAAATATTTACAATCTCAATGTAAAATATGTGATAAGTATTTACGTAAAGAAAGAGAAGAGCGACGATTGGGGCGAAAAATAAACACTCAAAAACCTGATTGGTCTCTTAAAGAAATTCAAAAACTGTTACAACTATATGCAACTCCCTTAGAATTAACTAAAATTTCAGAGCAGTTGGGCCGAAGCACTAGTGCAGTCTCAACAAAATTGTGGGAGTTAGGAAAATCACAACGTTTAAAGGCATGGACTCTAAAAGAAAAAGATTTTTTAAATAAAAACTTTTACAAACTGCCTTTAACAGCCATTGCTAAAAAACTAAAGCGAACATGGAAAAGCGTGGAGCATGCAGCACGAAAACAAAAATTAATTTATAGAAAAAGTACGTGGATTGAAAAGGAAGTTGAAAAGTTTTTAAACTTGCTTTCTTTTAAGACACAGGTTCATATAAATAAATATTGGGTGGATTTTTTAGTTGATAATACAGTTATTGAAGTCCAGGGATCTTACTGGCATTGTGATCCTCAATTGTTTTTAGAGGGGTCCATTAATGAAATGCAAAAAAATAATGTACAACGAGATTTAAATAAACACGAGTATCTTTTAAAAAGAGATTATAATATAATTTACATTTGGGAAAAGGATATAAAAAATAATCCTACCCAAGTATGTCAAGAATTACATGCCGTTCTTAGTAGGAATATTAAGAATAACAATCGGGCAAAATCGGTAGAACTCCTAAGGGACAATACCGAGGTAACTAAATAGCATTTAGCACCGTAGAGCATAGTAGGTGAGCGTTAAGCGAGCAATAATCCTGCCACGAGTGTCCGACACCTAGAACAGGTGAAAATATATGCCGAGCTATGTGGTAACATATAGAACTAAAAGATAAAAAACTTTTAGGATAACAAACTGATGGTCAAAAGCCGTAGCAGTTGGCTTACTTGATTTAGCTAGAGCACAAAAAAGAGCTTTTCTTGTAATTCATTATGATGCTGGCCCAAAGGAATCATTACATACAAATTATTTCCCAGCTAAGGAAGCCTATGATATAAGAACAATTATTGATATGGCTACCTATTTTAGTAGTGGGGGAACAAGATTTGAACCTGCTTTAGATCTCTCACGAGACACTATTTCAGATAAAAAAGAGTTCTCTAAAAGTGATATAATTTTTATCACTGATGGTTTATGTGCTGTAACAGATTCTTGGTTGGCTACATATATGACTTGGAAAAAAGCTAACAACGTGAAAATATATTCTATATTAATTAATTCACATGCGAATTCAAAAGGAACTCTTGAAGAGTTCTCTGATAGTGTTACTATCTTAAGTGATTTACGGCAGAGTCACGCCGATAAACTGGCTATTACTATATTTTCTCATATGTAGTAAAATAATTATACTGTAGAAAGATGTTGTACCTAGTACTCAGGGGTACGATCCGTACCCCAAGAATCAAATAGTAAATGATAATACGCTGCTCAGTGTAGCGAGCAAAATACGCTCTACACTCTCGCTGTAAATACATTAAAACCAGTGGGATCCATCTGTCGTGTTACATAGTACAGTTATAGTAACCGGTCTTGCGATTGCGAAGTTAAAAGACAGGTAGGCATTACAAAGAGCGAAACGCTCTTGGAGAGATAATAGTGTGAATTAATCAGATTGACTGGTATAATTCAACGGACGATTTACTAGAAAAGCTGTCTACTAACTGATAGTAGCACAGCTTAGTATAACTGAAGGGCGTAGCTTTGCTGCGCCCTATAAAAGAGATAACTACGAAAATGGCAACAATATATGACATGTTAGGTAAGAGCGCGGATGAGCTTACAAGAGTAATAATGGATAAAAAGAACCATTATTTAAGTTATCCAATCTCAAAATCTAATGGAAAGAAACGTTGGATTGACGCGCCACAACAAGAACTAAAAGATTTACAAGTGTCTATTTTATATAAATTTTTATATCGATTTCGACCACATGGTGCGGCAGTAGGCTTTAGAAAAAATTATGGTGTATCTACTGGTGCAAAAAGACATTTAGGGAACAAAGTTATTTTATGTATGGACCTAAGTAATTTTTTTCATACTGTAAGCTTCAACCATGTTGTAAGAGAAATAACTTATTTAGGAAAAAAATTAGAAGCCAGGGATAAAGAATTTCAATTTTCAACAAACGCTGCTGTTTTATTAGCAGAGCTGGTCACTTATAAGTATCGTTTACCTCAGGGTGCTCCGACTAGTCCAGCAATGGCTAATCTAATTAGTATGAAAATGGACATAGCTTTGCAAACTTTCAGCAAAAAACGTGGGCTAACATATACACGTTATGCGGATGATTTGGCTTTCTCTCACCCAGCGCCAAAATATGAATTTACGGTTGATGATATTGCTGAAATTATTGGTATAATAAAAGAACAGGGCTTTAAATTAAATTATAAAAAAACACGCATTATGCGACCTCACAGAAGAATGAGCGTTACAGGTGTAGTAGTCAATGATAAATTAGGAGTACCCAAATGGAAGTGGAGAAATCTGAGGGCGAAGCTATTCAATCTATCAAAAGATTCCGTAAAGTTACAGCTCAAGGATCGGCAGAAAATACGGGGCCAGATCGAGTGGATAAACAGCCTGAATCCCCATCGGGGAAAGCAGCTACTGAAAGCTTATGGGAAACTGACTTCCTAACTTTATTTGAAGCTTATAATAAACTAGAATTTCCAGCTTTAATAGAAATATATTTACCTTTTGGGTGGAGTCAGTTCAAAACACCCGCAACCCAATTTATAGAGTTTAAAGGGATTGTAAAACACGAATTTACTGAAATAACTAGATACTCACAAAATGAATATATGCGTCTATGTATTGAAAATACAAAAGGTCGCAGACGTTTAGGATTAAGTCAAACCTTTTATAAAGTCCCGGCAGCGAGACGTGTTTCAAAACAAAGAGGCTTCACTTATAAATGGACGGATAAAAAAACCACAATCTCTAGTTCCTTAGGGACTAAAGATACTAAAAAAATAAGAATCCAAATACAAAAACTTCTCGGAGAATGTAGAAGATTTTTATTTATGTATTGTACAATAGAAGTTCCTAAAAAGAAACGATAATGGAATAATATATACATACTTTACCAAACGTAACCAGGGAACACAGTTATGTTCTATCAGAGAATTTCTCGGCAAACGTGGCTTATTATAATAGCCGCAGCAGGCAGATTGATTGCAGCCTTAGCCGAACACAACATTGAATAGAGCAAAACAGTAAGACTGAAAACGTGAAGTAAAACACACAAAATACGGAAAGAAATATACAATGCAACACTTTAAGATTAGTCTGGAAACAGGGAAAAACTTAAGTGAGTCGCGAGTTTTATTTGTTCGTACTGATGACATCATTGATGCCCTCAATATAAGCAAAAAAATTCGTGATTCTCACTTATCGAACATAATTCCCGTTAGCTATGAAGACTACATGAAGGGAGTTTCTAAGAAGTACGACGAAACTAAAGCAAAAAAAAGTACAGATACATTAAACTAAGTTAACCGAAAAATGTTGATGCAGGTGCAAGCTTTTACTAATAATAGTAAGACGGTACTTTCAATCGATTTCGACAGAGCTAAAACTTGCAATCAAATTTGCGATTACTGCTATGTTGGAAATCTAGAAAGAATATATCCGGCTTACTGGGATAAAATGAAACGTAATAGCAACTGGGCAACAACAAAACCGGAAACATTTGCAAAACAGTTAAACAAAGAATACGAAAAACTAAGAAACAGCAAAGCAAAACAGTATACTCGCTTAGACAAGTTACCTGTTCGTATGTATGGATCAGGAGATTATGTTCCTGAACATTATGAATTTTTAAAGGCATTAAATTTTAGATTTTATATTATTTCAAAAAATCTAACAAGCGCAAAAATGCGCCCTGAATTAGATAAAGTATTAAAGTTAAAAAACTTAACGAATATCCTTTTTAGTTTTGATAATCAAAACATTTTAGCCAATTATAAAGCAACTCAAACCTATCGTTCACGTCCGGACACAGCATATGCATTTACTGGTATTTCGGATGATTGCAAACATTGGCTAAAGAAAGGGTATAAACTCGATGTCTTTTTCACTATAGGACGAACAAAAGAAGAACGTGAAAAAGCGCAGACCATCAAAGCACAGTGTCCCTGTGACAGTGGGCTTCTCGCACATAATATGAGCTGCACACATTGTAATAAATGTTGGCGCTCAAATAAAACACGAGGAAAAACATGGAACAAAGTACAAGCGTAAGAACAACTAATGATATAGTAAAAGATATTAAGGCAAAGCTAGAGGAATTTAGTCATCCACATAAGCGATTTTTCTTATTTGGTATAAAAAAATATGGAAGACCCGCTAGAAAAGGTATCAGAGAACTAAGACCACTAATAACAGAATATTATAAGTTGTCCCTACAAGAAGAAAAGAACATAAACAAATTTGAATAATTATAGTACATTGGAAGCAATATCCAGAAAGAATGATTCGTTCTTGCAGGTAGACTATTAAAGTCTTAATTACATATCCCGCACTAATGGGGTAGAACAGCGGTATATGGACAAAAGGTTTCGTAGCCCGTTGATCTCCACCCGCCAGTTAAATCAGAGATGTTTTAACTACCGGGAGCAGAGCAACGGCTCAAAACCTCTTGAATGACCAATCCCCTAGGGGATTTAGTATAATTATCAAACAACAAAACTTAACTATAGTTTTCTTATCCAGTGTGTAAACACTGTTGGGGACGTTTCGTCTCTATTGAGGGTGAAGCAATTTGCCACACCACGGATGAAGTATATACTCCTACCGGTAAGCACCCGGTCTTGGATTAACAATTTTAGAACATCTGATTCTCAGAAGCCCCTCAGGATTCTTCGGGTCTTCTTTGGAATCCCGCTGTCTAAAATTTTAATCGACCGGTCTCTAACCGGTTGACAGGAATATACATTTTCTCCTTAGAAAAGAAGTTATCACTTCTTTAGTATAGTTAAAAAAAATTAGTTATAGAGTATAGATCAATAAGATCAATAGAAACGTTTCGTTTTTATAGACGTTATTGTGATGAGCATTACAATAAATGAAGCAGTATTGCGCTTCAGGTGGGCGCCTAGCCGCCCTTCTCGTGAAGAAAGGGCCTTGAGCGCTCCAAGAACGTCTAAACGACAAACCTGAAGCTCCCAGTACTGCATTGAGTGACGCGGTTGCTACGCCTCACGACTCAGTATAACAAAACACAAATTTTATAGAAGTATGTTTTATGAAAATAAGACAGGGGAAGTGTTTCGCTTTCCGTGACTGTTTTTTAAAAAACAGAAGAAAGTTATATTCTCACCTGCACCCTCCCTCTTTCCAGGGTCACAGTCTTGTATATAACTTGAAGGAAATATTATGAGTTGTCTACCCACTTTTGGGTCGTCAGTCCATACCGGTCAAGTCAAGCGTTCCGCTTTCTTGCCCGCTTATGGCCACACGCAACCAAAAAGGGTATCAACTAATATTATTTCCCTAAAAATGTTACACACAGTATAAAATTGTCGGTAGTGTGATTATAAGAATCGCAGAACTACTAATTTAGAAACGCTTCGTTTCTAACGAAGGACGAATGTCCGCTGCAAAATAAATCCTGGTGCGACAGCTCTTGAGAGCCACGACATCCTTAATACTTGAATTCGGTAAAACACCGAATCAACCGGAAGCCGTGCCCTACAAGAAGCTGCGCGATCGGATTTATTTCCAACGGTCATTCATTCTGACTGATATCCACACATCCCCACGACCCGCAGTAATGTGAGCGTGCATTCCAGGCCCCAACTCCTCCCGCATGTCGACGCGGCTTAACAGCTGCAGGTACTGCGCCGAAGACGCGGCTCCTTTTGGAATGCCAGGCCGGTGAGACACGTCTCGCGAATTCAGGCCAAGAACGTCGTGGGCCTCCATCTCTTCTCGAGGTCTCCAGCCAAATGCCCAGCGGGCACTGAGCCGGTGATCACCCGGATGACTGGGGTCGCGGCGACACGTGCACATGTAAATGTGGACCGTGTATCCCGCGTCCGCCACCAGAGTACTGGCAACGTTTCAATAGCCGGTGCGACAGGTCGCGAACGGAAGGTACCTTCGAACCGCAGCAGCGCTGCGCTCCCGAAGGCCCGTGTTCCAAAAGCTCCTTGACTTTATGACTTTTTAGCCGTAACTTCTTCGAGTACTCGCCCTCCATCAGAGTCCCGGATCTCGCACTACGTGCGGCGTCTGCTTCTCTCCATGGGATGGCGCAGAGCTCAGCCCGGTTCTAAAGCCCGTCGGTCTCCGTCGTGCTAAGGCCGCAGCTAGCTATGGGACCTAGGCAGAAAATACCGCTGTACTTATTGACCGGCCCCAACCTCACGATCGATGAGGATCGAAGGCGCCGTGAACAAACCCGGAAGCAGGAGAAGCGGGCGACTGGAGATGCCGTGGTCTGAGATGTCAGTTCGTGTATAGGATTCCACCTAAGAAGGAATTACGTATCTTAAGTAGATAAGTTTAATATACACAGTGCGAAAGCATACACACCGTTTAAAAAGGGAATACTTATATTCCCTTTTTTTAACTTAAAAATTGACTTTAAACTCTACAATGTTTATATTAAAGTAACAGTTTAATAACCAATTTCTATAAATGAAAAAACCCAAACTTTTATGCTGGTGTGATTTTGTCGTGGACACCGGCTTCGGAGTCGTAGCCAAAAACCTTTTTTCCGAACTTCATAAAACCTATGACGTATCTATTTTAGCCATCAATTACTTAGGCGATAAAAGATATGACACTTCTAAGTATTTTGTGTATAGTGTCACAAGAGAAGATATGCTTGGACAGATGCGTTTAAAAACTATTCTAGAAAAAACTAAGCCCGATATTTTCCTAATGTTCCAAGACATATTTCATATCTCTGAAGTGCTTCCACGTATTGATAAAATTTTAAAAGAAAATGAAACCAAAGTGGCTGTATATTTTCCTATAGATGGGGCTCCATTTTCAATTGGGTGGAAAAATGTTTTAGAGCGCGCCGATACGATATTTATATACAGTGAGTGGGCACGTTCTGTTATACAAGAAGCTCTACCAGGATTAACCAGGGACATGATAAAACTTTATCATGGTGTTAATTTTAATACTTTTTTTCCAGTTAGCCCAGAACAAACAATAGCTTTAAGAAAAGAGTTTAAATGGGATAAAAGATTTGTAGTTTGTAATGTTAATAGATTTCAACCCCGTAAAGCCATTCCATTAACTCTTCGCGCTTGGAGCATATTTGCTAAAGGATACAAAAAATGTAAATGTGGAAACATAATGCCTTTAAACAAAGCCAGATGTGATTTAAATATGTGCCCATCTACAGATATTATAAAGACGGTTGATAGCCCCAAAGAAGATGTAACTTTATATTTGCACATGTTAGCTCAAGAAATGTCAATGGGACGGGGTAGAGCTAACCTTCTACAAAATCACGCCTTAAATGCAGGGTTTACTGATACAGATTTAAAAGCAGGTATGATAAATATAAATGCTAAAAAAATATATAGCGAAGAAGTTCCACAGTCTGATGTAAATAAAATTTATAATGCAGCTAATTTAAATATAACCTCTACACTTGGAGAAGGGTGTGGACTATCTTTAATAGAAGCTGCAGCCGCTGGAACTCCTAGTATAGCTCCTAAAAATTCTGCAATACCAGAGATGTTAAGAGGTACAGGCCATCAAATTCCTAATGTAGCTGTCTTTAATCAAGCCTTAGATAACGCTCACCTTAGACCTTTAATGGATGTATGGAAGATGGTAGAGGCTTTAGAAGTTGAGTATAAGCGGTGGAAAGCTTTAGGAACAGGGGAAAAAGAAGTAAGGATTGAATGTATTAAAAATGTACAGACTAATTTTCAATGGAAAGACAAAAGAAAACTATTAGAAACTGAGTTAGCTAAACTGTTAGACTAATAAAAAAGGCCAGTATTTACTGGCCTTTTTCTTTAATCCTCATCTTTATAAAATCATATAGTAACGATTGCTCGTCCTGCCCTATCATATGTAAATACATCCCTGTATATTTCATATGTGGGCTCATTTAGAATCTCTTCATACTGAACTTTTTCATATTCCTCATTCAAATGAAATATTCGCACCTCAGTAATTTTATCATCAAAATTCATTATTTTTTATCTTCTGGATCGTTATCTAGTTCTTCCCATTGCGATAAATCTTCTGCTATTTTTTGAAAGTCTTCTGACATTTCATCTGTTTCAGGATTAAAAGCAACTCGAAGAATTTCACCGGTGGTGGTGTTTTTATAGATTTTATATGTTCCATATTTTTCCATAATTATTCTCCTAATTTGGTTGTCCTTTAGTGGAGCCTTTGTGGCGCTCACCTTTTATTTTTACTTTATCCCCTTCACGGGTTCCGACTTTTTTTTGGTTTGGAGCTTCAGAAGATTTTACTGTTTCCATTTCTTCTTCGCCCTCCATACTAGCCATCATCATCATTTGGATTCTCTCATTTACAAGAGTATAAGTTGTAGGCAATTTAATTGCTAATTGCTGTAGTTCCTTTTTAGCTTGAGCTTCCGGCATACTTAACATCATTACTGCGTACCGTTCAATTAACTTCATTGGATCCTCAGGGATTGCCCCCAATTCTCTGTTTAATTCATCTTGGAATAACTCAGCTCTTAATCTAAATACTTCGTCTTCTGCAGCTTTTGTGGCCCTAGTATTATATCTAGCTAATATAACTTGTGCCTTACCTTGTGCCTCAGCTTGGGTTTCTTGTGTTTCAATCTCAGCTGCTAGAGCATCAGCAAAACTTTGTTTTTTAGCAAATTCCTCATGTTCCGGATCATATCCTAATTGAGATAATAAAGTATGATCAGAAATTTTATTGCCGGCATTTAAATTTATAGCCAATTGTTTTGATTCTGTATCATCTGTCATTCTTAAATCTTTAAAGTGAACCTTAACGGGTGGATAAGACAAAAGGGCTGATAATTTTTTTATTACAAAGAAGTTTAAAAAGTCGGCCAATAACCCACGATAAACTAAGAAATGATTTTCAACAATTCTTAATGAAATACTAGAACCTGTCCAGGATGTTCCGCCCTTAATAAACTCTAAAGGTACTCCTAAACTATTAATAACAGATTCTTCAATAAACTTCATTTCCGGTGTTAATAGTAAAGTTCGAGCGTTTCCACCTAATTCTTGATAACCAATAGGTATGGGGAACACCCCAATATGATTAGGGTCCGCCTTCCACTTCTTTATTTGGTTGTGAATTTGTCCGGACCATTTACCTAAATTCATTTGAGTGAACGGATCCATAGTAGTTGTATTAGCTGGAAACACCGCTTTTTTAGGCACAATGTGTTCATTAGCTATCGCTTCATTACCTCTTCGTAATGTTGCTAAATAATATAATTCTTTTAATGCTGGCAATATAATTGGTTTACCCCATCCCATATCATCTTCGGCAAGAGTGGGACGTTTAAAATGGAAAATATTGTCTGCATTTAGTTCAATTTTTTTCTTCTTTTTTATAGCTTCTAGAAAAACTTTTGGTACTTCCTTTATAGTTTTTTTATCCCCAGCCATAATCTTTTGTCTTATTTTACCTGGGATGTTATAATAATATGTAGATGATCCTGTTAATGGATTATAATCAATATCTAAATTTACTGGATCCCACTTTACTAAATTAAAAGAGTCTATTGATTTAATCTCTTGGTCTTCTATTTCCGTGGGTGCATTTTTCATTTGACACTTAGGACAGGATTTTAACTCAAGCTCAAAATTTCTCATTTTAAAAGAAGCTTCATCAATAGTTAAGGTATGGTTACAATTTTTACATCTTAAAAATCTTTTAAATCGCATATTAAAGGATACAAAAGCATTGCCGAAAGTAAAATAATCAAGCCCAATTTCAATTAGAAATTTTCTAATGTGTAATTTTTCATATAAAGCTACATCATATTTTTCTTTTGCGGCAGGATCAATGGTGCCATATAAAATGTCTGTTATAGGATACTCAGTAAGTTTAGTAACAACGTTTCGTAGAAAACCATTTGTATAAAAATAGGCTCTACAAAACTTAAAAAGGGTTTTAATATTTTTAGGAATGTAATTGTTGGCTAAATCAAAAAACGGATTAGGGTATTTTTTACTCGTAATCTGTTCTAGATCTGCCTCAGTCACGTTTCTGACAGGCATGTATAACTCTCCGTTTATTTATTGATGTATTTCATTATACGTAAATATCGTATAACTTGTATTCCAAAGGCATCTTCTTTTAAAGGAAATGGGCCGGTATCTGCTGTCCGTTTGACTCTATCATACAATGGGGTTTGGTCTAAACCTGAAGTAGGCGGATAAAAGTTGTATCCATGATCATCAAAAATATACTTAATATATGCTTGCACTTCATCTGATAGCTCCACATCTTTATGTATTTTTGCAACCATGTCCAACGCTTTCCAAATAAATTCAGGCGTAGATCCTTCCATTTTTATAGGATCAGGCTCAATATCATTTAAAATTAGAACGACATTTTCAAAGACATCTAAATCTTCATAGGCCGAACGGGTGTTCTGCAGTAGCCATAAGACTTGTATCTTTTGTCTGTCTAGAGAGGTCAATTGTGGAAACAACATCTCTAGTGTTTCTGGTTCGTAAATTTCTTTACTTTTTATTATATCTTGAAAATCCATTTTATTTTTCGCTTGTAAATTTTTTGTCCAACAATTTTTTTACACCTTCATAAGTTGCAAAAGTTAGTGCCATTCCTGGAACAGTTTTTCCTAACTTATGAGGAAGGCCCCGATATAGTCTGGGTATTAGTTTTGGATTATTAATGAAAGTTTTAGCTGATAATGTATACCCTTCTGCAGCCAGATCGGCAACCATTTTTGATTGTCGTCCAGTAGTAAAAGTGTCCATAGGAAACATTGTTGTTGTAGCCACCATGGCTGCGGACCCTCCCGCTGTAAGTCCTTGAGCTGCTGAGGACATATAAGGTTTCTTTTTTTCAGCAAATTTAATAAGCTTCATACTTTTTTCTACCACATTGCCGGCTTTAGTGCCCATGTTCTTAAACAGTTTAGCTTGTCTATATTGTTTAACATCTTGTTTACGCGCTAGACGTGTCAATTGTAAATCTGTTAAACGTTTTTTAGGAGAATGCATTTGATTGGTTTGCTTTAATTTATCAAAAGTTGTTTGGTTTGGGTCTGGCTTTTGCCACACCTTAGGGTAGTCTTTAAGTGCTCCTATTGAAATACCAAGCTTGCTATTTTTTTCCATTATATATATGGCTTTGCTCATTTATCCTTCCTCTAATTGGGCGTCTAGATAACATCCCCGCGCCACAGCTGTTAAAGGTTCCTTAACCAAAACTATCTCACTAATATTCAAAGGAAATTCCTTATGTGTAAACTGCTCCTTAAATACTTCTAAAAACCCATTAACCATGGCTGTTCCCCCGCCCACAACTATAGGCACTGGATTTGGAAAGGTTGGCATGCTGTTGCTTGTAAATTGTTTTTCTATATTTACTAAAAGGTATCTAATTAAAGATTCGTAGTAAGTTTTAACTGCTTGTTGGGCCCTATTTCTGGGCTCTGTTGATCCAGGATCAATTGTGTAATCTCCTGACTCTTTTGCAAACTGTGCTTGTGCCTTGGATACACCTGTTTCAGTACTTATTTGCTGGTCTATCCAGTCCCCGCCTTTAGCAACACTAAATTGAAGTGCTGACATACCAGCATACATAATAGCTATATTACACATTCCTGCCCCCATAGAAATTGCAATACCAGTAAGCTGGTCATCAATTAATCCGGCAGTCCCTAAGGCTACTCCCTCATTTAATGATTTTGCTTTAAAACCTAAACTTTCTATTATTTGTCCTAATACATCCTCGTGATAATCTACTTCACGGTCTTGGTCTAAAGGATGTCCCGGCACACTATACACAATTAATTCATTGTCAACAGGTGCTGTAGATTGTTTTACGAGCTCTTCTATAATTACTTTTAAAACGGGTAGGGCGTCTTGTTCTGATGGATTCAGCAATCCGTTGGACATAGGGCGTCTTAAATCTGTGGTATTAAAGACTTGTGCATATTCATAAGCTTTCTGTCCTACAATATGTATCCGACCATCTACCTCAATATAAGGCACCCCGAGTATTTTTAACTGTCGTAAAGAAGCAGTTCCTTTATCTAAACTTAAAAAAGCATTGCGTTGTAAATATACACCGCTATCATCTGATAAGACAAAATTTCCTGTTCCTACATCTAATCCTTTCATATTATTTATTCTTGATTTCTCTTAATTTATTTAAATCTTGTTTTGTATTAACTTTACTATCTATTTTTTGTGAAGGCATATTACTTTTAGTTGCCTTTGTTTTTGTAAAGGTTTTAGTTTCTTCAATAGGAATTTCTGTTCTATCTATTTTTTTTCCTTTTTCAATTTCATCCCGAGGATCCAAAGCAAAAAAATGTTTTTCCCCAGAATTTGAAGGATTAAAAGCATCATTTACACAACGCTTAAAAGTTCTAAATCCATAAAATACTAAATATACCGCAAGCATTCCCAATAAAACCCAGCTTTCTATTTTATAGGACTCTTGTAAAATATTTAATATATTACTTAGCATTTTAGAATAAGTTTGAAATATCCTGTCTTACCGGTCTGGGTAAAGCTTCAAAAACATCAAGACCATTTTCAGCCTTTAGTTCGGATATTCCGCCATTACCTATCAGAGATGTAAGCTCTCCGTCTGGAATATTACGAAGTTGCTCTAAAGATACTGTCATCCCGTCCACTGTTCTTTCTGCAACTTTAATTACAGAGAGTGTAGTTTCATATGGATCAGCGACGCCTTTACCATAGGTATTAAATAAGCCAGAAGCAATGTCAGCTTCCTCTACGTTGCGCATTAACTCTTCAACAGGTTGTTGATGTTTTGTGTCTGCACGTTTAATAAGCTCATTGTAAGAATCTTTGTGTGGCTGCTCTGATTTATTATCTTTTAAATAACTTAAGCGTACCTTCATGTGGTCCACAAAGTCAGGATTAATTATAGTGTCAAAACTAGCATATTTATGAATTGCTGTCTTGTCAAGTGGTACGTTTTGTTCCTCTGCTGCTTCTATAACATTTTGACAAAACTCTGATTTTTTGGCGATAGCCATTTTATAATGGTTTTTTTCAAAGAAAGCAGCAGCTTTCTTTATATTTAGCCTGTCATGAAGCGGGTATTTCTTTTCCGCTTCCCAAGCAAAACTTTTATGTTCAACGACCGCAGCCGTTTTATTTATAAAACCAACCTCGCTGATTTTACGTGTATCTAGCACATTGTATATATATTTATCTGATGCATAATCTTTTAAGACTTCAGGTACAGGAAGGTCATAATTTTTTGCAGCGGCAGTTAAGTTTGCAGCAGCTATTTTAATTACTTCTTCTGGTAAATTGTCTTTTTGATCTGCTAAGAAAGCTAGGTTGAGTTCCGCTAATTCGGATGTGTAAAGAGCATATTTATGGATTGTCCCGTCTTTAGGGTCTCACAGAACAAGAGCGAAATCTTTTTCATTTGCTGCTTGCTGTTCTTCATAAGACGGCACATAAGCAATTTTAGCTTCATCCGATAAGGGCTCTACAAGCTCCGCTAACTTTACGAGATTATCATTCATTATATGGTCTACAACATCTAGACTCATGTTTGTTATTTTTCTCATTAGGTTCTCCTGTATTCATCGAGAAAGCGTGTTATTGCAGTGCCAGGACAGTTTATTTTACCAAAGTTGGCGTGACCAAAAATGTCGTGGCTTGTAATACTTATCTGAGCATCTTCTACTAAATAATTTAATAGTTTCTCTAGACTAAGTAGTTGATTACGGGTAGGATGCTTATCTGCACCTACTCTCGTGGGACCATGGAAATCTCCTAACACTAATATGCCAATACTGGCAGTGTTATGCCCGGCAGAATGCCAGGTTGAATTACTAAGATAATTTGTTTGATATACTGTTCCGTCACCTATAATTCCATAATGATACGCAATATGCGGAGCACCGTTTGGAGATAAATGATTATTTGGGCCAGGGGTAATATGATATTTATTTATGCCTTGTAGTGTTGTTCGCGTATAAGAACAATAGGCTTGGTGCACTACCACTTTTCGTATCTGTGATAAACCCCTTTTTGCCCATTTACGTGTTGGGTGCCAAGGAAGTTGATCAGTAATATTAATTATCTGAAAAGCTGTCTCGACAGGATCAAGTACCTGAACGGGTTTACGAAGTAAAGCATCTATTATCTTTTGTATAAAATTCCACATGATTCTATTTGGTTAATTGGCAGGCCCTGTAGGAATTGAACCCACGCACCTTGCTTTGGACACAAGGGGGAAAAGTTTTGAAGACTCACTGTCACCCATCTGACACCTAGGGCCTAAATTATTCATTTGTTTGTATATTTATTTTCATTATCTTTATATAATCCATGGCTGCCTCTAAGCATCTTTCATAAGAGTTATAACAGTCATCTAGTAAAAAACATTTTTGTTGTTTATGGTCATTAATCTCGACAGAAAAGTTTTTTGTACCAGCGACTTCGTCTATATGTATACTAATATCAGTCACAATTAAATATAATGGTTATTTGTTAAAAAAACAATGTTTTTTTTAAAAGACATACTGAACACCAAGCATGTATCCCCGAGGATCATAGCCAATTAATCCTAAGAATTTGTTGTACCCGAATCCACCTATTAAGCCAAGCTGATTGCTTTGCAAATATACCCCGCCGCTTAGATTAATCTTTTGCCACCAGGCCGGTTTGTACGGATTAACTTTTGTTACGAGATCGGTGACCGTCAAACTTGGGTTTTTTGTATCGACGAAGGCTTCCCACTGGCCATTACGGAGCTGAACGATGTTCAGCTCAAGAGCTATCTTGGCCGCCATTTCGTCGAATGTTATTTCGTATGGACTATCTAATTGAAAATAGCCTCTAAGCTTAAAAGCCCCCTTAGCTATATTAAATCTACGGATGTCTTGTCCGTCGCCATCTATAATTATTGTGTCAGCATCTGTCTCAACATTAGCTACACTGTCATTTAAAGAAGCTATAAGGTCAGCTTGTGTTCTTATTTCACCATGTAAACGGTCAATAAAAGTTTGTAGCTCGCCGTTATCTGATGTGATATTTCTAACGTCTAAAGTCAGTTTACTAATTGTAGTGGAGTCTAATTGATGTATTGTATCAGAGGACGCAGCTTCATTTTGAAAATGTGCTACATCAGTTTGTAACTGCCCTATTTTATAATTAGCATAGATACCGCCAATAAAAATGACACCTAACAACACCGAAATTACAGTGTTGTTAAATGAAAAATTCTTAAATCTGTTTTTTAGGCTTTCTATATGTATTGGCGATCGCGGCATTCCAGATATTCTTTCCTTTTAAATATTGTTTAATAAATCTATTTTCTTTTCTTTGACGAATTTTATAATCCTGAAAGGTTTCATTTTCCTTTCGGTAAGACGGACCTATATCTTTAATTTCCATCTTTTTCTTTGGTTTTTAAATATAGAGTACGAGCGGCTGTCAAGCCTTCCATACGTTGCTGCTCAATTACATAAGCTTCTTGAGTAATAGAGAGACTCTGTCGTATTTCATCAAGTTTACTATTTAAATCCTCAATAACTGTAAGACGTTCTTGATTTATTGCGGCTGCATTTGCAATTTCGGAGTTTAGTTCTTCTAAGTAGGGCATGTTTAAGCTGGTTTATGTTCTCTTAAATATAAGTAATTCTCAGTTTAAAAGCAACTTTATTATTATAGCTCATTAAATGGATAGTAGTGGTCTTCTAGTTCGTCTAAACCTTGTCTTCCTGCATCAATAGATATGTCCCTTATAACTGCAGTTCCTCCAGCATGCTTTAATCATACTTCTCAATAACAAAGAGCGCCTTTTTGATTTGAGCTTAAAGATAATGAAATTACACCAGGTACGTGACGTGGATATTGTGTTGCTTTATTATGTACAACATAATTATTTGCAATATAAGTATTATTATTTGTAACGTCTAAATGAAATAATTGTGTGTTTGGATCTTCTTGGACAGAATCGATAGACTTAAGCGGTGCCAAGATTCCTGACGCTCTTTGCAAAAAATCTCCAGGCTCAAATTCCGTAACAGGTCCATCTAAATTAGGGAGTTCTGTATAGGCATCTAGATCAATAACTTTTCAGCCGTTTTGTGTTCAAAATGGGTGTCCTCCTGTTACAAAAGGAAAACTTTTATTTATTCTATATAAGGTTTGTGTTCCAAGGGTAGGGGTTAGAATAGATTGTACTTCATTAATTTGATTATCCTTTCCAAGTACTAGATCTCCAGGTTTTATAAATTTAATATATTCTTGTTCTCCGCTAGCTAAAGTAATTGGTGTATTTCCAACAAAACAGCTAGTAGTGCTTTCCCCGTTTCCAAATCAACCACTTTCAGCTGCAACCTCAGTATTATATCCTGTTACGGTGTTGTTAATAGAGTAAACTTTAAATCATACCCTTCCTTCAGCATCATTAGTTAAATTATATCCTCTATAAGCGCAAGTAATTTTAGTATCTAAAGAATTTAATATACAGGAACCTTGCATTTTTTTAGCATAAGATGTAGAAGTGCTTGTAAAGATCTCTCCTTGACTATCTCCTACATGTCTAGTTAACATGGGACCATCAACTAGTCCCGACGATGAATCAATTATTCACATACCGTCGCCATAAACTGAAAATTTTGCCCCATCTCAGCGCATGTAATTTGTACCACTCGCACTTGTTACATCTAATTTACTCGTACTACTAGCATTACCTAAATATATACCAGCTGAAGCTGCACCATAAGCGCGTCCGCTGGTTTTAATAGAGCCATTAGTACCTAGAGTATAATCTTTTGAAAAAATACTATCAGCGTTTAGTGCTGCGGCAGTTACAGTTCCTTGCACAAGTAAACTTCCATTCATATAGTATTCAACTACAGTTCAATCGTCCGGACTTTGTGTAGTGTCCCAAAAACCGTCTCAACTCCCAACACCAGAATTTTTTAAAGTAACTGAATCTAGATTCTGTTTTGCGGTAATAATACCATCGTCAATAGCATCAGCAATAACTACTTCTGCTGCGGCGTTTGTTCACAAAATCTCTGTAGTGTTGCCCTCAAAATGTAAGGACCCTCTAGTACCTGGATCGCCCGCAGTTCCTGCTCCGCCCGTATCACCCTCAATAGATTGAGAAAGGGACTGAATTTTGGTATATACAATTTCTGTGCCTGCTGCATCTTTTACTGTTATAGTTAAATTTACTGTGGCTGGGTTTGTGGTTACCGCACTTGCATTACCAACACCAACAACATAAGTGCTATCCTGTCAGATTCCTCCCGCTGTAATACCTGTACCTGCTGCAGTAACTCTAAATGATGGGGAAGCATAGCTAGATACAAGATCAACTGGGATTGCAGTAGTTCCTATTCAAACTTTAATATAAGTACTGGAACCTGTATAAGTTACTGCGCCTGCGCTAGTCGTCGGTAAAGAATGGGCTTCGTTAGTTACTAAAACAGTTGTACCATCTAGACCATCGTCGCCATCTGTACCCGGTTTAATGGCCATCATAGTCATTGAATCACGCGCTAATATTGGTCCAGTAACCGCACCCTCGCGTATTTGTACTTCCATTGTTTCGGGCATATCAGGGTACCAACTATTAGCTGTATATATATATGTAGCGCTTGCTGAATTTTGAACTGAGCTGGCGGCACCGCCCTTTGGTGTTTTATAAAATTGATAGTAGACTGTTCCTGTAGTATTTAATGCAGTTGCAGTCAATGTACATGTAGTAGTCCCAGTTAGTACATTACTTGTTAAATATTCAAAAGCTTGCTTGTCTGTTGTTAAAGATACTGTCCTTGCGTCCACGCCTGCAGCTCCTTCTGCACCCTCTGCTCCAGCCAACCCACTTGAGCCAGAAGATCCCGAAGATCCGTCAGTTCCCCCAACAACAGTTGAAACTGTTTCTGCGACAGTAACTGGGTTTCCAATACTATCATCAAATTGAAATTCTAGCGTAATAGCTGTTGAAGCATTATTATGGACTATACAAGTAATATAACCAACAGTGCCCCCAGTTGCAGACAAAGTTCCGTCACCCTGATTTAAAACAACACTTTTAATCATGGTTTGTAGCTCTACTCCGGATCTATAGAAATAAGCCGTTAAAGTTGTTGGCCCAGCATTTGACCAATCACCACCATTTGGTTCCTGTGAGTAAGCTAATGGAAGACCTTCGATAAAACCTGTTGTAGCATCATCCCCGTCAGTGATATCCACCAATGTAATTGTATCATATTTCGTAGGAACGCTGGATGGTACGCCATCAGCTAGCCATAGGTCTATATTACCATTAATGTCGGTATCGTCGATGCCAGTCCATTTAATTACACTAGGAGAGCCCTCTGCGTGCGGTGTATCACTATCCGATGCATATAAAGCTAAGCCTTCGGGGTTTCCTGCTTCAAGCTCTTCTTCCCCACTCGGAGTCACACGAAAAGCTTGAACGTCTAATGTGTCAGTACCATTTTTTATGGCCGTACCATTAAGTGGCTTCAAAAAGTATTTATAAGTTACTTCTCTGGCAGGTGCAAATGTTTGTATTTGTGTGAATGGGCCTCTTTGATATTTATTTTCATCTGAAATAGTTATTTCAAAAGTGATGGAAGCAGTATCAGCATTGGTATTAAAACCACTAGCAGGCCCATATCGAATAGTATAATCGCCAACAGGTGTTGGACTTGAATCAACTGTTATATCAGTGTCGTCTGTTACAGTAACTTTAAATGTATTGGCGACCGATAAAGCCGCATCATAATCCAATGCTAATGCCCCAAGAAATACCCGAATATCTGTACCCGATCCTGCATATTCAATATCACCGTTTCCGAAAACAGCAAAAGTATGTGTTGGATTAGTAAGTACCACTGTAACCGCATCTGAGCCATTTTTTACTCCAAACATGTCTATTTCTTCGGTAACCATTACCTCCCCGCCCGCTGACAATGCAGCTTCCACAGTTATCGTTTCGGGCATGTCTCCATAATCTGCCTGTGCTGTATATTGATATGTATTATCGACTGAACTTGCTTGAAGGACAGTTACACCTTTTTTAAAGGTGTAATAAAATGTTGGAATTGGGGCAAATAAATTTATAATACGCGCTGTCGCTGTAATTATAGATGTACCAATTGTATATAACTGATCGTCAGTATGGTAAGTAAAAACTTGTCTTTCGGCAGTTATACTCATTGATTGGGCATCTTCTCCAGCTTGAACAGATATTACATTCTCAGAAACAGAAACCGGACTATGCACACCATCATTATATGTAAATGTTAAAGTTATGGTAGAAGTTCCGCCATTCTCTTTAGTCATTGTAATAAAACCACTAGAGCTGGTACCTTCGACGGCATCTAATGTTCCGTCCCCTTCAGTCAGTGTCACGGTTCTTAAGTATGTGTCAATTTGAACCCCTGCTCTATAAAATACAGAAGCTAAATTTGTAGAAGCAGCCGCGGGCACCCATTCGTGATCTAATCCTTTTGTAAAAGCAAGACCATTATTTGTTATGATAGACCCCTGTGTAGGGTCATCCCCATCTAAAATATCTGAAAGAGTTATGGTGTCATAAATAGTAGCACCGGGCGCTGAAATGATAGCATCTGCTAAGTATACTACTAAACTATTATCTATATCTATCCCACTTACCGTCCACTCCGTACCATGACTCTCATCATCATCTGTATAAAGCTGTAATGCTAACGGGTTGTGATCGGGTTCTATAGGAAACTGGCCTAAAGCTCCATGTTGTGTGGCAACTAAAGGAAGAGTTCCTATACCATTCTTAATTGCAGTTCCACCCTCTGGTTTTATAAAATAAGAGAATACAGGTGTAGATCCAGTTAATTGTTCTCAATATGTTGCATTAGAAGGATCTTTTAGCAAAGCTGATTCATGCTCTTCAATACAAATATATTGATTTGTTATTTCTGTCTCTGAGTCTCAAAAAGAAACTGCATCATTTACTAAATAATTGATACCGTTATCTGCAGTATATGTAGCGCTCCAGGCCCCTACATAGTTAATAGGGCTTATTATTTCCGAGCCATTTAATAGTCGTAAATTACCACGTAATTCAACAGCCCCATCAACCCATTTCAAATAAGATTGGTCTTCGTAAGCTCCGTAATCTTTTCCGAAAACAAAATCTCCCGTATTTCCATCAATATCAACTGTTTTTGTTGCGCCGGGACCGGCAGTTCCAGCCGAAGAATCTAAATGGTCATAAAAAGATAAACCATCTTGAGATATAGTCATCCCTACTTCACCGGTCTTGCCTCATATAGATAGGCCTGTTTCCAAACGTAATACTCCACCAACAATTAAATCTGCTGCGAGAATACTATTAAAATGCACATCATAAACTTCACTCAATTCTGTTGAAATTCCTGTGCTAGTACCTACATCAACTAAAACTTGTCCTGGCTTAAAGACCGCTCTTCAGAAATATTTGTCTTGTACAGGATCGAATCGGAAAGTATATACCCTTGCAACAGCTCCTGTTTCGAAAGAAAAACCAGTAGTTCCTGTTAAATGTTTTTCAACATCTTCCCCCCGGTCCACATCAAAATGCATTACGTCGCCAGGATTTCCTGTTCCATCTGTCATGTTGTCATCAGTAACATCTGTTCAGCCCAGCCCACTAATAACTGGGTCTAGTGCATCAGCTTTTGCAGCATACTGGATACTTAACAATTCTGGTGCCCCTGTTAATCCGGCTGGCATTGTAATAGAACAACTTTCTATAGGAACAGCTATACCGTACCTATCTTGCCAAACATGGGCATCTTGTCCTGATATTAAAGGATAACTTGAAGAAAATATTCTAAGAGCCCCATCTACATCTGCACGTACAATTGGGGCTGCCGTAGCACATCCAAATTCTTCGGGTGTTCCAAAATTATCTGCGTGATCCCTTGCAGCTACCCAGACACATGTGGGTGTATTATAATTTGCCGGGATAGTCAATGATGTAGTGGAGCTTCCATAATCCAGAATGGTAGTACCTTCAAAACCACCGGGACCATAGTATACCCTAAAACCTTTGTGACCACTAGCTTCCCCGCTTCCTCCAACACTTGGCTCAGGGTCTGAAGGCGGATCCCCAGTCCAAGAAACCAGTAATTCATTAAATCCGGCTGATAACGATTTTCCAGTAGGACTCCATTCTGGAGCTGTTTTGTCCCATTGGTACGGTTTTGTATATCACGTTAAATGCTCATCAACACCATTTACCCCGGTCAACGCATAAGTAAATTGAATAGTCCTAACACCTTCAAATAATGGTATGTCACAATATCCATCTATCGCGGCCACAGGGTAGAACACATCGGGGTCCCAACTTCCATCAGCTTCAGAAATTTGATATGCAGCATGAGCCAACTCATAACCCACTCGGGCCTCTAATCGTAAATATAAATCGGCGTCATTGTACCACCCATATACTGGATCGTAAGAGTTGGGCCTAGCGATTTCGCTTCCATCCCAAAAATATCATTTCATTTCGGTGGTGCCGCCGAAAGCAGGATTCCCCACTTTAATGTCGGGCATCGCCATATCTGCAAAACTAGTTACGATATTCTTATGTTTATCCGCCCCAGTAACTATAAAACCATATTTTGAAGTAGCAAATCCTGGTTTTAATCATTCAGTAGGTCTTGATAGTATGTCAGGTCCGCTAAAAGCAATCGGGTATCCACCACCATCATTATAAGTTCATTCATAATCTCATAAGGAGCTAATTAGATCATGGTCTGTTCCAAGTCATTTAATAATAGCATAGAAACTATTTATTACTACGCCAGTTCCCGCAACAGTAATGGTTCCTGCTCCAGATGCAAAACTAATAATTTTTCATGTCTCATAATTTTTATCAAGAATATAATATCCTGCTAAATCTCCTACATTTCAATCAACTAAATCAGAATCATTTCAAGAAGTATTTCCCTCATTTGTAGAAGTGATTACCGTGCTATAGCTAAATAAAGCGGGTTGAGCAAAAATTTTCGTGACCTCTGAAATTGAATCCGTTATTGCCCCTTGCTTACTAATTAAAAATCCAGTTGATGTGTTGATGCTTCTAATAGCAGGCGTATCTGGATTATTATCAGCGTCTATATAGAATTTATCAGAATCAATTTCGGGAGGAGTATTGTCTAATACTTGACCAAAGGTTACATCATAGTCGTACGCATGTACTATTTCATCGGTATCTTCATCCTCAATTCAGCTCCCTGTGTCATCTATAAAGGTTGCCCTAAAATCAGAATTAAAGGGAATTGTTGGTAGTGTTAAAGATTTTGATACTATTATATCCCCGTTAGATTCTACATCGTCTGAATTTGTGCTATAGGCCATTGTAAATCATTCAGTCCAACCAGAAATAGTCGCAGGTGTTCCTAATCCAGAGACAGCAGGACGATCTAAAACAACAAGACTTTCTAATTTTTCATATACTTTTCCGGCCATAAAAGTGTTGCCCGCAACATTTGGATGTAGTATATCACCAGGAATAAATCAATCGTCTTCATGCTCCATCATATCACTGTGTAAATCTATAGGGGCGGGAGCTCCTACAGAAGCCATTGCATTAGCTAAGAAACTGTTTGCATACCCTATAGTGGTATTAGTAATACCCGTGTAAAAAGAAGGAGTTAATTTATTAAATAAAACAACGTTTGTTGGAGTTTTTAGAGATTCATATAAGGAAATTGTGTCAGTTAAAAAATCCGCGCTAACCTCAGATCAATGATTAGCATCACCCATTCCAAGCCCAACAATATACACATCAGCTTCTGCAGCTAAAGCATTTGTGTAGCTATCGGTTTCTCTATAAGAGATACCTGATAAGGTTGTAGTCATTGTTTTGGCAGAGACGCCATAATTACTGACAGTAGTGCCACCAGATATTAAAGCTTCTAATTGGGAAGGATAATCTTCGTCTGCTTCTTGTGCAGGATCCATACCTACAGTAATACTATCTCCAACACAAGCAATAGTCAGACCTTCTAAACTTGGGAGGGATTGGTTACTATCACGGTAATGTAAAACTACATCGGATAAAGTACCTTGAGACAGAGCTAGGTTTGATATATTAACACGAGCATAGGATTCCGCTGAATCAATATTATTTCCACTTGTATAAGTATAACCTTCCTCATATACTTCTAAGGTGGGAGTTCCACTAAAGCGACCAACAGAATCTGGATCTCCGGGAGTAGAAGTTACAAAAACATCGATGGTATCCTTTTCATCATAATTGCCCCCTAAGAAGGTAATACGATGTCAACCCGTTTCAAGTCCTGAGAACTCATATATACCATAGTCATCAGTTGCATCTACACCTACACGATGACCATTAATGTCAAAGATGTAAGTTAATATTCCTCGATAAGCTTTTGTCTTTTCGGGATCTAATCTGCCTTTATAAGTTGCCATAGATTAAAATTATGAAACGGTTGAAGTCAGCGCTCTACCAAATACTTGTAGATGTCCTGTGAAAGGTTGTGCATTTATATGTCCACCCACAGCTTGTGTTGACGCATCTATTTGAGTATATTCTGATCCCCAGCCTGGCCATGAAACCGGCGCCCAAGCATCAACTATTACTGTGCGATTATACCCACGATCAACAATATTTAGAGTAATTTCTGTTGAAAAAGACCCAGTTCCTGTTAATGCCAAGTATCTTGCATCGGTTGCGGTGCCAGATTGATATACACGCAGAACTGCAGGTGTAGCGGCCGATAAAAATTTACCACTCATAACCTCAAAGTCTATTCTAGTTAACACTTGGTCCTGCTCAAAAGTTTTATGCATAATTCGGCGACCACGCTGTGTCATACCTATTGAGAATGGTTTTTCTGTAGTAGGCACATAGCTTTCAGATCCGCCTAAATTAATTCGATGTTCAATATTTAATGCCATTGTTTTTTCCTATAAATAAATTTAAGTTGGTATATCGTGTAAAGGTCTACCGAAAATTTGTAAATCTCCTTTAATGGGTTGTGAATTTATGTGCAATCCTACTAGTGGCCCATCGTCATGATCAGGGCCAAAAACTCCATAGCTTCCTCCATTGGCAGTTCAACCAGATCACGTTAAAGGGCAGAAAGCATCCACAATGACCTCACGAGTGGCTTCTTTAGATGTAATTTCTAAACTTAAGGTAAGAGAGTATTGATTTAAAGTATCATCATGAACTACACTATCTGGATCTGCACCAGATACATAAGTTCGCTGTACGCCACTTGGTAAAATTAAATATGCTGCATCTGTTTCATGGTCTTTTTGATATATCCTAATAACCGCTGGAATTAAATCAGTTATAAACTTCCCAGCTTTTAATTCAAAATCTAGCCTTGTTAAAGTGTAGTCTCTGTCTAACTGCTTTTTCATTATAACCCTACCAGGTTGTCTCATTCCTATTGTAAAGGGCTTATCTTCGCCCGGCTGAAAAGAAGATGATCCATCTAGAGTCATTGGATGTGTAATAGCCATTTTTTATTATTCAGTAATATTTAAGCTTTGTCTAGTAATTTTATAATCTCGTGAATCTTCACCATTAATATTTAAATATTCACCTTCTAAAAAACCGTCCCCGACAGAAACAAACAATAATGGATTAACGGGATCCTCAACAACTGCGGTTCATTCATCACTAGAGCCAGATGTTGCCCCTGGCCCTCCTATTGTGCCTCGCCTTACTTTAACTTCGGCATTTACTTTTTGTAGTAATACTTTATCTTGTACAGGTTCTCCTGCAAAACCACCTGCGGTAGATTCTGTAAAAACATCTTCAGTTACAACTTGTTTATTTTGAAGCCCTCTAACACCACATGAAAAGGTTGTTGCTTCATTCGCAACTATACTGTGTGTAGGTGAAGGGGATATAACATGGGTGTAGTTTCGGCCCACATCCGCTAAAGCTGACAAAGATTCTGTCAATCCGGTTTTATATACATATTCATATTCATGTACATCTTGCTGTCCGCCCCTATTTCATCCACCAACGGTTAATACTACTCCGTTTGCAGTGGTACTAATATTTAAACTACCATCATCATATATATCAGGAAGTTGCATTGTAAATGGGTTAGCGAATGAAACATCAGCTTGATCAGTACCTCCTTGATCAGGGTCAAAAGTTCCTGTTATTAAATCAGAGTCTGCTGACTTCGCAGTGTCATTATAAGTTTTAATACTAACATTATATTGTTGGCCCAAGTCTAGCTTAGTTTTAAATTCAGGCGCGGTAACAAAAGAAGAATCCAAGTTAGAAACTAATTTATAGGCACTATCTGGATTTCGGGCGATAGTTATATAATAGCCATCTACATTGTTATCAATTATTTTAGGACGAGTTACCCAACTTTCGCCAGACGCATCTCCGGTTACCGTAATTGGTACATAGACATCCGTAGCTGTTCCTTTTGCCGTGATGGGATAAGAGTTTGTTGCAAATTTTAAATATTTTCCCACTACATCATCAGAAGTCGGACTAAAAGCTTCATCATCTCCAGTTAGTACAGAAATTTTTACAATGGTAGATACTCCACCATATACAGCAGTTCCTCCTGTAAGTAACTCATCGTAATTTCAGCGAAACCATATATTTCCGCAAGGTTCTGAAGGATTATCTGTTGGTCAGATATCTCAAATTCTTAAGTTAGCAGGAACGGTTGGGGTTCCTTCGTCTAATTGAACACTTACTCCACCCACTTGTAAGCTTCCAAAATTTCCTAGCCCGGATACAGTTGCTGTATTTCCAGTTAATGCTGTTCCATGCACACTTGCAGATGAAATACTTCCTGCTGCCAATGCCCCTGTTATTGAGGCGGAGTCAGCTGTTAAAGCATTTACTGTTACGTCACCATCAATATCTGAATCTCTATCTGTAAATACAATATCGGCATCATCTATAACTTCTGGATTAATTTTTAAAGAGTATATATGTCGTGCCTCAACCACACCACTAACAGCTGCTTTTGTATCAAATGTAAAGACAGTCTCAAAACCATCTCCCCCGACATTAGTTTTTACAATACCAACTGGAACTTCATCCGGATTTGAAGCTATGTGCGTGGCAATTGCTGCAAAATCTGCTACTTCAGTATGTTCTATTGAGTAACTATCTGTATAGCGTGTATATTTTGTGGAATATAAAGTTGCACCGGTAGTGTCATATAAGAAGGCATTTTGTGCAGTTATAGGAGTCTCTCCTGCTTCAGCGTATTTTAAAGTAATTACATATTCTGTTGCAGCTGAGACACTTGTTAATGTTTCCGCCCCTCCAGAATCTAGACGAATTAAAGTTCCATCTGTTAAAAGCGCTTCTCCGGCTGCAACTGTTATATTTAAACCGGATCCTTTACTTAATTGTAAATCTGTGCCGGTAACTATTCCAGCATTTACGGAGACTACGGGGCCAAAAGTATCAAAGATTTTTAGTATACGTCGCTCTAAGTTTTCGGCTGCATAGGATTGGAGATCATCAAAAACCGTTTCTAAGTTTTGTTTAGTTCCTGATGGTACTTTTATACGACCTGATTCGTTAGCCATTTTTTTCTTTCCTCATTAAATTGTGTATAGTTTAGCATCTACACTTGCAGGTAAAACTTGTTTTGTGTAAAAGTCTATAAATGTGTTTGCGTAATTAAAATTTTCCACTTCTGATTGGTGCCCAATTCCTAATATATAGTAAAATTGTTGTGCATTTAAAATAGCCCCTGCTTCACTTATTCTATATAAAGGTCTTCCCATAGTAGCGTCTTTTCCAGATTGTATGTAAGGAGTTAATCAAGTAGCTGAAGCATCGGGTGTAAAAACGATTTTTATGATATCTAGTTTTACTGAATTATCTTTATCAAAAACACTTAAAGAATAAATATCTCCGGTGTCAAGATCGTAATTAACAGCTCCCTCATAAGTCTCCCCGTCCGAATTTACATAATGATAAACTACGCCATCGGTGATTATATCATCATAACTTCCACCTGTACTACTGCTTGTTATTATGCACGGATGTTCTGCAAATAGACGATTATAAATTTTTAATGTATACTCAGTTCCAATAATAATTGAAAGGAAATTAGCCATTTTCTCCCCCCTCGTAATTTAATACTATTGGTGAAGTGAGTGGCGCGGTAACTGTGTCTTCTTCTACACTTTTTGCTATATGAAAATAAGGATTCGCTCCGCCTTTATGGTGAGCAAAAACATCTAAATCTGTGGTTGATCCTTCTCTATCCATTAGTCCTGAAATTATTATTTCATCACTTAAGTAATCGTTGACTTGTATACCTGAACATAAGATATTATACTGACCGACAGTATCGCCTACTTCATACTTTAAATATAACCCACTAGGGACACGATAACAAGCGGTTTCTGTTCCTTCAATTGTAGCATAATTGTATTCTCCGGCTAAAACTACCCCTGTTAAAGTTCCAGATTCATAGGAAAATGGTAAGTTATATAATAGGCCAGTTATATTTGTAATATTTACAATAGTAGGTGCGGCTCTTAACCCAGAAACCATCGCATGTGTTCAGCGTGATAAGTGTTTCCCATACATCGCCCTCTTATCAAAATAACTTGTTTCTGCATCATAATAGCCACTTAATTGTGGGTTATAAAAACCACTAGTTATTATTGAAGATGGATTATTTTCTTGACCAAATGCCGGAAAGTATATAGATGTCAGAGAAGGTAAGATAGTCAAACTTGATGGGTTCAACACTTTTAAAGAATATTCCCCACTCACTGGTTCTGTTATTTGAATTTTATCTACTTCTTCTGTAAGTGTTAAAGTATTTAAAAACTTTATTTTTGTTAATTGCTCTATAGTAAAATCAGTATTTTCAGCTAAAATTTGAGCAGAGTCTATCCCACTAAGTACAGGCATTGTTAAATAATTTCTGTTAGCCGGGAGGTCAAACAAATAAGATTTAATGGCTGTATTTACTGTTGGGGGTACAGCAGTAGTGGCTGTTATACCATTATCAATAAAAGTGGCTCCTGTAGTATTTCCTAAATAGAAAAAACTGTTTTGTGTGTTTCCGTATATATTATAACTATCCACCCCAGATACTGCCGACCAACTTAGGTTGTTTGGTGTAGCTGAAAGGTCACTTGCACCACTCACAAGTAGTGCGGGTAATGAAGGTGTAGACTCACCAGTATCATAAACACTGGTTACTACATAGCTGTATAATTCGTTATCGCCGCTCGGTGTGTCCGGCTCCGCGACAACGACTGGCGGTTCAAACCGAACTCGGGACGAATAGTTTGGGTCCAAACCAGAGAACCGGAAGTCGAAAGTTTCATAGCCGTGCTCGATGTAACCTGGGGTTTTTTCTAAGTACATAGATAAATGTGTTTGTGCTAAATTATAAAATAGCCCTTCTGTACCATTTAACAATCCTTGTCAGTAAGCTTCAATAAGTTCTTTACTGTCGCTATCTAATAGACTATAAAATGAGCCTAGTAACTGCCAAATATAAGAAGGATTAACTGGTGATGTAGTATTAAACATTATATTTGTACAACTCCTGAAAGTTCATCTTCGTTAGTGTAGAAGTGACTTACAACATCTGTACGAAGTGTATATCGACTATCCGTCATTTTACGAGTAGTCTTTGTCGCCTCTGTATCGTATTCTCTGATAGTGATTTTAATATCAGTATCTACATAATTAGCACCTTGGTCATACATATGATTAATAAGATCAGACTTATCAAATTGGGTTGTTGTTAACCCGTTCAAATATGTAGCAATAGATGTCTTCATTTCGGCAGCTGGTAATCCGCCTGAATAAATTAAGCTAGTAATATTCATAATTGTTGGGGCCATTACTTTAACTTTATTATCGGCTAATGGGAAGCGCACATCATCTTGCGTTAATAAGGTTGCCACAGCAACACCGTTGCTTCAATATCTATAAACAACTTCAATTAAAGTCCCGGTCATATCACCAGAAGCAAAAGCAATAGAATATTGTTGATCTGCTGAGTAGCTATCTCCGTCTGCTAAATTCGTAATTGAATATGTCGATGCATCATAAGCTACTTTAGAAATGCCCTCCCGCACTTCAAGTATCTCTTGGATAAACCCTGGAATGCTTGGCATATTGTGTACTAACAAGGTATTAGAAGTCATTACCTGTGCTGTAGACCCTTTTATTATATTATCTGGGTCTTGAACATATATGTCCATTGCATTACCACGATGTACTGTGTCTGGGGTTATATTATTTACTTCAACATAGTGGGTTCTTAATCCGTGTTGCGTGTCACTAGGAAAAGCTGCTCCAAAGTTATGTGCCAAGGCCGCAATATTTAAAAAACCACCTGCGTCTGTATAGTTACTTAATGGAGTAAATTGATCTGTAATTAACTGGTTTGCTTTTGAATCCGCAATTGTATAAGTATGTGTACCTATATCTTCCCATGCGCTGCTATTTTCATTTCATACTTGTGCAAGTGTCTTGCTATGGCCGGTATTTCCGTCCGCTAAATATAAGACTGGATCATATCCAGCTCCATAATAATTGACTTCAAAGTCGTCATCAGCCGCTATTTCTGTATCTGCAACATTGATTCTAAATAAATGTTTTGGAGATTTAGAGGCAAAACTTGTAATATTTAAATCGTCAAAATACCACTCATTGTTACGTGTTTGAGCCACAGCCAATCCAAAATGATTTCGTTGAGTAATTACACCATTTATTGCATCTATATCTTCATTAGCAATTGGAACATATCTCGGATCAGTTGCGCCACGACTAATAATAGCGGAGCCTTGCGCTTGTCCTACTTCATATAGTCATACTTCAGTAGCCATAGTACTATATATATTCATTTTTACATTATAAGTTACATCGTTTTCTATCCATGCTTTTCCAGCAACAATGAATTGGTTCTTCCCAGATGTTTGATCTCAAAGTTGTTCTCCGCCCACCCAAATTTCTTCTTGAAGTACATCGTTATCAACTAAATAAACATTATATTTTCATAGTGTGTTATCTGCTAATAAAGCTGCACCAAATTTGGTAGGAGCCACTCCGTACTGTTCGGTAAAGGTGGCAATATCAGCGGCTGTGTGTGTTTCGGCAGCCATACGAATTAAATAGTCTGGCTGTTTTCTAAAGGCAACACCATAACCATCCTGTGGCTGATAAAAATTTGAATTTCTAAATACAGTGGCATATGCCATCTCACCATTTACAGTATCATCAGTTGTTTCAAAATTAAAAGTTATTTGAATTCCTGTGTGCTCTGAAAGCTCACGATGAAATATTGGTGCAGTATTATTATATTGTTCTGTAGAAGTCATTCCCGAAATAGCTAGCTCAAGTCGCTCGGTCGTTCCAGGTAATCTAGAGGTAGCTAAATCATTTAAAAGAGCCATCTCTGAGTAAGGTAAATGTAGCAGTTTATCTTCAGCATCCGGATCTAGATATTTTCCTAATCTTAGTTTTCCGCCCTCTACATTAATTTCATCAATATAAAAAACTTCATTTGTTGGATTAGCGCCATCACTTACATACCACTTATTATTATCAATAATAAGCTGTAAAGCTGCTTGTGGGTTGTCCGGATCAATCAATTCTGCAAAAGATTCATGAATAAGGGCTTGGTTATTTTCTTCTAAGTAATAAGCATCAGTAGATTTATATACACTTTGATACTGCGCAGTTGTTAGTTCTGATAATCATCCTGATACGGCCGGCATAGTTGGTAGAATTCCTGGTAGCGGGTCATTAAAGAAATTTAGATATGCTTCATGACTTTTATCATAAAGCTCTGAATGTTGCCCTGAGTATACAAGATAAAAATCTTCTGATTTATAACTTGCTATATCTGAAACCATTGTCGTTAAATCTCTAATCATTAGTGGGTGTCCAGAACCAACGACCTTAACGTTTTTTACGTCATCGTAGTTATCAACAATTTTAGCTTTTATAGCATAGGCACTTGCAAGTGATTTGTTGTGAACTGTATCTTTTAAACGTCTAAATAAGGAATCATTGTCTTCATGAGCAGTTCCACCAGTAAATCCAGAGACAGCCGTTATTCTTACTGGAGATAAATTTACACTACTAGAAAAAGTTAAAATAGTTCCTTCTGGGATGTTGTGCTTTATGCCAGGTAACATTGCTCTTAAAGCAATAGATCCTGTATCATAGTTAGGAAAATCAACAACATTTTGTTCCATTTGAAATTTACTTAAGGTAAATGTTGCTAAAGTCTGATATTCTAAACCAGTGTTTGTAGTAAAAATTGTCCCAGCTGGAAATGAAATTGCTCTTGGATCGCTAAAATAAATTTTAACTTCACCAACAGAGTAGGATCCTTCGTTTCTTGTAATCAAGAAGTTAGAAGCAACAGAGTCTAGTTCGGATGAAGCCAGTTCTGTAAGATTTGTAACGGCCTCTCTTTGTAAGAAACTTTCATGCTCTTGTTGGTATCCCGCTAAAATTGAGCTAAGGGGGTTTAGCACTAAGTCCTTAAAAACTGATCCTGTTCTAACATCAGCGTTTGGATTGGTGGTTTTTATTTGTTCTATAATAAAGTTTTTTATATCTAGCATAAGTCTACCCTATGGTAATGTAATTATTAATGAGGTATTAGCCAGTGTTTTTACACGTATAGTTATTAATCATCCACTAAAAGTGTCGTCATATTCTATATTTTCAAGAACTAAGTCTTGTAAGCGTTCCTCTGGTTTTATAGTATAGCCATTAGCAATGGCTGTTAAATCTTCTTCTATTAAAGTATCTGTTAGTATTTTTAAAAACAAAGGGAATTTAGATTTGATATCATCAATTTCATCAAGACTAATCGTTTGATACATCCCATAAAATTGACTTCCAAATTTTGGATCATAAGCACTAGACCCCTGTACTGTTAATATACTTTTTATTATCCTTTGAAGCAAGTTATTGCTGCCGGTAACATAATCTCCAGAAGGACTTAATCTGTAGGACACGTCTCCAGTACTATTTACATTACTGAAATTAATTACGGCAATATCAGCAAAAGTAACATTCCCTAAAGTTACATATAAAGCCCCTTGTTCGGTGTAATTACCGTTTTCGTCTTTGTTATAAAAGATATTAGCCATTATCCTTCTCCTCCAATAAAATCTTTAATTTTACTTAATTGTGTAAATTGAGCAATGATAAAATCAGCTACATTAGTGAGATCTGTTAAGTCAGTTAATTTGTCTTTTAGATCAGTAATCATTTTATCTTTATTTTTTTCCCATTCTTTAAATTTCTTTGCAGACCCCCAGTGCTCTGATAAAGCATCTCAAATACCATCTTCAATAGAAGGAATATTGTTTAGCTTTAAGTCTTGACTAAAACATGCAGCCATGTGTGAAATATCGCTTAAAAGTCTTGAAGTGTCTAAGACAGCCACTAAATCAGACAGATCACCGTTTTTTACTTTATCTATAACACTATCAACTTTTCCTATTGTATTAAAAATTGCATCATATTCAGCCTTAATTAATCGAAACACAGGAGACCCCTGCATACTAGCAATATAACGATTACATAGATTTAAAATTTCTAAATCTTGGGCATGCTGTTGACCTAATAAAGTTTTTATTCCAATTAATCCCGGAGCCATTCGATGTAAAACTTTTGGATTAAACAAAACAGCTTGTGTAGCCATTAATGGGGACAAATACTTTTGTGCTAAAGCATGTACTTTATCTCCAGGCTCTAATATAGCTTGTGCCGAGTCCCCGTCATAACTAAATTTTTGTATTTTTAGTTTTATTTCACTTAATAAAGTATCAGAAAATTGTTGTAATTGTAAAGATTCCGCTACGTTTATTGACTTCCCAGACTCAAAATTAATAGTAGGTGTGGTACTTTCTAATAAGCCTTTTGCTGTTAATAGACTAGATATCCATTTTGCTTTTTGTCTCTGAATAGACCCAAGTTCGACAACTTTTGATTCTACTCCTTCGATGGCCTCTTGTACTTCATCACGTACATCTTTTACTAAAGCTTGTGCAGGTTTTAAATAGACACTTGCTATGTACCCTACGGTTTGTAAAAAGGCGAAATAATCGGGTGTTAATAAAACCCCAGACTTAGCTAGTTTCCCAGCAGTCATTACCCTTTTTCATGTTAATTTAGGCTCTTGCTTTAAAATAGGTGGCTCATTTAAAATTGAAGGCGTAACTGGAAATACTTTTTGCAATTCTTTTGATGGTCCTGATAACCACTCTGTCGCTTTTTTAGTAATCTCTGCGGAAATGCCTCCTAAAATAGGCATACGAGTTACAAGCCTGTTTACCGAACTTCCCACTAACTCTTGAGCTAAAATTAACTGTAAAGCATCAGGAATCAAAGGAAATACTTCTGATAAATATAAATCAAAAACACGCATTTGTGACTTTAGTGCTGCATCATAATTATGTGCTGACGACGCGTTTGAAGATATGTCCTGGAAAATAACATCTTTTATATTTTTATTTATAGTAGTGACAAGATCTGCCGCATTCGCAACAGGTTTTAGTGAACCACTAAAAGGATTCTTTTTGTTTAGTCTTTCGCTAGCTTTTTGTGCTGCTTTATTTAATAAGGTTTCGGAAGCTTTTGATGATCCTTGTGTTAAGTCGGCAATGGTTTCTTTAATACCAATTACTGCACTATCTATAGCTGATTTTGATACAGCATACCCTTCTCGATTATTTAGTTTCGATATTTCTACGCCAAGTATTTGTAATACGACATCTAATCTATTTTTAGCCAAGGTTAAAGATCCAAGTTGCCCAGCTTTGGCAGTTTTAATATCTATTACCTTTTGTAAATTTTTAATAAAACCTATTAAAATTCTAATATCGACTTCCACAACACGGTTCATTTCAATACGTTTTTCCAAAGCCTTTTTTAAAGCCACAACAGATAAATAATCTAATACAATACGAGCCCCGTCCATAGAAGTTAAAACTAAAGCCAATACTGCATATACAATTCCGAGACCCTTAGACATTAGGTCTCCTACAATTTTATCTACATAAGCAGCAGCCATTCCTTCTGCTACTCCAAAAACTTCAACCAAGACTTGAGTGACGATAGGCCAGAACTGAGCACTTATAGCCTCTGCTGACATGGCATTAATAGATTCTTTTGCTTCTTTTAAAAAATCCTCACTAAGCTCTGTTATTTTATCTTTTAATAAACTTAGATCACATGGGTCTTCTAAAGCAATCCCAAAAGGAGCTAAGGAACTTGTAACTTTATCTTTAAATTCTTTTATTATTTCTTGTCTATCTGGCATTAAATTAATTGTTTAATTTCATTAGCTATGTGTAACTGTCTTTTTTTAAGTTGGTTTGGGCTTAGTCTTAATTTCATACCAATATCTTTTGAAGTTAATTTTTGTACTCCTGCCATACCAAACATATATTCCATAATTTTTTTATCAATCGAATCTGCGTCAAAATAAACAAACTCAATGATTTGTTTTGTTTTTTGATCTAGTTCTGCATTAGGCTGGTAAAAATAAAATCCACCCTCTTCGTCGTCTTCCTGAACAGTCATCGATAGATCTTTTCTAAGCTCTAGTTGAAGTCTTTCTATCTCAGCTAAATTAACTTGCATAGCATCTGCCAACTCAATAACGGTTGGGTCTCTTCCAAGATCTGCTTGAAGGTTATCAAATATAGTATTATACTTGCCGATCATTAAAATTCTTGGTTCCGGAATGTGTCCTATGTTTTGATAGTTCATTACAAAACGACTTAGTTTTTTTAAGGAGTTGGTCACATGCGTATTTAACTGCGCTCGGCTCGGATCATATGTATCTATGGCATTCGACGTTAAACGACGTGCTTCCAATTTTAAAGCCATGTCTGGCAATCCCGATCCTTTATATTTATTTACCTGTTGGTACACTAAAGGATCCAGTGAAGTTAATAACTCGGATTTTGCTTTATTATCCCCTTGTCTATAGGCTTCAAAAAGCGTCATTTCTTTTTCTTTTAAAGTGCTCATAATTAAATCACGCTAGCTTTTGCCAGCTGTGCTCGTTGTAAAGTTAATAACTTATTATATAACAAACCAAGACGAGTCATATCGCCTTTAAATGCGCTCCACTTGCCTGACCCTAATACATTGTCTGACCATAGCGCTGCAGCATTTTCTAGTCATGTATTAAAGGCGAGACCTATTAACTCTTTTAAATCTTCATCTGGGTTTTGTGAATCTGCAAAAAGTGTGTTTAATAACGGAGAGAAATGATGGTGATTAGCAACACCCCTTAAAACATTTTCCACTTCTTCTAATTTTTTTGTTAATTTGTCAGTGAATACACTTGGGTCTTCTCCAAAAGCTGCTTGTAATTCATATGGGACCACAGAAGCAAAATCACGTCCTATCAAAAAAGAAAATTTTGGAGCATCAGTAGCCCATGAAGTAAAGTTAAAAAAGTCTGACAATACTTGCAAAGTTGCGGTTAATGGTGGTAAATCTTTAGCATCGCCCGTAGGGATAACTGCATTGAATTTATAAGTTGACTCAAGCTGCGGCTCATCTATTATTCCTGGTAAGTCTAATTTATGTTCTGTTACTAATCAACTCATTGCGAAAGTAGCTACTTTATCATTTCGTGCATTATATTGTGAAGAAAATGAAAGGGGATACCCATAAATTGTATGGTTTAATATTGTTAAAATAGCTATTTGTTTAGACTCCGCTAAAAGAGTTCCGCGAAGCATATCATTATAGAGTTTTATTAAACTACTTTGATAAAAGCGATGTCCTCTTGATCCAGCATAGTCTACCGCCGTTCCAGAAAAGGTATATACTCTTGCGCTTTCCCCAAAGAAAGCTATTGACGGGGCGCTAAAGGTTTCCATCAATTGTGTTCGTTCTTTTGTAACGAAAGAAAATGAATTTAGAAAAAACTTGTTTGTTTGTGCTACGATTTGTCCATCTGCAGTTTGAACATAAAGCTGTGCTCCTGCATCTACGGCTGCATTGATGTTTTCTCTTAAATCATCTGGAGCTTTTTTTTCATTAGGCTGAATAAAAATTTGCTTATCGCCTATGTTAGTAGTTGGCTGATCTGGAAAGTTATCTACACCTGTGTTTGATCCACCATCTACAGTATCTTTCGAAGTATCACTACTAATTTTATCTGTTCCCATTATGTCGTTACCATTGTATTTTTATTTGCTTGAATAATATATTCTTTTAACCCTTCTAACACATGTGCTCTTCTAATCAGAGCATAAGGTCTTGTAATTGCTTTTAGTTTTTGTGCTGCTTTAAGTTTTTGTTCAGGTTTATCAGAAATACCTTCTTTTTCTTTTTCCTCATCAAGGCGATCTGACATTTCATTTATACCTTCTAAATTTCTAAGCATATTAAGAGTAAATGTATAACCATCTGCCGTAATAATATCATTTGGTGTAAATCGTTGACCTCGAGTAAAGAAACTATGAAAAGGAGTTCCAAGACTATGTGCATCTTGATAATTAAAGGCAAACAATAAAGAGTCTACGTTCTTAGGAGAAACTTGGGTAAGAGTTTCATTTATTGTACTTAGTAAACCTTGTACATCTGCTTTAACAGCATCCAAACCATCATAAATAAGTGTTTCAATAATATGAGTATATTTTGTAATTATTTTGCCAAAAATATCTTTTTCTTGTTTTTCCTTACTTGGATCACCTAAAAATTGCATACCCACTCTTGTTGTAAGATCATAAGATACCCCAGACTTAACTATATGCCCTCTCAGCCAATCCATCCAGTCTACTATATTATCGTTCATGTAGCGTTGCAAAGCGCGTAATCTTTTCGTATGTGTTTCAAGATTTTCTGTTGAACCGCTCTCTGCTTTCAGTAATAATTCCGAATCGATTTTAGCTTCACTATAAATTTTTTCTACAAAATCAGTAGAAGTAAACAGTTTTTTTGTATCAACATAATCAACAAGATCTCCTAAATTATCTACACCTAGATCAGCTAAATAAGCTTCTTTGGATATAATAGGTCTTCATGTAATAGCGTCTATATAAAGTTGCATATTTTTTGGTATTTGCTGTTTTATTCCATATGCAGTCTGTACCGTGGTCATCTCAGTATACTGTTGTCTTAGCGTATGTATTGCATGGTACATCTGAATATTATATAAAATGTTTTTATAGTTTAGGCCTTTAGCTATTAATTTGTCTATATACTTGGCGTAATCTTTGGGTATATTAAGGGAAAAGTCTTCCTTCTCCCTAATAACAGAAAATATTGATTGATCATATCTTGCGGGTCAGTTGCCCTCCAAAGAATTAACGTTTTTTCATAAAGATTTCTCATCAAGCTTTTTTGAAAAGGTTGACAACTCTTTACGCTTATGCCCTTTCCCATAAAACATAAGACTATAAGCATCTAGCCCTATTGTATACGGACCATAAAGCCCTTCATCATAAATTAATGAAGATGCACCTACAAAATTTTCTGAAACAAAATCTTTTAATACTTGTGAAGAAACTCCAACTGTTTGCTCTGAGTTTTCTGGTAAAGAAAAGAAGATAGAATTAAATTCATGATCAAAAACTAGTTTTGAATTTCTAAAGGTTACAGAGCTTTTAGCCTGCCCTCGAGAATCTAAAGTAGTTGATATTGAGTTTATAACTCCTGTTATAGACGGCCCTTTTCTATCAATAAACAGAGCGGGAGTTCCTATCATTCTATAAGGACTCCATTCACAGCTCATAGAAAACATTTTGTGAGCCATTTTAGCTTTTGCATATTCAAGAGTTGTTAATTCATTAAATAGTTGACCAAGTTGACCATTTTTTATATCCCATTCTTCTGGTTTTATTGACAAGCCTTCTGGCGCACCGGCTTCATTAAAAGTTGGAGTAGTTACAGGATTTTTTATTCCTGCGTTCTCATAGATTCTTTTTCTATATGAGTTATGCTTAGCAGTTCCTACCTCATTGTCTGAATAAGTACGAACAAAGCTATCGACATTATACCCACTTCGTCTCCAAATACGGTCAATAAAAAATTTAGAAGCTTTCACTCCTTCTTCCCAAGTCTCATATTTAGCCGTATAACATATATCACCATTTGAATCTGGAAATGGGTCGCCTTGTGTAGCGCCAAAAACTACAGCATCCGGACAAAATATATGTGCGCCTGGGTTATTATGTTTTCGGACTCTGCTGCTCATATCTATAGATAACCCCTCTTCGTGAGTAAATACGGAATCATATAATTCATCTACAGTAATATCTTCGGTAGACTTTGTAGAGGATGTTTCTTTTCCTTGTTCTTTGTTCTTCTTTGACTCGTTCATATCAGCTTCTAAGGCTGCATAAAAAGTATAGTCTAGTTCAACATATTTTGGAACAACTCCCCTGTAAGACTCTTCAACAGTTAGTGCTGCTTGGTAAGAATTAGTAGTGTCGCTTGGCTTTAAAGGTAACCCTGGTGCTATATAAATTGGGTAATACATTTTAAAAACAGATTTCTCTATATTTCCAATAGGTGCTTGTGCAATAACCCTTGTTGGCTCATTTTTTAAATTTTTAGCAAATTGAAAGTCTTGTACTTGGTCTGGAAAGAATACATTGCATAAAGCAGGAGGACTCATATCAAGCTCTGGGGACATAATGGCTCTAATAGGCCCTTTGTTCCCAGCACCTGCATAAAATCTAGATGCATAAGGCATTGCAGCGGGACGTATTAATTTATAATTAAGAATACTAAGGATCGAATCAAAAATGTTTTTTAAAGTAAATTGTTCTGTGTTCCCTATTTCTCCGGCACTGCCATAAGTAGCTTTATAATTTGCTAAAGCCGCTTCCGTTAGCTTAGCTCGAAAGGCATTATGTAGTCCAGTTTTAGGATTAGGCATGGCTAACAAAGAAGCCCGCATATTAAAAGCAGAAGCAGTTACTCCGTACATTAGATCATATACTTCAAAATAAGACTCCATTTTATGAAAGATTTCAAAATAATCGCCTTCTTTGGCATTAGGTCTTCTTAAAAGTTTAGAAATTTCTACGGCTAAACCACCTAAAGTATTTTTTAAGGCAATATCTTTTAAATCTCCTGACCAGTTTTTAGCTGAATTTTTATAAGCTTCTAGCTCGTCTGGATCGGACATATGGTCCGGAGAAAAATCTGGGTTGTTTCTGATGTCCACTTTATTTATACCTAACGCCGAAGATACCTGTGTTGTTACAAAAGAATCAACAGGAAGTAATTTGGCATCTTCAAAACTACTTAATAGGCTTTCACACTCTATCATAATTATTCTGCCAAAAGATTGTTTTTGGTAGGTTAAACTTTTTACTCGTCCTTCAAATAATAAAATTTTTCCGGGTGTCTTATTTTGTGTTTTATCTACCTCTAATAAACCGGGACCAAAAATTTGCACAATAGTGCCCGCTAAAATACGTAACACTCCAGAAGAAGCAGGAAAAGAAATGCTAGCTGTTGGGTAAGCGTTCTCTGATTCATTTATAGTGATCGACGAGAAGGGAATTTGAAGTCCTTCTAAATACAGTTCAAAAGAATGTTTTGAATCAGTTTTATAAGTTTGTACTTTTGGGTGGTCTAATTGCATATTAATCTTTTGTATAAGTGATTCTTATTTGATTTGTTTCATTTACAGTTCTTGCTAATTTAACCATAGCCTCTGCTGCAACCCTAGCGTGTTCTTCTGCGGAGGTACCATAAAGTGCTTGTGCTGCTTTTTCTCTAAATGCAGGAGCTATATTTTCATCAGTTGTAATATCTTTTAGTTCTACGTTAGATAAGGTCTCAGCATACTTTTCATATAATTTATCAAAGTCTTCTCCGAACAGGCCTTCTACGTTTGCTGCATCAAATTCTATTTTTGCTGCTGTTAAGTTTGATCCATAAAGAACCTGTGACTGAACTGTTTCGCCATTTCTAGCCGCTTCCATTTGTCTACTAATTACAGCACTAATCATATTAGGGCTGGCATCCTTACCAAGTTTTTGCTCTAACGAACGTATTTCCTGCATTGTTGCGTCTTTTATTTTGGTAGACTCTCTTGCTGAAATAAATTGATTATAATCCTTTTCGAAGAAAGCAATATCATCTTTTGCATTTTGAGCGGCATCTAATTCATAATCATTAGAATTCTTATCTAAAAGTATAGCGTCAAGGTTTTCTAAATAAGTGCCTGGCATACCTTCCATCTTTCTAGTAAATCGTTTCGCTTTACGCTTACTACCGCCTAGTCTTTCATAAAAATCGTTTTTACTGCTTTCCCAATTACCAAAGTCAATTTCTTCGAGAGACACTGTAGCACTCATACTTTTTAAAGCTTTATCAGGAACATGAAAATCTTGTTTTTTATTTCGGAACATTTGGTGCATGGCTTGTGCTTGCCATCCCTCTAATTGCTCATAGGAATCGACCCCATACTGCGTTTGTGCAAAGGTGTCATAAGGACTTTCGCCTGGATTAGTTTGTAAAAAACCTGTTTTATCTTCAGATCATATATTATTTAGTCTTAAATATTCTCGATTGGCTTTTGCCAAAGGATCGCCCGTTAAATTAAGTGATTCTCCGAGAATATAATCCTCTGCGAGCTGCCCAGCGACTTCAGCCGGTTCGCGCATATATAACATTGCGTCCATAATTAAAGGATTTAATGTGCGCAAGTCTGCTAAATTACCTCCCTCAGCCATCATACCACCTACAGTGCGTTCCATTCCTCTGTAAAGATGTGCACTTTTGCCTCTTCCTAAGTTGTCTAAATACTCTCGTCCTTGGTTTGTCAGATCGGCATTAGTAGCTCTTTGAGATACATCAGGAGTTATTAATTTGATTCCGTCACTTACACCACTGTATGAAGTTGTTGTTTTTCCTCTTCAGGAATCCAATTCTTTTTGAACTACATCATGTCCAAAATCTTGAAGTCTTGTATGAACATCGCCGAAACCATATGTTGCAGATCCTCATACAGACGATATATTAGATCTTAAAGAAGCTATACCCCTTCGTCAGGGACTATAAGCATTTTCTGCTTCGATTTGATCTATTGTTCCTTCTAATATTCGAGCTCGTGCCATCATTGGGTCTTGAAAAGCCCCTTGTATTGCTAAAGCAGAGTCATTAACCGAACCACCATAAAGATCGGGCATAAATCCTTGTAAGATAGTACTGTCCACTTTTTGTCCTGGGGCTATCATCCCCATCTGTCGCATTCTTTCCACAGCACTGTTTACCATATTTATTTGCATGCCTTGTGTGCCGTACATACTACCTAAAGTTCCGGTTGCCTGCCCTTGCATCCCCACTGCTCTAAAGTAATTTAATGGGTCTGCATCAAAAAATGTTGCGGCATTTAATAATTGGTTGGTTACGTTGCCCTCAAAGAAGTCTCCTCCCCCCAGAACACCTGCCGTTTTAACTAGTCCAAGACTACCTTGCATATGGCGCAAAACATTTTCAGTTGCGGCAAGAGCGGCGGCGTTTTGTCCTCCCATGTCATTAACTAGTTGAGCTCCACCGGGCATTTGTTGCACAGCCCCTACATTTAGTAGGGCCCCCTGTACCATATTAAAACCATTTGTAGCTCCAATTCCTGTTCCTTGAACCATTTGAGCTCCCTGTAAACCAGCTTGGATAAATTCCATTCCGGTCATACCTACCATGGATCCTCCTATTTGTTGCTTAGCAGCAAAACCGCCCATACTTCCGCCTGAAGTAATACCACGTTGTTGAAGCTCACCCATAATTTGTGCAGCCTCTTCTTGAAAAACATTTAAAGAATGCGCTACCTGTCTAACATTGTCTAAAACTTCGTTTGTTCTTTGTTGAAATTCTTGAGCATTTCCTACACCACTATAGCCACCAGCTTTTCCGAAAGTAGCCATAATTTCTTCAACATCATTCATTCCCATTCCTTGCAGGTAACCGTCATAGGACTTTGTACGAGCTATTAAATTTTCGGCTACGTTTCGAGAAGTGCTTCGATTCATTCCCCCGAAAATAGGATCAGTAAATGTTTGTAAACTTTCTGCAAAAGCGTTGCGGTCCTTTGCATTACCTGCTAATATTCCGCCGACTATGTCCGCACCGAAACTGAGCCCTACAGTCCCCCAACCTAAGGGCGTAGCCATCGCTAATGTGGACCCTATTATTGTTGCTGGAGCTGTGCCGGCCAAATCACCAGCAAAGCCAGCTAAACTGCTCGCAGACATGCTTTTAAATTCGCCTACAGTTAATGATCCCCTAGCATCATACCCAAATCCGAACATACCCCCAACATTACCAGTTATACCTTGGTTAAGCTGGGACTGTGCCGCACTTGGTGGTGGAGAATAAAGTGAAAAATCAGGAGAAGATAAAAGACCTACACGTCTAGCATCATCGACAAATCTAGAGTATCCAAGCTGTGCTCGTTCGCTTGTTCTTTCTAAGAAGTCTAGAGTTTTGGTCATACCAGAACTTATTCGTCCTGTTAAATCTGGGGAGGCAAAACTTCCATCTAAAGCTGGAGTAAAACCTGCTCCTAAAAATTGAGATAGGCCTGGAGGAGCAACAGCTGAAGCAGCACTTGCACCAACAGCGGAATCTATTTGATTTCTGATTTGATCTAATTGAGCACCAACATCAGAAGAGTCAATCTCTACACGATATTTTAGGGTTTCTTCAGCCATTTAAATTTCCTATTTCATTCTTTGTTTTGCTAAATCAGTTAGACTTGTCTCTTTTACATCTTGGGTAAATTTCTTACCAGTTGTGAAAGTCAGTTTTTTCATTTTACCTCGGTTTTTACCCACATACTTTCCAAGTAACTCTGGAGTAATTTCTCCTTTCTGTGCAGGCTTACCTTGTGTAGCAACAACATTTGTAAGCTTATAATAAAAGGTATCCTCAAATTCTTGAATAACTTTTTTATAATTATCTATTTGATCTTGTGACGAAGTGTCTAAAGTAGCAGCCTGAGCTACCAAAATCGTTTTTAAAAAATCTAATTTTCTATCAAAGGCTAACGCTTTTAAAATTACAGCTTCCCTCAAACTACCGGAAGTACCTAAATCTACTCCCTTAATTGCGGCTCTTACTTTTTCTGCGTTGAGGGTGTTTCGAAAAAATAGTTATTGATTTCTTCGAACTGTAAAACGGATCTTAATTGTTGTTCAAAAGAGTTTTGAATTTTAATTAATTTGTCTAAAACTATGCTTGGTAATTTTTCTAGGAACTGCTTAGCATCTGCGACTTGTTTAAATTCACTATCCCCATATTTTAACATAGTACACGCTAATACTTCTATAGTATAAGCATGTAAGATAAAGGTGGTGCTACCTTGAAGATCACTCATAAAACGTTCGACGGTCATTTGGTCTGCAGCGCTTAAACTTTTTAGTGTTACTGAAACTTTCCCAGGTATAACTTCAAAATCTATGGTTGTATATCCATTTGTAAATAACTCTTCAAGAATTTTATTTTTTTGCTCATCTGTAACTTTTACATTAACTTGTAAAGGTTCGGGAGCGTTTTTTTTGTCTTCGGGCATTTTTTTAATTTGGTTTATTTTAAAATGTTTAGTATATTAAGTATCTACTTTAAATATAACATAAATTAGGGGAACATCCAATGAGAATCTTTCTGTTTTTTGGTATAAGAAAAAAGCTTAATAAGCCCACGTTTTTAAATAATAAATCATAAACACCTATGTTAATCGTATTAAAGAACAGTGCAATAATCACCGGTGTAAATGAAGATGGCATGGTGGCTCTATGTAAATACTTGACTGTAAGTAATCCTCTCTTTTTTAAAAAAATGGATTTGGGACTTTCAACCTGGGATATCCCACAAGATCTTGAATATTACGAACAAACAAGTGACATAACCATCGAAGTTCCTATAGGAGCTTTGTCAGAAGTCATTGACATCTTACGAAAACATGGAAACAAGATTACCGAGAAAGATATAATGGATCAGCGAGTATCTAATAAGAAACCTGACTATTTTTCTAAGTTGAAGTTCAAAGGAAAACTCCGTGACTATCAACAAGAAATAGTAGACAGTTGTATGGCAACAGATATGGGGGTTGTAGAGGCAATGACGGGTAGTGGCAAAACCATTACTTTTGTAGCTTTAACTTTACTACGTAAAGAGCCCACTCTTATACTAGTACATACACTTGAACTGGCAAACCAAACGATCGCAGCTTTTGAAAAGTTTACAAACATAGAAAAAGACGACATTGGTTTTATCGGCGATGGACGATTTGAAGTAAAACCAATCACCGTCGGATTACACCAAACCTTAGCTAAAATGGAAAAAAATCGTTTTAGTTTATTGAATGGTATAATCGGACAAATTATAGGTGATGAGATTCATATCGTCGCAGCTAACACTTGGTATAAAACAGTGTCACACTTAAATGCAAAGTATAAATATGGATTTAGTGCTACGCCCAAACGTGAGGATGGATTAACGAAAGTTATTCATTTTGCGTCCGGACCGAAGATACACACTGTAGAAAAAAGCAAACTAAAAGACGTCTTAATAACGCCTGACGTACGTTACATAAACACACCTTACTATTTTCCCCTAATATCATCGCAAGAGTATATTCAATTGATTAATGACTTATCTATTGATGAGCCTAGAAATGCTTTAATTTTAAAAACATTTCAAACCGATTATAAAGGAAAAACAACAGTTTTTTTGTGTAATAGACGGAGCCAGGTTGAATATTTGGCAAAACATCTTGGTGAACAGGCAGTCTTTCTTCATTCGCAAATGAAGAAAAAAGACCGATTACAGGCAATGAAAGATTTACAGGAAGGTAAAAAAACTATAGTAGTATCCACGTATGGTTTATTTGCAGTTGGAATCGACCTTCCCAAACTAGAGGTTTTATTTTTAGCCGCACCTATACGATCAGAAATAAAGTTAAGGCAAGCAGCGGGACGTTTAATGCGCATGGCAAAAGGCAAAACATCTGCTACAATTGTAGACTTTGTTGACCCAAGAGTGGGCCTGTTAAAAGTGCAGGGCTACCAACGAAAAAGAATTTTTAAGAAACTTTAACACTAAGCCTAAATGGTATTTAAAATGAACAAAGATAATAATTTCTTTGACAACATAAACACAGAAAACAAAGCATATCATTTAGGTTTTATGTTTGCAGACGGCAATGTTAGTAAAACAAGAAATCAGGTAGTATTGCAAATCCAAAGTCAAGATATTGAGCACTTAAAAGCTTTTAAAAAAGATTTAAAGTTAACCAATAATATCAGTAGATATACAAAGCCTTATGATTCAGTACGTATAGGACCAGACAATTATAAATTAAAACAAGACCTTATCCAACATGGATGTGTTCCAGCAAAATCACTTATATTAAAGCCCCCTGTAGGGGTCCCAAAAAGCTTAATTAGGCACTTTATTCGAGGATATTTTGATGGTGACGGATGTATATCTATATACCAAACAACACTAAAATATAAACGAAAATCTTGTCATTTTACTATATTAGGAACTTTAGAAATGCTACAGTGGTTAAAACAACATTTAAAAATTTCTGGAACCATTGTTCAATATATAACTAATAAAAATGGTTATAAACTTCAAACAACCCAAACAAAATCAATCATAAACATACACCACTATTTATACAAAGACGCAACAATATATTTATCAAGAAAGAAAGCAAAGTTCGACGAAGCTTTAATAATTTCAAAAGAAAGAGTAAATCGTGGCCACAAAAATTTAAAAACTAAATAGGAAAAAAAATGATACGCACAATACATACTAACAATGAACCAGTATTAACCCAGAGAGCTTCTGGTTGTGTTCCAATCTTGTTAGATAAAACTAAGGAACCAAAAAAAGTTATCAGTGACAGTTTAACAAGTGTTGTTGAGCTAAAAGAGGAAGTAGAAGAGCAACCTGAAGCGGAGCAACCTTGGTTAAAATATGTTGTTGACTTAATACAAGATTTAAAAGACACTGCAGAAGCAATAGCCGATAATTGTTTGGGTCTTGCATCTAACCAAATATGGGTTGCTGAAAACTATGATTTGCCCCCAAATACACCCCCTCCGGCCGTTTTTATAATGAGGTGGCCGGACGCTTCTCAAGCTAGGCAGTGGAATTGGAAAGCTATTTTAAATCCAGTTGTAAAGCCTACCGGTAAAACTTTAAGGCGTGTTGAGGCATGCTTAAGTGTTCCTGGGAAAGAAAAAAAAGTTTCTCGAGGAAAAAATGTAGTTATGGAATGGCAGCCTGAAGATCATTATAATGTGCAGACAACACATTTACGGGAGATACAGGGTAACCATCCACAAATAGTGCAACATGAAATGGACCATTTGTTGGGAAAACATATATAAACTAATTGGATTTCGGTTCAATTAGTTTTATACTTAAGTATAACCAATAAAATTTTATGACAAAAAAATCTCCTTATGACTTTGATTTTTTAAAAAACAGTAATTTAGACGAGCACGAAATAGAAGAAGAAAAAATTCCCGCAAGACCTAACTATCGAATAATTAGGTGTTGCGGAAATTGTAAATTCTTTTGGTACGAACCCGGAAAAACCAGGCGAGGCTACTGTAAGCAACCTTTTGCTAAAGAGCGTGCCATAAACACCAAGGGCGGAGAAAGCTACGATATACATGATATAAAGACTAATTGGCTACACTCCCACACCACAAATACCTGCGATAAACATAAATTCCAATCAAAATATCAGAGTATTGGGCTTGTTTCAGACTGGGTAGGAAAAGTTTTTGGTACTGACGGATCACTTATTAATGAAGAGGAACTATAATGGAACCCTTAACAACAACGGGTCTTATTTTATTTTTAGGATTACTGGCAATGGTAATTGGGCTATTTGGTGCTTTGCTTAAAATACAAAGAAATGCTAGCGAAAAGTATAGTAAATTACTAAGCCAAAAAAAATCTAGTGAAGTTTTACTAGGACACGTCACTGAAAAAGTGGCCCCTTTTTTAAAGGACTTCCCTTATAATCCAAGGCAGTCTACTTTTTTAGGGATGCCCATAGACTATATGGTCTTTGGTGATAAAAAAATAACTTTTGTAGAAATAAAGTCTGGCAATGCTAGGCTAACTAAAAAACAACGTGACATTCGCAAACTTGTTGTAGATAAGAAAGTGGAATGGCATGAAATTAATATCAAATAATAACTTATGGACGTAAAAACTTTTAAAAAACTTTTTGTGCATCGTGATGATGTTTATGCTATACAGCGTCCTAACGGGACATACAATCCGGAGAAGGCACAAATTGATGATACAGTAATTGATGCGCATCTACAGGGACGTCAAACTATCGGGCTCTATCAACTGGATTTAGAAAGCACAGTTAAATGGGCCGTTGTCGATATTGATATTACAAAAAACGTATATTCCGCGGATGGTTTCAAATTAGAAGTTTGGAAAGAGCGTCTTCTGCAGCAAGCAAACATTGTTAAAAATTTATTTAAACAACATGGCATGGCCTCATATATTGAGTTTTCTGGGTTTAAGGGATATCACGTTTGGATCTTTTTTGATAAACCTGTAAGTGCCACTACAGTCAAAAAAGGTTTAGATACTATTTTTAAAGACATGACTGCTGTAGATGAAGGAATTGCTTGGGAACTTTTTCCAAAACAAGGAAAGATTTCCAAAACAAACTTAGGAAGCCTTGTAAAAGGTCCTGCAGGATATCACCACAAAGCGAAAGCATTTAGCAATTTCATAGACCCTATTGATTTAACTGTAGTAGAGTATTCCATCTTACAGGATCTAAAACAAATTAATGAGCCTTATTTAGATATTTTACACAGATGTTCTGCTATTAAAACAACATGGGACAGGTGCTTAGATGCACGGGAAGCGCCTAATTTCTTTAGAGAAGTCTTAGGGTATTTGTTTTTAAATACTGAGGGCGGAGAAGAGTTTATTGTTGAGCAGTTTTTTAAGAAAATGAAAAACTATAGTGCTCAAAAAACAATGGATTCTATCAACCATATGAAGGGAAAGATTCGCGACAATGATGATGGAGGAACAGGCTACTGTCCCATCACTTGCGAAAAATTACAAGATTCTAAATATGATAATATCTGTCCAAAAACTTGTGCCGAAATTGGTGCAGGAAAGAGTCCTATTGCTTTTTATCATTGGAAAACAAAAGAGACAACAGCTGATGTAAATGCTACTAATAAACTTGACTTTTTGTTTAAAAATGGTAATTGTTATTATGAGCACATAAACACTCAAAAAGGACATACCATTACTCGTCAAATTTCATCGTTTCATATGCAGTTAAATGAGCGTTTAAAAGTGAGTGACGGTATTCAGCACATTGATGTATATAAAGGTACTTTACAGAAAGATGGTTTTGAAACAGGGTTTCAAATTAATCATGAAGACTATGTAGATGATAACAAGTTTAAGGCAGTAATATATCAAATATTAGGACCAGACGGTTTACTAATTGATAATATTAATACAATTAGGCATGCTATAAATAAGTTTTCAAAGACTAAGGAAATTATTGTATTGAAACAATTTGGGTATGATAAAACAGACCCAGACCTTGTTTACCCCGATGTATATAGATCTCCTTCTGTTTTAATAAGTAATAAAGGTGTTCAAAAAAACGACGATATTGAAGTTGATTTATCAGGCGAAGAGTTCGCAAGTTCCTTAGACTTACAAATTATTACGGACGAAGAGTTTGAAGATTTAAAGACTCATATAAAAGAAGATTTACTTAATTTAGGAAATTATGAAATGACGCGAATGGCACTAGCCTATACCTTTTTAGGTATTATCTTTCCATTTATAAAGGGAGACAAAACACGTTTTTCATTCTTTGTTCGCGGTGAATCTGGTAAGGGTAAGTCATATATTATGGCAGCTTTTCAAAACTTCTTTGGTGACTTTGAATCTATAGCTTCATGGAGTTCTACAGCTAACGTGCTAGGACGTATCGGATACTTCTTTAAAGATGCTTTATTCTTAATTGATGACTTTAAAAAACGTATGTTTGGAAAACAAAGTGCAGAAAGTGCGGCGTTAACCTTACTGCAGAACTTTGCTGATAATACGGCTCGTTCTCGTATGACGCAAACATTAGAAACAGCCCCAACGTATGTAGTACGTGGGTGGATAGCCTCAACCGGCGAAGACACCCCTGGCGGAGAAGCTTCTAATTTAGCACGAATGGTTCCAATTACTTTTAAAATGTCTTCTAAAGATTTAGTACGGGGACGAAGAGTAATGAATATGAAACATTTGTATTCAGGCTTTACGGCACGTTACATACATAAGGCGCTGTCGTTTAATCCTATTATGTTACATAAAACGCTGGATGACCATATTAATAACTTTTATCCAAAAGTGGAAGGCTCATCCAATGATGTTCGCGTTGCCCGTAATATAGCTCTATTGGCTACAAGCTTTCAATCAGTAGCAGAGTTTTTATGGACACCGCGTGATGCAAAACAAGAGATAGACCGATTTAACGCAATGCTTGAAGTTCAGTTGCTTTCAATTATAACTGAAGCTTCATCGGAGCTAGCCTCAGAAAGGTTCTTAATGATTTTACAAGAACTACTTACAACAGGCAAGGTTAGACTACAGTCGGGCAAAACAACAGACATTGAGGACGATTTACGTGTACCGGTTGTGGGATATTACACCCGGATAGATGAAAATCCTGATGATGAAGTTCCTCATATCTTAGCCACAACTGCCTTCAAAGAAGTCCAAAGTTTTCTTAGGTCTTCAGCAGAGGGACAATTATCACATGCTAGGAAAGCGGTTATTTCTGAATTAGCAGACAACGAAAAACTATATGATAAAGACTGCGTAGTTCGTAAAATGAACGGTAAAAGCGTAAAAGTCTTAAGAATAAAACCAGAATTTCTCTAATGTATATACATTCTTTATACAGCTCCTCACAGGGAAACGCATGCTTAATATATAATAATAAAACGTCTATTTTAATTGATGCGGGGGTTAGTTATAAAAAATTAACCGTGGCTGCAGCTGAAGAATTAGAACCAGATGCCTTATTTATTACACACGAGCATGGCGACCATATCGCAGGGGCAGGAGTTTTAGGAAGAAAAGTTCAGTGTCCTATCTATATGCCACAAGCCTCTTATTTAATTAAAGAAGCAAAGTTTAAAAACTGCGTCATTAATTATATGGAAGGCGGAGACACTATAGAAATAGGAGACTTTAAGATAAGCGCTTTTAGCACAAGGCATGATTCACAGGCAAGTAACGGCTTTACTATTTATGAAAAATCAACCAAGAAAAAACTTGGTATGATGGCTGACAGCGGAAGCTTTAGCCCTATTATGGTGAACGCTTTGAAAGACTGTGACGCATACTTTTTAGAAGCAGATTATGACTACCAATCTCTTTGGAATTACGAAGATTATGTGCAAGAACATAAAGAAAGAGTAGACAGTCCGTGGGGCCACATGAGCAACCAACAAACCCTTGACTTCATTGAAGAATTTATCAATTTAAAAACAGTTAAATGGGTCCTCTTAGGTCATTTGTCTCCAAGAACCAATTCTCCAGAACTTCTACAAACTCAATTAAAACAACGGTTTCCGACGATCAAAAATAAATTTATTATTGCTCCGACGACTGAACCTTTGTTACTAAGTTAATGTTATTTAATTGACTTTAAACTCGAAATCAGTTATATTTAATAATGGAAACATTAACTTTCGACATAGAAACAATACCTCAAGAAGAACCTCTCTCAAACGCCCAGCAAGCCGAACTCGATAAGAAATTAAATCGTTATTTCTGGAATAAAGAGCGCACTGAAGAGGCAGAAAAAGAGGCGACGCGAATGCTTATGGGGACTAATCCTTTCTTAGGAAAGATTATCTGCATAGGTTTAATGCGCCAAACCAACAGCAACAACTTTGACTCCTTCTCTTTAGTTGGGGACGAAGTAACAGGCATTCTAGAGCCTTTCTGGAAATTGCTACAGAAGTTCGGAAACGGAATGTATATTTCGTTCAACGGTTTAGGCTTTGACGTGCCCTTTATCTTAAAAAGATCTATGGTGCACAGCTTACCCTCAACTAATGGATATTTTACTAATACAAGACGTTTTCAAAAATACCCGCATTTTGACGTGATGCAAATCCTGTCAGATTGGAATATTGGTAACTCAGTTACATTAGATTTAGCTTGTGATCGCTTAGGGGTTAAGTCTCCTAAAGAGGGCGAGATAAAAGCTAAGGACGTAGAAAAAGCATATTTAGACGGACGAATAAAAGAGATTTCTGACTATTGCTTACGCGACGTAAAGGCAACATTTAAAGTTTACCAAGTTGTACGTCAATACGTATATATGGAAAAATACTAACCAAAAATAATATGTCATTATTCGAAAAAGCAACGAAATCTCCAGATAGGTTAAAAATGTTAATCTATGGTGGAACAGGTGCAGGTAAAACAGTCACCTCTTTGCATTTTCCAAATCCAGTTGTAGTAGACTGCGAACGAGGAACAGAACACTACGGACCGCTATTCGACTTTTCTTTAATTAAAACAGTTGATCCGGACGTAGTAGATAAAGCTATTGATGAGCTATTAAGAGACCCAAATGGTTTTAAAACTTTTGTTTTAGACCCCATTACCGTCCTTTATGATGTCATTATGGATAGACAGCTTTTAAGAAAACGACTAAAAACAGGAAACTCGAGTTACGAGATACAACCATTGGATTATAAATTTATTAAATCTGATGTTAAACGTTTAATGGCAAAGATGCTTTCTTTAGATATGAATGTTATTGTAACAGCACATTCTAAAGTATTGTATAGTCCTGAGGAATTCATGAAGATTATTGGTACTGCTCCTGAGTGTCCTAAATACCTGCCTCATATGTTTGATGTAGTTTTGGAGCTTACTCAAGAAGGAGAAACTTTTATAGCTACGGTTGATAAAGATCGTACAAATAAATTACCAAAAGAACCCTTCACCTTCACCTATAAAGCCCTTACTGGGTACTTAGGAATTGAAGGATTAGAAAGAGAACCTGTAGAGTTTAAACAAGAGGAAGCTTTTGTTCAGAGATCGGGGAGAACTTTCAAAATTGTGTTAAATGAAAAAGAAGTAATGACTGCCGGAGTTAGTGCAGAAAACTTACAAATCTTAACTAAACTAGCTAGTAAACTAAGTGAAACAATAGTTAAGGATAAATTGCGCGACGATTATATGGTAGACAGCTTATTCGACTTACGTAACGATGAGGCATCGCTATTAATAAATGATCTAAAAGCAATAAAATAAACGGAAACCGTAATATAATTAATGGGAATTAATTTTAAAAAAATAGGCGAAGAATCAGCAGCAAGTTTTGACGCTCTGCCTATGAATCGTTATAACTTAAAAGTAGAAGATGCAGAAATGAAGACAGCTTCTACGGGCAGCGAAATGATCGCTGTAACTTTTGTAGTGGCCGAAGGGGATTACAAAAATCGTAAAGCATGGAATAATTTTTCCTTAGTACCAAAAGCAATGGTATTTTTGCATCAGTTCTTAAAGGCTGCAGGAAGCAAACTCATCGAAAATGATGATGTTAATCCTGAAGATCTTGTCAAAGAAATGATTGGTCTTGAGGTTAATGCTTACACAGAGCCGGGTCAAACACCATCCGGTAATCCAAAGAATACTTTAACACAGTGGAAACCTGCTGTTAAATCAGATAGCGATTTATTTAGCTAACTAATATAAGTAGCGGGGAGGTCTTCGGGCCTCTCCGCTTTCTATTATGATAAATAAAAATTTAAAAATAGCTGTAGGTATTCCTACAATAAATAGAGCAGATCTTTTAGACGGAGCTTTAAAAGATTTAGCAAAAAATATGTCTGACATGGACCTACTATTATTAGTAGACAACGGCAGCCAGAACATTACAGTACCCACTGAGTTTAAAAAAGTGGCATTCTTTCAAAGTGAGAAAAATTTAGGGGTTTCGAAGAGCTGGAATCATATGATGAAAACTGCTTTTAAGTTATCCGACATTGATTACCTTCTTATTTTAAACGATGACATTGTTTTGGGTAAAACCAAAAAAGATATTTTAGAATTAATTGGCAGCAATCCGGATGTAAGCCTATTTGTAGGGCCACAAAATTGGTGTGCTTTCTTAATGCATAAATCAATTCTTAACACTGTGGGATTTTTTGATGAGAAATTTTTTCCTGCTTATTACGAGGACAATGATTATCATTATAGAGTAAAGTTGGCAAACGTTAAGCACTTGATGAATTGCCCAGCTTTAGATCCAGTAATATACTTAAATTCACAGAGCATAGAAAAAGATAGTAGCTTAAGGCGCGGATCACATAAAAACCACATGTACTTTAAAAAGAAGTGGGGCGGAGATCCAGGAGAAGAAAAATTTACAACACCCTTTGGTAAATAAATGAAACCTTTAACTATAATAACACGTACATCAGGACGACCTAATTTCTTTAAAATATGTCGCCATAGTATAGAAGCTCAAGATTACCCAACCATAAAACACATTGTTTTAGTGGACGATAACTATGATAATAACTATGTCAAACAATATGAAAATAAGCTATATCAAACTATTTATATTAAAGCTAGCGAAGTTCCACATTATAATTTATATTTAAACTTAGCTCTAAAAATTTTACCAAAAAACGAGTTGTTTTGTGTTATAGATGATGATGATTTTTATACAATGCCCACATCTTTATCTCGCTTTGTAAGAACATTAGGAGATGGTGACATTGTTTTCAGCAAAGTTCGTGCCGCGGGTGGAATAGTTCCCACAGACAATAGAATGAAAGCAGGCCAAAGAGAATTAGTTTTTGGGCAGCTCTCAATGATAGGATTTGTGATGACTACAGATGCAGTTAAAGATGCAAAATTTCCACACTCTTGTGGAGGGGACTTTCAATTTATAAACCAAGTTGTTCAAAATAATTATGAGGGTGACTGGAATCACCCAAAGCTAAGATGGACACGTGAAATATTAGCTTCTACTAATCCTGTATTGCGACAGGGTGGGGGCCAGAAACGAGATATGCCTTTTGATTTAGCTTGGAAAGGTTACGAGAGGAATTCAACATGTCCACGATAAAAAACGTTGTTTTTTTGTCTCCCCATAACGACGATGAAGCTCTTTTTGGCGCCTATACAATAATGCGTGAAAAGCCGATCGTTGTAATCTGTACGGATTCATACATTGAGCATGAGCGCGGAGACGATGCCACGACTGAGCAAAGAATTAACGAAACCCTAGCAGCTATGGCTTTAATAGGTGTCGATGTAGACTTTTTACACATTCCAGATAAAAGCTTTACAGAAGAAGCGTTACGACAAAAACTGTTATTTTACATAGGCGCAGATCTTGTTTATACTCCAGCGATTGAAAAGGGCGGTAACTGGATACATAACACTGTAAGTCGAGTAACAACAAAAATGTTTTTTAACGTAAAACATTATATGACCTATGCAGGCCAAAGTAGTAAAACTACGGGTAGTGAGATTATAACGCCCACTAAAGAAGAAAAAGAGTTGAAAAGAAAAATGATAGACTGTTACCCAAGTCAACTAAAAATTAAAACCGTAGCACCTTATTTTCGAAACGAAAATGTGCTAAATTGGGAAAGCTATGAATAAGATATTTTTACTACCCTACTTTGGGCACTATCCAGAATGGATGGATCAGTGGGTTGCTAATATGGAATGTTTAAATTACGACTATAAAATCTTCTCAAATTTAAAACTTTTTAAAGAACGTGTTCGCGAAACATTGGGGATCGAGCCTAACATAGTTGGCGGAACTGGAAAAGTTTGGGACTACAGACCAGCACTAGGGGCTATATACGCCGACATCATAAAAGATTATGATATATGGGGGCATACCGACTTTGATTGTGTATATGGTGATGTCGATAAATATCTGCCCAAAGAATTTGATATATGGTCAAACCATGTTGATTACGTAATGGGGGCTTGGACATTATATAAAAATAATGAGAAAATTAATAATCTTTTTAGGTTACATCCACAATGGAAACAAATTTTGCAAGACCCAGCTCCTTCTGGATGGGCAGAAACTAGCTATACTAAAATAGTAAATAAAAACTGTAATATAGTTTATACTGTACATCAAACGAAAGATTGGAATAACTTTGATACGGTAAACTATAAAAACGGCAAGCTATATGAAGGAAATGATGAAATTATGATGGCACACTTTAGACGAACAAAAACTTATCCAATAAACAGATATGACATATAATCCTTTTAATGTAGTTGCAGAATTCGAAGATATAATAGCAAGTTATGCGGGAAGTAAATATGCAGTTGCGTTAGAAAGCTGTACAGCCGCGATCTTTTTATCTTGCGTTTATAAAAAAGTTACTGCGGTTACAATACCAAAGTACACCTACCCATCCGTCCCATGTTCAATTATACATGCCGGAGGGACTGTTAACTTTAATGGTAACACTTGGGAAGGTATATATGAACTAGAGCCTTATGAAATTTATGATGGGGCACTGCGTTTTAAAAAAGATATGTATAATGGAGGACTTCATTGTCTTTCATTTCATATGAAAAAAGCACTACCAATGGGTAGGGGCGGGATGATTCTTACGGATGATAAGGATGCACGCAGTTGGTTTAAACGGGCGCGCTTCGATGGTCGTAGGGAAGTTCCTATGCAAGATGATTACTTTGATATGCTTGGATGGAATATGTATATGACACCTGAACAGGCAGTAAGGGGGATCCAGTTATTTTCTACTCTTGATCAAAGAAACACAGCAGACTTAAAAATAGAGGACCAAGGATACCATAACCTAAGTAACTATGAAATATATACCTTACCTAGAACTTAGACCAGCTACCTTAGGGGATGCTAAGCTTCTTTTTGATTGGAAGAATGACCCTGATGTAAGAAAATGGTCTATAGAAAGCAAAGACAAAATTAATTTTGATAAGCATTTAAAATGGTTAGCAAAGAATTTACAAAACATAAATATTATTAGCGATAGGTTAAAGGATTACGGAGACGTTAGAATAGATAATGGAAATGAAATAGCGATAAAAATTGACAAGCAATATAGAGGTTATGGGGTTGGGGCGTGGGTACTGCGCACATACAACGATATATACCCTCTATTGATAGCAAAAGTAGTAGATGGAAATATACCCTCTATGAATTTATTTATAAAGCATGACTATAAAGCAATAGAACATAAAATTGAAAACGATGTAGGTTTCTACATACTAAAATATGAAGATAATACTAATAGGATATAATACAAGTAAGAAGATACTTCCCGCATGTTCATATTTATTAAGTAAATATTTGCCAGGTTTTGATATTAAATTTTTAAATTTTGGTGAGTACACTGATAAATTATTTATTGGTGAATATATAAAACTAGATGATACGCAAAAAGGTAAATCGCAAGCTTGGGCTAAATATCTTATAAAATATTTAACCACACTAACTGATAAGTTTATAATATTTGCTTTAGACGATTACTTTATAAATCGGCCAATCCAAACAAATATACCGCTCGACCTAAAAGACGCTGTAGCTTGTAACTTATGTAGTGCTTTTGATATAAACAATAAAATGTATTCCGTTACCACACAATATGCAATTTGGAATAGAGAATTTCTTATAAACCTTTTAAAACAAATAAAAACTCCTTGGGAATTTGAAATAGATGGATCAAAATATTTAAATCACTTAAATGTAAAAACAACTTGGAAGCCAGCGTTGTGCTATGCCGACGATTCTGCGTTATCCGCCAGACACCCAAATAAAGTTAGTGTTTTAGGTTTAGATAAAAAAGATATAGGCTTTTTAATAAATGCGGGGTTTTTAATAAAGGAAGAATTAATAGTAGGCCAACCAATGGGACAAGCAATAAATTATGAAGGATAAATATTTAATTACTGGCGGATCCGGATTTTTAGGATATGAGCTAATAAAGAGATTACGTGCTAAAAATAATGTTGATTTAGTGACAATAGCACGAAATGAAGGAAATTTAATTACATTAAAAGAACACTTTCCTGAAATAGAAATTATAACGGGAGACATTGCTAATGAATATTCGTGTGCTAAAGCTTGTCAAGGCGTCACGGGAATTTACCATCTAGCAGCTTTTAAACATATAGGTTTAGCGGAAACACATGTTAGAGAATGTATAAATAGTAATGTAATAGGTACTATGAATTTACTAGACTGGACACGCAAAAATAAACCTAAGTTTATAATAGGTATAAGTACTGATAAAGTTGCACAAGTTAGTGGTGTATATGGGGCGTCAAAGATGTTAATGGAACGCATGTTTTTGGATTATGAGCGCCTTAATTCTGATACAAAGTACCGAACGGTACGATACGGAAATATTATTTATTCTACGGGATCTGTATTATGTAAATGGAAAGAGCGTCTTATAAATAATGAAGAGATAATAGTAACTGATATGGAAGCAACCCGTTTTTATTGGACTGTGCAGGAAGCAGTAGATCTAATTTTTTCATGTTTAAAGAATGCAACAAATGCAGAGCCCCAAAAAACTTCTATGAAATCGGCTAAAATTGGAGACTTGCTTGAGGCGATGATAGAAAAATATGCAAACACTAAACCAAAAATTAAAGTGATAGGCTTACAGCCAGGTGAAAATATGCACGAAAAGTTAACTGCAGATGGTCTTGATTCTTCCTACGCTGAAAGATATACAAAGGAGGAATTACTACGACTAATTTAAAAATTTCTGCAGTACTCCCAACCAGGGGTACAAGAGAACAAGAACTAAAACAAATAGTTCAACATATTAAACCCTTTTTTGATGAAATTATTATCGCTAAAGATAAAGGTAATCAAGTATATACTAGATATGAGGCTATTTTAACTGCTAAAAATGACATAGTATATACTCAAGACGATGATTGTCTTATTAATAATATAGGTGAACTTATAGATAATTATAAGGAAGGCACTATTATTGCAAATTGTAAGGCAGAAAGGAGAACTTATTATCAAAGAATTTCTGATGGTAAAGTTGCCTTAGTAGGATACGGCTCACTTTTTAATAAAAACTTAGTTAAAAATATGTTTTCTTTCCAGCAATGGTTAGATAACCCTAAGTTTTTTAATAGAGAAGCAGATAGAGCATTCACTTATTTCAATAAAGTAGAATTAATAGATACCGAGATACAAGATTTTCCTGCTGCACACACAGGAATGTGGACAGACGGAAACCACTGGAATAGCTTAACTGAAATAATTCGTGAATTAAAAAAATATGATAATATCAAATAAAGATAAATTTGTATACTTATTAATACCAAGAACGGCGTCTAGATCTATTAAAAAAGCATTACTTACTATTTCAGGCACTGAAGTCATTGGAGGAACTCGTAGACATTACTATGATGTCCCAAAACATGCTCTAAACTATACAACTTTTTGTAGTGTCCGCAATCCTTATCACAGGGCTATATCTCATTACAGGTATAGGCAAACAAAAAACATACTAAATGCAGGTGTGTTGTCTTTTACTGAATATTTAAAATTGGCTATAAAAGAAACAAAATTACTTTTAGATAGGCCAATTACAACTATTATCAAAAATCATCAACTTCGTATTGATCATACTATACCTTTTGAGCACTTGCCAACTTCTTTTACAACAACATCCTTTTTAAAAGAGTACAACTTAGTATTGCCTATTGTTGGGGCAACTAAGGGGAACTCTTTAGATCAGTATTATACCCCAGAGTTGGTGGATCTTATAAAAGAGTACCATAAATTAGATTTTGAAACCTTTGGGTACAGCCCAAATTTTGAAGATGCCTTATAATCAATTAGAAAAAACAGCCGAAACAGTTAATTTACAGTACCGTAAAGACGGCAAAGCTTTAATTTTAAAAGTTCCTGTTCCTATATTAGTGACAGCGAAAGGTTTAATAGCACAAAGCTCTACTGTAGACTACACGGGACTTATAAAAGGCGGAAAATTTTTAGCTTTTGACGCTAAAGAAACACAAAGTAAAACAAGTTTTCCTTTAGCAAACATACACCAACACCAATTAACATACTTACAAATTGTTGAAAGTTTAGGTGGGATAGCTTTTTTCTTAATACACTTTAAAAAGGTATATAAGGACAAAGCTTTTATAACCCCTATTCCCGTAGTTACAGACTACTGGGAAGGAAAAATGGGCCGTAAATCCATACCATTAAAAGCTTTTAAAAAAGCATGGTTGGTCGACCTAAACAATTATTTAATCAAATATATTGATGAATAAAAAGAGATATACAAAAACTGAATTAGATGTAACTATACATGAGGGAGATATTATACAAGTAGTTACTCCCGATATTGCAGGGGTAGGAATGCTTATTAGATTAGACCCTTATACAATGGTTTTAGATCCAGTTGACGAAGATACCTTAAAAAATTATATGCCGGCACCTCCGAAAGACCAAGTCCAATCCATGGATGATGCGGAATTTAATACGATGCCCACCATAATACCAACTACAGTTATTATAGCAATAGAAGATATTAAATTAATATTTTTATTAACACCAAACCAAACAAACGACGATGACGAGTAATCCTATAGTCATTAAATTTAAAGCATTACATCCTTCTGCGAAAGCGCCGGAGAAAGCTTATGAAACTGATGCAGGTTTTGACCTATTTTCTGTTAAAACTTTTAAGATAAACGGAAACTTTATGGGCTTAATTCCTACGGGAATTGCCTTAGATATTCCTGAAGGCTACTATGCCCAAATACGAGATAGAAGTGGGCTTGCTTTAGCAAAAACACTTCAAGTAAAAGCGGGCGTTATTGATAGCGGATATCGCGGAGAAATTGGCGTTGTAATGGGTAACCATGGCGCTTACCCTATAGAAATACGCAAAGGCGATAAAGTGGCACAAATGATAATTTTACCTGTGCCCGACATCGAGTTTAAAAAAGTAGGGAAATTAACAAAAAGTCCGAGAGAAAAAGACGGGTTCGGATCAACAGATAAAAAGAAGTAGGAGTTATGGACATTAAACCCTTTAGACTATCAACACCTTTTTTAGAAAAGTATAAGAAAATAAAACCTCCGTTTGGATTTAACGGCTTAGGAGAGCTTGTATATATGCGAACTTATTCTCGTTTAAAAGAAGACGGTAAAAATGAGCAATGGTGGGAAACCATTCAGCGCGTAGTCGAGGGTACTTATAATATGCAGAAACGTTGGATTGAGCAACATGGTTTAGGTTGGGGAGCTTATAAAGCCCAGCGATCTGCTCAAGAAATGTATGAACGTATATTTAATATGAAATTCCTACCGCCTGGTCGCGGTATATGGGCCATGGGTTCTCCTATCACAGAAGAACGTGGCTTATTTGCAGCTTTAAATAACTGTGGTTTTGTATCAACTAAAAATCTAAAAGAAGACTTAGCAGCGCCATTTTGTTTTTTAATGGACGCTTCTATGTTGGGCGTTGGTGTTGGTTTTGATACAAAAGGTGCAGGAACTTTTGAAATTAAAGGACCAAACGCAAACAGATCAATTGAAACTTTTCGTATTCCTGATACCCGAGAAGGCTGGGTAGATTCTATGCGTTTGTTAATAGAATCATATTTCCAAGGAACCGCGCCTATGGATTTTGACTACAGTCAAATTAGATTAGCGGGGAAACCTATAAAAGGATTTGGTGGAGTTAGCTCCGGCCCTGATCCTCTTCAGGAAGTACACCAAGCAATCATGGAAACTTTAGATACTAACGTCGGGGAGCCTATTTCTGTCACAACTATTGTCGACATTATGAATTTAATAGGCAAATGTGTTGTAGCAGGAAATGTTAGAAGAACAGCAGAAATTGTTTTTGGTGATTCAGACTCTGAAGAATATATGGATTTAAAAAATTATAAAGTAAATCCCCACAGAGAATTATATGGCTGGACATCAAATAATAGTATTTTTGCTGATCTTGGGATGGATTATGAAGCCGTAGCTGAACGTATACGCATAAATGGTGAACCGGGTGTAGCTTGGTTAGAAAATATGCGCGGATATTCACGAATACAAAATGGTCCTGATAATAAAGATCATCGTGCGGCAGGAGGGAACCCCTGTTTAGAACAAACTTTAGAATCTTATGAGCTTTGTTGTTTAGTGGAAACGTTTCCTAATAATCATGACGATTTAGAAGATTACTTAAAGACTCTAAAATATGCATATTTATATGCAAAAACAGTTACACTTGGGAAAACCCATTGGGCTGAAACTAATAGAGTTCTTTTACGGAACAGACGAATAGGATGTTCTGTTAGTGGTGTAGCTCAATTTATTACTAAGAGTGGGCTAAATGAACTAAAAGAATGGCTTACAAGCGGATATAAATCTATACAAGATTATGATAAAATGTATTCAGATTGGCTTGCTGTTCCTAGAAGTATAAAGACTACGAGTGTAAAGCCTAGCGGTACCGTGTCTTTAGTTGCTGGATCAACGCCTGGGCTGCATTACCCAGAATCTCGTTTTTATATAAGACGAATGCGTTTGTCTATAAATAGTGCTTTAATAAAGCCGTTAGAAAAAGCAGGATATCACATTGAACCTGCTTATGGATCAGAGGATTCTACCCTTGTAGTTGAAATTCCTGTTGACGCAGGAGAAGGGTTACGGACAACAAAAGATCTTACAATGTGGGAACAACTATCTTTAGCCGCTTTTATGCAAAAGTATTGGGCAGATAATCAAGTTAGTTGCACCATTACGTTTGATCCTGATACAGAAGGACCTCAGATTGCAACAGCCTTAAATTACTTTCAATATCAATTAAAAGGTATTAGCTTTTTGCCTCGTTTAAAGCAAGGAGCTTATCGACAAATGCCTTATGAAGAAATAACAGAGAAACAATACATCAAGCGTTCTGCCGAATTAAAGAACTTAAACTTTCGCTGGGTTAAGGGCGAAGAAGCAGAAGTAGATAAATTCTGTAACAACGATACATGTGAAATTTTATAGATCATGGTATAAGTAATTTAGTTATAAACACTACATATTTTAAATTAAAAGCCTGAGTTCGCTCGGGCTTTTGTGATTCAAACCACATATCACACCGACACACTAAGAAACGAAAAACAAACCAAATAATATACACAAATGAATGAGACGAAAGATTTCTTAGATTTAGTGATTGGATCAGAAACACGCTTAGCGACAGTAGTAGACGTAATCACAGACACAGTACACGTTCCCAAAAAAGGAACATACTCAGATAAACTTGTATTTATAGTGACAAATGGAAATGATCGAAAATTTAACATTTCTGATGCTTGGGTTGAAGACCACAAAGGAGCACAACGAATACAAGGACTTTGGTTAACAACAACTAAAAGCGTAAGCGGAAAAACAGAGTTAGCACCGCAATCCGCAGTAGCTAAACTGTTAAAACATTATGACGCAAAGTCACCTAAAGAAATGATTGACAAGGAAGTAGTTGTTCATCCAGACCCATCTAACTATTTAGTAATTGCTGCATGCGATATTAAAAAAACAGAAGATGGAACATTGTTTGACCTCAACTCTAAAAGCTAGTCATTTTAAATTAAACTAAAACCGGAAACAGGAAATTATGCAAACGAGCTTTATATTACTACCTGCAATAAATTCTTTATATGACTTAGGTATTTCTGATAAACAATTAGCAGAGATGCGGACTCAAAATGATTCCGCAAAAGCTGTTTTTAACACTTTAAAGTCTAAAATAAAGAATTATCATGATAGTGATTCTCACTATGATAAAATACGTAACCGCATTTCATATGTTTTACGTACAAAAACCATGCTTATTGAAATTAACCCTTTTCAAGAGGACACCTCAAATTATAAGGTAAACATTCATAAAGCACCAAAAACATCTAAAGACGGGTGGTCTCCTCAAGTTTCAAAAAGCATTGATTCTTTGAAAGAAAATGAGACCGCCTTTGTCTATGCCGTAGAAAACTATAATCATAACAAAAGTTTTTGTATGACTACACTTTCTCAGGCTAATATTAAAGTCTTGAATAAATTATTACAAATTTTGGCTTATATAAAACCAGAAGAAATATCTCCCGATGCAGATCGTAGGATTAGGGCGATGTACAGTAAAATTTATACAACAGCTGAAGAATTGAGTGTTGACATTGACGCTCTTCTTCCATATTTTTTAAACCTAAATAATTCTATTCCTCTACGAAGTATTGGGGGCTCTAGTGAATTAAAAACTGCCATAAAAACTTTTGATAAATTTTTACCTTCAGAGGTTGTTACGACGTATGATAGTCTAGCAAATATGCGCAATTTAGTAGATAGACATAGTGATGTCTATGGTATCTATAAAGTTTGGGAAGGAAACGATAATAAAAGAGTTGCGCTTGTAATAGGTGAAAACTGTTTTAGCTATTATAGTACAAAACTATACTTAATTCAGATTGACTCTGAATTTCCTGCCTATAATTATTTAGATATTGGGCGTTATGTAATGTTTTATAGAAGTAATCCTCATACTGCAGAAGAGGGTCATAAGCTGGGAACAGTTATTTTCAGCGATATGCCCCCTATATTGCCAGACAATGACGTACTCAATAAAGCAGCGCATGCCCTTCAAGCTGAAAAAGGTGAGAATGATTTTGCTTTAATTAACAATGAACGTTTACGCTTAGTTACAAAAAGACACGATCAAAGACGCTCACGAGAAGAAAAAGAACAGGCAGCCAAAAAGGTTTTAAAAGAAAAAATTCAGAAAAAATTGGATATTTTAATTCAAAAACCTGGCGCAAAAAAGAACCCTAAAGCAGAGCTAAAGATAAATAATGTTGTATTTAAACCTCGTAGTATTGAATATGAAGGGCAGCGATTAACATTTGAAAGCACCTCAGATTGGGTTTATGATATTGTTAGATCTTTAAATTATAGTTGGCGCCTTGATGATATTAACTTTGAAATGGCATTTGATGCTTTCTTAAATAAAGCCCAATATCAAGATAGTGGCACTATTGGTGATGTAACCTTTGTAGCTGAAAAGCGCACAAATACTAATAGCCTTGGCGTAGATAGTACCCTTACGTATTTAAATGATTGCCGAATTAATGCAGCTGAATTAGAAGATTGTTTACGACGTGCTTTATGTTACGAAAAACAAGAAGATTTTAATTTCTTTGTAAAATCAGTTAGTAGCTGTAGTTTACAGCTACATAATTATTTACAGCATGGTATTGATTTAAAATTGCGTGATGCTTTTGAGGGCGTTTCTATTGAAGCTAAGCTTCCTCTTGAAAGAACAAAAAATCTAAACTATCTAGTATTAGGTGATAAAGAATATAAAGTTAGAAACACTCACAAATTAATCAGATTGGAAGCTCAAAATGATCTATTAGGAGCTGTTACTGTTTTATTAAATCCAGAAGTTGTTGTAGGGATACAGCCCGAAGACATAAAAGATTTAATAGCAGATGCAAAAACAGCTTATGTGGATGCTATAACTAAATCTAAACAATTACTAACAGAAACAGAAAAGCTATTTAAAATAAAACAGGAGACTGTTACATTAGGAAATGGTAAAACTAAATTTGGATATGTAATTGAGGGTAAATTACGCAGATATTTTGTTGAATTAAATAGCGGTGATATTGAGCGAAGCACGTGCGGAGTTCACGATTATAATACCGGACAATATATTTGTATAGTAGATAAAAGCAGTAATACGCAGGTAGGAATGGACAAACTAGTAAATAGAATATTTGCATTACATAATGATTCTATGTTAGCAACACAGATATATACCCTTGATAGGGGATAAAGTACTTTAACCAAAACAGACAATGAAACAAAAACCCGTAAACGTAACGGAAGAACTAAAAGCACGTATTATGATCAAAGTAGTAAGTAGCCGTGGTCATGATGAGTATGAAGAATACCCAAATGCAGCTTTAGAGCGCGTCTTAGACCAATGTAATAATCATAGCAAATGGTGTTATATTGACGGAATTCAAATGAATCCCGTACAGCTAACAGTTGATATTCTTATCAACGCAGCAGACATTACGTTAACAAACGCCCTAGTAGGCGGTTAAGATATTATAGGGGGCAGGGTAACTTGCCCCCATTTTAATTTTAAACAGGAAACAATTAAGTGAAGAAAGAGACAAAAGCAAACATGACAACCGCGAAATTGCCCCGCATACCAAAATTTTCCAGAGTTCTGGGCGAAGTTTTAAGAAAGGGTCATATGACAAAAGATGCAACAGTTATTTTTGGTAAAAAACAAACTGCTACTTTTACTGCAGGCACCGTTGGAAATAAAATAACGCAAAAAGAATTGGCAGAAAAATTAGGGATTACTGTTCACAAATTAGGTAAACGATTAAAAGAAGAAAAAGTCACCTGGCATAATTTAGGCTGGGGCGCTACGGTTCTTCCCACAACGCCTTTTGAATACATATGCGATTTAGTTGAAAATAAAGGATTAAGTTGGGTTAATATTTCTGCGCACTTGGCTACGTTAGGTATTTCTAAAACTAACGTACAAATACATAATTATTATAAAAGACACAAAGGTATTTATGGGCGTGTAGATAATGATCACCCAACTGGTACTAATGAGACACACTTAGTGCACATAGCATTGCCCGTATTGGGTGAACTCTGGCCAATGCGGCAAAATACTCCTGGTATTTTAATGGAGCAGGCTAGCCATAAAACTATGGATAATGCTGCGCGTGACTTATGGGTATCTAATGGCTTAATATACGCAATATATGGACCAAACTCAAAAGATGTTTTAGGTGCCAATCGCCTTGTAAATGCAAGTAGAGCTTGGGTTGTAAACAATTTTAAAATGCGTTTCGGTAGAAAATCAGAAAATGCAATTTGTAAAGAATTAGGTTTAAACCCGCTGTGTAGATTTACATTTACACCAGGCTCAACGGCACAAGCATAAAATGATTTTAAATATGCAGAAATCTGTATGGACAGAGATGCATAAATATGGCGAAACAAGTCCTGGTCATGAAGTGGTTGGGGCTTTGCTCGGTTTAAAAACAGATGATAAAAACTCTGAATGTAATGAGTTTATTAGTATGACAAATGTAGCAGGACAAAACTTTGAGAAAAAGCTTATAGGAACACAAAATTTAAAAACAGAAGTTCACTATGTGCCAGATCCAAACGAGTTTTTTCAAGTATTAAAACAGACTACATTAATGAATAAAGGTGCAAAAAAAGATTTTATTGGCATCTTTCATACACATCCAAACCATATTGCGCAACCTTCTGTAACAGATATATACGGCGCGGGATACGCTGGATTTTATCCCATCTTTTCATTACTAGAAAAGAAAACAAACGTTTTTTTTTATGATGGAATAAATAGAAGTTTTGAACCTTCACAAATAAATTTAATAGGAGATTAGATGACTAAGAATATTTTAGTTGTTGGGGCAGGCGGAATTGGCTCATGGTTAGCATTTCATTTATATGATTTAAATGAACATAGCCAATTAAACGACGCTTTTATTACTTTTGTAGATGATGACACTGTGGACATGGATAACCTCTCATATCAAAATTTTGGTATGGAAGATGTCACTGATGAAAAAGCTGAATCGATTTCAGCTAGGTATGGTTTTACAGGAAAAACAGAACGCGTTACAAAAGCAAAAGAATTAGATGGATATGACTGTGTTGTATGTGCGGTAGATAATACAAAGTTTAGAAAATTATTATTTGAAACCGCAGAAAAAAACGATTTTTATTGGATAGACCTTCGTTCTGAGGGGCGCGCTATTGCAGCCTTTACTAAAAATAAAAATAATACTCTCGAAGCTATGATGTTGACAATACCTAAAGATGTAAAAGACGGTAGTTGTCAGCTCGAATATGAAAAGCAAGCTGGTATAGTACAGAACGGTAATAAAATTATTGGCTGTATTGGTTCTCAATATATATTAAACTGGCTCCGTGGGGAGGTGAATCCGCCAACATTTATACATAAATTTTAATTGTAATTTTCGTTAAAATTTGTTATATTAAACTATGAAGATAAATAAAAAAACACTGACTATGGGATTCATAGTAGCAGTTGTATGCACTAGTATAATAGGCGGAATCGGGGATCATTATAATTCCGAGACTTTAACCTATCTATCTTTAGTGGCTGCGGGAAGCTTTAGCTTTTATGCGTGGTTTACACATAAAGGCTGGTTTCGGTAATGGATAAAGACATAGGATAACCGTACAATTGTATGGATATAAAAGATAAATTAGGTATTCACGACACAAAACCTAAAGCACAGAGTGTGGACTTTAATGAAATTTGGAGCACACAATCAGATATGGATGTTTCGGACGATGAGTTTGATTGGACTTTTCATAATTGGCATAACCCAGAAAAGTGTAGTCAAAACAGGGTTTATAAAACATGTTTTGTGTGTGATCAATTAAAAAAAGATAATTACCCAGGATATGTACTTGGGCCGAAAGGTGAAAAAGTATATACAAATAAAGATGGCAGAAAAATCAAAGACCCCGGACACAGTCAAGGAAGTACTGAAGAGCAAGCTACTTAGAACCAAGTTTTGAACTGTTCTACTTGAAATTGCAGTTATAACATCAATTGGATTTTCTAAAATGCCTGCCGACAAACTAGATATTGTTGTGACCGGATTAGTAGCTATTGGCGTCGCTTATATAGGCGGGCAAGGAATTGTTGATGGTGTAACACGCTATTACGAAAACCGATAGTATTACTTAAATAAACGTTTATTTAAAGGGCCAGTCTTATGATTGACCCTTTTTATATTTAACCAGGAGAAGACTATGACAGAAATCACTTTTGTAGGAGATGTACATAGCAACTTTTCTCAATTTGTTAGATTAACTAGAAAAAAGAAAAAAACAAAGTTTTTTGTACAGGTTGGGGACTTTGGGTTGTTTTCAAGCAAAGCCGCAGCCAAAACAGATGCTGATTGGAAAATTCCCAATACACGTGTGAATATGGAATCATTCATTACAATGTATGAAACTGATAAAATACCTCGATTTAAAGTTCCGGTATATTTTATGGGCGGTATACACGATGATTATAATATTGATGTTGATTATTTAGCAACAAAAAATATACACTTTTCCCCGCGTAGTGCACTTTTAGGGCACATAGATAGTACTGTTCAAATCTCTTGTTTAGGAGGCATTCGTTCAGCTATCAAAATAAACCGTGATCCAAAAACATTAATAGGAAAAGACCGCAGATTTTTTACTTTAGAAGATATTGAAAATATTAGAAAAACCCACGATCAAGTTCCAATCGATATTTTAGTAACACATCAAGCTGCGATGGGGTGCTTACCTATTAGGCACAATGTCAAAAGAGAGGAAGGTTCTAGGGAACTAAGGATGCTATTAGACTATATAAAGCCTAGATATTATATACACGGGCACCATCACCACAATTACGTAAGACATGAAGATGAATTTCCAATTATAATAGGGTTAGGAAATTTTGGAAAAAATAATAAATCTTTTTATACTTTAACCATATAGGAATTAATATGCTAACATTATATTTAAATAGTATAAAACAGTACGAACCTTTTGCAAAAGAAAAGGAACACAAGCTGTTTGCTGAGGCACAAGCTGGGGATACGTTAGCATATGAACAATTAATGAATGCTAATCTAAGATTTGTTGTATCTGTAGCAAAAAAATATCAAAATCAAGGGCTTACTCTAGAAGAATTAATATGTGAAGGAAATTATGGATTAGTAAAAGCTTATCATAAATTTGACGTAGCAAAAAATGTCAAATTCATTACTTATGGAGTTTGGTGGATTCGTCAGAGTATTATAAATGCCATCCATGAAAATTCAAAACTTATACGTTTGCCCTTAAATAAAATTACTAATGTGACTAAAATTTCGAAAGCACGCGAATTTTTATTGCAGGAGTTAGAGCGAGAACCAACAGATTGGGAATTAGAAGATTATTTAGAAGAAGGTATAGCTCTTAAAGATGCTATTTTTAATTATACAGTTATTGCTTTGGACGAGCCACATACCGATGATGAGCAAGATTTAACAACAGTTATACCTGCAGAATTGTCTTCAGAAGAAATTGAGCGTAATATAGAGCTTTTCAAAAACGAATTGGAATTGGTTTTAGAAGAATTTACGCCACGAGAGCGGGATATTATCTATATGTATTTTGGAATTAATGAGGTTAGACCATATACATTAAAAGAAATAGGTATAGATATAGGGCTTACACGAGAACGCGTAAGACAAATTAAAGAAAAAGTTATTGATAAGCTGAAAAATAGAAAGAGATCTGATCAATTACGATACTTTATGGGTGATAATAAATAACCATTTTAACAGATGTTATATATAAAATCAGAAAGTGACTTAGATGCAGCCTTAACTTATTTGCGTCGACAGCCTATGGTCGCTTTAGATACGGAAACAACGGGTCTTGATCCCCTAGAAGCAAAAGTTTTATTATTGCAAATAGGAGATGAAAAAGAACAGTTTGTTTTTGATGTTTATAGGCTAGGTACTCATATCTATAAAGTGCTAGATTGGATTGTTGACAAAGATGTCACTTGTGTAATACACAATGCAAAATTTGATTATGGAATGATAAAAACAAATTTTGGGTATGATTTACCATCAGTAAAGTGCACTATGATTGGAGAGCAGTTACTAAATCAAGGTAAAAAACAAAGTGCTAGTTTTAACTCTGTTGCTTTAAAGTATTTAGGACACGCTTTAGATAAAACACAACAAACCACTTTTGTTGGAATGAAGTGGGGCCAAGAATTTACTGAACGCCAGCTAGAATATGCCGGAGACGATGTTCAATATTTAATACCAATTTATAAAAAAATCCAAAAACTTTTAAATGCACGAGGAATGAAAGAACTGTCTACTTTAGAATATGAAACTACTAAGGTAACGGCTGATATGGAAATAAATGGTATATTTTTAGATAGGGACAGCTGGCTTGCTTTAAAAGATATTGCTGTTAAACAGGCAGATATAGCAAAAACTAAGTTGGACAAATTCTTTGAAAAATTTTGTCAAAAAGATTTGTTTGGTAATTTAGATATAAACTATAACTCACCTAAACAATTGTTGCCAATTTTAAATGATTTAACCCGTACGCGTTTAACATCGACCAGTGAAGCTGCTTTAAAAAAAGTAAAACATCCAGCAGTGGAAGCTTTGCTTGAGTACAGAGGCCAACAAAAGAAAATTACTACGTATGGAAAAGAGTTTTTAGAGCAAAATGTTTCAACTATTGATGGACGCGTTCACTCCAACTTTGTACAGCTTGGAGCAGACTCAGGAAGATATGCTTCCCGAAATCCTAATATGACAAACATTCCCGCAGCAGCAGAATATCGTGCAGCATTTATTGCACAAGATCCAAATTACAGAATAATCTCAGCAGACTTTTCGGGTCAACATAAAAGATTTTTCTTGACTTTCTTGAAAGAAAGCATGAAAGATTTTTGCAAGGCTCCCTTATAAAGAAATTTATAAGTGAAAACGCCGCTAATTCGGGGAAACCTAAGTCACTTGATATGGCAATCCCGAGCTAGCAGGAAAGTATTTTTCCGGGCAAGTGTAGAGACTATATACGGCGCACCCTATTGGGTGAAGAGAGAGTCCAGTCCTCAGTGAAAACTGAGAATTAACTGCAAGAACTAAGATTATTAGCACATTTAACACAAGAGCCTAAGTTTTTATATGCTCTACAAAACAATATGGATCTCCATAGCTATTCAGCTAGCTTAATTTATAATATTCCTTATGACACATTTTTTGATGATAAAGGAAAATTAAAAGATGATATGAAAAAGAAGTATAGAACACCCGCCAAGTCTCTAACCTTTGGATTAATATATGGTATTGGTCCTATGAAATTATCTTTAAATTTAGGTATTGAAATAAAGGAAGCACGTAATTTAATGAATAAATATTTCGCAACATTTACTTATATTAAAAAGACTTTAGACGGGCTAACAACAGATGCTGCTAGAAATAAATATGCTTTATCACCATTAGATGGTCGTCGTCGGGACTTAACAACTTTTGATTGGGATGACTCCAGACAGGTTGCACACGCATTTAATATTGCGAAGAACCTTCCTTTCCAAGGATGTGGTGCTAGTACTACTAAATTAGCTATGTGTCGATTAAAAAGACTTTTTGATAAAGAAAAATATGATGCTAAAATCATTAATGCGATTCATGATGAAATACTAGTGGAAGTACATAAAGATGAAGCTGAAGAAGTTGCAGAGCATGTAAAGACCGCCATGGTTGGTGCTTTCAATCACTATGCCCCTTCTGTACCTATGGAAGTAGACCCAGCAATTGCTAGAGAATGGGTTCACTAATAAAAAATTAACCACGATAAAAAATGGCTAAACTGGCTAAAAATGTTGTTTTACTTGGATTAGGATCTAAGGCAAGAAATGGCAAAGATACCACAGCAGAGATAATAAAAAAGTTAGAACCTAATGTACATATTCTTCATTGGGCTGATAAATTGTATGAGGAAGTTAGAAACAAAGAGTATGAAGAGCATGAAATGCCTTTGTGTAAAATAAATAATGAAGAAGTTTGGTGTTTAAAAAGTGTGAAGACTGTTGGTAAAACTCGAACAATAATTTATGATAAATTTACACATAAAGAATTGCCCGATTTTAAAGATCTAGTTTTAGGAAATATAAATAGAGATGGTTTTAGATATTTATATATGTTAGATAAAGATCCTTTATTACTTCAACTTTGGGGTACAGATTTACGACGCACTTATTTTGGAAATAATTATTGGGTGAAGCGAACCTTTGAAGATATTGATCGTATTGCTGAAGAAAATAAAAATTATGATGGATTAGTGTGGATATGTGTTGCGGATACTCGCTTTAGAAATGAAGCTTCCGCCGTACAAGACGCGGGCGGGGTTTATGTTGATGTGGTCAGACTAAACGATGATAATACACGTTTTGTTGCACCAGACAGAGATCCTAATCATCCGTCCGAAGCTGATTTAAATGACACAAAACCAGACCGAATACTAAAAGCCCATAATGTGAACGAGCTTTCTGTAGTCGTAAAAGACTTTATACATGATTTAAAGCATACGCACTTAATTTAAGTGCGAATGGGGGACGTAAAACATCCCCCATTTTTTTTAACTTAAAAATTAGGTTGCGCTTGCACTTTCATCATAGTCCAAAGGAACTAAATTACTTGCTCGGATACCTACATTTTCTAATAACACTGTTTGCTGTCCCGCCATTGACATTCCGTGTGTTTGAATATAACAATTTTCTAAATAGAAACCGCCATACTTTTGATTTTGACCATCATGTAATATGAAGGCTAAACCTAAAGGACGATTAAAGAATTCAGAAGCTAAATTCATATAAAAATCACTGGATGTTGCTGGACCGTAAGGCTCAGCTGGTGGAATAACATCGGCATTATAGTTGTCTGTTACGCCTGGAAGCTCATCGTGCTCATATAACGCACGCATTAATGAGGCCCCATCAAATAACACTCTTGACATTCCGAGTTGTATTAAAGTTCTTCCTGGAATGAAGAACGGTTTACGCGATCCAATTTCGAACAGCTGTTGAATCTGCTTATTTTGTGTAATTTGTGCATTCTGCACTAGTCCTACAGGTCTTACACTTTGAATTGATGCACCAAGGTCCGGTGGTCCGGCACAAATTACAGTAGATTCTGCTGATAAGAAATCGCTGCCATCGTCGATCTTTTGAACGTTACCGTCCAAAAAATTCCAATCACCTAATACATTTACATTAGCCATTTTTTATCTCCCTAAAATAATAATTTTAGTTTTATGTAATTAACTGGATATTTCACCAGAATATTTACTTCTACGAGTAACGTGTCAGGATTTATTGGGTCCTGTGTTATCGATAATACCTGTAAATCATTAATCTTCCTTTCGCGTTTTAAATACATGCCAATACCAACTAAAATGGTGTTAGCTAATTTAATAAACGAAGGACTGATTGTGTATCGCCCTATATAAGGCGAGAAAGCAGTTCGAATAAACTTTGCAGAATAATCGAGTGCATTTGTTACACTTAATTCACGTTTAGCAATACTCGACATATCTGTTGCAACCTGATGTCTACATATTAGTGAGTTTGTAGTAAGTTCATTAACAATATAAGTTCCACCTTCAGCCATTGTGTTTAGGTTGGCTTCTGAGAAATAGTCATTGGATCCTTTTGTTTTGGCAAAACCGCCGATAGGTACGTTGGTTAAAGGTTGTTGTGGGTCTTTGCCCGCAACTTGACCTGCAATCGCTGAAGTTAGATAGAAGCCAGGAACTGGCGCCCATACTAACAATGTCAAGTCTTCACTTAAAATGTAATCTTTGATGGCGGTATAAACAGTGCTGGTGATCTTTTGTCCTTTTAGATAAGCAATACCGTTAATGGTAGTGTTGTTTCTAAACATACAAACAAGATCTCCAGTGCCAAAACCTACACTTGAAGTGTTTGCAAAACTTGCAGTGATCCAGGTTGGATCTATTGTTGAAATGTGGCGAGATTCTTCGATAAAGGCTACATCTGGGAATACACTGAAAAAGCGCTTATTGCCATGGGCAATATTAGCTAATTGCACGGCGGCTGCCGTGGTTGCTTTATCAGAACTACTCTCATAGTAGGCTGTACCGGTGAACTCGGTTGCTTTACATACAAACGCAATACGTTCTTTCTTGTTGATTGCTGAAGATTGAGTTGTAACGTGAGTGCTTAATGTAGTCGCTGTACTTGAAAGATACTTTTGATCTAACAAAGACATTGAATACACTTCGCGAGCTTCTAGGTCACTTAACGCTGCTGAGATACTTGCTGACGAGGTTATACCACTTATTCCATAAGCATTTATAGAAGAACCTGCGTTATCCAAAGCTAAGGCAGAGCCATAAGCTAATGGATTCCACGAATTAATAGTTCCATATAAATTCTGAACATCAGTTAAAGATTCAAGAGTTTTAAAACCACGGCCAGTTATATTATCTGCGCGATATCCTACATAAACAGCAGCTGCTGTTGTAACATCAGCGCTCGCTACCTGTATACCACTAACAAGAGTGATAGTAGAATAGCCCTCAACTGTCGAAATAGTAAAATCTGTATCTTTTACGAGTGGTTTTCTTACGCCCGTTGCTGTTAATAGGTCAACAAGCACTAAGGCATTGTGTCCAGTAACATCTGGGAATGAAGAATTAATACCACTTACAGCAATTTCAGTCTGAGCCGCTGTTAAGTACGTACCTGTTGCTTCTGTCATTGGTTGCCAGTAGTTAGATTCTCCAACTACGACAGCCTCTAAATCGGGCGTGATAAGGGTCGGCGTTGTGCTTTCCTGTATCTGTGAAACTTCAATTCCCGGTTTGGTGTACGCCATTAATGACTCCTCCAATAATATTGCATTTATTAATTATTAATTACTTATTAAAGTAATTGTTGTATTGTTTCTGGTTGTTTTGGCTTTTTCGGTTTTTTCAATAAATTGAGAGCACCGTGTCCAATCATGGCTGCAGTTCCTATGGCGGGATTTACACCCCACAAGGCTAACTCACCTGCGGACATTCCAATTCTTTTTAGCTGGCTATTTTGGGTACCATCTTCTTTAGTTTTACTGCCTAAGTAAGTGGTCGCAGCCATTCCAGGACCTGAGAAAGCTGCCATTGCTACACCTGTTTGTGTACGCTTTCTAACAGCTGCTCCTATTCCTGTATTACCCTTTAATGGTCTAGAAAAGGCTGTTCCCCCTTTCTTTCTCCATGCTGGTCTTAAATGTAAACTAGTAACCGCTTTATCTGGGTTTTTTGTATAAATTTTTAAAGCTTTTTTTGCATCTAAAATAATACCATCTTTTTTCATAAAAATTCTGCCAGATTTTATTTTATCTGAAACACCTAGAAGCTCTTTATATCTAAAATTTGCACCTACATCTTTGGCCATTACACCTGGCATATTTTTAATAAATCTTCCAGTGTTTTTAAAAATTCCACCTTTACCTGACATGCCTTTAGTTAAATCAAAAAGTTTTTGAGAAGTTGTTCCAAGACTTCTAACTGCGCCTTGTGGCATTGATTTAAACATTGCACCTAAACCTTCATAACGTTGTCTTAATAATTCATGATGTTTAGGTATTTCTTTGCTTCCAGCATAATAAAGTGGGTTTTTAAACTTGCCCATTTCCCCTAGCATACTTCGTCCTCCGCCTGCTTTATACCCTGCACGTCCGCGTCTAAACATTACGTCCATAGCTTTTCCGCCCCGTCCCGCCCTACGTAAGCCTAAGCGAGCTTTGCCAAGTAGTTTATAAAGTGTTTTTGCAGCGAAACTTGATGGTCCAGCAGTTTTTTCCATATCATTCATTTCTTCAATAAAACCTTGAAGCAGGGCTTCGTCAATTTGATATGTTGAAAGTTTAATCATAAGTTGCATCATTAATAGTTATGTCTACGGAATCTAATAATGTATAATAACCATAAATTACTCCACTTTCCGGGACTGTAAAAGTTTTGTTTGATCCGTCAACAGTACCTATTAAAGTTACTGATGTATGAGTTGCTAATGTTATGGCATGTACATATGTTAATGTTAAAGCTGTTCCCGTTGCAGGGGCATCTTCAAAAACAATTTGTGTGCCTGCCGTTGCCACTCTAAAATGTATACCTTCTTTAACTTCCGTACCATCTTGATAAACTAAACAATTATTTTGTTTTTCACCGCGAGCTACTTTTACTGTTTTAGTAAATTGAACTCCGATGGCTATAGCCGATACTTCAATTTCTGAAGTATGTTTAAGCATGGATTCTTCGCCAAATGAGATATTTTTAATTTCCATACCCTTAGCCCTTATATCTTCTTTATATCCGACTAAGGCCATGTATAGCTCGTTAGCAATAGTTTCTGCTTGTATACCCTGCTTTGATAAAACATTAAATGTTGCTGAACCTTGTATTTGGTCCATAAAAACAGCGTTTTTTGAAGCATCTGCAGATCCTAAAGGTCCTACTAAATTTTGTGTTCCGTCCAAATGAACGAAATCTTTGGATGGTGCTCGTTGGTTGATCGCTAATTTCATAAACGAAAAGCCGCCACGAGATAAAATAATTGAAGGTCGTTTAGCTACTATACCTAAATCAACAGCATTTTTATCAGCAATTATTATCTTTGTTTCAATGGGGTTTGTATTTCATGTATACAGTCCATGTGTAGCAAATAATTGTTGTGCAAAACTAATGAAGATATATTTTATATCTAAACTTATATTTCCTGTGGTAGCCATTATCTAATATTTACCCGTGGAAATAAAAAATCCTGCAGATTTTCTGTAACATTAATGCCTAATGTAGGTAGGCCATTTTGTCGTAAAAAACGCTCTGCAAGCATTTTTACTTCTTCTCTTATTTTATTCAATGTCGTACTGGGGAAATCAACAAAAGGATCCCGTACTATTCTCATAACTTAATATAAACTTATGTGACAAGATAGTCAAGTTTTTTATTTACATTAAAATACTGGTACTATTTTTTTTCTTTTTTAGACTTCTCAATATATCAATTTTTATATCTATTTCGAATACCCATTATATACTCGAGATAATTATCTACCTTATCTTTTCAGTTTAAATCTACGGTTGGATTTATAATCCCTGACTTATAACTGGAAAAAGTTTTATTTATTCATATTGAAGGGTCTCTATTATATAACTGCTCTTCAAATAAAAACCTATTTATATGATAAAAGGATCCATCTTGTAAATGGTTATAAACATCTATAGGTTCAATCTCTTTGCCAAGGACACTTGCGTATAAAGCTGATTCACTTATATGTGTGGTATATACTTTATCTGCTTGCACTAAAAATTCATATAAATCTGCCTCTCTCGGCAAGATGGCATGTTCTCCAAACAGATCTTTTAGCTCCCCAATCATAAAATGCTTAGTTAAAGGGTGCGGTTTAAAATATATATTGCCTTCATGCAATTTACTTATGTATATTAATTTGTTAAGGCAAGTCTTATCTTTTAATTTATTAGATCCGGGCAAAACAACAATGTTTTTTACAGCTGGATAAGCGCCTGTTAAATTTTCTCTATCCTGATATTTATTAGCCTGTTTTTTAAGTATATTATTTTTTAAATATGTAGTATAATCATATATAGTTTCGGGAGTATCTAAAATAGCCTCTTTAATTTGTGTAGATCTAAGCTCTAAGTTTAAGGGGTTTAAAATTAAGTTTGTTCCATATTCTGTATAACCTAAAGTTTTAAAATATGGCAATTCACGCGCGGTTACATCATAAGCGCAATCAATTTTATATTCTTTTAATACCTCTAAGAGATATAATTCTACCTGTTCCAGATGTAACAAAACAACGTTTTTCTTTAAATCACCTAAACGTTTAGTCTGTTCTTTGTCATCAAACATTTGTGTTTGAATTTTTTTATTCATAAAAATTTGTGGTTCTGCTTGTTTGTCAAGCTGTGGTTGTGTTAAAAGTGGTGAAAGTACCTGTTGATGTATTTGTATTAAATGCTGTGGTGGTACTATGGCTAGTGTTATATGCCGTAGTTGTGCTTCGAGACGTTTCTCACGTAGTTGTTGTACTCGTGTCTGTATTATATGATGTGGTAGTGCTATGAGATGTTTGTCACGTAGTCGTCGTGGATATGCTTGTATCATAAGCCGTTGTTGTGCTATGAGATGTTTGTCACGTAGTCGTCGTGGATATGCTTGTATCATAAGCCGTTGTTGTACTATGAGATGTTTGTCACGTAGTCGTCGTGGACCCGCTTGTATTAAATAATGTGGTCGTAGACCTATTTGTACTTCTTAAAGTAATAGTACTAACATTGGTATTAACCCATGTATTTGTTGCATGGTTAGTACTTCTTTGAGTATTTCAATATACAGTAGTTGATTTACTAGTTTGTCATTGGGTAATAGTATTAACAGTAGTATCCCAATATGTTGTGCGTCCTGTTCAAACATCTGTTACGTTAGATGTCTCTACCAGGGTTCCTGTTAACCAAGTTTCATATGTATATTCAATCATTATTGTGTTATCCCTGATCCTTTAGTTCAAAATATTACAGTATTTGTTTGAACTGTGGTATTTCAGTATGTTGTTCATTCAGTCTCATATTCTGTATAAGTGCTTGTTTCTCTTTGTGTATTTTTGGTACTTGTTGTATTCCAATATGTATTATAACTACTGCTTGTTTCCACTGTTGTATTAGCTGGCTCTTGCGTTGATCTAAGAGTCGCTCGTACTGTTATCGTTGAAACATTAGTATTTCAAGTTGTAGTTGTGCTTCGAGACGTTTCTCACGTAGTTGTTGTACTCGTGTCTGTATTATATGATGTGGTAGTGCTATGAGATGTTTGTCACGTAGTTGTTGTACTCGTGTCTGTATTATATGATGTGGTAGTGCTATGAGATGTTCCCCACGTAGTCGTCGTACTCGTGTCTGTATTGTATGATGTGGTAGTGCTATGAGATGTTTGTCACGTAGTCGTCGTGGATATGCTTGTATCATAAGCCGTTGTTGTGCTATGAGATGTTTGATATGTAGTAGTTGTAGAGCGACTAGTTTCTCAAGTAGTCGTAGTGTTTAATAATGACGTCGTACTAGTTTGTATATCAGTACTAAAGCTCGTTTCTCACTCATATTTTTGAATAAAACCAAAACGTTGCATTAGCTAAAATTACCCATGTAATTAACTAGAATTGTTGAAGCATCTACTACTATATATGTTAATATAGATATTGCACCTTGTGTTAATACTCATGAAGGTGTTTGACCTAAAGGTGTTTTAAACTCAGCATTTAATGTAATAGAAGTTATACCTCCCGTATCTCCTGTTATTATTAAATTTCCACTTTTACCTAAATTGGTTGCCTCGTTTGATGGATTAATAGTTACTACTCCAGACATTAATGATTTAAAGTTTGGACCATTATTAAAATTTAAAGTTACTACTCCTACACTTGGGTTAACAGTAGTATACTCCTCGGTAATATCAACTCCCGATGTTCCGTCTGTGGCGGATGATCCTGAAGATCCTGATGATCCATTTGTTCCATCTGTGGCGGATGTTCCAGATGTTCCAGATGTTCCAGACGTTCCTGATGTTCCAGATGATCCTGATGATCCATTTGTTCCATCTGTGGCGGATGTTCCAGATGTTCCAGATGTTCCTGATGTTCCCGATGATCCTGAAGATCCATTTGTTCCGTCTGTGGCGGACGTTCCTGATGTTCCGGATGTTCCAGACGTTCCCGAAGTTCCCGATGTTCCAGATGTTCCTGATGTTCCGTCTGTTCCCGATGTTCCCGATGTTCCGTCTGTAGCGGATGTTCCCGATGTTCCTGATGTTCCAGATGTTCCCGAAGTTCCGTCTGTGGCGGATGTTCCCGATGTTCCCGATGTTCCCGATGTTCCATCTGTGGCGGACGTTCCTGATGTTCCGGATGTTCCCGATGTTCCAGATGTTCCGTCTGTAGCGGATGTTCCTGATGTTCCTGATGTCCCATCTGTAGCGGATGTTCCCGATGTTCCTGATGTTCCGTCTGTGGCGGATGTTCCGGATGTTCCTGATGTTCCCGACGTTCCGTCTGTAGCGGATGTTCCCGATGTTCCCGATGTTCCAGATGTTCCGTTCGTTCCGGGGAGACCTTGTGCTGCCACTTCTCCATCTAAACCCGATGTTCCAGATGTTCCGGCTGTTCCTGATGTTCCGTCTGTGGCGGATGTTCCGGCTGTTCCTGATGTTCCATCTGTGGCGGATGTTCCGTCTGTGGCGGATGTTCCGGATGTTCCAGACGTTCCCGATGTTCCATTTGTAGCGGATGTTCCCGATGTTCCTGATGTCCCATCTGTACCCGATGTTCCTG